AAAAACATGTTGTTGATCTATTGAATTTGAAAGGTAGTCACAACACATAGGTACTACTTAATCGGTATGACTTTGTTGTTGATCTATTGAATTTGAAAGGTAGTCACAACTTCTTGCTTCAAATCGAATTAAAAGAGTTCGTTGTTGATCTATTGAATTTGAAAGGTAGTCACAACGACAATCTATCAGGCTCAGAAAAATCAGAAGTTGTTGATCTTTTGAATTTGAAAGGTAGTCACAACCAAAGCAGGTTGACAAATTTGCTCCCGATTCGTTGTTGATCTATTGAATTTGAAAGGTAGTCACAACCATAGTTTGTAACAGTGAACGGCTCACCATGAAAGGTAGTCACAACTTTCGATCAAACCATGACTTGGTTGTTGATCTATAGAATTTGAAAGGTAGTCACAACTACAAGTACTTGATTGACACCAAGCAATTCGTTGTTGATCTATAGAATTTGAAAGGTAGTCACAACAATGCATTAATTGTAGGTCTTTTCAATCAAGTTGTTGATCTATAGAATTTGAAAGGTAGTCACAACCCGAACCCTCCCTGACAGAGTTGTTGATCTATAGAATTTGAAAGGTAGTCACAACATAATGCTTGTAGCAAGTTTTAATTTGAAAGGTTCTCACAACCGATTCACCTGTCTGAAAAGTATAAAGGGTTGTTGATAATCACCTTAATTTTGAAAGGTAGTCACAACTAAATATGATGATCCCTCATATCCGTTATTGATCAATACAATTTGAAAGGTAATCACAACTTTATGGTCTATACTGCTCACAGGGGACTGTGTTGTCGATCACTATAATTTGAAAGGTAATCACAACCATAATGTGCTTATGCAACTTTTTTTGATGGTTTACGTATAATTAAATCAGGTAATCACAATTGAAAAACAAGCCATTTACCCCTAAAACGGACGTTGAACCCCGATCAGCAGACCAGAAACGGTATGATGATTACGTGCATACGCCCGGAAAGTTGTCGGCTACCGTGTTCAAAACACACTTGCCGTTCAACGTAAACAAGGGGCTTGCTGGCTTTGAAATCCCTGATGTACTGGACGAGTCCTATTACAAACTGGACTTCGATGTGTACTTGCCAAGCAAGAAGATGAACCTTCAACGTCCTTTAGTCTGGACGTTACAGCAGAAGCAAGAACTCATTTACTCCATCCTCAAGGAAATCTATATCCCACCGATCACTGCCGTACAGCACACGGAAGATGACAATAAGAAAATACGCATACTCAAGATCATTGACGGCAAGCAACGCCTGACTACCGTTATCGCTTTCTACAGAGGCGAATTCTCCATTGAGCATGACGGCAAGCAATACCACTTCGATGACCTTGCCAACCAAGCAAAGAGACTGGTTGAAAACTGTTTTCGCTTTGACGTAGGCTATTCCTACTACGACAATCCTGTCACCGATGAACAACTGGTAAGTTGGTTTCAAATGATAAATTTTGCTGGCACTCCACAGGATAAGGAACACATGGATAAACTGAATAGGTAATCACAACATGGAATATATTCGCAACAACCCCGAAGTATCGGAAGCATTCAAAAATGAAGAAGTCCAACTTTTCTTTCAAAGGTTCCTGAGAGAAATGGAAGACCCGTATGTCCTCAAGCAATTCCTGATTAACGGGTATGAGAAGACTTGGAAGGAACAATTCGACCAGATCAGGAAATCATTCAAGGTCATTACCTATGCCAAGAAAAAAGAAGATGGCTTCCTTGAAGTAGAACGAATCGTAGACGGTGTAAGATTCAAGGTCGGTGATAAAGTCGTTGACCTTGTGGCCAAAGAAAATTCGAAGGAACGCATCCTGCCGATTGGAAGACTGTACGAAGATGATCGTGGTCTTCATGTACGGCTTGATGTCATTCCTGAACCAAACCTCACACTCACTTGGAGAGACTTGTCAACGGTTGAACATGCCAATCCTGTAATTAAAGAACTAAGAGACTACGGAAAACTTAAATAAATTATGAACCTAACTCAATTATTGGACTTCCTCAAAGACGGTGATCACTTCTTGGGATTTATTATCGTATTGATCATCGTACTCAGTGGAACAGTCCAGATCATCAAAGCAATCAAAGGAAAGAAAACGGACTGATGGGAAAATTATGATAACGATTAAAGGATTTCCACTATTGCATGAAGATGAATGCGATACGATGTTTAGTGCAGACCAATCATGGGCTGGCGAATTTTTCATTAAACCAAAATATAAGTGGTTGCCAGATTCTCGTGAGGACGAAGAACGAGAAGGATATTTATTAAAAGACATAAAACCCGGAATGTATCTGGTTGGTCTTGAGGTTATTTCTGATCGTTGGCTTAATAAAGGATTCTGTGCAATGTTATTGAATCACTATGGACTTGTTTTGGATGAATCGTATCCTATGGCACGAATGGATAATTATAAACACGAAAAAACGTATGTTCATTATTCTTTTGAACACATCACAGATCATTCCCACAACCCACTTGAAGTATCTTTAGATTAATGGCAAAGAAGAAAACCAAAAAGCCCGTCAAACTCGCAGAGTGGAAAATCCGTGAATGTTACAACGGAGAAGGTGAATTTACCACATGGGAGATCACCAACGAAGCTGTCATACACTCCTGTATATGTTATGACGAGAATGATGCAATTTTCATTTGTGCAATCCTAAATAAACAACGAGAACATGAACAACAAGATAATAAAAATCGGTAAACTGGTGAGTGTCGATGCAACACTTCCTGATGGAGAATATCAGGGAGTTTGGGGTGGATTCACTATTCACGTAACCACTCCTGCCGACCGTCAGGGATACGAACTCAAAACCAATAGCGGAGTTAAGGGTTTCGGTATTCCAGTAGTTGTCAATATCGTAAATGGTGAGGCAACATTTGAGGAAAACAAACAAAACAAGAGATAACATGGAACGCTTCGAAGTAATTGGAAGGGGAGAAATCGAAATGAAACGGCTTCATTTACCTTTGACTATCAAATGTAAATGTCCTAAGTGCAATACCATTGCCGAACACGACTTCGAAGACAACTACCTGAGTTATCCAACGGTAAACAAGGAAGAAACTATTGCCGTGTACTGCAAGCAATGTGAAGACTGGTTCCAGCAGAAGATCATACTCAAAATTGCAATCGAAGTTCAATAACTTATGGCACTCACATTCACAGCAGAAGAAACAGCACAGGCTCTTGTCGAACAGAGTTTCCCTGTATCAAAGTACAAGAAAAACGTACAGGACAGAAGGGTAGAAAGAATGAAACTCTGGAAGGAAAGAGGGGTAAAGGCATTGATCGAACACGAACAAGAACTCATTGAACACGGAGAAAAGGTAATTGCCCTGATGGAAGCTGCTTATCTGAAAAGAACGATAAACGGCTTGCTGAATGATAATCTTAATTAACAAGGCAAAGATCAAGAGATTCAAGTTCCGACAGGCACTTATCCCTGTAAGAGAAAAGGAATATATCCCACCGGGAATAATCTACGTTAGTTTAAAATCCGTTCTGGTAGAATCGAAGACGGTGAGGTATCGAATTAATGACAACAATCGCACTGGTTAATAAGGAAAAATTACGGAAATTTACAATTCGTCCATGTTCCCTCCTTACAAGGGAACTGATCGAAGATTTCAAAGATCGAATCGAAGAAACCTTAATTAATTTTAAAGCATATCATAGTATCAATGCAGAAGAAGAACTTACCAAACTCCTGTTCAATGAACTGATGAAAGCACAACGTCTTGCAGAGGCAAAGAGGATTGCTGCAAAGTCGATTGTAAAACGATTTTAACAAATGACATTCAATAGAAAAATTAAAAGACAGTGGTGGTATAAGCTGATTTTCAAACCAGACATCTACCTGAAAGCATTATTGGTAAGTGCATTCGGTGTGGGAATTATCACGACAATCCTCATATTCCTTTTCGGTGGCGGTCACACCGAAACAATTCCACCTGCATTCCATAGTATTCTCGGTGTGGTATTAGGTTTGTTACTGGTCTTTAGAACGAATACGGCATATGACAGATGGTGGAAAGGTCGTGAGTACTTATCCAACATCGAAGCAAACTACACGTATATGAAGTCCAAGATCGAGACAACTTCTATGTTAAGCAACCAGAGAAAGATGATCGAAATGATGGTAGATTCATTGGACTTGCTACAAGCATTCCTGATCAAAGAAGATCATATGGAAACAAAAACACAGTTTCTAAAACAAATCCATTTGCTCTTTATCGAAGACAAACGCAACAACTACGGAATAGAGACAGTCTTAAAGGAAGTAATTGACAACTTCAATTCATTAGAAAGAATTCGAGATACCCCAATTCCACAATCATATTCCCTGCATATCAAGGTTTCAATTCTACTGTACTTCCTGACCCTACCATTCGGTATACTGTATGAAATGGGCTACCTATCAATTGTGCTGGTAATGATCCTGTATTACGTAGTAGCTGGAATCGAGATCATATCCAATGAAATAGAAAACCCGTTCACAGGTGACCCAAATGATTTACCAGTGGAAACATATATTGCCAGTTTAAAACGACAATTGTTAATAACGTACTGACTTAAACGACTTTTGTTTTTTATAATTTTTTACAGTAGATTTGTTTACCGTGTTCGATATGAGCGAATCAATTACTGAATACCGTATACTACCACACAAGACCTTCATCGCAGACCTCTATCTGCAATTCAAACGTACACGGGTTGTAAAAACATGGTTTGGATTCGGTAAGGAAAAAGAGATTATTGAATGGTGCTATATCCCGGAGAAAAGCTATCCCGAAGTATTCGGATATTGGCTCTCCACCTATTCAGCACCAAGTAAGTTGCCCTTTGGACGGGAAGCGGAATTCATTAGTTGCTTTGCAGAACAGGAGAGTTTCGATGTCATACCGTTTACCAAACGTTACCCGGACATTGAACAGTACTTCGAGCACTTGCGAAACATTCGTCAACAATACTTGGAGACAAAGGAAAGACAACGAAAGAACCGCAAAGTGCAATACCTGAGCCTACTATTCACATTCATACTGGTAACGACTACGGCAGGATGTACAGTAGTCGAGCAGGATTGTAAAACCGATGTTGAAGTACGGTATAAGAGCACTGGTATATTAGACACGGTTGAAGTAAAGGGCAAGACCCCACACCTACACAAAAACGGATGCCTTTATGCACAGGGTGATGCCGTTGTCTGTGATGTCAGTAGTGCAAGAAAGTTGAACGTAAACTGCAAGTAAGATGAACGACACATTACACCCGCTCACGGTTTTCCGTAATAGACTGTTGAAGATTGGCATTGATCTACAGTTCTTTGGGAATTACCCTTGGATTTATATCGATTCGATAAACGGAATGAGGGTAAAGGAGAAGTTCGAAGCCGATCATGGATTCACTGTGGCCTTCCATCCACTTAGAAAAGAAGACCCATTCGAATTCACGGACTTGAGGGTTATATTTAATTTGATTAGAACCTATGTTGAACTTAATAATCCTTAATGTTCACAAGTTGCGGAACCTCCGATTTGATGCTGATAAAGCAGCCGACTTATTGAAAGTAGGAGATCGGGGAGCATACGGAACGGTGGACTGGATATTCTTGGCAAGTAGATATGGGAACCAGCACTTGTTTAGATTTGAACAACCTGAGAACAACGTGAAGGTAAATGTTTTCAGGTGCAAGAACCATGAACTACTCGAACAAATAGAACGGTTTATGCTGGAACACTATACCTTCCCTGACCAGCCTGTCGATCCTCTTGCATGGACTTTTGCCGGATAAATATGTATTTTACTTTATGGACACGATACTGATAAACCGTACACGGCTACTAAAGTGGAAGATCAGGGAAGTAAAAGCAAGTGGAGTGCTTGACGAACATCACTGGTTCTATGACGGATCGTTTGTACTGGAAGGACAAAGGTATTTGCGCTTTCGTGTGTTTCATGACCAGCATGTTTTTATCGGAGCAGTAGAAGACAATGAGAAACTATGGGACATCAGAGAGGTAGCTGAAAAGATTGTCAGTTATATCATGGTTAAACGTACCATAATTCCATACTTAGGCGTACTTTAGCACTGTTGACCGAATACGGTGAAACTGCATTCTGAGCGAATAGAACGGTAATTAGTCCCACAATCACCCACAACACTCCACAAAACAACACCCCTACATAGACACGATGTCTAAGTTCATGTCTATGTTGGCATTTTTGCACGTCCCACACGCCACAAATCAATAGCTTAAATAACTTTTCAAAAACTTAAATTATATTTTTTTATAATCCGTGTTCACTCTAACCGTGTTCTCTGCGCCCCGTGTGCAGTTCGAGCCGAGTACAAACCTTAATTAGATTTCGAACACGGAAACTTAGATAGGTTTTCGTCCGTACCTTAATTAGTTTATTGTGTTGTACGGTTACACGTACAATGTGCTGCCGTTGTCGATCCGTACACGGGAGTGAAACCTTAGATAAGTTTTATATGGGATCGCATATAAAGAACACGGGAACCCGGACATTGTATGTGATAGCATATAGTTATACCCGATGGGGTATAAAGCAGGATCGAACACGGTGATTTATACCTGATCGGGTATAATGTTCCCGAACGGGAATATGTACTCCGTACAATGTATGAACAGGGGAGAATGTTACCGAGCGGTAACTTTTATCCGTGTGCGTTCTGGTACAAGGGTAATGTCATTGATATGTTTGACGTGCACGGGCATCCCGTCAATGGTTACTTGTAAGTCCCAACCCATTATCTGGTTGCTGCCGATGAACGTACAGGTTCCCGTACATTGTACCCTTTTGTTATGGATGACTTTGCCGTAGTTATCCCTGTCCTCCACGAACACGGAGATTTTCTTATTTAAGAATTGGGATTCTAATACGGCAAGTAGTTGGGCATTCATCGTTTCCGTGTGCGTCTCTGTAAATAGGACATGGGGAATTTTGAATAGTAGTAATGCTGCATTTCCCACCAGTGGATTTCATCCATAGTGAGAGCAAGCCGTATTAGGTGCTTGAACCATCGCCAACGGTATAGCCAGCACATAGGTTAAATTAGTTTTGAAACCATTTTAATTGCATGTCGGTATGCCACGATTTTACCCCAAGCACATTCCTTAGTTCTCATATCAGTTGATCCGTGTTCGGCAAGTTCCTTCAAGGAATTCTCATGGATGATTTCAGCTACTTCGAGTCTTTGTTTAAGGTCTGAAAGTATTTTGGTTTTCATACCTAATCGTACCGAGAACAGAATTCCGTACACGGCAAGGGTAAAGACCACGATTAATAAAATGATGTCTACTACCATAGGTTATTTAATTGCGTCAAAGAATACCTTGCCGAATGGGAGGAAGGGCTTTTTGGGCTTTCTCAGGAATTGCTTACCTGCCTTCTTCTGGACATTGTAGTCCTTCATCTTCCTGTCATACTCGTGCTGGATGGTCATCAACTGTGCCAGCATGAATACATATCCTGCGTAAACGGACACGGATCGTTTGCTGCCTTTTGGTCTTAGGGTGAGGACATCACCGGGTTCCAAGGTCAGGATGATTGCTCTTCCCTTCCTATCCGTTGCCATTAGTTCACGCTTGACTCGTTTGTGTAGTTTGGTTGCCATATGCTTTTATTGTAGTTGGTATTGAATTTCTCCGTTGTTGATTACCCCGACATCCTTGATCACCTTGGCACGTTCCAGATCGGTAAGGGCGAATGACCAGCCGTATTCGGACATGTGCTGTAGGTGAGTCTTCTTGAACAACTCGTCCTGTGTCATCGGCAAGTTACCATTTTCTTTGAGCACGGTGACTATGTCGTCAGCGATCTTTTTGAGTTGGGATGTCAGTGTTACCTTTGTCATGTACATTGTTACTTTTGGATGTTATCAATTACCGTGTTCAATTCTGCCAGCAGTGCACGGTTCCTTTCGAAGGCACTACTATGGTGATACGCAACTTCACTCTTTAGGTTGGGGCTATAGGTGATGTTACTGATCAATCCGTACATTGCCCACCAGAGGGATGCAGCAGGGTTCTTTGCATTAGCTGCCGGGTCACCGTTGACGAACCCGTACTTGTGCAGCATGTCATGGATGAACCCATATGCTGGTTTACTCCACTCTTCCAGTTCTTGGTAGTGTGTCTTCTTGGAAGCCGTGTTCTGCCATTCAATCACCTTATGGTGGTAGAGGTGCAGGTCACTCAGGACATCAGCAGAGACTCGCTTTGCTGCATCGATACAGTCCTGTGTACGGGGAAATATCTTGTTACTTGTCATCTTTTCGCAGAAAATTAATTAAGATTTCCTTTGCCTTGTACACCTCATAGACCTCCTTGGTCACTTCGCCTACTTCCTGTTCGAAGGAATGTTGACCAGCCGATACTTCGGTCATCTGGATGTACTTGCCATCCTTTTCCACAATCCAGTCATGGGGTGGAATTGGATGGACTTGTTCGAGCACGGAGATCGGATCGACCTCTACATGCAATCGGGTTGTCCCGTATACTGTTACTTTTTTCATCATTTAGAATGTGAAGGTTTGGTTGAACTTACCATCCGAACTCTTTACGATGGCTCCGTAAAACTCACCACCTCTTTTCAGGATGTTGATCCGGGTCATTGCCTGTGCTTCTGTAGACAGGGTTCTAACCGTTGCATTTTTCTTCTTGGTGAAATCTGCCTTGGTTTCGAAGGCACTCACTTTGTAGGTTGTTGTCTTGGTTTTCATACTCATTCTAACGGACACGGGTTTCAAAGGTTTCAACAAATGTCACCTTTTTTCGAAAATTGGTGACAAAGAGAAGATGGATTTCTACAATTTCGATCATCGGCTGCGTTTCCTTTGATCGGCTCTCCTACTTGATTCGTAGTATATTATACGGATAACCGTGTTCAAGGTTTCAAAAACTTTACAGTTTTTGTAAACTATTACGAAGGGGGTTCGAGAGGATTTGTCACCCTAACCTTTGAAAACCTTATATAAGTTTTGTGAAATCTGAACTGGTACGGAACTTCCTTCCTATTACTTCATTCCAGATTACGATGTCGAGTTGCTTGCTGTAGACGTTGTCATTGAGTGTGACGGTAGCCGTGTACTTACATCCATCCTCGATTACGATTGACTTATAGTGTGCCAGCAGCCGATGATCCAGAGGGTCTCTGTTGACTTCTCCGGTTTCCAGATCGGTGAGGCGTGAAGAGTCCCATACAAGAACACGGTCGCCAACTGCCTTGGTCTTACCGTCATGGTTCTTGTTGATAGTCTCGTTTACGAATTGGAGAAAGGGGTTGTTATCTACTGAATCTTCAAACATCGTTGCTCATTGAAAAGGGTGATACAAGTAACCATAGGCCGTTTACGATGATGACCAGTACGAAGGTGAGTGCACCGGGTAGCTGGTAAATTTCGCTTACGATTGTAATGAGCACGGTGATGATCATCATCACCACCGTGTTCTTATCTGCTTGTGTTAGCTTCATAGTCTTAGCGTCTCATTTCTACAGGGAGAGTTGTCATCAATGCAGTACGTGCGTGATGCAGTGTTGCCTTGACCGTGCCAAGTGGCAGGTTGAGTTCGGTGGAGATTTCATCATATGAAAGCCCATCGAAGAAGTGCAGGGATGCGATCAGCTTCTGGTTCTCAGGAAGGGTCTCGAACTTCTCGTACATTGTACGTGCCACCTCTTTGTGGATCAGGGCTTCCTCCGGGTTTGACTCACGATCACGGAGTGCGTGAAGCTGGTCAATCTGCGGATGTTCACCTTGTTGCCATTCGACATAGACTTGGTCGAGCGGAACTGTGGACAATGTCTTCTTACGGATGTGGTCGATGACCGTGTTCTTTGCAATGTTGAACAACCACGTCTGGAACTTGGAGAGTTCTTCCTTGTATGTGTGCAAGGACTTGTGGACTTTGATCATGACATCTGAGGCGAGTTCTTCTGCCGTCATTTCGTCTTTGATCTTGGAGAGGATGAAGCCGTAGACCTTCCGGTTGTACTGCTTGTAAATGTTTTCGAATGTCATTGTCATTGGTGTATAAGTTTCGTTTATACCCAATTGAACGGACGACCCGGTTACAAGGTTACGCTTTTCTGAACATTTTTCTTTGCATAAGTAGGGCAGGTGTATTGGCTACAGGAGATCAGGAACCAAGTACATGCGATGACCAGCAAAAACTTAAATAACTTTTTCATAGACATAAATAGTTTGCTGATCAAAGGTAAACAGAAAGGGGGTAAAATAAAAAAAGGGTCGGTAACCAGCCGACCCCCAAACCAATAAACCGAAACCTAATTTCTTATTCTTCCAATCCCTTTTTGGTTGAGTATTGGATTGCTTCTTTGATTGCCTCCTGAGCGTTCTTGTCTGTTTTCGCACGGTCGTCAAGATATGTTACCTCACCAGTTTCCACACTTACCTTGGCGATTACCTTGCCATCTGTGTCATCATCTGCATCGGATGTCCATGCATCGATATGGATCAGACCATCGTCTTCGAAATCATTCCTGATGTCTTTCCATATGGGGCCACGTTCCAGTGTTACCAGATCATTTGGCTGGCATTCGTGGGCATATGCACCTACTTCTGAACCTGCCTCGTTCTTGAGTCTGAGTTCTTCACCTTTGATTTCGATCACGGTGTAAACTCCTGATGACGTGCCAGAAGGGTCTTTACCTGCTGTGTCTTCGTCCGGGTCAGTCCAGATCACAGAATCACCTACTTTAAATTCCTCTTCCTCAGTATACGATTCATGATCACGTTCTGTGCTGTATTCACGAGTCCAGTCTTCCTCCACCACTTCCCCTTCATCATTCAAATTGAAGAATTCAGGATCACTTCCTTGGGCGCGAAGAGCCTTAGCCGCTTGTGCTGGTGTAAGTTCCTCGTAACCTTTCACATCCACCACACCAGAGCAATGCCCTTCTGTGATGTCGTACTTGATCTGCTCAAGATCGGTGGAGTTGTACTTCACCTCACTGAGGATTTCGATTTGGATCGTGGTCTTAAAAAACTTTTTCATGGTTATTGGTTTTGTTTCTTTGCGTCTTCAATTGCTGATCTTCCTTCTTGGAGCAGGACATCCAACCACGAGCAGTTACCATCGGTTATCTCTGCGGCTTTCTCTTCCTTCTCCTTTGCCCACTCTGGATCGTCATGATAACGAATCAGTCTTTCGAGTCTCAGGATCAGTAGTTGTGTTGTTGCGTCCATGATCTATCTAACGTACATTGTCCTCAAAGGTTACATGTCTTCCAATTCTTTTTTCACCCATTCATCATGGGCTTGCTCGGTTTTACTACCATCGCCTTTCTGGAATGCAAACGGACATTTGGAATAACATCCCTGACCAACTTCACAAAACGGTACATTGTCATGGTACAATATATCCACGCACTCGTAACCGTGTTCGGTATGTTCACTGTAGTCACATTGATGGTGACCACACGACCCGGTTCTTTCTCGTTTCTGACAGGCCATAGAAAAATTAATTAAGGTATTGAAAAGGGATATTAAGCCGTTCATATTTCAGCAACCCGGAGTAAAACTTCATCGGGCAGTTGGACAATGTGAACGGCTTAGTTATCATTTGATTACCAGATGTTTACGGACTCTCTTCTGGACAATATCGAATGTACGACCTTTGAACAATGTTTCCAGTGCGCGATCCTTGCCCTCATTCCGCATGTAGTAGGTGTTACCTGCTTTGTCGGTGATGATCAGGTTCTCGTATTTGATGAACACGGACACTATGTCCGCACTCGTCAATGTGCCTACGAATGTTTTCATTAGTACATTGTGTTTAAGGTGGCTTCGAGTTTCAATCCGGTTTCCTTCTCAAGATCACGAAGTTCCTTCATGATTTCTCGGTACTTTCGGTTTGCCTCGGCTTGTGAGATTTCACCGTCTTCATGTAGGTTCTCCGGGGACAAACGACATGCAAGATCAGATAGCTTGCGTTGTACTTCCGGGGACAGACCTTGTGGCCGGGTGAACTGATTTCGCTTCCGTGCGATTTCGTCTTTGATGAACTGAGCCTTTTGCTCCTTGTTCATTGAGTTGTAGTCTTCCATATGTTTGTTAATTGTTTGGTTATACCAGTTTAACGAACACGGAGTTGAAAGGTTACGTTTTTAATCCTGAATATTTGCCATAGCCAGTTCATAATCCTTACGGGTGACTTCATTGACCTGATCGACATATTCAATGTCATCCGGTTCAATCAGACCTGAATCGACAGCATGACCAATAATGTCAGCGTCAATCATATCAGGTACTGGATTTGACATAGCAAGCCATGCAGAGAATCCGTTGGCATTGCCACCATAGTTTACATGAATGTGAAAGTACTTGGTTTCCATATTTGGTTTTTAAATTGGTTTCAAAAAGAAGGAGGCAGTGAGGACTTATTTCTATTGCCTCACCATTAGGTTATGCTACATGTGGGGTCATTCCCCGATGCCATTCCTTATGATTAATTTAACGGAAGCGTCTGATCAAGGTTGCACGTTTCGGTAAAAATTTATTCGTTACGTCAATCGGGTCACGGTCGGAACCATCCTTGTAAAGGTGTACCTGATATAGGTACTCGTCCTCGTGTTTGTTTTTAATGGTCTCCCGAACTTCATCGGGTGTATAGCACGACTCATGGCGTTCTGCATAGTCGTCACCGCCTCTTAATGATTCGCGGATTTCAACGATATATTTATCAGGCTTGTTCATGTACATTGTACGTTTAAGCTAACATTGAATTGTAGGAACCATTCATAATTTCCTTCGTGGTGGTATCCACGAGAAACGACCAATGCAACCCAAGTGAGTCGTCATTCTGATCGTGGAAGTAACGACCAAGATCGTACACGGCATAGTCGTCATTTTCAGCTATGTACTTCTCAAGTTGATCGTAGGTTGCATCCGGCCCAATTTCATCTTGGGTCTCAGTCGGTATGCAGATAACGTTAAGGTTTTTTGCAAAGGTTGCCATCGGTTTTAATATTGGTTATACAGTAACAAACGTACATTGTACGTTAAAGGTTACACGACCTCTATTCTTTTTTCCTTGAGTGCCAGCAGCAATTCATACAGACCAGCAGCATCCAGTTCCTCAAGGCCGTATTGGAATACGTCAGCAGTACCGCCAGCGTCTACGTGAACGTCAGCGTACATTGTAAGGTCTTTATCGACCCGCTTCAAGTCCGTGTATATGTTATCGGAAATGAAGTGGAGGTACACGGACTCTTTGAAGGTTACGTGACTTGTGGCCTTGCTCAAAACTTGTTTAAGTTTCTTTTCGCATTCTTGCCTCAAGCTGTTTACCGTGTTTTCGTATTGTTTGAATAGGCGTTTCATGATTATATGGTTTTGGTTTTGAATCCGAAATGACAGAACCCCGTTACGTCACTGATATAGTCTGAGGCCAGTTCCCCAATTTCGTCCTCGTCAGTATCGACAGGGACTTCCATTGTTAAGGTAGGCGGGAGATCAATTTGTTCCCCGTCAGTATCGTATTGAATATCGGTAATGAGAATCTTTTTCATGGTAGTTTAATTGTTTGGTTTACGGACATTGTACATTTAGAAATCGAATACGGCATTGAACCCTTTTGACTTGGCCAGTTCCCGTGCCTCTTTCTTACTGTAGGCCGTGACCGTAACAAGCGACCCAAATTCGTACATCTTATTGCCGTCAATCGGGTTACCGTCCTTTGTTAGCTTGGAGGTATAGAAACCCCCCTCGTCCTTAAAGGACATTGTACGTTTGGTTTCCTTCATTGGTTTACGGCTCAATACTTCCATATCGAAGTATGTAGGTTCCTCAATATCACCCCCGCTATATTCCTGAATGACTTTGCCGGGGAATAGTGACTCAGCTACAGACTTACGGGCAAACACTCCAAAGGAAGGTAGCCACGTTGTTTCCCATTCCTTATCGGTAAGGACGGGCTGATAATAAACAGGTTTCTTTTTCATTGTAGTTAGTTGTTTGGTTTTAAATCGGACATTGTACTATTTGAGAACCCGTTTACGGGTGCAACCCGATTAAGGTTGCACCACGAACGGACTATTTTTGATCAGGTCGTTTGTTTCCCGGTTACGTATGCTTTTCCAACGCAAGCCTACAATTACGTCCTTTGCGTCATTGGGGCGATAGTCGTAAGTATCACCGTCAATCACTTTGACCCCGTTGTATGTTTCAGGAAGGGGCTGGTTACGGCCTACGTTAAAGATAACGGCTACCCGGACATTGTTCTGTAGGGCAATTTTACAGTCATCCCAATTATATCCGGTGAAGCTGAAAGTCAAATCGTAATTGGGATTTTTCTTTGCAACCTCAATCCGGTTAAGGATTTTGGTATAGTCGTAAAATTGCACGTTCGGAAATGCCTCAAGTATGTTTTTACCGTCCTGTTTGAAAAGGATAGGGTTAAGGTCGCTTGTACCGTTCAAACGGACTGCAAACTCTTTACCTTTTCGGGCCGTCCTGTTTGAAGCAAGTTTAACCTCATTAAACAAAGTAGCGTTAAATTCAGCCCGGTTATCGTAAAAAAACTTTGTCTTATTGATACGGGCGTTAGTCATTGCTTTATAGGACTTGTCCATTTTAGCACGACCGGACGTGTTTAAACATCCTGCAATACATTCCTTTGTAGCCATAGCGCAAACGTTATGACCGGAAAGATTAGAGGGCGCAAGGTACATAACGTAGGTATCTACATTCAGCACCTTATCGCTTTTCTGTATTTTGGAACTTGAATTTACATTTCCAAGATACGAAAAGCCATGAGTTGAAAATTTTGGTTTCATTCAGTTTTTTGGTTTATGCAAAGTTTAACGGGCAAAGTTTCCAAAGGTTGCAACAATCTGAAAAGTTTCTTAAATGAATTTAACGACCTAAATAAAACGGAGGTCTGCAATAACCGTGTTCTACACTTTCCTTTGTTCGGCTCTACCTTACCTTGTTATCGGATTGGTACTTAATTTAACGGGGAAACTTATACAAGGTTTCAAAAAGTTTACAAAAAATGTAAAGTTTTTTCGTAACCTTTGACCGTGTTCATCCGTTCATACGTGCATAAACCAAACAACTATGGAAACCACGTACTTAACCCTCGACTACTTCAAAGCTGAAAAGCTGGTAGACTTTTACTCCATGCAGGAACTTTCAGGCGTAATGAAACGCCATAGTATTGTATGGTGTTGGGGTGCGCACAATTACGCAAACATTGAGGACAAACTTTTCCGGTTCAAAGTGCAAGGCCGTTTGTTTAAAGGGCTTGTATGGATTGGAGTAAACGGCCTCGACCTGTTTAATGTTTACTTTTCAACTGGTAGGCGTTCCGAAAATGGCTGTTACAAGCTGGTAGACAAAATTGAAAACGTCTACATTGAGGACTTGATTGAAACAATCGACAAAAAAGTTGAAACAAAATCGTAACCTTTCAGCAACCCCTACGTTTAATTGAGTATGGAAACCAACATAACAAACCTCGGCAAGTTACTTGCCGCGATCAGCAAGATCAAAACACCTTCATTCGTGCGGGTGTTGAATTACTCCAACGATAAAGGAAACGGTGAAGTTGCCGATTATACCTTTAACTTGGGTATCAGCTACGAAAACGCAAAAGTATCGGACACGGACTATTTGCGTAACCCCAAAAATATTGAGGGGTTGGACTTTGGCAAGTTGAAACCGTTTTCAGAAGAGGCAAGGGCTTTAATGCTCGAAGCAAATTTGAACCCGGATAACAAGCAATCGCAAGCCCAAAGTGATGCCTACGTTACGGTATGCCCGAACGTCAGGGTTCACAAGGAAACAGGCCGGGTATTCATTTACGGCTTTGTTATCAGTAAGGACGTAAAGGTGCAAGGCTCTTACAAAAAAGTCAATAGCGCACCCCTTACCCTTGCAAAGAATATCATCCGCAAGGAACTGCGTACCAACAAATTCAGGCAGGTTGCCTTCGACAAGTTGGACACGGTGAGGGTGAAAGGTCAGGAACTGGAAATCCTGATAGGCTAAAACGAAAATAGGCACGATAAAGTAACCCGCTTTATCGTGCTTTTTTTGCTTTATTATCTTGAAATTGAATTAGATAGACCCCTGCAATAACCGTTTTCTAATTTCCTTTGTTCGGCTCTCCTACTTGATTCGTAGTAGTAATAACGGACACGGAGTTCTAAGGTTACGAAAAACTTAAATAAATTTCATGTAACCTTTGACCGTGTTCATCCGTTAGAATGAATATGAAAACCAATAAAACATACACCGTTTACATGAAAGTTGAGGACGTATTACGCTACATGAAGCGTAAAGCCCTTGCCCTGAAACAATTCAAAATCGGGGACTTTAAAAACCATTTCTTTCTTGCGGCTGACGTTGCAAGTAAAATGACCCCGGTTGAGTTCCGCAAAATGGAATGTGACGTGGTTCAATATTGGATTGAAGACCCCAAAGGTACACGGGACTTGGACAAAGAAGACGATGAAGACTGGAATATGTTGCTCAGGTCTGGTGCTTTAAAACAAGTGTAACCTTTAACCCGGCTTATCCGTTATTACTCTTATGAAACAGAAATGGTACTTCTTCTACAAGCGGACAAACGGTGACGAAATTCTGCATTCAATAAAGGAATGTATCGCACCAAGAAGGACGCATACATGGAAACTCCTGAATCGGATACTTTCCAATGACGACCTTGTTTGCGGTATTGGATATACCACAAGACGTGAAGACTACGAAAACCTAATTTCAACCAAATGAAAAAGCAAACCCTGATTGAAGAAATTAATAACCTTGTTGACAAGGATGTAACGATTGAACTTCCCCGGCCATTTGTTCCTGATAAGGCTGGCGATCAAGAAACCATTACACAAGTCCTCAAGGATGAAGACGGAAACCTCCAAGTTGCCACATGGAATGAAGACAACGGAGGCAACCGGAAAGACGTTTATAATGAAACGTACCCGTTGAACGGTGACTTGCTGACCAAAAGTGACCTGAAAGAAATTCTAAGCCAAATCAAAGAATTTATCAACTCATGATAATCGGAGCCAAATATGTAAAGACGGTTAAAGTAACCGACCCTGACACCGGAAATGAAGTTGCCATTCAAATCATGAAGCTGGAAACCGGAGGCATGGTCGGACTGGATGAAAGTTTCCTTGAAAACACTGATGAACCCGTTTACAGTCCTTATGACGTAGGAGTTCAAATAAGTGAAGACGAATTGTAACCTTTAGGGGTTACTTTTCGTATTACTACTATAAACCAAACAACTACCATGAAAACGATAAGTGGCTACAAAGCCTTTTACATTGCCCTCGATCAAATGGAAGCCGATATGGAAAAATTCCGTAACGAGCAGCCCGATGAAATGAGGTTTTGGGCTACCCGCATTGACCACGAAACAAACGTTTCTGAATGCAAACCGTATAAAGATAATGTGTTCCTTTGGCGTGGAGTTGTGAAAGTAAACGGAGGCAAGAGAAGCGGAGGAAGCGGCTACGATGCACCCTGCGTTTTCATGTGGAGGACGACTCCAAGTTACATGACCGGAAAGAGTTCCGAACAAATCATGAAGGAAAGCGAAACCGAAAAGGTATTGCATATTGAAAAGGGTTACGAGTTCTGTATCGTTCGTGACCGTCTTCGTGAAGCTACTGAAACCCATTGGGGCAAAAAGTTTATTTACGAGTTCGAGCAAAAGCACTTTCATCATAAAATGGTGATAAGGAAAAAGGGCAAAGTTCTCTTTGAATGCTTCGAGCGTTGGGAGTTTACCAACTTCTGTGAAGGAGCCAAAAAGGTTGAATACCGTGACCCTGAGACCCCTACCGAAATTTTCAGGTACTTCAATCCGTTCCGTTTGCTTGTTGTTCCTTTCACTGACAAGGAATATACGCAAAAGTCAATCGAACGTTACGGAAGCAACTGCGGTAACGAGCCGTCACAAATGGTTGAGTACTTGAAGAAACACTACGGCTTCAAGCCGAACGCAAAGAAATTGTGGGTCGTTCACCTTATGGGAATGGGCCGTTACACTGAGTTTTCCAGCGACAAGCACATTACTACTTGGTGGATCATGGAAAGCAACGAGCAGCCAAGCAATGAGGATGCACTATATTACCTCATGAATCAGCTTGAACTGTATGACCGTGACAACTTGGGTGACGTACTGCAATTCATGAAAGACAGTATGAGCCGGAACATGAATGACGTTAACTACGTGCTTGAGGAACGTATTATGGACTTATGGAAACGTAAGGTAGTTTATACCCTTGAACGTCTCATGGATACCAGCATAGAAGAAATCAAAAAGTTCTGGAATGAAAACCAGACGCGATACGAGAAGACAGCAAATTTTGAAGTTTTCTTCCGATAGGATTGTAACCTTTACCACTGACGATCCGTTAACAGTAGTATAAAAACCAAAAAACCAATGGCAAAGAAACAAATGTGGGTTTGCAGCGATTGTGGCAGCACAAAAGTTCAAACCAAAATGTGGATGAATCTTAATACCAATAAACCCGTGTCCGAAGTATCGGATGGTGACAGTGACGACAATTGGTGCGAAGGTTGTGAGTCACACACGGACGTAGAATTAAAGGCGGTTGAAACGAAAAAATTTATCTTAGGTTACAAAGACCCCGGTGAAGCAACCGTTGACGGTTCAAACCTTACGCTCTACAAGAGCAAGAAGGAAGCTGACTTCGATTCTGAGGAATGGGTGGAGGTTGAGGCAGTGGATGAAGAGCAAGCACGGGCGAACTATGAACAAGCCCGGTACGATTGGTTACTTGAACACAACAAAAAATATAACAGCAAATCGTAACCTTTACCACTGGTGATCCGTTGAAGAGATAAAACCAAAACAAACTACAATGGCAAAGCATAGAGAATTCCGGGTGACGTGGACAATTGACGAAAATGCCACGAACCCACTTGAGGCGATCCGCAAAGCAATTGCAGCCCTCCCGCATGAACAAAATGAAGACACAATTGCAACGGTCTTCGATGTGGAGGAACTGGATGAAAATAGCAAAGTAATTGCAACGCATCAAATCGACACGCTTGAAGAGGGATCAAACCCTTTCAGTGATGAAGACCTGAAAGCAGCAGAAGAGCAGCAAGAAGACGAAGACGAGCAGCGAGAAATTGCCCTCGACAAAACAATGGATAAGATTCGAGACGAAAACTTTTAAAGATACACGGACGTAAAGTAGATAGTAGGGAGCCTAAGTAGTTACGTAGTAGATAGGTTGCCGAAAGCGGTCTTGTTACTTGGGTCGAATTCAGACCGGGTTGCAGATGGGAGGTTAACAGTCCTCTAAACGTCCACCGCATTTGTTTGTTTGGTTTAGGCACGGGAGTAGTTACCCGTGCCTTTTTTTGTACATTGTCCCCTCCCCTCCTGTACATTGTCCAAACCTTATATAAGTTTATCTGTACATTGTGCAACCTTTGCGGACATTGTACGTTTAACATATTAAAGAAACCAAAACAAAAAACAAAACAAAATGGAAAGAATTGTTAAACTACTTCAAAAAGGATTCGAGTCCTCAAGCATGAAGACCCCTGAATTCAAATCGTTCGCCCGGTTATTCAAGAACGACTTCACCAAAGAACTGAATGACATTCACGCGAAGATGATTAACTTTAGCGTTGGTCACTTTGACGTGTCTGGATTCTTCCAGCTTGACAACGGAAACTTATTTTACTTTTCGTTGTCGGACGCTCGTGGCTTCGAGTTCAAACAAGGCGACTTTCAATTAATGATCCGCACCGCACAACATGCAAAGGATTATCGTGGAGGTCATAACACTTGGGTGACAATGGAAACGGGAATGCTCAGGAAATACTTCATGCGAGGCGATGCTACTGCGTATTTGGCAATACATAGCTAAAGCAATATACTCGATTGAGCATAGGCAGTCTTTGCCACTAACGATAAGGTAGCCCAAAAGGTTACCTTATTTTTTTCATTACTCAATGAAACCTTATATAAGTTTTGCCGTTTGTGACTATGTATAAACCAAAAAACAATGGACTATTCAAAATCAACAATTTCACAACTTGCAACGGTGATTGCAATGGACTGGAAATCACAGGGGCAAATTTACTTTGGAGCCGTCCCCTACATTGACGCAATGTACGGAATGCAAAGCATAAACGACAATTACGGAATGGATTCCGGGCGGTCGATTGTAGCTTACTTCCTGAGCAATGCAACGAGGTGGAAAGGTGAAACAGCCAAAGCCGTAAAAGCTGAATTGAACAAAAGGCTGAAATCCAAAGCATAAACAGCCCAAACGGAAAGGTAGCCCGAAAGGTTACCTTTTCTTTTTTGTCCGTTCATTCAAATCAAATTAGACGTAGGTCTGCAATAACCGTCCGCTCATTTGGTTGTTTCCCCTCTCCTACTCCGTTCCCGTTTCGTAATAGTAATAACGGACAAGTCAGTAACAAGGTTACAAAAAACTTAAACAATTTTGTGAAACCTTAAATAAGTTTTGCCGTGTATATACTCAACCAAACAAACTAATGAAAACCAATACTTACCACAAACCCGGCAAAAACAAACAAATTGCCCGCGATAAAATGGTTGAAGCAATCGCAGATAGTAACACCTCTTACGGTACTATCTTGTCCCTGCCTAACACAAGCTGGCTTATTGAGGAACAAGTAATGAGCGAAGTTTCAAACCGTTTCAAGTTCTTAGGCGTTGAATGTCACGGCCCTACTTTTGACAAGATGGTAACCTGTATGCTGGAAAATAAATGGAGGTTTCAAACCCATTTCGGTAAATTATCCGAAATCATTTTAGCAAGCAAGCCTAATGCATTCAGCCATATAATCGCAGACTATTGCGGTCAACTCCACAAGCAAGCAAAAGAACTCCGTTACGCCCTCCAAAACAATTTAGTTGAGGTTGACGGCACTATCGCAATCACTTTGAACAAACGTATTGCAATGGGTCAGGCATTGAAATTTGAAAAGCAAACCATCAAAGGTTACGGCAAACGTCCCAAAGCTAAAAACCGTTGTGCATGGCAATTAGAGTGCTTTGTAAGTGAATTTGGAAATTACGAAATCGAAGAGGTTTTTGAATACAAGGACGCTAAAAAGAAATCGGATGGCCGTTCGGGTGCAAACATGATTCTAATGATTGTAAGACGGGTAAAATAAAAACCCGTCTTATTTCAAACCTTGTTTAAGTTTCCCCGTTACTACTACTATGAGACTCGCAAACCAAACAATTACAAAAACCCGAAACATTGGCGGGTTCATTATGGAAATGCAGGTAGCAAATATCCGTAATGAAGGAATCTACCAAGCAACGTACTACAAAGGAGCGGAGCCTTTTATTTGGGGTGAAACGTTCCCGTCAGAACTCGAAGCTATTCAGGACGTTGATAGCATGGTAACCGAAAAGGCAAAACAATTTCCAACTGTGTACGGTCAGGCGTAACCTTGACCGTACCTTTCCCGTTACTACTACTATGAAAGTCAAACAGAAAACCATCAAAAGGATCGAGCGGGAGTACTCGTTCTTTTTTGCATCCCTTATCATTTTCATTCTGAAAAACTGGTAAGCAATGAAAGCCCTACTATTTACCGTTATCGTGCTGGCTTTCAGGTATGCAAATACCTTGCTTTGGGCCTACACAAATTTTGTTTGTCGTTCCTGAAACCTTGTTTAAGTTTTCCCGTTACTACTGATATAAACCAACAAACAGTATGAATATCAAAGAGCAAATTGCAAACTACGTGGGCGACATTCAAAAGGCTTACCACGATTCACCTTTTTGGGGTGGCAAAGATGGCAAGAATGCTGAACACCACAAATTTACGGTTGAATATGGCCGTAAATTCGCCAAGATCATTCACAACTCATGGGGCCAAAATGGTGTCCATTGCTTTGTGGAACTTGCCAACGGTAACATTTGGAAGGCTGGAACGTGGAAAGCCCCACAACCGAATGGAGTCCGGGGAAACCTCAACAACTTCACCAAGCCCCTTTTCAGTGAAGACTTTTACGTAAGGGCTTAATCAAAAGTTTCTCAAGAAAAACGTAACCTTCGACAAGGGGGTTACGTTTATTCATTTGTAACCGTTTACGGGAACCGAGTATACTCCAACACGCCCTCTTTTTTTTATTACCTTCAATTACCCTGTATTACCTTTAGTTACCAAACTGGAAAAAACTTAAATAAGTTTTGCAACCTTGTGGCCCCGTGTCCGTTTATTGATATATAAACCGACAAACAGTTATGAAACGCTTAATAAAAACAGTCCAACTTAGTTTCTTTCAGGACGATGCAAACGGTGAATTTGGCCTTTGCCATAAGAACACACAAGACGACACGTATGGTCGTGCCTTCAATGCTTTTTGGGATGGCTTAGGCTTATTCCATGACGTATTCGAGCACTCGCACGAGTACGAAAACAAATACTTTCGTGGTGACTATGCAATGAACATAGGGGGCGAAATGGCCGCTATGGGATCACTTTGGTATTACGTTGACGTACTTGGATTGCATAGCCGTTTACGCTCCACCTTTTACGCTCCATCTACGTCAATGATGCAAACAACTCTTTCAGACGTTCAGGAATGTATTACAGATGGTTACACGAGTTATGGCAATACGCTGGAATCAAACGTACCTTACCAACGTCCTACTGATAACGGGGAACTGGAATACGTTATCGCTGAATACTGGAAGAAAGTAAAAGAAACCAACGTAAGAACCGAATACGAGCAAGAAAGGGAGTCGGCAATAGAGTACAAAAAATCGGTAACCTTCCGTAAAATCGCAGACCTTCACCGTTATGGCTTCCGTATGGCTGAAAGGCTTGTACCTGAAAAATGGGAAAACAGGATTGCACTTGAAAACTTCATTGCCTTTTGGAATGACTTCTGCAAGGCTAACAATGCAGAAGAAATGGCAAGGATGTTTCGCGGGTTAACCGTGAAAATTTACAAAGACGAAACGGGCACAATCAGTTGGAAAGCTGTCTTAGAATCGGCTGACTATCTTAGCTTCACTGACGTAACGATAACCGAAAACACCCGGTTTGCAATGGAAGACGCTTGGATAATTGAGGACGAAAATTAATTAAGATTTTCGCAACCTTGCCCGACCGTGCCCGTTATTACTACTATAAACAACGAAACCAAATGAAACAGAAAACCAAAGAACACCTTTTAGGGCTGGCGATCATCGTATTTGATATTGTAATGCTCGTTATCCTACTGTGATTCAGCAAGTTATCAAATTAGGGGCTTCGGCCCCTTTTTTGTTTTAAAAAATTATTTAAACTTTGCGCAACCTTTATTTAAGTTTTCCCGTATAACTAAGTAAATTAAACAAAAAACAAATGAAAAAACCCGTAGGTAAAATCGTTGCGCTGGCTGAACTTCTGTTTGAGGTTCAAATGGCAAAGATTAGCGAAATGTTGGGCTTCAATACCATTGGCTCAACTGAGTTTGGTATCTTCGGCAAGATTGACGGTATTGGTAAGCCGTTCCTGCTGAATACCTGTTCGGACGTGTATGAACTCGTACCGAATTCTGAAATCTTCCCGGTCATTGAAAAAATGTTAAGAAAGGCCGGAATCGAATTTACGGTTGAATACCGTATGCTTGACTACTCCCGTTTCTATGCTGACTACACGTTGAAGACCGGGGGAATCACAATCGGAAACCGCAAAGATAAAATCTACCCGGTTCTCCGTATTGAACACTCGTACAACGGACTGGTAAAGTACAAACTGACTTTCGGTTACTTCCGAATGATTTGTTCAAATGGTTTGACCGTTCCCGTTGAAGGCACTGACGAAGTAAACATTACGATCACTGGCAAGCATACTGCCAAAATCAAAAAGAGTCTGGAAAAACTTGTGGAGAAAATTGAGTACTTCACAAACAACCACGACCGTTACGCAAAACGTTTCCATGAAGTTGCTGAACGTTGGATTGAAAAATGGGAAGACCGTGTTGAGGCCGTTATCGAAGCAACGGGAGTTGGTAAGCGTGGGTTTGCTCAAATCACTGAGCAGATTAAGAAAGAAGCAGCAACCCTTTACGGTGGCAAGGTTAACGACTGGTTGATTTACAATGGAATCAATTACCATATCTTCAACGCAACAACGTCCGAAGGTAAGGAGTACGCAACCGCCCCGAACTTGAGAAGGGATGCAGACAAAAAGGTTTGGGATGCAATCTACAAACACCCCAAGACTGCCGACCTCAAAAAGAAGGCAAAGGTAGTGGCTGAATAAGCAAGCCAGAAAATTAAATAAGAAACCCCTGCAACCTTGTGGGGGTTTCTTCGTTTATACTCACATGACCCGCCCCCTATCCCCTACCCCTTCCACCCCGGCCTGACCCCCGTCATATCCCCGCCATCCCCCTCCCGTATCCCCCCCTCGGTACGCCCTCTTAGCCCCCTCCTATTAGGGGCGTGGGTGGAGCATGAAAAAATTTTTTGAGAGAAAAAATACTACCTCTATATGCACTATAAAAAATTATAATTCATATGGAATTTGAGCCTTGTGGACGGGGTCTCTTTCAAAAATTTTTCTGGCCAAATTTTTTGTATTTCAAATATTTGCTTTATAGTTTTTTATACGTAGCTTTGAATTCCTATGCGCAAGAAAATTAAAGTCACCTACAATGAATACGGCACAGTAAAGGCCAAAATTCTGTACATCAATGGCTGGTGGAATTTTGCCAACGATCTCTCTGCATTATCAATTCAAGCAGATAACATTATCAAAGTTGAAGTCCTCTTAGAAGCAGAACCTGAGAACATCACTGATACCACAAAATGAAAATAACGATTGATCCGGTCTACACACTTTATCCACATTGCAAGATTATCAATGTGGAAGAGTACTTCAACAACACGAAGAAGTGGACGGCAATCCTTCCTGATGGTAATGATGTACGTGATCCTGAATTGTATTACACATACGGACTGAATTTTGTAATCGGTATGTGTGCTAAGGATGGTTCAGCAACAATAGTTCAACTACACGTCATTGACGAAAACGGAGAGCACTGCTATCCTGATTTCAAAATCGAAGAACTGGTATCATGAAACTGACAAGCAAAGCACAATTCTCAAAAACAGGTAAGGACGGCAAGCAAAGAAATTTCTTGTCTTACTTTCTGGATGGAGTATTGATCTTCAAGCAAAAAATTTCATTTAACGAAAAAATGGAACACGGCTTCGATAGGAGAACACGGATATACGATGACTATTTGCTGAACGGAAAAATTCATCAAACAAGGATGAATATTGACACACGTAAAGTAAGAGAAGTTTATTTCCCTGTCTCAAAAGAAATTTTGAAGAAGTTGAACGTACCAAAAGACTTGAAAATATGTTGCCAGTAATTCACATACCCACAACGAATCTCAACATTTCTCCTGTAAGTATTATTATGGGGGGAGTTGACAAAAACAAAGTTATTGGTATTGTACAGTTCATGGGTGGCAGACAAGAATTCATGGACTTCGCAAAAAAATTTGTTGTGGATTTGGCCACATACGAAAAACGTCAACTCGCTTTTGCAGACAAAGATTTTGCTGAACGAATTGAAAGCTGTACGGTGGTTATCCTTGGACAGGTTAAAGGCGAAGTGATCAATCAAATCTGGTTTGTAAAAGATGAAGAAAAACAATAAAGCACTCGGCCTGTTCATGGGCCTGACGATCAAGTTCATTGATCTGAAACACATTGCACAACCTTCTTTCTGGATGATTGTCGGAGACTATCCACATGAAACTACTCCAAGCAGAGGAATGATTACTTCATTCAATAGCGAAGACGGTGCATGGTCTGCATTTGAAGATCAATCAAGGTATCATACTTCTTATGACTGGATAATGGGAGTTATCGAAAAAATTGAGTCTCAGGGATATTCTGTAGAAACAACTCACATTGGTAACGACTACGGAGTAAAGATTTTCTCAAAGGACATGAAGATGTTGAAGTACACGGCAATGAGTACTACTTCAAGATTGGAAGCACTTTATCTTGGTGCACTTACCTACATCGAAGGAGAAGCAAGAGAACGTGTAGAGAAAGTCAAGAAACAAGAAGAACAAAAAAGAAGAGACGATGATGAAGCAGAACGTCAACGTAGAAGAAAACAAGATGACGAAATGATGCTTGCAATTATTGCCTCATGTAGTATAGCAGGAAGCATATGAAAGGTAAACCAAATGAAATTTTTAAACAAACCTTTAAGAAAGGTATTGTTGTCGAAAAGATCGATGTAATGGCTGACGTTAAGAAAGCCAAAAAAATTGAAATCATCAATCAAGGTAAAATGTCGGATGGTGACGAATTTGTTACTGTTAAAATTTACGTATGACATCAGTTTCAAAAAGAAGAAAAGCAAAAAACAACCTTTACGGTACTTCAAATTTGAAGACCAAAGGAAAGGCGAAAGGTACTGACCATTATAATTCTTCAAAACGCCAACAGATCAAAAAGAAAATCAAAGAGGAAGAAGAACAATATCCAATTGGACATCCAAAGAACTTGCTCACGTCAATGCGTCAATGGAAAGAAGATGTGGATGCAGCAAATTAATCTATGAGAATGATTAAATTCATAGTACCACGTCATCACGTCTGGTACAACAACGATACTCCTTTCACAAAATTGATATTGAAGAAAGTGCACTCTAATGCACTTTTCGGTATGGAACCCATCCTATCAATGGAGTTTTGTACAATAAGGTGCAGTATGATGCACCCTGACGTAATGAAAACCCTGCTCACGGATAAATTCAGAGACGGTGATCAGGTAGAAATTCCTGTTGAAGAAATCGAAGGTGGAGTCTATGCCATTGCCCTCAATGACGAAGACATATTGGACAAGATCGCTATGACCGGAGAAAATAGAATACGGAACTTCCAAGAGAAGTACCAGAACTATCTGGTTGGTCAAAGCGAAAGAAGCCTCTACACCAAAGCAGATATGCTCAAAGCATTCTACGGTGGGATCAATAGCAGAAGTTTAGTGATCACTCCTGAGACCACTGCCGGAGAGATCACAAAGTTCACGGAAGAACAATTCGAAATTTGGTTACAAGTATATTTGGGTGCTAAACAACAAAGCGGTGAAAACACACTATAGAATCGTAAAACACGTTACATGCGAACGTTTCATTAACGAAAAAACCTGTACCAGTGATTTTAAAACAAAAGAATGGTACACGGTAGAACGTAGATGGTTCTTTTTCATTTGGATCACCTGTCGGTATCAATGGACAACGCATCATTGGGGTGGTTCAGATAGTTCATGGAGAAAATGGGAATGCACCTCTATTCAAGAAGCTGAGGCATTGATCCGTAGTTGGCACGAAAAAATTGAGGAACCCCAATCCTATTCGTCTGTGGTTAAAGAACTGGCACTGTAATTCCGTGTTCGTCTCTTACTGGTGCACTTAAAATAAGTGAGGTAGTGTACTTAAAACTATACCGTTTTCGTATAGAAACACTATTTCGCAACCTTTTTATACAGATTCCGTATAATTAGTTTATGGAAACGATGACCCGACATTTTATCCTCAATAGGATCAAGAGCATTAAAAAGGACGAAGAAAACTTCCGCTCCCCGTTTTGGAATAGAACGTTTGTGGCCTTCCATGACCCCATCCAAGAAAAGGATGTCAATATCCCACTCTCAGAAGTGGATTTCGATATTGTGCCGGATAAGGAACTGGTTTCCTTTTTTGAAATGATCATCCGTAATCAGGAGTGGCGAATGGAGACCGGGGCCATATAACCTTTTTCAAGCATTTCCGTATAATCAAGTATGAAGTACCCGCACATGGAACCGATGCTAAAAGACGAAATGGATGCTTTCTTTGGCAAAAGAAGCTACCCCATTGACTCTTGTTTTGCACTCGATCACGGAGATCACGTCCATATGTTCAGGCAACTCGAACATAGTGTGTTGCACCTCATGCGCTCGGACGGTGACTTTAGTCTGGCCGTCATGCATGAAGGGTTCCTCAACGTAGAAAAGGATCAAGAGGTCTTACACAGCATTCCCTTACCTACATTCGTAAACGCAGTGAGGGAGACCATCTACAAGTTTGAAATCGATCAATACTGGAAACCCAAAGAATCATGAAAAGTGTTATCGCCATACTCCTGCTCATTTCAACTGCCGTATACGGTCAGGTGGATTATAGCCCCCGTCCTGATTTTATTTCTTCGGAAAAGCCAATCAAAGTCATTACATGGTTGGAAACCGCTCCCCGTGACTGCAAGCTGTCTTTCAATCATCTGGTCACATTTGTGGATGTAAAGGATGAAGGTCTGTTCAATAGTACGGTCTTCGTAAAAATCGTCCACAATGGAGACACAGTGAGGCGTTTTGATTTCCCGACCGGGGAATTGATAGTCAACCGGATTTATACCTTTGATGATATTAAGCTGAGGAAGAACGACAAAGTCCAACTGGTCTTCCAGCTTAATCCAGAGACCAACCATGAGAAATATGTATTCTCCATTGTGAACGAACCACTGGTAGGGAAGTCCGATGTAGAAACGGTAGTCGAACAAAAGCATGAAAAAGAAGCGAAAGCATCCGGTGGTCAAAAAAAGACAACGGTGTATTCCAATAGTGAAAAGGAACTTAAAGCCTTCCGCAGAAGAAGAACAGTAGAAAACTTATTGACTGCCATCCTTCGATAGTCTATGTGGAAGAAAAGGATCATTGTCGGTAATGACCATCACGAGTACCGGGTGGATGACACCACTGATGGGTATTTGTTTAACATTGAGAAAAACGCATCTGGTGTAGTACGTTTGTATGATCTTCGTGATATGCCAGCGACATACTATCTCTTCCAGAGTGTAAGGGAAGCGAAGAAAATAGCCGTTAAATCGATCACGGATAAGTCCGTGTTAGAACCGTTCATCGACAAGAAGTGGTATGAGGATCAGGCAAGGTTTGTGAAGGTAATAAAGGACACGGACGAGTTGCTTGCGAAGTTGAGGAAAGAACACGGGCTATAGAAATTTATAAAACTGTAAAATCGGTCAGGCGGGTCGTGGCCACGTAAAATGAAAAGTTGGATATTAAAAAGTGGGGGTGAATTGACTGGTGGTATTTCTTACCAGCAGAGGGTTTCAGATATTCTCAGGCACATAAAGAAAGTTGAGGATAACTGTAATTTACTTGCACGTAAGTTATGGGAGAAGGAACCGGAGACTGCCTTGCTGCTTATCCGACTTGGCAGGTTGCACGATGCATCAAAATTGGAGCCACTGGAATTACAGGGGCTTTATCCTGAGTCTTCTTTTTTTAACGAAGCCCTTGAGCATCATCATAAGAACAATCCGCACCATCCTGAGTTTTGGTCATCCATTCACAGTATGTCCGATGAATACATTGCTGAAATGGTATGTGACGTAACGGCAAGGGGTCAGGAATTCGGCAGTGATGTCCGTGAGTGGTTTAAATCCAAGGCCACAGTAAAGTATGGCTTTGACTATGTGAAAGACCCTGTTGGAAAGAAAATCGAAAAATACCTATCTTTGTTACTGACAACCCCGTTTTCATGACCAGAGATCAGATACGCGAATATGTGAAGCAACAGTGGTTGAAGGATAAAACAATCTCCATTCCAGAGAAGACAAAGCATCTTATTGAAGGAATGGAAATGTACGATAAGATTGTCCGTCAGGCATTCTTTGATTCTTTTACCGAAGCCGTAGACAAGCGTCCGAAGGAAAAAGGATTCACCAGAGGGATGTTTGGTCTTGATGAAGAACAGATTTATAAGGTACTGGAAAAAATAAAAAATCAAATATGAGTTATCACACACGAAAGGCCGTTGTCTTTTCATTATTGCTTGCACTTGAATTGTGCATTGTGGTCTTTATGTTCTACAGTTCGGAGCCGAAGTACATAGACAACATTTCGACCAAGAAGAGTATCGACCGTTTCGATATGGTTGTGGTTAAGGAATACGATTGGAGTAACATCACCGAAATTGAGACGTTGATCGTGTTGCAAGTCGATACTGCTTCTCATACGGCAGTAGCAAAACGAATGGACGGGTTCGCTCATAGTGACAGGTTCTACACCCTGAACTTGAAGACCAAGAATTTCAGACTTGTTGGACAAGGTACGTTCTACCACAAGGTCAACGAATACGTAGGATTCAACCTGATGTTCATTACCAACGTGTGTTTGATGATCGTGTTGGTTGCACTCGGTGTTTCCACGTTCAATGCATTATCGAAGATTTTATGATATACGAAGGTTTCAAAATCCATTCAACGGAAAGAATTCACGAAGCATACTGTAGCAACAGAAAATGCAAAAAGCGTGGTGAAAAGGAAATGATTGAGGTATCCAATGGATTTGCCTCAGTTGCGCTTTTCTGTCCTCATTGTGAAAGTGTGTACGTCCTTACACTTGAACGTGTTGATCCCCGTAGCAAAAAGAATCGTGGTCAATACAAGAGATTTCTTGAGCAATGCCGGGATGAAGTTCGTCTTCAACAACTCAAGAGACAGGCCATCGGTCAACTGGAATTGGAGAAAGCAGCCAAACGCAGCAAGGAATGACAAAGCAAATGGACAAGTGGTACAAGTACTTCACCGAGTACTATGGTTGTGATGACGAAGAAGTCATTTCAGACGACCGTGATCTTGTATCACATAATGCCATTGTCGATTTCAAAAGATCGGTGAAGAAAGAAATCGAAAACGAGATTGCTAAGATTGAACAGAAGAAGGACAACTGCAAAGAGGTTATGAGTATCTTGGCATTCAATCATCAAATCCAGTCATTGAAGAAAGCAATTGAAATGCTGGACACGGCACTACCACTAAAGGATAAAAATGGATAATTGTCTCTGGTCAATCGTACAAACGCAAGCTGTAAACAACAGCGATGAAGATATTTCACTTCCGGGATGGGTTCCTGCCAAAGGTAAAAACCCTGATCTAAACTACCATCCTGTATGGTGGGTAAGGATCGGAGAGCCGTTTGAGAACTACATTGATGCAATCTTTGCCCGTGAAGAGTTGCCCAATCCAGAAAATTACATTATCTTGCCCCATTATTGACATGAGTAAAAGAACAAAAATATTGCTATTGGTGCTTGGCGCAGCCGTTTTAATTACGTGTCAAGTACTTTTCAATAAATTTGTTTTCGACTCAAGCCAAGCTGTTTTATTCTCACCATTGTGGGCGATCATCTATAACGTCTACGTGTTGATGGGAATTGGACACTTGCGCAAAACAAGTTAACAATGGAGAAGACTCCTTACGATATTTTCTGCGAAGACGTTGTGCACAAATTGAGCGAAAGTTTTTACAGAGCACATGAGAAATGGATCACCGAGTACGATGGTACATTCAACCAATTGCTTGTGAAATATTTCAACCTCAACTTTGATGCAAGTACTACGGCTTCATTAATTCAACGTAACACCAAAGACCATGAGTGAGAACGATGTAAAATCAATCTGCATTGATCAGAGTGATCTTGAATTGCTCAAGTCAATCAAAACCCGTTTGGTAAAAAGCCAGCTTTATGATGAAGCAGCAAAAGTCCGTGATCTTGAGAAGAGGTTGACAGAATTGATCACCGATCTCATTGGTATGGGATATGTTCTTCCTTCATTGAAAGGTGAAGAGCAGGAAAAGATTTTTTCCCGTCACGATGTTCGCAAGTTGATCGACTTGACCAACAAGCCATTGAAGGAAGCCCTTCAACGCTATGAGGATTCTATGAAGCTGTTGATCGAGCAGCACGTTGCCGGACTTATGGGTACGATCCATGATCAGCAGGATTTAGCGAAGGAAGAAGCAATTGCTTTCGGGACGTTCATCCTGAACCAATTTACCAGTTCTCCATTGTTCAATTCCAAGCAGATTTATGAGGATTGGCAAGCCGACAAGGTGAAGAAAGCGAGAGAGGCCCAAATAGCCTCTAATTTGCGTATGAATGATCCACAAACGATGATGAACCAAATCGTGACCAGAGACCCCTCTGGACAATGGGTGTCTGCAAAGCCAATAGAAATGGTCTGTGAGCATGAGGGTTGCGCCAACATACACGGCAGGGAGTATAAACGCCCTGAAACCGGGGATTCTTGGGATGGAGAGCCTATTTTCCTCTGTGATAAGCATTCTGTAGGCCATGAACCGTTTTCGACCTAATGGAGCAGAAAGTAGTCCTTTGTGGTATCTGCCCCTACCTGTACACAGTTGACGGGGTAAAGCCGTACACTCCTACCGAAAAAGAAAAAGAGATTTTTCTTGACAATATGAAAAAGGGGTTGCCGGAAGATACCGTTGTCGTTTACTCACCAGTGCCATTACAACCTCCCTTTATCAAGAAATGAAAAAGAAAAGAATTGCAATACTTTTTTCAGGTGGACTTGATTCTACCTATTTGGTTTACAAAGCCCTCAAGGACGGACATGATGTAACTCCCGTGTACATCGAAATACTCAACAACCCCGGCAAGTCTACAATTGAGAAGCAAGCAATCTTTCAGCAGTTTCTTGTTTTCAAAACACAAAACAAAGAATTAACTGGAAAGTTAATGTCACCACAATTAGTTGGGAAGATGGAAGTCTGGAAATCATGGGACAGTGATCTTCAATTCAATCAAGTACCGATCTGGTTATTGTGTATTCAGTATATGGATTATCGTGACTTCGATGAAATTCAAATTGGATATGTTGCCAACGATGATGCGAATGCATTTCTCTCCGACATTTCCAAGACCTTCAAGCAACTTATGTGGATGCGCAGTACTGATGGAAGACCAAAAGCTAAATTGACTTTCCCTCTTGCACGTATTCAGAAACAAGAGATCATCGAAGAATTACCATATGCATTTAGAGAGCATCTTTATTCTTGCGAGACTCCGATTCTTCTTGAAACAAAACACAAGATTGAGATACCAGAGTTGGATATGAATAGTCAGTTTCAACGAACTTTCTTAGGCAACGATGAAGGGATGGTTGAAGATTATGAAGTCTGTGGTAGTTGCAGTTCCTGTCACAAGATATTCACCAATGAGTATCTGTATGATAGATACCAATCGATTCATCATACTGACTATCAAAAAGTCCAGACTAAGATGACTTTACGAATGCACGATAAACTTCTCAGTGAAGCAAAACACGACAGCAGACTCAAGTCTTATCTTGATGATCACGAGCGTAGAAAGACCGAAGGGTTTGAATACGCAGTGAAAGAAGAATTCAAGGACGTTGCTCTCGTAGATAAAGCCGAAGCATAATTACTTCGAGTCCCAATACTGTTTAAAGATCGGAATAGCTAACAAGTAGTTCAAGTCTACTTGGATCATTCTCAATGTCTCAGCAATGAGATCGTGGTCGATGTACGCATCTTCATCATCAGTTCTGAAAATCTTATCTAAGGTTTCGACATAGCTTTCGGCATCACCGACAAACTCCCATTCAAGGATGTGAACCTGATTTGAATTTTGAGCAGGGACTACGGCAACATCCGAGTACGTTGCTCCATCCAATATGTCATCTACGACATAATTTTTTCCATCCTTTACTGCTTGCTGCATTACCGTTGGCGGGTGATGACTTTGTGTTGGATTTGGCACAAGGTTGTCGATAGTGACGTGTACCACAAAGTATTCAGTATAGAAATCGGCATTCTGTTTTTCACTGGTAAAGAAGAATCCACCGTAGGGGTTTCCGCTACTTACGATACCTGTTCCGATCAATCTTGGGTCAAATTGTTTGAACGGCAACGGGGTTCTGCTTCCATGATAATAAATCTTATTTAAAATATTACCATCTTCGTTAAGTTCTCCTTTATCACTTTTACCGAAGTTAAGTCCTCCTTTATCAATTTTACCAAACGAATCAAGTTTTGGATATGAAGGATCGCCAGTGATCTTTGCTTTCTTTTTCTGTTGAATAACATCCCATACGTGAGACTTAACTTTCATGTGATTTGCCACAATATATTTAACTACAGCAGGATTACCGCCCATCGATGTAATCCAGTCACGGTACTTATCAACAAACTTTTCAGATTCCTTTTCATGACCGTGTGCAGTTGGGTTTCCGTTTTTAAAGTCGAGTGTAAATGCCTTACCAAGATCATGAAAGAGTGCAGCAAGAATGATGTCCATATCATCTGGATGTTGGCGAATTGCTCTGGTTACCACCACAGCAATATGTTTCAAAGTATTACCTTCTGGATGGTGAACAGGATTTTGAGGTGCTTTCCATTGCTGCCAAAATAGGTTTTGGAGGTCTTTTGGTGCTGAACGGACTAAATCTTTGAAACTTTGGATCATAGCTATAAATACAGAAAAAAAGGTGGCAGTATTTATGGGAAATTCTACGTTATGCAATACACTGACAATCTTTTAAGTGTAGGCGAATTCTACAATGAGGTTTTTGAAAAGAATACGATCTACCTACACCACACCGCAGGGGCACACAGACCCGATTTAGTTATCAACTATTGGGATGGCGATGACACCGTTGACGCAAAAACAGGAAAGAAAATTCCGTACCCGATTGCAACAGCCTATGTAATTGGTGGAGTATCAACCCGTGACAAGAATGACATCAAATATGATGGTAAAATCTATCGTGCATTCGATGACACTCTTTGGGCGCATCACCTTGGTACGACATACCCGAACAACCGTGCACTTAACAAGCAGTCAGTTGCAGTAGAAATTTGTAACTACGGCCCTCTCAAGTTATCGAATGATGGCAAGTTTTACACTTACGTGCAGAGCATCGTTCCACCAGAGCAAGTGATAAAGTTGGACAAACCTTTTAGAGGTTTCACCTACTATCATGCGTATACGGACAAGCAGATTGCAGCTACGAAAGATTTCATTGTTGCAATGAAGGCAAAGTTTCCGAAAATTGAATTAAAGTCTCCGCTTTTGACTGTCGAAGGTTTTGAGTTAAATGACAAGGCGAAAGCAGGAGTACCGGGAGTTTACTCTCACAGTAACGTTAGAACTGACAAGTTCGACCTTACGCCACAACCGAAAATGTTGGCAATGCTGAAAGAAGTATTGTCCCCTCTCTAAAAGTTTGACACAACTTTGACTCGGTTGGAACCCGTGCAGAAATGTGCGGGTTTTTTATTCTACGCAGATTATGCGGTGAATAAGGGGTCTATTCTACGCAAAATATGCGGTGATTACCACCAGAGTCTCATGTAGACTCTGCCAAATGATTTCATTCCTCTTTGGAATTCTTTCCATTCGGTTTTAGTCATCCAGCCACCATCGGTGTCTTTGATGGCCAATTCAAAAGCACGGATTGCACGGTCAATGTCTTCGTAGAGTTCCCCTTCGTTGACGATAGTACCTTCAATGATTTCACGATGGCGTTTGAGACGTGGCAGAACAAAGTTTGCAATGGTTGCGCTGAGACACCATGTTTCGGTATCGTCAAAACCACGTTCCATTCTTTGTTGTTGGAATCGTGGTTCACGTTCATCGTGTGGATCAGTCAACGAGAAGTTGATGTTCGGGATGTTGAGATATTTCGGATCAGCTTTTGGCGCAGTTGCCAAAGCAAATCTTGCTTTCACTTTTTCTGATGCAGTGAGTTCTTTTTTAGGCGTTGCTTTCTTTTTGGCCATAGAGTTCATTCAATTTCGGAAACGCATCCGTATACTGTTTCAACGTAGGCCAAGTCTTGTCTCTTTTATTGAGAATCATCTTGTCCCACTTGAGATCGTGTACTACCGTATGCAAGTTGTTTGCGATACGAAGTTCAGGATCGTGAGGATTTATTCCACCTTCATATTCTTTACTGTAGTAGTTATCACACTTGTACTGAAAGATTGCATGAGGTGAAAGCGTAAGAAATCCGTGTCCGAATCCTTTCGGTACAAACATCTGCTTACGGTTTTCATCATTCAAAATTTCCATGTGTACATTACCATAGCTTCTTTCTTCTGGACGGAGATCGACAACAATGTCAAGCACCGAACCTGATACCACACGTACAAGTTTTGATTGTGCGTAGGCTCCATACTGAAAGTGGAATCCTCTGAATACATTTCTGTACGAGATAGATTGGTTCTCCTGTACGAATTTCACCGGATACCCAAGTGCACGGTCAAGAACATAGTCACGGTAAGTTTCAAAAAACAAACCACGATCATCTTCATAGATGACGGGTTCAAGAACAATCAGTCCTTTAAAACCAGTTTCGATTATGTTCATTCAAGTTCTTTTTTATCGATTTGCGCTGGCATCCAGTGCGTTATATCCATCCAAGTTGATGTGATCGCACGATCCATCGGCCCCGGATATTTTTCTACTTCAAACACTCCCCTGTATTCTGTTCCCTTCGTTTCAGTGTTGAAATAATTTCGTTTTACATATTTTGCTGCAACGAGCCTTTTACCGTTGTAGCCAATTACGTCTTGGTTTTCTTCTGGAAGACTTTCGGTTATTGGAATGAGTCTCATAGGATATACTTGCTTTCTAAGTTGATACCGCACATTTTGCAGAATTCAATGAAGTCCGCATATGTGAAGTCGTTTTTAAAATATACCACAAGTTCATATCTGTCATGTGGGAAGATCAATGTTTGATCATCGTCAATTGAGATAATGTGAACTTTGTTTTTAACCTTGTCATGCACTTCAATTTCAAATGCCCAATCCTTGTGACTGCAAGGATAACCGCCACCACAATCACAAGAATCATAGTTTACCTTCACGTTGGTGAAGAGCAATTCTGATTTTGCCTTGTAGTATTTTTCGACTTGTTCATCGTAGATGCTTTGCGACATGATCTCTTTATCGCTTTCAGCAGGAAGCCACAATTGATTCATGTCCATTCTGGACAAATCATTGGTATCGAATGGGATTTTGAAAAAGTCCATTTGTTCGTAGATTTTTGGTTTGTATTCTCCGTGTTGGAGAACCGTCTTCATTTCAGTAGTGTTGTCCATCTATAAAATCTTGAGGGTCGTGTCCTTCTTTTATTTTTTGACTCGGTGGGGGTGTTGTATCCACAGGCCCACGTTCTCCTTTGGGTCTTTCTTCAATTTCCACAATTACCACTTGGTCTTTCTTTTTCAAGATGTTTAAAATCGCGAAATGAAGTTGAAGCAATTCAGCACCAAGCGTGGCGAACAATGAAAGAATGATTGCAATGGATGACTTCATATCAAAACTCAACACCCAATTAAACGGCTTCAACATTAACATAAAGAACAGGTAGAAGACTACCATGATTAAGAAGTTCCTTACGAAGTATGTTTTCAGCAATGCTTTCATGCAAGAGGTTTGAAACGTTCAGTTATCGATTCTTTCTCTTCTTCGTTGTCGCTTTGATCCAACATAATGAAATATTCAATCACTACTTCGGCAGCAAAATTTTGAGCATAGTGTTCTCCATCCTTGCTACGGATGTTAAGCGGTGAAACAGATTCAAGAATCCAGTTGTACTTTTCTAAGAGTACAGCAATGTCATCGTAATTCATTTGCGTTTTTAAGTTTCGGTTCTTCTTTCTTCGTAAAGCCGAAGAGATTACCAATAAATTTAATGACGTGCCAAATTGCCCAAATTGCAACAACTCCGAATCCGATGGAGATTAGAGCGATGACACTTACGTGTAAATTTGCAGCTAAGTCTTGTGGGTCTATCATATTACCATTTTCCTTTGGTGACGTTTACAGCAGGATCAGAAATCTTTGCATGATCTTTCGGAAAAATTTTCTTGGCGTTTTCACGTTGCATGAAAATTCTTTCGATACCACCAACGAGAAAATCCTTCAACACTTCGTAGTGAACAAAGTCTGGTTGTGATGGATCGTCAACGGCAATGACATCTTTCGAATAGATCGGATCGTTGTCCTGAAAAATTGTGATGTTGTAGGAGAAGCCAATTTTCTTGACTTCGTATTTGAATGCTGTGTTGTACTTGAGACTCAATCTCCCAAGCACGTTATCAACTAACAGTATGTAGGGGTCTTTCTTGTCCATAGTACAAATATCTTATGGACAAAGATAATGATTTTTTAGAGTATTGCAATTCTGTTGATATAAAACTTTGTGTCTTTTTCAACGTTCAAAACCTCTGTAATCGAATAGATTACGTCTAAGGTTTGGGTTTTGACAAGAATCAATCCTGAACGTCTGAACACATTTCTGATCTCAACGTTCGAGCATTTGGTAAGCTGCGTTAAGACAGAATCAATGTTTTCATTCAATACTCGCAAATTATAATTTGCTGCTGCTATGGACATAGGTCTGGCCGTTATAATATATTATAAATACCAAACCAGACAGGCTTTGGTCAAATAGCCTTAACTGACCTTACCAAAGCGGTTTTTAACTACTTTGGTACGTCCATCCGTATCGACAAATACAACCACATCGTCAGTGAGCATTACTCCGGTCTGAGCCAAATGAAAATATTTCCATTCGATAACTTCGAAAGGAAAACCAGCGTAAATGTCGAGAAGGTCTTTCCTCTCCAACAGTAGTCCTTGAAATGATTTCATTTGTTGTATTTCTTTTTTAGTCTTTCCAATTCAGCCAATTCTTTCGACTCGTTTTCCTGTCGTTTAATTTCGGCAGCTTCTTTGTCGAATTGTGCATACCAAGTATTCACATCGACTTCGTAAGAGGCTTTCACTTCGTAGAACATGATGTTGCTCAACTTTGTCTCTTCGTGGTTGTTGTTCTCCTTGACGTATTTCTTGAGAAACTGAGTTGCTTCGGCAGAAGTCTCTGCATCAAATTTAATGGTCTTCACACCACATCCAATTGTGTAATCACAACCTTCTGCTTCTTGTTTTAGTATTGCAACGAATTTCATGCTTCTTGTTTTTTGTAGTAGTTAATTATTCTCTTGAATTGCTTTTCCAGATCAAGGTCTTTCTTATTTAATTTTCTGTGATAAGACGTGAGTACCACACCGCTCATGTCATCTGCATGATTAATGCCGTGACTTTCAAACCATGCATTCAATGCTGGTTTAACTTGAGGGTAGGTATCATCGTTTTCATTAACAGAATTCTTTGCGTAGTTCTCTGACCACCACAAACGCCATCTGTTACGAATCCACATTCCCAACGTCATATGGGCAAGTCCCATCATTTCTTTTTCAGGACAGGTCTGGAAGGCTTCTTTGTCTTGAAGGAATTTATCCAGATATGCAAATGCTTCATCGAGTGTTTCAGGTTTGTAATCAACGTGCATGATCTGTCTCTGAATTCTTTTTTGAAGAAGCTGATAACGTTCCAGCGTTTTAAATTCTCTTGCTCTCTCAGAGAACAAAATATATTCTCTGTTGGATTGCTCATACTCCGACATCGCAATCTCGTCCTGAATTTCTTTTGCCCACTGATCCTTTGTCAAGTCGATGATCGTACCATCTGAAATCACGTTCCAGTAATGATGATGTTTTTTATTGTAGAGGATCAATCCTCCAAAGAAGTCATTCACGATCAATGCAGTTACTGCACAGTGTCCGAAACTTGGATTCTCCCGTGTCCATTTATCTTTGTTTGCCGGAAAACTTGTATCGCTGTCCCATGCATTCAGGAACAGTCCACGTAAGTTTTCAATGTCAACACTTTCTTTCATCTTATTTGTGATTGAATTTAATTGATGGCATAAAGCCAATCGTAACTTTCTCTTTTGTTCTGTGCTGTTTGAGGAATTTGAAAACGATCATTGCCAGTGCAGCACCGCCCCACGATCCGATTGCCCACCAGATACTACCGTTGCCGATTGCAGCAAGTAGTGCAAAGGGAACGATACACGCTCCGATGTTTGCAATGATCAAACAAATCTTTTCTGGAAGCGGAGATATTCTGATCAAGTCCAGTATGTTATTTACTTTCTGGTTCTGTTCCGGTGTCATCTTTTTTCTCTTCGTTCTTTTCTTCTTCAATTGATTTTAATTCCAACTCGGCTAAGTTCGCCACCGTAAGAAGGGTGGTGTATGCTTGTCCAAGTCCTGCACGGTCATCCAAAAAAATGTTGGCGTAGATTTTCCCGTTGTTGCCGTACTGCATATCAATCACATTTTGATTGATGCCGTCAACTTCAATTCCATTCTTCTGAAAGAATTCTTTAATGAACGGGTAGCGTTCAACTTTGGATGCGGTGAAGACCACGACATAGAAACCCAACTCTTTACATTTCTTCAAGAGATTGAGTACCATCGTGTGTGAGGTGTTTCGGTTATGGGTATCGTAGACTGTTTCATCGAAATCACAGGCCACAATCAGTTTGGGGTGCTTTTTCCACTCGTTAAAGAGTCGGACAACAGCATTATCGGTTTTAAAATAGGTATCCATACGGTTTCCAAATTTAGGAAATTTCCTAATATCTGGTTAGAATTTGTCCAGTTTTTTTTCGACCTTTGAATCCTTAAATTTAAAGGCTTATGAAAGACGATCTTGGCGACCGAATGAAAACCTACTACGAAGACCGTACACGGATTTCATTGCCCCGTAGAACCTTTACCATTATCCGTATTGATGGTAAGGCATTCCACACCTACACAAAGGGTCTTACCAGACCATTTGATAACGATCTCATTGATGACTTGAATGAGACCACTAAGTTCCTGTGCCAAAGCATTCAAGGAGTAAAGATGGGCTATGTTCAGTCAGACGAGATTTCGTTGGTGTTGACGGATTTCGAGAAACATTCAACTGATGCTTGGTTTGATGGCAATCTTCAAAAAATGGCCTCAATCTCAGCAAGTATGGCAACATCGAAATTCAACCAATTGAGAACGGTGCGTTTCTTGAGAAATACGATGCACACCTTATACTTGGAGAAGTTCAAGATGGCACATTTCGATAGCCGTGTGTTCACCATTCCATCATTGGAGGAAGTGATCAACTACTTTATTTGGAGACAGCAAGATGCTTCTCGCAACTCGGTATCGTCTGTTGCTCAGTCTTTGTATTCACACAAAGAATTGAACGGTAAGACTACCAGTGATATGCAAGAATTGATTTTCCAGAAAGGTCAGAACTGGAACGACTTTCCTGCTGGTCAGAAGCGTGGCCGTACCATTGTGAAGAGAACCGTTGTCGTTCCTACTACGAAGGATATTGTTGAGAAAGCACGAGACAAATCAGCTTTCGTATGGGATGATGTGAAGGGTTATGGAATCAACCGTAACCAGTGGGTGATTGAAGAACCACCGATTTTCACAGAAGACAAGGATTATATCCGATTGACAGTAATGAAAAAGGAGGCGTAAACCTCCTTTTTTTATTTTGGGCCGTACTTCTTGTACAATTCGTCTCGAAATACAAGTTGAGACAATCCGTAGACCTTGCATGAGTCTTTGAACTCAATCGACTTCATATCATTCCAGACTAAGCATTCACCCCACGATACTGCCTTATAGTAACAAGTGTAGTTATCGATCTGAGTTTTTACTCTGATCTGGTAACGAATATAATCGCAGTCCTCAAAGTACCTGCAAGAATTCGTTGCGAAAAAAATTAACAGGTATGGGAATATCTTCTTTAACATGTCACAATCGGGCCAGTTAAAGTGCATCCACATATCCCACTACCACCATTGGCTGGATTACAGCCACAACGTTCAGCAATTCCTGCACGTTTTTCCATTTCTTCATCGATCCATGATTTCTGCTTGAATGGCTTAATCGCTGGCATCGGAATCATCGGATAGCTTGGCGTAGGTGATGGAATGTATTGAATTTCCTTTTCTTCTTTCTTGCGAAGCAGTGCTGCTTCGTCACGAGTGATTTTACCCTCGTTTAAGAGTCTGGTAATAAGACTCTCTTTGCTTGCATCCATTTCTCATAACGGATTAAAATAAAGTGATGGGGATTTCTTTCTTTACATTCCCCGCATCCCAAACACTAAAGAACTGACTTTTGTTCTTGTCGCTGATCAGAATGTTTCCTTTCAATTGTAAATACCCCTTCAAAACTAAATTGTAATGACGGATGATTTCAATAAAGATACTGATGATACTTCCGGCAAAGCGACCAACGGGCATATCAACGTCCATTTCAATGCTGTAGAGAGACACGGCATTGTAGGCCATAATCTTTTCTTCCAGTGTAATAGCGTTTAAATCCTGACGAAGGGCTTTGTAGTAGTAGGATTCGACCAGCTTGACGATCTCGTCAAATTCGTTCGTTTGAGTTGAGTAGTATACCAGCCAGTCCTGAAATGACTTTATCTTTTTCTCTTGAAGATCGTTGCAAATTTCGGAAAAAAGGAACTTGGCCAACTTATCTTCCCTGTCAGGGGAAGCATTGATGGTATCAGCATAGAATGCGTTAAATCGCTCCTTTATTTGGTCGATGTTACTCTTCATATACACCCTTATACGTAAAAAGGGGCTATTTGTTGCTCTTTTTCTTGACCTCTACAAAATCGGCTATGATCATTAATTTCAGCCTGTTTTTAGGGTCAGAAAGGTTTTCAAGAACCCAACAAAACTCTTTGGAATCGTAGTCGATGCGATATTCCTCCCCCTTATACATAACTACATCCCGGTAGAAAAGTTTCTTGCCGTTCTTGTCTGTGTACTCGGTTTGGACTGCATTAACGAACACGGGTTTAACCGTGCTATTCATTGGAATGCCCCCTTCCTTTATGCGGATGTGATCAAAAAGGTGATCGTTTTCTGGTCGCAAATATGGATGCTTACCAGCATTAGAACTTACTTTGTTCATTGATTTACACCCCCCGCAAATGATACAAACATCTTATCCATGATTTCATCTAATTGAAACTCATTGATGATTGCATCCTTCTTTAACACAATGGCTGTCTTGATGGGTGTTGAAAATTTTTGATTCGATAATCGAACCAACTTGAATCTATGGTACTCTGCTCTTCCTCTTGTTTCTTCCTCCACTATGAACTCAACATGTGGAAACTCTAATTTTAATTCGGCTAAAACATCGACTACATCGTACATGAATTCTATTTGTTAAATCGGTTGAACGCATTAGTTGTGATCAAGGTATAATCTACTTTTCCAACGAAGTTGCGTAAACTGTTTGCGTTGCAGTAACTCATTGTACTTCTCAGATAATCCTCGAAATTTTTTGTCCACTGTTCAAGAGTATACTCCACAGTCAACCTTCTAACAACACCCTCAGAAGTTTTCAGTACTTTGTTGCCCAATGCTCTTTGTGCACCTTTCGTACTCATGCCTCTGAATTCTTTCTTTATTGTGAATCCTCTCTCGTACAAAAACTTTGCAATAGTAGGATTTATTTTGATACCACGCCAATAATTTTGACCAGAACTTTCAAGTGCTTTGGTGAACATACTGCCAACCATCACATAATCAGCACCAAGCGCAAGTGCTTTTATTATGTCAGAATATTTTTTCATTCCACCATCGGCAACAATCTTCACTGGATTCTTGTGTTTTTGTTTTATTGCATTACATTCTGCAATCAAACTTGCCATCGGATAACCTACTCCCGTTTGTTGGGTGGTTAAGCAACCATTACCGTTGCCGATACCAACACGAGCATAATCGATTATGCCGGAGTCACAATACACTTGATATGTTTGAGGATTGGCAATGTTACCTGCCATGATCTTCACTTGCGGATATTTCTTCTTGACCTTTACACACCATTCCAATACCATGCTCATGTGACCATTGGCAATATCCAATAGTACATGTTTAACGTCAGTGAAGTCCGGGATTTCATTCAAACCATATGAGGTGAATGTGCCGTTAATCATATTCTTGTTGGAAGTTCTCGGCAGAACTACTCCAATTTTATTTTGAGAAAACTGATATGCATTATGGAGCGAAACTACCGTGTCCATCGGAGCGGTGAACAAAGGGAGAACATCCTGATCCCAACCAAAATCTGTTTTGTGGTAAGGGTTAATTAAGTTTCCTTCGTATCGACTACGGATATTCGTTTGTGCTTTTGGAATGAGCGTGATGTCATCAAAGTCGAATCTTACTCCTGATCTCAAGCCCTGCAATTGCATCGAACCAATTTCAATTGTTGGTACAGGCGGTATCGGAGTATCAATTAACTCCTTCGGTATTTCACTGTGAGAAACAAATTGCTCTGTAAGTGTTTCATTTGCAGGAGATTCAATTCCTTGATTCGGCATTTTCACATCTATGCTTTTGTCTTGCACAGACATGCTTCTGTCCCCGTTGGGGTCTTTCAACTTGTGCGATGAAGCCATGATTAAGCGAGTCTGAACTTAGATAAGAATTCCTTTAGCAGGAAATTTTTTTCTCCACCGATTTGCTGTTTGAATGCTACTTCATCGAAGATGATGTGTATTGCAGGAACAACTTCCATTGTACCATACTTAATAGGCTTCAACGCTGCTGCTGCATCGGGATACTTCTCACGATTCCAGATACGTTCATCTGCCAAGAAACAGAATGCAGTCATGCCGTTGTAGAGATCGGGTTCTTTGAAGAACGCAAGATCAACAATTTGATTATCGACCAAGTAACGGAAATGTTCGTTCAATGAAATTGATGAACCACCATTTAGAATAATGATGGTTTTATCGCGTCCAGCCCAAGTCTGGTATTCTTCGGTATGACCGAATGCTCGTGCATGTTCAACAATTGCGTGAGCAGCTTGAATGCCCTGTTGAATTGGACTGAGGTTGTATAGAACAATGACATACATTCTTTGTTCTAACGGAGTGGCTTCTTTTTGTTCGTCCATTTTAAATATGGATTTCTCTCAAGTTATTCCCGACCATTGCACCAGCAATATCAAAGTCAACATCGAAGTCACCGTGTTCATCCCAAAATCCACCGCCTCTGTATGTTATATCTATAATCAGATATTCAGCAGATGGTAGTATTCTGAAAAGATCATCACGAGTGTGCTTGGTGAAGTGATCCAGATAAGGGCGAAGATCGACATTTTTTACCATATCTTCAAGTCCCATGTTCGATAATTCTTCGCTCAATAGTTTGTCTACTGTGGCGACATCGAACAGGATCAAAGATTCCTCGCCATCATCAGTAAATTGAAGCCAATAATCTGCATTGTGAATTTTACCTTCACTATCAATACAAAATTTTGGCAATACACTGGTTAAATAGCGATCATGGGAAAACTGCTTCCGTAGTTGCCCGATCTCGTTCCCTGTCATTTGATAGACCTCAAGGGAAAGAAGTGTTCTGTGTTTAGTTCTCATAGTAAATGAAATGAGCGTACCCTGAATTCTGTTCTATTGTGTCATTTATCTGTTTGCAGCAACCCGATTAATAGGCTTGGTCAACCCTAATCTGTTAGCCTTGCATCTTCGCGGTGATAACGGCTTTCGCCTCCCGCAAGCCAAATTGATGTTCAAAGTTCCTCTCCGTAGAGCGACACATCCTCTGTTTCATTTAATGAGTCCCATGAACCAGCATGTGATAACGAATAGATGGCCACTGAATATCACAATATAGTTCAAAAGAAGCACCGTTGGTGATATATACGGCTTTCTGTAGAAAAGGTTGCTCACTCCTACAGATACCACAATAATCAAAGGTACAACCCATAAATTAGTAAACAAAGTGAGTGCAAACCAAGGAACAAATGCTGATTGCACAAATGTCCGCAACTCCGTATTATCTCTCCGATATTCTACAGCAAGTTTCATACGATACAATTGCGGTAGAATTTTCATTTTTGAAATGTACCTTCTCTTCAACTCCAACATGTAGGAGAACTCAAAGTTGTACATTGCAAACAGTGCGTCTATTGCAAGGAATATACTTAGAAAAAATATTATGTGTGCGAACAGTGTCATTAACCTACCTTCACCTTGTTGGCTATTTCTTTGTGGAACGCAGCCAAGAATGCTTCTTTAGCTTCTTTCGGTGACATACAACGCATTGGTGGATATTCTGTGTCTGGCTTTTCAAGCATGACAACTTCCCACTCCCACTTCAACAGAAGAATATCAACTCTTTCAACTTCCGGTGATTTTGGATAATTGAAGTTGAACTTCTTCGCCAGCACATTCATCAAGTTGTCCTCGATTGAATTGTACTCTGCCAATTCAAGTTTGATTGGCTTCGGCATATCCAGCAAGTATGCTTCACTTGCATCGTGCATTAAAGCATCGAACTTGTAAGGCTCTTTTGCAACTTCATAGCATAACAATGAATGCTGTGCTACGGAATAGAATCTTGGGAGGTGTCCACCGAATCGACATTGATTTGACAATGCGTGTGCAATGTCCTCAATGAGTAACGTGTCTGGATTAGGCTCAAATACGTTTACGTACTGCCCTGAAATCGTTCTTATAGAACGAACAGCATACAAATTCTCTGTCATTGTAGTAAATTAAAGTGGCGTAACATTTCTGTTACTTTGGTTTCGAGTTCTTCGAGAGTACCATCGTTCACGATAACGTAGTCCCAATTCGTGTAATCGTTGAGTGCCGTTTCGCTTGGATGTGATGATGTGGAAACTTTTGAAGGACGAATGATTTTAATAACAATGCCCTTCTTTCTTTTGATACCCTCAACTTCGTTCGGGAATCTGGTGTCTGTGATGATTACTCTATCGTTGTCGGTAAGATCGCCAAGAGTAGCATTCACCCAAATGTTGGGATGAATTACATCCCGTCCACCTTCTGTACCCAAGAGTTGAAGTATTAATCGTGGAGTAAGAATTTGACTGGTGGGTTCTTTGTGTTCGAGAAAATTCCATCCACGTTCTTTAACAAACTTCATTACGTCTTCTGGATTCGAGAAGAATGGTGTAACTCTGCCATCTTCTGTTTCATCCAATAGATTTTCATCTACCAGATACCAACGTCTCCATTCCTCGCCCAATGGTTTGTTTTTGAATTCGATGTCTTCGAAATCTTCCACTTTGCAGCCAAGGAGTATTGCACTCATTTCTTTTAACTTGCCAGCAAAGCGTCTTGTTCTCCAATCTCGATTGTTTGTGTTCTTCATGATCAGTGCAGCAACAGTATCCTTACCGTTTTGCAATTGAGCAGCAAGCCCAATGATATGTGGTGTATCCATTATCCGAAAATTTTAACGTTATACAATTTTTCCAAGTTTTGTTTTTTGTCCATTGACTCACTGTCCCAAGTACTTACATGTTCATTCACGTTGTAGGCTTCAAGTTCACCTGCAACTTGTTTCATCATCTGCTGTAGTTCGGGCACTGAGATCGGTTCTTGATAATTCACAACTGAGAATTCATCACCGTTGACATTTGTTCTTACGTTGATTTTGCTCTTGAGAATGTCACTCTCTTTCAACGGCTCAGTGTAATGAATCACAGGTTTACCATTGACCATATTGACGCTCTTCGTCCTGTAAATCACATTGTTATACAAGTAGTACGATTGAGCATCCTTTATTTTGTAGAAGACACCCTTATGGTACGACAAATTGATTTCATCGAGTAGTCCATAGTTCTCAAGTGTCTTTGCCAGTTCATCCGTTGTCTTTGGCAAACGTTTAGTAACGATGCTGACGAATGATTTTAAATGACCGGGTGGAAGATCAGGGTGACTTACGATACGCAAGCTACCTTGAGGACGTGAGTCGTTTGGATAATAAAGTATCCATCGTGCATCCACGTCAAATTCAGAAACGTGACCGAACTTTCGTTGCCACGTTCCTTGAACTACTGTACCACTGTCATCATCTTCCTCAGCCATTACTTACGAGTTCTTTTATCGTAAACGTCATCAATGATGCCGTATTCTTTTGCTTCGTTTGAACGCATCCATTTGTCACGGTTTGCATCCTTACTGATTTGCTCAACAGTCTTGCCAGTAGCATTTGCAAGAATCTCATAGAGGTCTTTGGTAACTTCTTGAGTTTCCTTCAATGCAATCTCCATATCAGAGACCACACCACGCATACCACTTGACGGTTGGTGAATCATTACCCGTGAATGTTTCAATGCTCCACGCATTCCCTTCTCACCACAAGCGAGTAACACTGCTGCCATTGATGCAGCCATACCAGTACACAAAGTACCAACTTTTGGTTGGATGTAGTTCATCGTATCGTAGATACCGAACCCATCGTATACTGAACCACCCGGAGAGTTGATGTACATCAAGATGTCTGACTTTGAATCAGTTGATTCAAGATACAACAATTGTGCTGTGATCAAGTTGGATACCAAGTCATCGATCCCCATGCCGAGAAAAATAATTCGGTCGGCAATTAATCTGGTGAAAACGTCAATAGGTCTGAAATTGTTTGGACGTTCCTCAATGATGTAGGGAGTCATATTCGAAACGTAGTTGTTGTAGGAGTCAACGGCATTACCGCTCATTCCCAAATGGTGAACCGCATATTTGCGGAAATCATTTTCTTTGTTCATTTATCTATTTGCTTTACGTGATTGATTCGACATACGTCTCTTGTGACGTTTCTTTTTGTTTTGTCTCGTGTTCAATTGCTTGAGCGGACGAGAGCCATGATGTTTCGCACGGACAAAATATAATGCGAGTGCAGCCTTCTCAGTTTCGTTCATGTCTTCTTCTTTCTTCATGAGAAGAATCTGAACCTCCTTATTGGTGAGAACTTGCTGTGGGTGACGGAAGATAACCTCTTTGGGAGGTTCTTGATTTTCAGCAGCTTCGGCTGCATTCTGTGCTTCTACGTCTTCGGCACTTTCAATTAGTTGAGAATAAGAATGAAGTTCTTGTGGTTTTTCGTTCGGTTGGATTTGATCGTCTTCGTTCATTTTTAGATCATAAACAATAAGATTATTTCTCCAAATATACGAATTTAAATTTCATCTGCAATACCATAGATAAATTTTCTTATTATTGAATAGTTCTCAAAACTACTTGAAAAGGTCTTAAATTGCCCGTTTTCTTTACCGACTTGGTAGATGTATTTCTCGTTCTCTTTGATGACACTTTTCAATGACTTAGTGTCAACACCCCAACTGATTCTTTGTTCTTCGGTGGTGCTTTCCATCAGGTATTTGTATGCATCGCATTCGCGATCTGATGTCGATATGGGATAGGTTCGTTTTAAGAGAATGAATTCATCCATAGAGTTTAACTATGTGATCTGCAATGAACTGCGCTTTGTTCAAGGGATCAATAGATAAATACTCTCTCAATGGAGGTTGATTTTTGGATGCAACCTTCATGAGTTCACGAATGAATTCGTATCTGCCTTGAGTGAATAAAGTTTCTTTACTCTGCTCTTTCAGAATTCTAAGAACCTCTTTTTTCATAGAGGCGGGAGAAGTGCTTGCATCTTCGTATTAGGTCTTGCAAACCTACGACTCTCTATCTCGTCCATCCCGCCTTATTGTCCTAAAAATGTCCCAAATATTTTTACAACAGTATTTATTAAGAAATCAATATTATGAAAAAACTATGTTCCAAATGTAAAACAAAAAAAGAACTCAAGCAATTTTCTCGTAATCGTTTTAATTCAGATGGTTATCATCATTACTGTAAATCCTGTAAAAATAAGGATGCTAAACATCGATATTCAACAAATGAAGAATATCGTTTAAAACGTCAAAGAAAACAATTAAATTATCTATACGCACTATCTGAAACTGATTACGATCAACTACTAACAAATCAAAATCATTCATGTGCAATTTGTCTACTTCCATTTGAATCAAAAAGAAAGACCTTCGTTGATCATTGTCACAAATCAGGCAAAGTCAGAGGACTACTTTGCCCGAAATGTAACAATTTATTGGGTCAATGCCACGATGATACTTTGATTTTAAATTCAGCAATCGAATATCTCACCAAAATTTAGTGTACTGCAACATTACTTACAATGTGTTTTCCACGTCTGTCAATTTGTTTCCATTTGATTTTGAAGGACGTAGACTCGATACCACCGAACATTGAAGCATTTGCATGAATCTCACAAAGACCTGTGATCAATAAACTTACTGCCAACGGACTTTTGCAGAATTCATCGAGTTCCTCATTCTTAATGGTATGGATCACCATATCATTCTTGATCAACTCGGCAACAACATTGTCATTCTTAAATAACTTTTTCCACACTTCATACGATGCATTCGCATGATCAGGAAAATGTTGCTTACCGTTTTCGTCAAGACAACGGACATAAGGCTTTCCACAATCGTGATACACTTGGTAGCGCATCATCGTATCGTCATCCAGTACGTTACTGATAACTTCGTAACCATACTGATCAAGCCAATCAGGAAGTTTCCATTCGTATTTCAATGGTGATCCTGTACGTAAATGAGCAATCAAGTCACGATAGTACTCGTTGACCAACTTACCGTGATCGAGAACAGACATTCCTTTTGTCTGCTCACAAGCAATCATATCATCAATGAGTTCCTTGAAACCCAAGTTCTCAGGTATTATTTTAGTTTCCATACTTGTCCTTTTTCAGGGTCATAATGCCAAACATAAAACTCGGCTTTCTTTTCAGGATAGAACTTCCCGCTTTCGATTACTGCCATGCATTCACCTTGGCAGAAAGTTTCTTTTGTGAGTCCAAGCCATCCGTGTGCGGTCATCGTATTGAACTGACCGATCTTACTGGTAAGTGGTTGGCGTACTTCCCAACCACCAGAGAAATATTTGTCGATGGTTCTGGTTGTCCACTCGGCAATTGATTTCTCGTGTACGTTTCTCGCATACGCAGCTTCATCTTCGATATGCTTCCAGTATGAGGCTTTGCGTTCCTCATTATGAACATATGTGAGATCATAGCGAATGCGTTTTTTGATTCGTTCGAGATCACCTTCTTCATCCCAAATGATACTGTCGATGTCCATTGTATGAATGTCAACTTTGTATCCTTGTGTTGAAGTGACCAGCACCGAATCGTGAGGATAGAATCGTTTCTCTTCTCCCAATTCTAAATACTGGTAGGGGCCATCCCAATAACCTTCCTTCGGTTCTGCAAACCAAGGTGCACCCCCACCGGGAAGGCGAACGTAGCCTTCACCAGTAGGGTCTGCTTCCTGCAACATCTTTATGAAGTCTTTTGTTTTCATGATATTGCTTGGTTCTTCTCTAATCTTATTTTGTAGAAGTCACCTTTCTCCTGCTTGTAGTCAGCATACGCAGCTTGCATTTTTGCCAATGCTTCTTTGTATGCCTTTCTCTTTTCTTGGATGGCGATTTCCTTGTCAGACTTGATGACACGCACTCGTAAGTCGGACTTCAAAATTGTCTTCATCAAGAAGTGTAAGAACTTGTTGATCCCTGCCAACGTAGGACGGTTGTAAATCATCCAGATGTAGTTCGCAAGTTTCTTTCTTTTCTTCTTGCTTGCGTTGATCAAAGCTGCATTGAATTCTGCTTCTGTGATCTTGTCAAAGTTATCTCGGTCTTTGAACTGGTAATCGTTTTTCTTAACGAAGTCCTCGATCTTACCGAAAGCTGATTTAATGAACTGATAGTTAATAGCAGTTGCATGTACGTGATTTGAGATTGTGTTTTCCATAACTGAAAATTGTTAAATTGTTAAATGATTATTTTCTTTCGTTACTTGGACACTGTGTCCGAGTAAATGTCCAAGTTCAGTTTATGGAGGTCGTTCGATGATCTATAACTTTTTCATGATTGTAGTGTTTAATTTATTTAAATGATTTTAATGCCAGTGGTAGGTTCGAAAGCATCTTTCGAATTTCAGGTGTGGCGTATACGGCAAGAGCAGTTGCTTGATCCTGAATATCAGGTTCACGGAAAAGTGTGACGTAAGGCGTTGTCTCCCTTAATCGATTGTACCAATCGATCAAAGACGCTTCGTCTTTAACTGCAAGTGTGATAATTGAATTGGATTCTTCTTTCCATTGCTTCGCAATAGCAGGATGCTCGTGTATGAAGTCAGCAATGGCGTGGGCGGTCTGGACGACCTGATAACCCGGTGAAATATCCTGTCTGGTAAGTGTTACCAGCTTGGATTCGGTAAATCTCGAAATCTACCCGATGTTGTGATCTTTTTTCATGACAGTTGTTTTTAAATTGTGTTTCGTTTAAATCTAAGTGCCTTGTAACTATATATACGCAAAGGAGGGAAAAAGGTTTCAATAAAAAAAGGGTTTTTTTCAAAACCCTCTTTTCAGTCGAATTTAAACGATTTTTAGTTCTCGTCTTCGTCAGAAAGTAATGATTCCGAATTTACAGATGCCAAACTTGCACTCATACCTCTGTATGAAGCTGCTGCTCTTGACACTTTACTGTAAAGGACTTGATTACCAAGTGATGTGTTTTGGAACTGGAAGGTATTACCTTGAGAGATATTTAAACCCTTGCTCACAGTAACTGCGTCCTCAGTTGAACATAAGAACAAAAACTGCCAGTTGTTTTTCTTTTGATACGCAATCAAATCGGCAATGTCTGTTTGTTTGAACTCTGTGCTGGAATTTTCTCCACCATCTGTTACGATGATACACAAAACCTTTGTAGGTCTCTGTGATTCCTTCACATTCTGCATAGTTGCTTTGTATCCAGTGACACTCTTTCCAATTGCATCATACAATGCAGTCATGCCTCTCGGTACAAAGGTAGCAGTAGTCAACTCAGGTACATCTTGAATGTCAATGCTCTTACCCTCATACAACGGTTCGAATCTGTCATCAAATAACGTTCCTGATAAAGTTGCTTTATCTTTCAGTTTCTTCTGCTCACTAATGAAATTATTGTATCCACCGATTGCGTCATTTACTACAGGTCGCATTGAACCAGAACGGTCGAGAATTGCGATGATGTGAGTGGATTCTTTTTTACGTGCTGTGGTTTTTTTAGCCTTCACAGTGGGCTTTTTTGCCTTAGCTTTTACCGCTTTTTTTGCTGCGGTTTTTTTAGCTTTGGCCGTAGTCTTCTTTGGTCGTGCCATAAAAGTTGTCATTAAATAAGGTTATACGCTGGTAAATACAGCACCTACAAATTTAATTAAGGATTTGTTCACCACCAAGGAAACTTAATTAAAATTTTGCCGTAAATGCCTGAAATTCTGTTGTATTTATAGGATATGATTACAATCCACAAGAAAGATGGGCTTCAAACAGACGAGAACTACCTCAACTATATTACTGATTTCGTCAAATTTGCTGCTGCCATCCTGAACATGAAGGACGACTTCAACCTTTTCCTTCTTGGAAAGGGTCAGGATGGGGAGTCTACGACAGGTGGATACAGTCCGAGCGAAAATACGATCCGTGTTCTTTATCAGGACAGAGCATTAGTGGACATCTTGAGAAGTATCGCTCACGAAATGGAGCATCAGCGTCAGAATAATCACGAACTCATTCAAGGAAAACCACAGAATATCGGTGGGTTCTTGGAGAATGATGCAAACATCATTGCTGGAATCTTAATTAAACTTTACGTCAAAGCGACAAACAATCACAACCTATACTGGATGTAATTGTCACGCTTGACTATTACACTGTATGGAGAAGATTTCTAAAGTCATCAGATCACACGCGAATGGATCAATGTTCGAGTACGTGTTCTTTTGTCCGGGATGTGGTTGTGCACACGGGATTCGTACTACAAGTTGGCCGATGCCAACCGGATTAACAGAAGAGTACATTGAACTCTTCCAGAACAAATGGACTTTTAATGGTGATGTTGAGAAGCCTACTATACACCCTTCCATTCATGTATGGCATAAAGATAAGAAAGGCAATAAAACTACAACTTGCCATTCGTTCGTTACGGAAGGTAAAATCCAATACCTCAATGATTGTATCCACGATTTAAAGGGACAGACAATCGACTTGCCGGATTTTTGAGCACAAGGTGGGATTCGAACCCACGACATATGCCTGTTTTGCAGACAGGAGCCTTGAACCACTTGGCGACATGTGCGTGTGTACCCCCGACAGGATTCGAACCTGTACGCCTTTCGGCACTACGTTCTAAGCGTAGCATGACTACCATTTCCAACACGGGGGCATTTTAATCTCTTTCTAATAAGTATTTATGGGTATGCAGGGAGTAAACGAAATAACCAACATTTTCAAGGACGACCAAGAATACATTCCGGTCATTGCTGATCACGGAACGGTTGATGATGCCATTTTCGGTGCTGCACTTCGTAAGGGTCATCTACCCAAATCCAATGTTACTACCGAATCTTTCAACATTGTCAAGAAGAATATCTACAAGATACACAAGCATGACGTGCCAAAGTTACTCAAGCTGCTCGAAGGTCTCAACAAAAGGCATCAAAATCAATTTCAGCCTCACATTGACGACATTTCTTACCACTTCAACTCAATCAAAAAGAAGAACTAATCCTTATCTACATCGTTGAGTACGTACTTCACAAGAAGCACAACTGCGATTGTACTGAAAGGAATAAACAGTATGATCAAATCGATCAAGAAAAGAACTGGATTAATGAATCCATGATTCTTCAACTTGTAGTAAGTTGTCAACGGGAGGATTATTCTCCACCAGTTGAATTGCTTGATCTTATCCATCATATGTACCCTTGGAGGGACTCGAACCCCCACGCCTCACGGCACTGGCTTCTTAGACCAGCGTGGCTACCAATTACACCACAAGGGCATGTACATTTAAATACTGAGAAGTATTTGAGCCTTGACTGAGAATTGAACTCAGATTCTTTGTTTACGAAACAAAAGTTTTGCCGTTAAACTATCAAGGCAATTTTTTGGAGCCTCCAATGAGAATCGAACTCATGTTTCTCCCTTACCAAGGGAATGTTCTACCATTGCAACTATGGAGGCTTATACAAAGTATTGTTCTGACATTGAACTACGCCCTTACGTCATGATCGTAATTTGAGGATCGGTGGGACTCCAACCCACAACTATACTTCTGAGACCGTAACGGGACTCAAACCCGTAGCTTTTCGTTTTAGGGACGACCACTCTATCAGTTGAGTTATACGGCCAAATATTAGAACAACAAGCACTCTGACATTGAGTTACATCCGTGCAGTGGCCACTGTACATGTCAAACTTTGGATTCTTCCCTGATGACTTGACGTTGTAAGGGGAATTCTCATATTGCTACAAGAATTACAACATCTTTATAACGCCTTTGCTCTGGTATCGAACTTTCAGCTTGGTGGATGATGGGAATCCAACCCACAACTTCTTGTTGTTTTGTGCGGAAGGTGAGAATCGAACTCACATTACTGGTTTTTCAAACCAGCACCTTGACCACGTTGGTAACAACCGCATATCGTGGAGATAATGGGAATCGAACCCACTTGTGATGTCGTCTGACACCAAACTCGTCCATTGAGTAACTATCCCCTACTAAATAATTTCTTCAAAAATTTCCATTTGGTATCGACACCCGTTGTCGGATATGTCTCTACATCAAAAACCTCTTTGTAACCTGACCAGCAATCGTCTGGCATTTTTGTCCAGACACAGAACATTCCAATTGCCGGAGTGTCTTTTCCGAGTTTCAACAATCGCCACGTTCCACCATATATTTTGCGATACCATTTCTTATCCAAGAAATTGCTACCCCAATACATGTTCTCTTGTTTCCGTAGCAGGTCTAACGATTCTGTTACCATTTGTCGTAGTCGGTTAAGTTGATTTTTTTACCGTCTGCTCTTTCTACTTCTACAACAGTTCCAAGTCCTGTTGGTGTAAACATGAAGGTGTACCCACCACCGATTGTAGCAGGAGGAAGTTTCTTCAACTTCTTATTCCATGCTTCGAGTTTTTTGATTTCATCTTCATCCAGTTCAAACTTGTAACTGGTTAAGATTTTTCCTGTATTTGCTTTCATACAAATAATTTATGCTCTTCCTATAGGATTCGAACCTATGCGGGGTGATTGCCACCCACCTGATTAACAGTCAGGACTTTTCGGCCACTAAAGCAAAGGAAGAATTTATTCATCAAATCCGGTTTCGTAAAAACCAGTCGTAATGAAGTCTGTATTATTCAATCCGATAAATCTGAATTTCTCCACAAGTTCGGGATTGATCTTAACAACGTTTCCGTTGTCGTCAAGAAACTGGATGTCCTTCAAGTCAACCTTGTTGATCTCTCGTCTACGGGCATCCAGTTCTAAAATTTCGCTTATTTTTACTTTCATACTTCTGAAACTACTGCAAAGTAGATTTCTTTTGGCATTTCTCCAAATATGAATGCAGTTACATCACACAACCACATATTGAAATCATAATCGATGCTCTTGTACGATTTGAGGTTGTACACTGCACCACCAACTTCTTCCATATCCGGCACACCGTTGCAAACCCATGTGAGTTTGTCGGCCCCGCCAAAATCTTCATCAGCAAATCTCAACTTAATTTCTCCTTGTCCTTGAGAAAGTATGTCAAGAAAACTATCAGCACCAAGAACCATTTGGAGTGCATCTTTACCACCTTCCCATTCAGGAAGATCAATATACCAGTTCCCCGATGTCTCTTTGTAAAACTTGCATGTCCTTTCCATAGTGCTTCTTTATTTTGTTCAGAAGAGCAAGGTCTTCTGCGTTGTAATCATCATCTTTTTTCTTCTTGTTCATTTCTTCGATTGATTCGTAGAAACGAATTCGGTGTCTCCACACGTACTTTGCACCAACTGCTTTCTTGAATGTTCTTAAATCCAGATCATCGTGTAACCAGTAAAGTGCGTAATCTTGTCCTGCGTAACCTTCAATGAAATCTTGTCCTTCAATTAATTCTGATTTTAGTATTGCCTTGCGAATGTATTTCTTGTAGTGTGTAAGTCCCTTAATGTAAATCGTTCTCATTGTTTTGTTTCATATGCAGAGAGTGAGGGATTCGAACCCCCGTTACCCGCAAGGGGTAATCCAGTTTTCAAGACTGGTGCAATCATCCACTCTGCCAACTCTCTATTGTAGTAATACATACTCTCATATTAGTGAAAGTATTGATTCTGTCGCGTTTTTCAAACTGATTTCAACATACGGTACTTTGAACCATTCCAGACAACGAAGCACTTCTTCGTCTACTTTGATCGCGTCTTCAAGTTTCTGCGATCTCCCGTGTTCTTTGTATTCAGTCTCACGTTTCAAGAAGAAGTTCAAGTTCTGGTATCTCTTGAATTCGTGAAAGACGTTTGCATGGAAGTGTTTGTTGTCGTCACCTTTTCCACTGTACACGATTGAATTGAACAGTGGTGCATCGGTTACGGCAATGTCAATCGTATCTTTCAGACGGAAGAATTTCTGGTGCTGATTCGCGAAAATCATTTGCTGATTTTCCATCATTTTGAATGACTGGTTCCACGTAAGTTCTTTTGCGTACTCGTCAACATATTCAACTTTGAGTTGCTTCATGTTTAGTTCCGTGAAAACCCTCATTGCAACCGTTGTCTTACCGACTCCGGGGCCACCAAAAAGATTGATTACCTTCATAAGATTTGCTTTCCACAAATATATGAAATCTCTTTTGAATTTGGAAGAGGGTGTGGGACTCGAACCCACAAATCGGAATGGTTACCGACTTGCTCGTTTTCAAGACGAGTTCTTCATCCAGCCAGATACCCTCTATGGTTTGGCAGAGAGTACAGGACTCGAACCTGTAAGACGTTTTACCGTCACGCCTGTTTTCGAGACAGGTGCATTGCCAATTATGCTAACTCTCTGTGTATTGAGGAAAAGATGGGAGTCGAACCCACATTGGCGGTTCGTTGCCAGTGACGGCCCGGTTTCCTCCATATTAACCAGTTATAAGACCTTCCCAAGTTAAATGTGTTGTTGTAAGTAGTAAGGGGTCGAACCTTTTTATGCCGTCCTCTTCTTTCCGTTTTCACTGTTCGAACAGTTACTAACGTGTCTGCGCAGACCAACACCGAAGTTATAAGCCCCGGCCACATTTGAGCGAGTGAAGGGACTCGAACCCTCAACTCCTGATTGGAAGTCAGGTGTGTTAGCCATTAGCACCACACTCGCAGATGTCAAAACTTATTGTTTGGTATTTTGACTGGATGCCCATCATACCCTGCCGGATATAAAAGTTTCCTGATTCTCTCAACATCACCATTGTCCACCAGTTCTAATCAACTGAAACAATCCTTGCATAGATGAATAGTCTACACAAGCCCGTGAGCAGATAGAGGGAATCGAACCCTCGTCCGTGCCTTGGCAAGGCACTATAATAACCACTATACGACATCTGCGGATCAAAGCAGCATTGTTTTTTCAGGGTGATCAAACCCTCTGGCTCCACGCATCACCACTGACCCACTTCACATTGATCAAATGTTCATCATGGTTCGCTGACACTTAAACGGTTTAAACATTCACTTACGCCACGCGAGTAAGCTACACTACTTCAAAGAGCGAATAGTGGGGTTCGAACCCACGAGCCTTCTCCTTGGCAAGGAGACGTTCTACCAACTGAACTACATTCGCATGGAGGCAGAGAGGCAGTGCTCCCACTGTGAGTCCCTTTTAAACTCTGCCATTTAATTATTGCTGGTTGGGTGAGAGTCGAACTCACATCTTACAAGTTAACAGCTTGCCGTTTTACCAATTAGTACTACCAACCAAAGTGCGGAGAGTGAGGGATTTGAACCCCCGGAACCCTTTTACGGGTTCGCCTGTTTAGCAAACAGGTGCAATCGGCCAGACTCTGCCAACTCTCCATTATGCATCGTATACGATTCGAACGTATGATTCTTTAAAGGAATGTCCGCTACACGCAGACCGTCTTAAACCACTCAACCAACGATACATGTTGTAGGCAATGAAGGACTCGAACCTTCCTGACCACTTTATAAGAGTGGCATAATCCACCCATATATGAATTGCCCATTTATTTTTTTCGACCACCATTCAAAATTTCGACTTTGAATTTTGTCTTGATCACATTCAAGATCAAAGTCTTTACAAACTCTGGTAGTTTGCTGTTGTTTTTTACTTCCTCTTCAAACTGATGAACCATCAATGATCCATAGTAGTTCTTGTTTCTTATGGTTTTCAAATCAACAAAGAATTTGTTGTATCTCTGCATGATTCGATTCACAGACCAAGTGATGTCCGGTCGATTCAATTCTTCCAGAACTTCTTCTAAGACAACGGCACATCTGTATTCTCTTGATGTGTATGCATCTGCCCTAAATTTTTTCTCATACGGTTTGTGTTCCATAAATTTATTTAAGTTTTGCTGTACCAGTAGGATTCGAACCTACATAAGGAGATTAGGACGTTACTGTCTTTCTCTCTTTTTCCTCTCCCCTGAGACAGAGGGGAAATGTCTGCCAGTTCCACCACAGTACAATTTATGTCGTCAAGGTAGGATTCGAACCTACAGTCTCCAAGGTATCAGCTTGGCGATTTAACCGTTAATCTACATGACGATAGCAAGTGCCATTTATTTTACCTGAATATGGCGAACAGTTTAGTAGGCAGTGAAGGAGTCGAGCCTTCGTGACGAACTTATCAGGTTCGCATAATAACCCTTATATGAACCGCCCATTTATTTTCTTGTTTTGAATTCTTCTACGTACTCTTTTGCTTCCGGGTCTTTACCCCAACCTTCGTTTCCGCTTGAATGTGCACCAACAAAACCAAAATTTACTATAGTTGTAGTGAATCTAAAGGTGTAGTTACCAACCTGAAATTCTTTTGCCTCCGGGTCTTCCGTGATCGCAATCGTATCGACCTCTCTCACTTTGAATTTCTTTAGTGAGTCTTTGAAGGACTTGATGTTTATGTTACAGACTTCCATTTTACATGTATTTTTTTACCCATTCTTCTCTGGATGCAATTGCTTCTATCATCATTTTCATCATGAGTGCAACATTCTCTTCACTGCTTGACGAATCATCGGCTTGTCTTGCCAACATTACTTGATGCTTCTTATTCAGAAGATAGTACTCCAAGATCGTTCCGTTTCCGTTGTTTTGTGCACCAACTAATTCGAAATTCAAAAGAGGTTTGTCTCTCTTTGTCAAGAGCCTCAACTTTCGTGTATTGATGAAACATAAATCCATTGTTTAGGTTTTATTCGTCAAGTAATCGGTTATTCAACCCATCCCCCAATTCAGGATGCAACCAGAGTACTCTCGGAGGGACTCGAACCCCCAACCCTTTCGTTCGAAGCGAATCGTTCTTCCAATTGAAACTACGAGAGCATATGTACCTTCGGAGGGAATCGAACCCCCATTTGATCGTTCGTAGCGACCCGTTCTGATCCGTTAAACTACGAAGGCATATTTTGTTGAACATCTGATGGGACTCGAACCCACAACTACCCGTTTAGGAAACAGGGGTTCTTCCAATTGAACTACAGATGCTTATTGGTACACTCGGAGGGACTCGAACCCCCAACGACTTGTTTAGAAGACAAGCGTTCTTCCGGTTGAACTACGAGTGCATATTAATGTTCGAAACAATCATACACATAGATAGGAGTTTGTTCTCCCATGTACGCACCTGAAATGTTGAACTCGAAAAATTCTATGGCTTCTTCGTGCGTCATACCATCCCTGCTCATTAGCTTTTGGATGATCTTACCCACAGAGTAACACAGTCTCATTTTTGATTCATCAACTCCGATGACTGCATCATCGTGACCGTCAACTGTCAAAAAATTTTCTTCTAAATAATATTCCAAAATCTCTTTAAGCATTTTTTGAATATTTGAGTCAGTGTTAATTAGAATAATCCATTGTACCCCTGACAGGAATCGAACCTGTATCAAATGATTAGAAGTCACTTATTCTGTCCATTGAACTACGGGGGCAGATCGGTTTAAACTCCGAACGTGAATTGGAAGTTCTCCCCTAAATCTCTTTTCACCTTTTGTCTGATGATGTTCTTGAAGTTTCCTTCGAACAAGAATGCAGTCAAGCCAACGTGAGCAATCACTCTTTTTTGTTTTCCACTCTCTACGATTGTGGATACTGAGTTGATGCCTTCGACTTCAACTAAATTCATTTCGTTCAACAGAACAAACTTGTCAGAGACTAAATCTTTGATTGTATACATGCATTTAATTTTTAGAGCCAACTGTGGGATTCGAACCCACGCGACCTCACGGTTCCTGATTACAAATCAGGTGCAATCGTCCTCTATGCGAAGTTGGCGTTTAATGTCAGTAAATATCTTGCCACAGATAAATACTGGCACTATTATGCGTAATTATACGGATTTTATCCCGCATACGCAAATAATACTTCTCAACATGTCAATGATCAAATGAGACCAGTGAATAAGGCTGTGCTTCGGCAAGCACATTTACGGCAACCTTATTCAAGGTTTCGTGGGACTAACAGGAATCGAACCTGTGCTGCGAGATTTTCAGTCTCGTACTCTACCTACTGAGTTATAGTCCCAAATGCACAAAGGGTGGGAGTCGAACCCACAAGATACTTGAACCTACTACGAGTCACCTTCGCTTGAAGGCTTCTCTTTTTTGTTCGTTCTCACCGTTTTGGAGACGGGTTACCTCACCAATGGTGGCCGATGTGTGTGCACAGGTAGTAGGATTCGAACCCACATCAACGGTTTTGGAGACCGCTATACTGCCGTTGTACGATACCTGTAAAATAAAAAACCCGATCTTTTGGATCGGGTCTTTTTGATTCTTTATTCTATCTACGACTTAGATAGTGTTTAAGTCAAACGACCCGATATGAGAATTACTGCCTCTAAAATTGAGCGTAGAAATTCCTCCTGTTATGGTTGAACCACACCAGTTAATGCGGGAAATATTTGACATTAGACTTTTCATTTTTTCTTAAATCTTGAGCAAATGTACAGATAAATACGCAATGCGCAAGAAAAGGTTTCAATATTTTTCGAAAATCTTTTACAAGGTCTTTTTGATGGTACGGACGATCCTCGAAATCACGATACTCACAACCAATACTATGATGCTAATATCCAACCACTTAGGGGCCAATTGCCAGTCCCGGACATCCACTTGGGCGAACGAAAACGGCAGGGCAATGGCAAACATGAAGAACAAAAATCGGTACGGCTCTTTGATGGCATCGTACCAGACATTGAATACAGTGAATGGATTTCTCATAGAAAAAAACGTTGCAGGAGTTACCCTGCAACGTTGGTTATGATTAGAGATTGACTTGCTTCTCAGCCATTTCGAACTTGAAGGTCAACTCCTTGCCATCAATCTTCTGGACAAGTGTGTCTTCTTCGAAAGACTTGAATTCAGCAAACCACTTCTTCGATAAAATCAACGCAAATTTGATCTGCGCGATTTCTTGAAGAGCAGCCTTACGCTGTGTAGATACGTCAGCGTTTACGGTCTTCAACCAGTTCTCAAGGATTTCATCCTTCTTCTTCTGGTCTTTCAAAGACGTGTAAATCTTTGAAGTGATTTGAGTGTTGTAGTCCTCAATTGCTGGCTTGAGCAATTCGTCAGCCGGAGTCAACGTCTTGCCATCTTCCAGTTTCTTGATCACACTGGCAACCGTAGGAATGCTTGAGTACTTGGCAATCTTCGTGTTGAGTTCAACTGCCATGTAGAAGTCTTGACTTTTTTCAGTCAACATCTTCGGAGCAAATCCGTTGTAGGTTGTGATACCGAGTTCTTTCAACCAAGCCTCTGCTTCCGATCCGTATTTTTCAACGAAACCTTGTGAGGTCTTAGGGAAGTGTTCCTCATTGAAGTACTTGTAGGCTTTTGCAAGACCTTGAAGTTTCAATAAGTTGAATTCGATTTCTGCAAGTTTCTTTGCAGAGATTGACTTCACCATCTTTCTGTTGATCACAGGAAGAGCAGAGAAATCAAGCACAACAATTTGATTTGGCAGATAGCTTTCTGCTGAATCAATGATTCCGTTTGCTTGGAACAATGCGAAAGTTGCCTTCGACAAAGTCACCGGAAGTTTCGTGATGTTCAAGATACCATCCTTGATGATCGTGTAGTTACGGAAGATGAACGTATCGATACGCTCAATTCCAAACTTGTTCTTCGGTAAGTTGATGTAACCATCGAAGCGAACGTTGATCGATAAGTTGGCTCTTTCAGATGACCACACAAGATTTGAGATCGTGTAACCTTTGGTCTTGTCGTTGTACTCGAACTTGACCGCATCTTGATTGGTCTGTGCAAATGAATCAGTCAAGGCTTTCAATTCCTCAACGGTCTTCGCACCTGCAAGCTGTGACTTTTGGCTCTCATTGAGTTCGCCAGTAGATGTTGCTTGCACTTTCTTCGCACCGATTCTCTTGTACGTGAAGTTTTCGTTCAACGGATAAACAAGAGCATTTTCATCGGCAGTCAAGTCATTGATGAAGTTCATCACGCAGTATGCGTTTTCATCAACAACCAATTTCTCAACACGGCCTTTCAAGAATTGTTTCGTATTATCGAAGACACATTCCTTCACCATGTTCTTGAAGCTGAACAACTTTTGCTTTCCGTATGCGTTAACGAACACATCATAAAGGTTCTTGTCGCCCAACACCTTGAACACATCGTCAGCGTAATCGTTTTGAAGTTTTTCCATCAAAACGTAGAGACTGGTGTAAACGAGTTTGTTGAGTTCAGGTTTGTTCTCGTAGTTAAGTACGAGACCAGTGTTTGCCTTCTCTGCGAACCAAAGAAGTGAGAGAGTGTCTTCTGGTACTAATACCTGATCGTCCGTGACACTGTAGAGAATGATTTCGTTGGTGGGTGATACCGTGAAAACGAAATCGAAAATTCTGTTGCTCGGAATGTCAACAAGAATCTTTTTCGAAGAACCGTAGGTCTTTTGAAGTTTTGCTTCGAAGACTACATCGTAATCATCGAACTGCTCGGCTTCAACCTTCTCACCACCGACAAGTTCTGCCATCTTTGCGATTGCATTGCTGTCAGCATAGTAGCCGTATTCAACGAAAGTTGAAGCAGCAAGGTCGCCTTCGAGAGTCTTCAATGACTTCATTACATCCGACCAGTTACAGTCGTTGTTACCACCATCAGTCAAGAAGATCAAAGAAAAGACTCCGTCTTTACGGTTCTTTCTGATTCTTCCGATTGCTTCTTTTGCAAGAACCAATGGCTTGTTGAATGCTGTCAGACCAACAGGTTTCAAGAAACGGTCGATTGCCGTGTTGATTTCTTGAAGGTTCTTCAAGGTCTTGATCTCAATTTCTTCCATCAAGATACCAGCTTCACGATTACCTGAGAACCAGATGATCGTTACGGTGTCCTCGTCTTTAACGAGTTTCGGAAGTTTGTTTTTGAGTTGTTTACGAATGTATTCAAGGTCGTTTGACATTGAACCTGATACATCAATCACAAAGATGTGATTTGTGGGAAATGATTTGGGTACTAACTGTACCTCTGCGAGAGTCTTTACGTCTTTGATAGACAAAAAGAACTTCTCATTGAACTTAATGTTCTGCATACTACTACAAATTTTAAATAAAATAATTACAACAAAAATGAATAAAACAACAGTTTTTTCAGCTACTAATATACACTATTAAATACTGAAAAACAAGTAATATTTACTTTTGTACAAGGAAAAATGCGAAGAAATTCTTGTTGTTGTCAACAAAAAATTCGTGGCAAATGACGTTCTGTAGTTTTGATGCAATCTTTTCCAAAGATGCTTCCAGTTTTGGTAAGGATGAAGAGTTTTCAAACGTACCTACCTTTTTTACAACCAGATCATAATTGGTTGCATTCTTCTTTTCGGAGTAACCGAAGCTAACAAGAAGCGTATTGGATTCCTCCAAGAATTCTACTCCCACGCTTTTTGCTACGGTTTTAGCACCGTTAAGAAATGATAAGAATTCTTTCTTATCCTTTACGGTTAATTTTCCTTCTGAAAAATTAACCTCGAACAATTTGAATTTGTTGTGTACTTGTGACATTTTGATTTGAAATTTAAGTTTTAATTATAACATTTTGAATGCCGATTTTATTGTGTTCACTTTCGCCTGAAACTCAGGCATTTGGAACACGTTTGGATAGTTCCAAGCGATCCCCTCTGCCATCAAATCTTCCACAGCACGAATGGTCGCACCTTCAATCTTTTTTCCATCCTGTTCGTACTCATATCCGAGTATCCAAAGGTTGGTTGAGATCGCCACCGTATTCGTAATGTCGTGAGATACAATGATGATCGTATTCAGTTCATTGAGTGCAGCGATTTCAAGAATGACATCGGACACTTCTCTGATCATATTGATGTCAAGACCCGAAAACGGTTCGTCAAGCAGCAAGAAACTTTCAGAACAAAGAAGCTGCTGAATGATTGCCACCCGTTGACGTTGACCCCCTGACAGTGATGCAGGGTAAAAATCTTTCTTGTCCGATAACTTGAACTTCTCAAGATACAATGCAATTTTGTCCAGTTTGTCTTTCTTTGAAATGTTCAGTTGACTTGTGCCCAATTCCAAGTTGCCTTGAATTGTTCTGTGCATGAAGAGCGGATAGTTTTGTGCAACAACACCAACCACGCCAGCTTCCACAGGTTTGTTCATCACAGTCACCTTGCCAGTCGTAGGCTTGTTCAAGCCAGCGATAATTTTGAAAAGCTGTGTCTTCCCACGACCAGATGGCCCCAAGAACCCAACAACTTGTCCGGTGGTAATGTTTGGACGAACCACATCCTTTATTGAAACGTTGATGTCTCTCAGGATCAATTTATCTCCGTATTGCAATGAGACATCCTCAAGTTTGAGAATTTCAGTATCCAGAATGCTATACTCCTGTTTCATTTTTTTCTTCTTTTAGTTTGTCCTTCACAATCGAAAAAACTTCCTTCACAACTTGCTTGGGTACTTTCGATACTGACTTGGCAACCTTCCTGATCACCAGATATACTCCAAGCAGGAACAATGCGATGATCACCACAAAAATAATTGCTATCGTAGTCCACATATCCTTACTTGTTTAGAACCAGTACTGAATATGGACAGAAGCCTCTTCGAACTAACCCCAACAACCAGTCAAGGAGAATTCCAACGAGTAATACGATCAAAAGGATGGCATACACTGAATCCAAATGGAACTGCTTGTTCTCTTGGAATAACAGTACACCGATTCCACCTTCTGCACGACAAAGATTTTCAACCATCGGAAGCATAATCCAAGCGATTGCAAAATTTTGTTTAACGGCTTCAAGGTATTGATCTGCCTTGCCTAAAATAATCACTTCCCACAAGGTCTTCCACGAACTCATTTTCAGAGTACGGGCGTAGTCAAGTTCTTCCTTCTTCACTTCGAAAATAATTCCGAGAAATGAAGTCAGCATGAACACTACGATACAGAACACGAGCAATGTTACCTTGAGTGAATTTGTGTCTGGTGTAATCTCGGCAAAAATGAAAGTCAAACCAACGGTAGATAAAAATCTTGCTTTACCTAAAACGTTGATGACCGGATTTAATGCGGGAATGACCCACAACAATGCAACGAACAGAGAAATGATTGTCGAATAGAAAATTGCTTTGATACACAAACTGGTACTGATCAACAGGTGAGTCAAGAAGTCATGCTTGGCGATCAACGTTGTCGTAGCAGTGTAAATGTCCAGTGGGGAAGGAACGAATTTGTTTGTGTTAAAGAACCAAAACAACCCCACGACAACAATCCAAAGTGTGACAATCAGGTTCTTATGGGAACCACCGATTGATTTGTTCGGTGTAAAAAAGTGAAGTAGTGTTTTCATTTTGTCTTTTAAAAGAAGGGGGTGCAGAGAGAAACCCTACACCCCCCATTCAACATAAACCCAAATCGAAATTAACGTCTGCCCAATTTGATTTCAACACGTCTGTTCTTTGCACGACCAGTCGCAGTTGAGTTATCAGCAATCGGCATGTCTTGTCCGAAACCGTTGGTAGTAATTTTTGCAGCGAAATCCGCATCTTTTGCAATCAGCCAGTTACGTACAGAGTTTGCACGAGCCTGTGACAGATTACGGTTGTCTTCTGCTCTACCAGTATTGTCAGTGTGACCGTTGATAGTCACCAAAAGGTTCTCAGCAACAACAAGGTCATTCAACAACTTGTTGAGTGTTTCAGTTGATCTCGGAGAGATCGTAGCACTACCAGTTTCGAACTCGATAGTTACGGCCTTCGAAGATACAAGGCTTGACATGGTCTCACCTTCTTTGAAAGTCTGCGTACTTGCTACTGTCATTTCCGCATTATTCCTGTTGGCATTGTATACCGAAGTCAGGTATGAAAGATCAAGTATGTCCGTGAACGGAGTGTATGTAGGAAGTCTTTCAGGGTACGATGCGGTTGCAATGTCACCGAAAGTAGTGTATACGGCTTCGTACTTGTTAACACCACCGTTCAAACCGAAGTAGACGGCATTGTCAGCTAAGTTGAATACACGCGAACCACCAAGTTCTACAATGTTACCTTGTGCATCAGAATATTGGAAGCCTTTGAAGTACTTCTCCCATTCCTGTGCGGTAAGGTCACCGTAAAGTTCGGCAGCTACACCAGTTGCATAAGTAAGTGCTTGTGAGTGTGATTTTACTTGGTCACCACCTAAAGCAGCAGCCAAGATAAAGTTCTCAACTTTCTTACGATTGCTTTCCAACCAGTCGCCACAAGCAAGCCATGCGTTCGGCATTTGTGCACCGTAGTCTTTAGTTGAAGCAAGTGAAACAAGTCCACCTTTCTGTTGAACTGCGTTTACGTCACCGGGAGTCCATGTTACCACGCCATCAACGACAACAGTAGTATCACGACCAGTACGCTTTCCGTTGATTACAACAGGACGCTTTTCTTTTTGACCAGCGATGTACAACTTAGATGCAAGAAGATAGTCATCAACTGCAAGCCAGTTTACGGCATTAGGATCGTAAGTAGTAGGATCGTTGTTAACAGGGATTTGGTTGTCAGAGCAATATTTCATTGCAATGTTCCAGTCACCGTCAAGGATAACACCAGCTACAAGTGAACCACGAAGATTCTGAGGATCACGCTTTGCAGAAGGACGGCCAAGAAACTTGTCTTCACCGAATGATGCACCACCAGCATAGAATACTTTGATCTGATACTTTTCACCAAGAGTTTTCTTGATGGTTTCGTTCAAACCAGATGCGAGACCGGGAACACCGTCACCCATCCATGCGATCATGTGGTAACCCTTTCCAGAGTTTACATTGCCTTGCGCATAGTCCTGAATGAAGGCATACAGTTGATTAGCTTGCTCAGTACAGTTGTTTTGGGTGATCAACTTGAGTTTCACACCGTGTTCTTCCATGAGCGAACCTTTGGTAGTTGTGATACCACCGTTTGCGTAAAGGATACCAGATTGAGCGTTCCAGCCCATGATACCTGCACGAATTACACCACCGCCCATGTCCGACACATCGTGTGAAGGAAGTGCACGGGTAGGTGCGTTTGCGGTCTTGTCATACTCCAACGGAGGAAGATCATTTACCGTTACGACCTGTGATGCTTTGACGGTCTTCGGGATCAAGCCACTGTCAACGACAACGTACTTCACTCCGTAACCGACTGCGAATACTGAAACTGCGAGTAGCAATTTACTGAACAACGTCAGATTTTTGAAAAACTTCATACTTTTTTAAGGTTTAAATTGAACAATTAATATATGTGCTTATACGTGTTAAGCCAATCAAAGTTTAGTTCTTCTTCAAAAGTTTTGCAAAAGAACTTTCTTTCGGAACAGATGACAAGATCGAAACCTCGCCAGTAGCACTCGGTACTTCAAGGAACAGACCACCATTGTCTTCGTATTCCTCAAGCAACTTCAAGCCATCATCGTTCATCATCTGCTTTTCGATGTCGATGCCATCCATCACACCCTTCGATCTCTTTTCGAAATCGTCAATGAATGCGATCTTCTGCGTTACACTTTCTTCAAGAGCCAAAAGTGATTCTTGGAAGATACGAGCCTTCTCGTTGTCGGTGCTTGCAAACAGTTCTGCATCCGAAAGACCCTTGTACATTTCACGAATGGTTTCGTACTCTGTACGCTTACGCTTGATTTCGTGCTCCAACTTGGTAATTGAGTAGCCCCAATTTTCGTCAAGTTTTTCAAGGAACGTAAGGTTCTTCTTCATACGATCATAGATCGGCTGATAAAGTTTCACAGACTCATTGTCGCTACTTGCCATGCTTGCAAACAAAGATGCTTGCTCAGTCTTGTTGACACTTTTTGCAGCTTTTGCTTTGCGCATGTTTTCATCAATGCCTTTTACCAAGTCAGTGATTTGACGTTCGAGTTTTACCTTCTTGCCTTCGATCTTAGTCTTGGTAACTTGAAGGTTGTGACGCTTCTCTTTCAGGTTTTCGACATACCGATCAAGGTACGACAAGAAATCCATCTTAATGAAGAAACTTGTGATCTTCCGGCAGATGTTTTTGTAGGTCATGGCAATGAAGTCCGGGTTTTGCAGTACATAGAGTACGACAAAGATCAACGGAATTGTTACCAATGCTGCTGCCCAAATACTTCCCACAAGAGAAGTAATGTTGTCGAAGAACGAGATCAGGGTTGAGGCAATCTTGTTGAAGAACAAGATACCAAGTCCTGCCAGTGCCACAGGTATACCGTAACGAACGATTTTTTCCTGCGGTGTGCCACCATTTGCTGAATTAAATCCTTGCATAAATTTTTGTTTTAGAGTTATGTTGAATTGGGTACGACTATGCTATGTACAAGTTCATCTTTTCGATGTTGCCACGAATATCCGTGACGAAGTCTTCGGCAGCAGCTTCGAATGCTGCTTTCTTGCTTTGCAATGAAAGGGTTTGTTCATTGATCTCATTGTTGATTTTGAAAATCAACTCTGCGTTTTTGTCTTTCTTATCTCTCAATGCCTGAATTTGTTTTTCAATTTCACCATTTTCTGAGGTAAGAAGATCGGCCTTCTTTTTCTTGTCGCCAACTTGGGTAGTTAATACCCCATTGATCTCATTGGTAAACCCTGATACTTGAGAATTAATCAGGTCTACATATTTCTGGCCAGTTTCAAGCAAACGTGCTTTGGTCAAGCCTTGTGCTTGAAGGATTGAGAACACAGTCGTGAACTTGATGTTCTCCGGGATTTGTTGTCCTGCAAGATTTTTCAGTGCATCGGTGAACTCCTGAAAATCAGGGCCAGCGAAATTACCTTTCTTGTAGACTTCGTTCAAAAATTCAGTGAACTCGTTTTTCTCGGTCTGAGTTACTGTTACTGCTCCGTTTACGAGATTGTTAACGTTGCTCGGAGTTGCTGCTTTGTGAGTCGGTTTCGCCAATGGCTTCTTTTCTTCTACTGGCATTTCTTCGCTCTTCACAAAAAGGTCTTTCAGGCCCATAATTGTCGTGTTTTAGAGTTTTGACTTCGTTTTTGTTACACAAATTTAGTAAGATAATTTTTATCTCCTACTTTTGATGAATATTTTTTTCACAGCCTGTTTAAAGGCTTCGTTCAATTCTTCATCGTCATCAATATCGTTATTTACGACCCAATAGGCCAGCCCGACATTGATAATAAGCGTTAAGACATAGATTATGATGATCTGAGTTATGGTTGGCTCAATGTTAAGGTAGTCGAAATCGTGGAAGTCTTTACGCTTCCATTCGAACTTAACTTCATCGTCAATCATGTCAATGATCTGGTTTAAATCGAGTTTTTGTTCGTCCTCAATTCTATGCTTGATCTTCACCTTCACTTCGGTCTTTTCAGTCCATGAGAAAGTATGACCCCACATAATATTTTTGTCGTGGTCAATTCCAACACATACCACGATCTCATTCATGTTACCACCCTGCCAGTATCTTTCCTGAACAAGTCCTGCTTCTCTTGGTTGATCGGTGAAGACCAGAAGGTATACACGCACTTGTTTGCTTGCACCCATTCTTGAGTTGAGAACTTGCAGTCGTTGTGCAGCAGAATTATCGTTATAGCCCAACAACACTTCTTGGTGAAACTGTCTTACGACCGGAGGATAATCGAAAGGCTTGTATTGCTTGATCTCCATGCTATCCAATTCTTGGAAGTGGAAAATCGAATGGGAAGCCTTCGGACGATTCTCGTATGATTCAGATTCGGCAACTGGTTCAAGTGTTTCATCTTTATTGTCCCACTTGGTCGAATACATGTCACCATCAATTGAATGGTAGTGACGGTTCATGTCCACGAATTGCTTTCCTGTTCCGAATTGTGCAACCAGTTCATTGTACCTTGTCTTGCTGATACCGTAGTCGCTCAATGTTGTGATTGCTTCCCAATGTTCGGGGTGATAATCAACATCGTAAGGGTGCATGTGACCACAGACATATGTCGTACACGATCTGGTTTTTCCACTACCACTGCAACGTGTGCAGTATATTGGATGTCGGCACGATACTCGTTCATCCCATGCTTCATAGAAGCGAACTTCCGTCACATATCCACCCAACCATTCTTCGTCAGCAGTAAGCGAGTGAACGCAGATTGCTTTGGCAATGAGTACCATGATCACAGTAGTCACTATCGGAATGATTATCTCCCACCAAACCACTTTCTTGTGGTAGAAACTCAGCAAAATGATTGCTGAAATGATTGGTATGAGGAATGCTAAGTAAACGGCCATTTTGTTATCGTTGTTTAAATGTGTCGCAGGACTCCCGATTCTCCACCTGCTTAACCTTGGTGAAAACTCCCTTCATGTTTTCGTTTTGGATTTTAACACACATAGTGCGCTACCGACAGTGTAAAGGTTAAAATTTTTGGATCGTATCTTAATATGACACACTTAATGACTTACTTCTTTTCAAACAAGTCAGTATCGTCATCTTTGCCAGTCTCGAAGGCTTTGTCAGTACGTGTGCTGGTAACGATGTTAAGTTCCGGCAGTACATGGCCACCAAGTGTGCTAACAAAAAATCGACTTGGGAAAAGCGTGAGCAGGTTCTTCATTTCATTGTGAATCGAAATGAGTTTGCTTTGAACCATTGTAAATTTCGTTCGATACGTTTCGATGCTGATCATCAAAGTCTTGTAGAGCGATGCATCGAAATTGGGATTGGACTCCGTGATCCACTTCATCATTTCTCCACCGTAATTGCGGGAACTCATGATTCGTGAATAGTTCTTTTCGAAACTCTCAGAATATTGATCTGTCACCCCGGCTTGTTGCTTGAGGATTTTCCACATTTCATCGTGGACGAGTTTGTCTTGTTCGACTTGAGCCTCATACAGGTTGTTGAGGGTTACGTACTTGTTGTCGTAAACGAAGTACATGATTACACCAGTGAGGCCGATGAAGGCAGCAATGATGATAGCGATAAGCGATTTATTCATAATTTAGCGTTGTTTTCAGTTATACGTAAGTTTCTGGAAAAGGTTATATATCAAACACAAAAGGTTTATTAATCGGGTCGTAGCTTCTGGTCATGAAGCTGGCGTTGTAGAATTTGACCCCATTGACTTCTGCCTCACCGTACCCTTCATGAATGTGTCCAAAGATATTAACTTTCAAGTCCTTCAACTCTCCGATCTTATTGAGCAGGTCTTTACATCCTACTTTCTTCTCAGGATTGTAACGGCTATCGTAAAGAACTTCATCGAGAATATTGTATGGAGGGCCGTGTGTGATCAATACGTTCGTGTCCAACGGAATCAAATCCCAATGTTTCTTTATTTCTTCGCCACGATCACGATTGAATGCCCAATTGTGAAACCAAGGAGTTATTGGTGATCCCCAAAACTTTACTCCGTCAATGGTCACACCACTATCATTCAGATAGTGTACATTATCCGGGAGAATTGTTTTCGCCATTCTTTCAGGATGACGTTCAAACCAGAAATCGTGATTTCCAGCAATGAAAATTTTGTGACCAAAGCCTTCCAATTTCAGAAACCAATCAAGAAAGTTTTTCACTTCTTGTTCAGTACCACGATAGGAAATGTCACCACCGCAGATTAATACATCAGCAGGGGGAAGCAAATCTAAATTAGAAAGGAGTTTGTGTTCAGTATGGGGGTCTGAGAATGCTGTAATTTTCATTTAGTGTCGGTGTCTTCTTGATCTGATTCCTCTTCGTCATCATCTTCATCAATGACTTCTGTATTACTGCCATCAGCGAAATTCCATTCGTATCGTGCAGCGTTTTGTTTGTAGTCATTGATTTCTACCTTATCAACACTGAATGAAATGGTGCTACCCTGCGTGAGCGTTTGAGCAATGTATCCATGAAGTTGATCAGAAGGAATCAAATGAAATTTCTCAACTGGACAATAGAAGCCCTCACTGCCATCGTTGGCATAGACGACTTCCATGTATTCCTCTGGCTTCTCTTCTCGCTTTTCAATTTCGCGTTTTACCCGGCCTTGCAGCCAACTTAGTTCGTACTCATTGAGTAGACCAAAGTCTATGTCATCAATATTTCTACCCATTCCTTAGAATCTGAAAGTATCTATCTTTCAGTAATCGGAGGTAAATATCGTTAGGAATTCCGTAATTTCCAATAGCCCACATATCGTTAAATTCAACGACTGCGTTTTCATTGCTGTGTGACCACGTACTGTTCTCAGGGTCGCCCATAAACACACCAATATCGATGGTATAGGCATCCGGGAAATCGGCCTTATTTTCCTGAATAACTTGTTCAACGTAATAGGGGTTAAACATCAGGCAGTAGTCTCCTGAATAGTTTCGAGCATCGACCATCTTATTGTGATGGACATAGACTCTCCATTCGCTTTCAAGTTTTCTCGAAAACGGCTGATACGCGAAAACCTTTGTGTCGTCCGGCAGGTCGTTGAGTATCGTGTACTTCATTCCATCAAGAACGAGTCCAGTGAATATTTTCAATTCCAATGGTTTGATGAAAAGTTTCTCACCAGCATCGGCACGAGTCTTTGCTTCGAGCAATGTGATGATCTCGGATTTACGATTTGAATTCCGGGGAAGGCGTATTTCTCCCTTACCCAACTGTCTGAAAACTTCACGCATGAAGTCAGTTGAACCAACGGCAAGATTTTGACGCAATAAACCATTTAGACGACCAGATTGTACTTCTTCAAACGAAGTCAATCGAACGTCCATGCAATTGTCCATTGCACCGTACCACGCACAAGCAGCATCGAAATGATGGGCGTGTGTTCTCTCGCTATTTGACTGAACTAATACCATGCTTTAATTCGTTAGGCGTTACTTTATCGTGCATCCAATGTGTGTCTCCGATTTGAAATCTTGAGGAAACAAATTTTGCAACTGATGTTGAAAATTCATCGTACTCAAATTCTCCTGCCAATCGAATCACATAACCTTCGCAAGGGTCTCCATCGTATTCGGGTTTGTAGAGATCACGAATTTGATCGTAATCAAAAATTCCCCGATACAACACCGGAACAGGAGTGAGTCCAAACAACTCACAAATGTCAAGTGTGTCGTCCCATGACATGCACATTGTTTCTCGCCATATTGAATAGACGTAGAAATATGTGCTCAAATTTTTGTAATGAATGGTGTGCTTGGCAAACATATTCTCGCCACAGATACGATCACGTTCATCGAGAATGTAATTAATGTTTCCCCACAAGCCCTTCACCCAATCACGGGACGGATGCTTTCCAGAATTGATTGATCTGGCGTGAATGTGATCTTTGTACATGGTTGTGTTCTCTCCATCAAGTTTCACCGTCACAATTACTTCCTTCCCTGTAAAATGCGTTATCGAGTCGAGAACCCTGTCGTCCTTCGTCATCTTTTCACTCCAAGGCAAATGTGGAGTTCTCGGATATTTTACGTGTTTCATCAAAAACTTATTTAAGATTTCGGCAGGTAAGATTTTCTGAACTTGTTCTGCCGAGAACATTTCTCCCGGTATTCGATACCCCTCTTCCAGAACAATATTACCCCACTTGTCGTATACGTAATCCGGGTCAAAATGTTGCGGGAGAACCAATATTTTTATCCCTGCCCGTGTCCGCAAATCCTCACAGGACAGCACGGTTTGTTCGGCCAGAATATGACATTTGGCACACAAAGAAACGCCATTTTCCATATAGTAGCCACCATCTTCGAACAATTTTCGCTCAATGATATGGTGGGCATCTACGGCAATATCTCCACACCAGACGCACTTTTGCTTGTCCCGCTTGAAAATATTTTCCCTGAAATCGTCTCTTTTTAACAAAACCATGCAACAAAATTAATAGATTTGCGTATAACAGAAAATATGGATAGAAGAGTTTTAGAAGTTATTGCCACTGTCGGCATCCCTGCAAGCGGGAAGAGTACTTGGTCGATTCAAAAGATCAAGAACGATCCTTCTTTTGTCAGAATTAATCGTGACGATTTTCGTTTCATGATGAAGGATGCCCCTGTGTGCGATCCAAAGATTGAAGGTATCATTTCCAAGTTGGTCTTGAATGCCGTTGACGTTTGCTTGATGAAGAATCTCAGCGTCATCGTTGATCAGACTCACTTGAAGGCTGAGTATATCGAAGCCCTTGCTGAACACGTAAAGTATCGTGCAAACTTCCGTGTGCAGTTGTTCGACATTTCGCTTGACAAAGCGATTGAGCGTGACAACGCCCGTGAGAAGAAGGTCGGTGAAGCCGTGATCAGAAAGATGTGGAAGGACTACCGTAGTCTTGTTGACGGTAACGGAAAGATTTTCGAAAGCAGATCGATCCAGAAGCATGTCTACAAGAACCCGGTTTACGTTCCTACTCTTGAGGAAGTGATCTTGTGTGACCTTGACGGTACACTTGCTCACATGAACGGAAAGAGAGGGCCATTCGAATGGTTGAAGACTGACATCGATGACCTTGATGAAATTGTCGCAAAGACAATCAAGGATCACGTTGCGCTTGGACATAAGGTCATCTTTATGTCTGGTCGTGATGAAGAAGGTCGTGAGAAGACTGAGCAGTGGCTCGAATTCTACGGCTTCAAGTATCATGCATTGTACATGCGTAAGCGTGGAGACTTCCGTAAGGATAACATCGTGAAGGAAGAACTCTACAATGAGCATATCAAGGGCAAGTACAACGTCCGTGTCATCTACGATGACCGACAACAAGTTGTAGATATGTGGAGATCGCTTGGTCTCAAGGTTTTCCAAGTTGAAAAGGGAGATTTTTAATCTCCCTTTTTCTTTGTAGTTTTGGGGGTTCTACAACTATTTATACCTATATCATGGACACACAAGAGCCAAAAAAACTCACTGCATCCGATGTGGCGAAATTCTTGGGGGTTGAGAAAGAATTCAAAGATGCTCTTTTCGAGCAGGAAATGAAGGAAACCTACGAGAATTTCAAAAACGGGGAAGAAGTGAGTGTTAATCTTACCCCGGATGATGAACAAGTAAATGAGCCAAATCAATGAAGCCTTTTCGGTCAGTAGAGGAAAAGACGAACGTGGAAACGTAATTGCATTTATAGACCCTTCGAAACCAGAGAACGCAAAGAGTTTCGACTACAGACAGGTCTTCAAAGATCACGGGGCAAAGTGGAATCCAAACAGTAAATTCTGGTACTGGTATGTTGGTAAAACCGAAGACCAGTGGAGAAACGTTTTCAGCAAATTCATTGAACCAGCACTTAAAGCCGTACACGGTAAAGAAGGTGCAAGCGAAGATGACAGCAAAGCAGCAGTCATTGCATCATTGGATGCTCTCATTTCTCAAATTGAGACAACTCCTATCGCTTCAACTGATGTGAAACTTTCACCTCAGCAAGAAGAAACAATCAAGAACAAACTTTTACAATTCAAGCAACGACTTGTTAACATCGAAAACGATGAAGACTTCAAAGCAGCCGTTGCAGCAGTAATCAAATTCAAGAACGCACAGGGTTACAAATTTTCATTCGGTAACTCTATTTTAATTCTTATCCAGAATCCTCGTGCAACCATCGTCAACAGCAAGACCAATTGGGAGAAGTACTACAATCGTACTGTGAAACCAGATGCGCAGCCGTTGATGGTCTATGCTCCTAATAGCGTAGGTGGTGGTATGTCTGCCGACAAGAAAGAAGAAGCAGAGAAAAATTACCTTGCAAAGATCGGCAAGACCAAAGACAAAATGAGTCCACATGAAAAGATCGTTCTTCAAAGTCTTCAAAGAGGTTACGGTTATGCAAAGTCATTTACATTCGTAAGCGTATATGACGTTGCTGACACGCAACAGATCGAAGGCAAAGAAGACTTCATCAAAGGCACTGAGGACAGAAATAAATTAAAGTGGCACGAAGAAAACAACATCACCGAAGAAGTAAGACCTCTTTATACTGCATTGCTTAATATCGCAAAAGAGAAAGGCATTGACGTAAGCATGGCCGACACTCTTGGTGGTGCAAGAGGTGTGAGCAGCAGTGGACGTATTCAAATTTTAAAGAACGAAGGTAATGACGTTGGTTTAACCAAGACCCTTGCCCATGAACTTGCTCACGAATTTCTCCACCAGACCTATCTTGGTACAAGAGATAAAGAACTCGGTAAGTTCTTCATCGGTAAAACAGAAGGTAAAGATGCCATTGAACAGCAAGCGGAAATCGCTGCATGGATGATCATGGATGCCTTTGGATTCGATGTAAAAACTACTTCATTAAACTACGCAGTCATTTGGGGTGGTGACAAAGAAAAGATGGTTAAAGTATTTGATACGGTTGCTGGTGTTGTAAACAAAATTATTGACGACATCAACTCACAGTTGAAAAAGAATGTATCGGAAAATACTGGCCAGCCAAGACTTGGTCAACACGTTTCACCGCAAGAAATCGCAAATTTCATTGGCGTTGGAAACGAGTATTCACAAGAAGCCAAGCGTGAATCGATGCTTGAAAACTTCTATCGAAAGGTTAACATCATTCGATAAAATAAATCACAAAATCCGGGCTGAAAGTTCTTACTTACAGTATGTATATGTAAGGTAAGAAAGCTATGAAAAAAATTTTCAACAAGGCCACTTTGTCACTGACAATTCTGGCCCTAATTGTCGTATCGACAGAATGTTCTCCAACATTCAAATCAAAATTCTATCACGATAAGTTTAATCCCTGCTCTCCCGGCCCATATCAAGACAACATTGAGTGTGAGAACTGGAAAAAACTTTTCCCAAAAGAATATCAGAAGTATCAACAGAGAATCAAAAACGCTGCTAAAGGCAGTTAATTAATTTAATTATTCAAAATAAAAAACTATGGCTATTACGTCAATCTCTCCAAATAGTGGTGTTGGTGGCGATCCGTTCACAATTATCGGAACTGATTTTAATGCACTTTACGCAAACAATGCAACTGTTGAAGTTAAGGCACTCCTAAGTATAACCTACCAATGGACTGCTGAGACTCGCACTTATGGTTACAACGTTTCAGGTTCACACACAAACACAACTATTTCTTGTGTCGCACCAAACTACAATGGTAGAGGCACAATGTCATTTAGTGTATTCCAAAACAATAATATTGTTGGTACATTCGCATACTCTTATCCGAATTCTACAGTTACATCTTGTAGTTTAGATACGAATAGTGTCCTTACACCGGGAAGTAGTACAATTACAGTAAATGGCACTAATCTACAATATTTGACCCTTAATCTTATTTATTTTTTGGGGATGATGACTTTAGGGACTCCTACTGTTACTGGCATTACCTACAATGGAGATTATTCACAGTTATCATTCACATTACCATACGATCCATATGTAACACAATCACACGGAATTAGATTAATGATCGGCACAGGCGGTGGATATGGTTACAATAGTACTGAAAATCTCTACAATCACGCAATTACTTATCCAAGCCCAACCATTCAAAGCATAGTACCAGCAGGTGGTACTACATATGGAGGTTGGTATGGAAACAATAGTTTCAATACTATCACCATATATGGACAAAATTTATGGGGAATGGGATATGCGAAGGTTGGTAGCGAGTCTTGTAACGTAGTTAGTATTTCACCAGATGGAACACAAATGGTGATTTTTAAACCAACTGGAAATCTTAATGGCAGTAGTAGTGGCTATGTAAGTATTGGAACTGCTTCAAGTAATATTTTGGTAACAGGCACTCAATGGTATCCTTGTATCTTAACACCATTCATTGATTCATTCTATCCTCAAAGTGGCCCTGCTGGAACTACAGTTGACATTTATGGCTACAACTTAGTCAGAAATAATCCTCAGTGGGTTGTTCCAAGTGTTACATTTAATGGCGTTCCGGCTGTTGTTGACACTAACTTTAATGGTGGTGGTCATATTAGAGTGACTGCACCACTTTCGTACACTGGTAGAATCGTTGTAACTAATAATGTTACAGGTTCACATACAAGTGCAATTGATTATACGTATCCACCAGTAGCAATTAACGTAAATTTTTCAACCAATATAATGGGTGGTGGTGGATCAATCACATCGATTCAGTATTCTAAAAACGGTGGAGCATGGACGACAATGGGAAGAGGGACAAACATCTATAATACTGACTACATGCAATACAGAGCAACGTTTACAAAGGCAAGTGGATACAATTATATGGATGTTCAAATCACGGTTCCACCAGTTGGAAATTGCATGAATGATTCTTCATCAACATCCCCAATTACAAGAAGTACGTGGGGTAGTTTCAGAAGCCTTTCAAGTTACACTGTTTACTTTGGTGTAAACAGCTACGGGACAGGTGGCGGTGGAGGAATTCACTAAAAATAAAAAGGGGCTTTAAAGCCCCTTTATTTTTTTCAGGATAATTGGATCACTCAGGATAATGACTTTGTTGTCAAGTGTTCCATCGAAAGATGTTACACTTACCCAACTACCATCATACGGATTTACCATATTCGCATGACTGGTCATTTCTGTGAATGTGGCGTTAGGAACAAACTTACTCAGTTGTGTAAAATTACCTGAACAAACAGGGCATGTACCAATGTTGTTTTGAAATGAGAAGCTATACGTTCCGTTTTCATAAGCAACCTTTTGTTGATCGCCTACGGTCACGGCATATGCAGTCTTGCCCAAGTAAGTGACACGGTTATTCGTTGTGAAAAGAGAATCACCCTTTACTGGTGATTTGATTTTTATGATGTCGAAGGTGATTACCACATCACTGTTTTCGATTTGCCATGTACCAAGAATTGGATTCACATACACCGGGGTCGGATCGTTCTTCTGGCAAGCCGATACCAACATCACAAAAACACCCAAAATCAGTGCCTTTTTCATAGTCTTTTTTTATTTATACGGCTAAACCATGAAAAGGTTTCCCAAAACGGGAATTAAATTATATGTTCTTCTCTCGGTATGGTTTCCTTTATTGGAACAAATCCAGCTTGAATTTCGTCATCGATGTCAGGGAGAAAACTTAATTTAGTTTTCTTCTTCCTGTTACCTTCGTTTTCCCAAAACCAAAAACACATTGCTGCGCTATCCCACATCGCTACGATCATAGGTTGATCTTTTGAATAGACTGTATAATTCTGCATTATATAGCCCGAATAATAATACCCATCTTTCAGGGTTGCTTTCTGCAACACGTTAATCATACGTCACAAATTTAAAAATGAAATAAAAAGTCCACCCTGAGCGACCTGTTCAATGGGAAGGCGGGTGGACATGTTAAGGATAAATACTGACCCTGAGAACGATTCACAACTAAAGTAGAATTAATGCCAGATGTTTCACCAGCACGTTTGGTCAGGAATATTACCAGTATCTATACCTTATTCTCTCGATTCTTTCCTAAATGATAACCGTCACACCAGAGGCATTTATAGTTACTGAAATAAACGCCCCTCTTCTCAGACATTTTCTTTGCTGATTTTTGAGCCGTCTCTTTCGTGTTGTAACTCACCTTCGGTTCACCATTATCTCTCAAATGGCTGCGCTTATCAATCAGACCAAGTAAGTGACCTTTGAAAAGATTTCTCATTAATCTCTTCATCGGTAGCTGGTCTTTAAACGCCAGTCTTATGTTTCTTAACTTGATCATAGTGGGAGCAGTAGGACTCGAACCTACGAAGCCCGGAGGCGACAGATTTACAGTCTGTTGTAATTGCCGCTATACGATACTCCCAACGGTTTATCGCAGTTCAACCTCAGCACCAGCATTCAACAACTGGTTCTTGATGTTCTCTGCATTCTCTTTCGAGACACCTTCCGAAATTACTTTTGGCGCACCGTCCACAAGGTCTTTCGATTCCTTCAAGCCGATGTTAAGAAGGTCTTTCACCAACTTAACGATTTGAAGTTTGTTTGCACCTGCTGATTTAAGAACGATGTCAAAATTTGACTTTTCTGCTGGTACATAGTCCCCATCACCCGGTGGATGATAAATTGGTGCTGCGACTGATTGCTCAATCCCATACGTCTCCTTTAAATACTCTGCAAGTTCTTTTACCTCTTTGACAGAGAGATTCACAAGTTGATCACCGAGTGCTTTTACATCTTTCATACAGTTACAAGTTTTACGTCCTTCATTTCTGATTCAAACAAAGATACGTCTTTTTTTCTTAATCTTTCAAACCAGTCATCGGTTTTGATTTTACAGTAGTACAATTCAGGTCTCCCTTTCTTCGTTACTGAAACACCCTTACAGATGACTCCTTCCGTCAAGTTGAATTCGTTGGCTTTTACTCGCGCAACCAATTCCTTATTTAAGTTTCCTTCATACACCACTCGCGGTATTCCAACCGATCCGAAATCCTTGACGAAATCTCTCGGTGGTACAAATCCGTTTTTGTATTGATCAACGTCAAAAAGAACGATGTCAAATTCATCGTTACCAAATTCGTGCTGACCAAATGCTGACTTCGTTCCAACCAGTTCAGCGTAGCAAACGAAACTCAAAATATTTCTGTACTCCCGTGATCGAAATATCTTGGAGAGAGATTCGTTGTACTTGTTCATGAACAAATCAATTGCGAATCCGAACTCGGAATTTTTGTCGATCATTTGTTTCCGAGTACCGAACTTGTAGAAGCCACGCTTGTGCGAGTATTCAAATCGCAAGTTCGATCCATCCAATTTATCAAATGCAACTATTGGTAGTCCCCAATAATCACCGTAGTACTCAATACTATCGTACTGTTTCATAAATAAAGTTGGTGGGCAGGGAGGGATTCGAACCCCCGAACTCCGAAGAGGACGCATTTACAGTGCGTTGCCGTTAACCACTTGGCTACCTACCCATTGATGTACCCTCGGAGAGATTCGAACTCTCGACTCGCTGATTAAGAGTCAGCTACTCTACCACTGAGTTACGAAGGTATCTGTTCCCCTGTTTGGAATCGAACCAAACCCCACTGATTAAGAGTCAGTTGCCTACAGCCAGTTTGCTACAGAGGAATATAAGTGGGATAGAGGGGAATTGCACCAATCGAAAGCCACAGCTAAATCTTTATGTACAATATTACAAATAGCCTAATCTTTCTTTTATTTACCTTAGCCTTTTGAGCACCGTCTTCATGACGGCTCCGTTCATTTCACGAAAAGCTATCCCATATTTCAAAGAACGTGGGGATTGTACTGTGGCGATTTCTCGATCTGACTGAACAGATTGCACATACTACTTCGTCCCCGAAAGTACCCCCATTTGGAATCGAACCAAACCCTTCTGGTTAAAAGCCAGAAGCCCACGACCAGTCTGCTATGGAGGCATAACTGTGTGTCCCCGGAGAGGTTCGAACTCTCGACTCCCACATTAAAAGTGTGGTACTCTACCAACTGAGTTACAGAGACTTTATTTAAGTTTTCTGTGCACCCGGTGGGAATCGAACCCACTTTATGCTTGCGCCTTTATTGATTAAAAGTCAATTGCCTCAATCTCCGGTCGGCCACGAGTGCAGAGTTTTATCATCCACTCCCGTGTACGGGGTGGAGACTAAGGTTTTCGTTTCAATCTTAAAGCGTAATACATAAAATGTTCGTTCAAATGTTCTGTGGGTTAGGAGGGATTCGAACCCTCGTGCCTACGTTTTACAGACGTTGCCCAATGCCCCGTTGTCCAACCCGTATAAAATAAAAAACCCGATCTTTTTCAGGGATCGGGTATGTTCATATTGTTATGAAATGTCAATTACATACTTTTTCCCTGTCTACTGAAAGACTTCTTATAGGTTTTATATGAATATGACTTTTTCATTGTCGTTGTCAATTGTGGTACAAATGTACACTTAAATACGGGGAAGTCAAGAAAAGGTTGCGAAAATTTCTGTCTTTTTTTCCTCAGTAGGTTTGTTGAAGAACCGTTCGTACTCTCTTATGGAACCTCTGAGCCTTCCTAAAGGACACGGAAGTATCGGGTAACACACCCAATATTCCAGCATTTTTTAAATTCTGATTGGCTTGCGCCAGTGCATCTTGAAGGTGTACGATTTGCTCACCGAGTTTATACACCTGCATTTCTCTCAAGTTTCTCATATGTCAAAATTGAATCCACCTTTTTTCAATTGTTCGTATTTTTCTTTGTTGAACTGGAAGATGATCGCTCGTCTTCCGATGTGACCAGATGTTTTCTTTCTTGTGTTTCGAAGAAGGTTGTATCCGTTGATCTTCTTCATGAAGTTTCTTCGATCAAGACCTTCTCCAAGAATCGCTTCATAAAGTGCAAAGAGATCACTCATGGTAAATTCTTCCGGCAAGAGATCAAATCCAATCGGCTCATACTTAATCTTGTTCTGCAATCTTTCGAAAGCATAGGCCATGATCTTGTAATGATCAAATGCAAATTGCAGTTTGAGGGTGTCTTTGAGTGGGAACCACTTTACTTCTTTTGCATGAAGATTCGGTGACAGAGAATGATTCTCTGGATTGATCAACACGTAGTATGAGATTGAAATGATTCTTTCTCGTGGATCACGTTTCACATCCGTGAACGTGTAGAGTTGTTCAAGGTACGTGAGATCGATGTTGGTTTCTTCTTTAAGTTTTCGGATGACTGCTTTCTCAGCATTCTCCGTGTCCTCAATGAAACCACCGGGTAACGCCCACTTGTTGAGGTACGGCTCAAATGCTCTCTTGATCAAGAGGACATTCAGCTTCTTCTCAATGTAAGCAAAAACTATCGCGTCAACAGTAACCTTCATTTTCAACAAATTTATCAATTTTTCCTTGAATTCCAAAGTACTTTTTTATCGGTAACCAGTCGGTTTCCGCATCGAAACCTGCCTTGTCTTCAAACAGTACGTTGAAGTACGGCTTGTCTTCGTAGTACCCGTAGGTTGTGTTTTTCACATCGGGGTTGTTGTTCACGTACTCGAACAGAATACCATGTGAAGCAAAGAAGCCCATATAACGGTCGATCTCCTTCGGATATGAACAGGTAAAGAGTGCAATCGTCACGTCCTTACGTCTTGAAAGGTATTGCAGTACTTCCTTGGCGTGAGGATAGAACTTCAACGGATCAGCGTTATTGTAATCCGGGTAGAGGATCGTTTCGTGAATATCAAAGTAGAAATATACTTTGTCCCATCCACGCTTCTGCATGTTCTTGAATGTCTTGTCGATTGCTTTGAGTACGCTCATTGTGTCAAAATTGTTTTAAGTGCTTTATGGAATTCTCCTGCTACTTCAACTTCTTTGAAGCCGATGTAGCTTTTTGCTTGCTCTGGATATGGCAATGTATTTGTTGTATACACAAACGGTGTATGAGGGCATACAGCAAACTTAGTCACTGCAACACCAGAAAACAAACCGTGTGCAGCAAAAACATATACGTTTTTCGCTCCGTTTTCTTTTAGGGTATCGATTGCTTTCAGGATCGTTCCACCTGTGTCGATCATGTCGTCCACAAGAATTACATCACAATCAGTAACGTCTCCTATCAAGGTCATCTTCTCAACCTTGTTTGCTTCCTTTCTTTCCTTGTCGATTATCGCGAAACCACAACCTAATGCCTGTGCATATTTCTTTGCACGTTTCATTCCACCCAAGTCAGGAGAAATGATTTTCGGGTTCTTGAGATCGATGGCTTTGATTTCATCAACCAGCAATCCCATTGGATCGAGATTGTAGAATGGTATCTTGTAGAACCCTTCAATGGCTGTTGTGTGAACATCCATTGTAACCAGTCGATCAAGACCAGCTACTTGAAGCATATCAGCAAGCAAACGTGCTGAGATCGTAGTCCTAACCTTTTCTTCTCTGCGTTCCTGACGAGAGTGTGGAAGGTATGGGATAATGCCAATGATCTCCCGTGCACTTGCTCTACGAGCAGCGTCAATGGTTTCAAGAAGTTCGAAAATGTCTTCATACGTTCTTGGTTGTGACACAACCACAATCGATTCATTACGAACCGATTCTTCAATGACAACGGTGATCTCACCATTGGCAAATTTGGTTTTGTGAATTTGACCAAGAGTATATCCAGCATTACACTTTACAAGTTTCTTGGTGAATTCTTCGCTGTTCGATTGTGGGAATATCTTTACCATGATTACATGAATTTAATGACTTTCAAAATTTGTTCGTAGGACATTTCGTTTAGCATGTTCTCGGCTTTCTCCAAGTACTGCCTTCTTGACGATCCCGGATTCTTCCAGCTTTCGTAAAACCAACCACACTGGTCTTCGTGTGCCCAATGACATTGTTTCTCGTGCAAGAGTTCTGCAACCCTTTGTACTTCTGTCAAACCATTGAAAGCAACTCTCTGTGCTTTCAAATCTCGAATTTGTTTTTCGAGTTCAAGGATTTTGTCGTCAATATCAAAAATCTTCATAACCGTAAGTTTAAAGAAGTGGCTTACGCAGCCACTTCTTGATGTTGATACTTATTCAGCAATGCTTCTCTTGTGTCGAGTACGAACTTGCTTGCAGGGTAGTTCTTGTTCTCTGCGGTTTCGAGAGAATTCGGCATCGAATTGAATTGCTCTTTAATTCTTGCCTTTATCGTCAAGAAATCATCATCTTGACCTACACCATATGGTTCTTCAATTCGAGCACCGTTGAAGTACTCAACCATTGCGTTCTCGCCTTCTTCATTTGCGTTCACGATGGTTTCTTTGTTTGCAATGGCTTCGGCAGAACGAAGAACTTTGAATGGGCCGGGTAATGTGGTCTTACCCACTTCACCGAATTTAACCACTGGCTTGTCATCAGTTCCAACTGCACAAAGTGCGTATTTGGCAGAAAGGTTGTCGCGTTTCAGTGCGTTTCTCAAACCACCACCAACACCGAACAATCCCCATGAGTAAGGCATGAAACCTCTTTCGATCATTGCATCGATGATGGTTTTCATTTCACCGAAGGTCATACCGTCCCCTTCAATGAAGTGGAGAGTAGTAGCGAATTTCCATTCTTTACCTGCAATTACTTTGGTTGTAAACAAACCATTGTCCACTGCAAGTTGGCAAGTCCAAAGAACTTGTTCAAGTGCATCACCAGAGTCAGGACGAGCAACTACGATCTTGCCGTTGTTTTCGGCAACGCTACGCTTTGCAAGCGGGAGGTGATAGTTCTTTACTGCATAGAAGTAATCGTAGCAGTCACCAACCATTGAAACAAGTTCATCGTTAGCAGATGCTTCGTAGATTGCAGTGTAGCAATCACCTTCGAATTCGTATGATTGAACGTTTCTGTGTGCAAGTGCATTCACAGAAGAGAAAATTCCAGTCGTGTCTTTTCCTTCACTGTTCTTGTATGCTTGGTATGCACCAGCAAACGTGTCAGTTCCACCGAAGGTGTACAGGTGAACCATTCCGAGCATTTCTGATTCCTCAGCAACGATACCAGCACGATCACCAAAGTCGTGAAGCATGATACTGGCAAAGAAGTCAGCTTCGGCATCACTCAATTCAGGATTGATTCTCTTGAAGGTACTCTTCAAGTATGCAAACCAGTGTTGATTTTGCGTTACACGCTCACTTGCTGCCCATACGTGCAAAAGTTTGCTTTCAAACCATGCACCAAGTACACCAACTTGTTCTTCGGTCAAACCGACACTGGTAACTTGAATTACGGGTTCGTTCGGGTATACCACGCTACCTTCCGGCATGGCAAGGATTTGAATCGGAGGACGACCGTTGTATTTGTCAACAACCAATCTCCACAGTTCTTCCGGCACATAGAATCTCTTGAATCCTTTGGTAGTGACTTTCGCCATCTTCAAGAATTCAATTGCTTCATCGATCTCAGCATGTGTGATCGGTTCGTAGAACAGTTTATCCAGAATTGGTTGCAGACCATTGAAAATGATCTTGTCATTTCCCTTCACATAAAGTTCAGGGTTGATCGATGCCAATCGTCTGCGGAAGGTAATGTAGTAGGTCGATTTATCTTTTGCATCTTGGCTTTCGAATGGATTTGAACCAATCGTGTATGCGTCTGCAACTAAAAGTCTCGGAGTTTTGTGGACTCTGCGCTTGGGTAATTTAACGGTTTTCATATCAGTAAGTGTTTATTGTAATTGTTATTTCGTGAGTTTGTGCTTCAAGAGTGCAAGCAAATGTTGATGTTCCCCAACTACTTCGGTAGCGTTGAGTGTCTTCACATTGAACCAACGTACTTCTGTGATGTCATCATTTGCTTTTTCTGAACCACCACCGAAAACTTTCTTTGCTTTGAAGAACGTAGTCATGATTGATCTTCCGTTTTCCGAACGGTATCTCCAATCTTTTACTTTTGCCGAAGCGATGTACTGGATGTCATCGATTTCAACACCAGTTTCTTCGTATGCTTCTCTGCGAACAGTTTGTTCGAGACTTTCATCTGCAACATCAGCGAAACCACCAATGAAACGGAATTCAACTTCGTCTTTCTTACGGCCAAGCAGAACCTGACTTTCGTCTTCATTCATGATGGCTACATCGATTGTCGGGTGAACGAAGTCGTAGGTATTGTAGCAAGCGTAGATTACACCAGCACGAAATTCTTTGATACGTTCCACCTTCTTTGAAACCGACTTTCTGATTTCGGTAGCAGACACCATTGATTGTGGAACAAGTTCGTTTACATCAAATTTGCCGTGATAGTGAGGGATGAATGAATCGCGTGATCCGTAAAGAACGACTGAACCAAGTGGAAATACTTCTCTGATCTTGGTATCAACTTGTGCTGACCATACGTTGTCTGATTTCTTGTCGTGTAACGGAAGAATCATTGAGATTTTGTTTCCGTAGACTTCTTCAAACATTACCTTTCTTGACATGAAGTCAAGTGGATTTGTTTTTGTTGAGAGTGTGGGTGATACCCCTAAGAAAAGGAGAACCCTTTCGTGGCGACTGATAACTTCATCGATCAGTGCCTTGTGTGCTTCGTGGAGTTCATGGATTTGAAAACGTCCGATGATGACTCCGATGTCGTATTTTTTCTTTAAGTCTTCCATACTACTTTTGGATTAATAAGCGTGATTCTTCGTTGAGTTTATTTTCGTTGACCATCAATACGATGTCTTCAACTGAGAAGTGCGGATTTGCAATACGCACGTTTTTGTATTTGAAAAATTCTCTGGTCTCGTGATCTTCGGCAGCTTGAATTGCTTTGAGTACGCTGTAGACGATTTCAGTGGTGGTCATGTGGAATGACATTGCCCACTTTCTACATTTTTGTTTTTCAAGGTTTCCGGTCTTTTCATCTTCACCATCAAAAATCACCTGAATCATAGGGCGATCTCCATCCATAAAGGTCAGTACTTCCCATCCCTTTTTATAGGTGATGTTAGCTACTACGTTCTTTATGTCTTCGAGTGTATTCATATTCCTGTAATTTTTACACAAATTCAAGTGGTCAAATAAAAATGGCTCTTTCGCCATCATCTATAAATACGTGTAATTCATGTCAAAGTTACACAAATTACTTACGCTGTCAACAAAAATCTTCAAATATCTCATAAGTGCCTGATATTCAGGCCAATTATTTTCAACACATGTTCTCGATTTCGTCCTGAAAAAGGAAGATTTGCTCCTTATACCACAGTATGTTGTCGTAATTGGGACGTTCTTCATCGGTGAACTTTTTGATTAGGACTTCCACCCTCTTTAACTGGTCAGTACCCTCAAAAATGTCCTTGTACCAGAATTGGGTATAGCAGTAGAAATACCCGATTTCACTCAGCATTATTGTGCGGAGTTGCTTTGTATCATCCGGCAGGTGTTTGTAGGTATTGGGGTCATCCAAATCTACCGTTTGTCCAAAGGGACTGGTTCTGAATTCTCTCATTTGAATAGGGTAGCAATCATCAGGAAATGTTCTCCTTCGGTTGCTGGTAATGTGGTGTAACCGTCTTTGAGACGAATACCTTTGATCGTATCACCAAACTTGTCATGGAAGTCAATTTGGTCGATCACTTCACCGATGTCCGGTTTCAAGAAGAATCGTGAACTTGATTTTACGAGAAACATGATGTCCTTGTATTCCCTCAAACCTTCAACGAGTTTCTCTTCCGTTTTTGTTGCATCAAAAGTCAATGAAACGTTTCTCGGCTTTTCCAGTACTTTTTTCATTGCCTCTTCATTGAGAGGATAGTAGCCATGTACAGTACCAACTCCTTTGTTTTCAAGAACAACAATCTTGGCATGACTCAGGAACTTGCGAATGTCTTCGTCAGTAGACTTACCGTACTTGTAGTACAGTCCGCTCAAATCGTAAGGAGGAAGTTTTTTCTTCTGCTCCTGCTCGAACGCAAACTCTTGGTGTGCATCCCCCAAGAAATGAAGACACGCAGTCTTTATTTTTTCGGGATCGGGATGTTGCAGAAAATACGACCGGAGGTCTTCAATGCTGTTGAATTGATCCACCGTGATTTTTTCAGTCGTTTCCATTATTGAGTTGTTTTAAGATTTCCTTCTTTCCTTGTTGCCGTGCACTTTTCTTGAGTGAACGGTTTGCATTACGGGCTTCATCCCGTGATGCTTTGGTAGCGTATTTACGTTCACCGATGATCTCTCCTTCAAACTTACCCTTCTTGCCTTTGGCATTGTAAGGGGTTAAATTCTTCGTCCTACTCATGACGATTTCGTTTTTTTGAAATTATGGCTCTCACTTTTTTCCGAGACAAAACAGCTTCGCTCAGTTCTTCTTTTGTTATACGCTTCTCGGCCAAAAGTTTATCCGTAAACTTATTGAAAAGATACAAACTATGGTTCCTGACTTCCAGTTGATCTATCGCCTTGTTCATTTTCTTGCGATAGTGATTGACTTTCTTGTCAAGAGTCGATATGCTTTTCTTCGTTATCATTTGGTTTTTCGGTCTTTGCTTTTTCAAAAGCAGTGGAGATCGTGTTGACAATCTCCACCACTTGTTTATGTAAGTAACTATTTTGGTTCACACCAAAAAACTTGGCAGCACTTGCAGAATGAACCAGCCGATATATTTCTTCCTTGTCCATTACGCTTCATCATCTTGGAAGAATGGCTTCGACCATTCCGGTTCAAGTACTCTCCAAATAAGGTTCGCATATTCTCTTCCTTCAAACATTTTGAAAGCCACAGCAGAGTTACCAACTTTGTTTCTCAAAATGATTTCAGCAAACTCCTTCTTTGAAGTTGGGTCTTTCATGGTTTGCTTTACAAGATCAACACGAGCCTTTTCTCTCCATTCCATGTCCTTGTATTGCTCTGTAAGCAAAGCAACTTGCTTTCTGACCCATTCATCGAATTCGTCAGGTGTACGATCAAGCAATTCGTTGATGCTTCTACCGTCTCTCAAACACATCCAAATATCTTTGGTAGATACGTTGGTGATGATCGAGTGCAAACGGCAGTAGTCTTCGAACTTCAATTTCATACGGAAGTTACCACGTCTCATGACATAACCTTCTTCGTTAAGAACGTTACGTGCCTTCAATTCAGCGATGTCGGTAATCGGACTGTATCTCTTTACGATTTCCATCTGTGGACATTCCACAGCCATCTTAGCGACCATTTCATCGTAAGTGAAGTCGTAACCAGTTCCCCGGTCGATGATTCCCAACAACACCAATCTTTCAGCACCGTTGTAGTCAACCACAATTCGGTTTGTTGGATAAATGATTTCAACCAAGTACGTGTTGTGCTTGTTCATTTTAGACAACTCATATCTCTTCAACATTTCTGTTGCATAGATCGCCTGATCTGACTTGAAGCTACCTCTGGTTGCGATGTGCCAAATATCTGCGTAGTTGAAAATGATTCCAAGAGAACCATCCATCTTGTCGTAGATTTCGTAGGCATTGAACGGAAGCAATGACTTCAATCCGTAAAATTGTTCAGCGTAGGATGAACCAGCAACTGTCAATAGTTCTTCGTAGTTGAAAAACTTCATGAACGGAATAGCTACCGTGTCGTAGTTCTGGTCGATGACAAGTCCACGAGAAAGCAAAGTATATTCGTTCCACATACGTTCAAACTGTGCTTGACGTGTGTAGTTCAAAATCTGCAAAGGATAGTCAGGATGGGTGTTCGCCATCAAATATCCTTCGGCAATCATGGACAATATCTTATCCTTATCGAGTCTCATACCCGTAATTATACGCAAAACTTGTCAAAAGGTTGCATTAGGCTTTACCGAATTTCTTGAAGTACTCTTTGCAGTACTTCTCAGAAACAGACTGTACACAAATCCCCGTAACAAAGATTCCTGTAAGGGTATTGTATGCCACGTACTGTTCGTTCTGACGGTCGAATGCAATGTGGATGGTCTTATGTTTGGCAGTCTTAGACATTTTCTTCTGTTAAAAGCAGAATGATTGAACGCAATCTCTCTGCGGTGTTGACGTGATGTGCGATAGCTGTAGTAAACGCTTTTGATTTGACCGTGTACTTTTTCAACTTCCCACTTTTCAATTGTTTGAATCCCACTGCCTCAGTTTCCGGTTCGTGGATCATCAAGATACCACAATTCGGATTTTGAGCAGGGAATCGTTTCGTTCCATTAATGAAACGAAATTCATAACGGTAGAATGGGGGTTGCATTCGCCACACTGTTCGTCCAATCACATCCGGCTTCTCCATCGGAGTGAAGCCGTAGTTCTTTAAGATTTCATCCGTGATCTTGTTGTATCTGGTCAACGGATAACCGACAATATCGTATGCCCGTTTACGGGTTTCTTCTTTCTGTGCTGTCTTTTTCATAAAGTTCAAGTTTACGTTTTAATGCTTCTACGGTAAGACTGTCTTTAACATATTGCATTCGGTCATATTTTTTGTCTCGTCTATTGCTTTCTTCAATGTGGTCGCTTATCGCAGTCGCGAAGGACACCGCACCAACAATGAAGGTCAATGCAGCAATCACAACGATAAACACCTGCACGTATAACCAAATGTCCTTTAATATTTTAACGAGCCTATCCATTCTTCAATTTTGATTTGATCTGTTTTATTTTCAAGAAGATCATATCTCTTGAAAGTGCTGTGTTCTTGAATTGACTCAGGTACTTTCCATCTTGATACGGATAGCAAGTCAGCACATCGTACAGATTATAGGTTCCTTTTCGTTTCTTGGCGATGAAAATTACGTTCTCCGCTTTGATTATGGTTAACCCCAACTGCCCATACTTCTCATACAGGTAGAGGATATATCGGGGACAATCATCGTAAACTTTGTTCGTGATGTCTGCTCCGGTAATCATCTGCTTGATGATTGTGATATTGAGATTGTCAACAGAGTTTAGTCCATTGAGAATACGTTCAACGTATCTTTCTCGGCAGTGTTGTGTTAACCAGAATTTCATAACTCAAGTTCGTAAAAGAATTTCCACAATGGTAAATTATCCGTCTCACGATCCAAGTACTTTCTCAACACATCAATGTAGGTGATAGAACCATGCTCGTCTCCAAATTTTGTGATGAAGTCGATTGGTGTGTGTCCTACGATTTGGTGATACCCCGGCAAATATCTGTGCATGGTCTCTTTACGATCTGCCCATGTGATACCCCCATGTTCCAAATATCCACCACGAAGTTCACCGACTTGATGAAGGATTTCATTGTCCTTTGTTTGCATGATCAAGTTCAACGTCTCAGCAAGATTCTTTGTCTCGAATTTTTGAGCATAATCATCAATCATTGCTTTGTTGTATTCGTACCATCCTTTGCTGATGCCAGCGTGTGTCCAAATGTAATTGTCAATTTGAAACGCCATCTGGAACAGATGTTTTTTCTCCATGAACAACTCATGAGCGAACGCATATATCTCAGGACGAAAACCAGTACAACCAAAGTAATCGTGACTCCAAAAATATTGGGCATCATGATTGCCGAGAAGATTGACAATCTTATCTGGATGTGCTTCTCTAAATGCAATAATGTCCCGTAAGTTCTCCAATGTTTTTTGTGCATTGTAAACATACGAATCCATGTAATCTCCGTTGAACACAATTTTATCGTACTTCGATGGATCGATGTCTTTCCAGTACGGCCTTCCGTGAATATCTCCTATAGAAACTATTTTCATGCTTTCTTAAACCTCTCGGTTTTTGCTTCTCTGTTTAAGTTATCTTTGGTTTCAACTTCTTCAAACCATTCGCTCAAAGGACGAACGTGTACACTACCAAATAAAACTGATCGGTAGACAACTACAGGGGAATCATCCCTTGAATCCGTTGCCATACTGATCACTGTATACAATCCACCTTTGTAGTGCTGGTACACTTCTTCCGGCTTTGGATAGTTTACCCAAGCCTGTGATTCACTTTGACCCATGTGTCTCATACTAAACCAAGTCTTCTCATAATGTCATTGTTTGACTCCATCACCAAGTAGATGCTTTGGAATCTCCAATAGTTACTTCTGTCTTTTCCTGCCTTGATGTCGTTCAATTTTTCTTTGAACTTTTCAATAACCTGCGGATGCTTCTTCGGCAACTTCAATTCTCTTGTGATGTTTTTCAAGAGGCCAAGAAGTTCACGATCTGCTTTCGTCTTGCTTCCTTGCTTACGACTTGCAGCAGCAAGCATTTGACGATACTTCGGAATTGCACGAACTTGTTCTTCGTTCAGTTGGTTCTCCGACATCAACTTTCGTAACATCTTCGCCTCATTTTTATTGGGCAAGTGTACGTCAGGTGGCAGCGATAATTTCAGTTGGTGTCTCGGATCGTTGCTAAAATTTCTGTAGTAACCATTCTCTTCATCGTCCAGATACATTGCTCTTTAATTTATATGTGAAAACTCGTTCAAGTATTTCCTTCAATTCATTGCCTTTATCAACATGAATCATATTCCAAAGAATCATGTCGATATGTCCACCAACATTCTTATCTGTTTTGAATGAACGTTTTCGAGTTGAAAGATCGAGAAATCTTTTGTATTCATCATTGAAAAGTTGACCCACAACTTTTGATTCTTTCACGTATTCTTCTTTTGATACTTTGTTTAAAAGAAACCTATACTCTGCCAGTTCATTTTCAGTTAAACTTTCGTCACGCTTACGAAAAACGCCATTGAAAAAATCAGTCTGTCTTACTGATTTATGGAAAGAATGAAACCATTCTTTTTTACCTGATTTTTTATAGTAGGAATCTTTTCCTGTCGCAACATCTTTGAGATATTGAAGATATGTCTCCAATTCGGATGGCTCGATCAATGAAAAAAGATGATGGTAGATTGCAACCAGAGAACCAAAATCGTGGATTCTTTCTTGAGCCTTTTTCAGTTCGAACATTAGGGCTTCTTGAAGTGGAAACCGCTCTGGCTGGTTAATTTTTGGGTTTTTCATGATGGTATACGTATGTACTGCAATATACGTAAATTCATCAGAAAAGTTATTCCAAGACGAAAATTAACATTCTGATTTGAGTAGTACCCCGTGAGAGAATCGAACTCCCGACCTTCTGTTTGTAAGACAGACGTTCTAAACCACTGAACTAACGGGGCATCTTTTTTCTTTCTTCCATCAACTGTGCCATGAAATCTGCAATGTCTCGAAGACAAGTTTTTTCAAAGACAGTATGTTCTGCCGGATAAAAAGAATATTGTCGAAATGAACCAAACCAACGTACAGTGCCGAGAACTACACCGTTCTCTTTATTCTGTACCACAAACACTTTTGTTTTCCTATCAGGAAAATCTTGTTCGATGAATTCAATCCATTTAGCCATATGTAGTCCGGGTGGGACTCGAACCCACGATAGCTGCTTTGTAGGAGCAGTGCTTTTGCCACTAAGCTACCAGACTATGTAACAGCATACTTCATTCAGAGCCGTCAATCAAGACGATCCCAAGCGGGAGCCGAGTCCGTTTAAGAAGTTTCCAGCTTTACGCAAACTGTTATTGTACCCGATGAAAGAATCGAACTTTCGTACTTCGCATGTCAAACGAATACTCTTCCATTGAGTTAATCGGGCATATGCGGTGAATTAAGGACTCGAACCTCGCCTCCCTTTTTGCGCTTAGGGTATGCTACCTATCCCGAAGGACAATTACACTAAATCACCATTTGGAACAATCGAAACTGTTCGAACTACTTTGACTACGTGTCTAAGTTGTTCCGATTATTTCCGTTGTAGCGGGTGTGGGACTTGCACCACACGACCTCAAGGTTATGAGCCTTGCGAGATACTACTTCTCCAACCCGCGATATAATGTTGTCTTTCCAACTGCCAATAGTCTCAATTCTGTACGTCATTCAGGTAGAGCACTACACCACCTTATTGTAGCGGGGGTGGGAATCGAACCCACGAGGTCAATTTTTTTAGACACAAGGTTATGAGCCTTGACTGCTACCGTCTACAGGGCTACCCCGCGATATAATTTTAATGACTTCACTTTTCTTTCCACACTTGTGACAAACATATTGAAATTCACTCCAACGTTTCTCTGTGAAAATATTTCTGAATTCAACTCTTCCTAATGGTGTGTAAATCATTGGTAGATTACAATCAACACATTTCATTGAATCTCCCGCAGGAGTTATCGTCAATGGAATGTAAGGTATAAACCAATATCCACAAGAAAAAATTTCTTTCAATGTGAAACCTTTCATAGTATCGACAAGGGGAATCGAACCTCCGGCCACTTCCAAAGAAACAGAAGCCACAAGCACCACTTGTGTATTGATTGTCGAAGTAGCGATACACAGAATCGAACTGTGGTTTTCCCCTTATGAGAGGGACGTACTGGCCGTTGTACTATATCGCTATATATCTCCGTTGCCGGAGAATATGTTTAATGTTCTTTTGGTGTTGTCTCACCAGCACTACCTTTTACGTTACCGTGATCCGTAGAGATCACGCAACCTTTTCTCAGGGGTTAATCGATTAAGATTAACTGTCTTTTCCGAAGCCTCGGCAAATCCATACGAAACCTATGTTCGTTGGCCTTGATCTTGGCATCAGCTAATGTCATCGCCTTCACATAAAAATTCAGAACATCACTCTCCTTAGAGGTTAGTTCAACCATCCAATAATGGATGGGTTCTCGGTACACGACATGAGAGGGCTGAGGCAGTCTGACATCCAGACTCGGAATTACCCACCTCTTGTCGTCTTCTCTACTTGCGTAGTTCATACTCCATAATTGCTACCAAGACAAGCAATTAGGAGGTGTTTTGATTTTTAATCATACACGAAATTAAGAATAAAATTATTCAAACCAAAATGTCAAAGAACTATCGTCATCCGTAGGGGAATCGAACCCCTATTTACGCAGTGAAAGTGCGTTGTCCTTATTCCGTTAGACGAACGGACGATAATTTCTGTAGCACGTAGGGGAATCGAACCCCTGTTCCCACATTGAAAGTGTGGTGTCCTTGACCGTTAGACGAACGTGCCATATATTTTAAAGTACCTATGGTGGGACTCGAACCCACACGCCCATTACTGAGCACCAGATTTTAAGTCTGGCGTGTCTACCAATTCCACCACAAAGGCATGTTGCCTGTTGTGATGTCACATAATCGACACTTATTTTTTGTTGCTTCTGTCATACTGTTCCAATTTATGTTTTGCTTCATTGATCAATGTTGTTTGATGCGCAACGTTTATTTCTTTTTGATTTGAACTTTTCTTCGTCAATGCATCCGTCAATTCTTGTTCGAGAGTTGCAACTCTCTCGACTAACTTCTCTCTTTTTTTATCAATTTTTCCCATTTAATTTTTCTTTTATATCAGCTATCATTTCTTCGACATCGAAATCCTCAATCAAGTCCATTTGATCGTAGCCTTCTTTTGAGGTGTACACCACAAAGTCTCCGGCTTTAATCAAACAACCTTCTTCGGTCACTATGTCTCCGAACAGTTTACTCATGTGGAGGTATAGGGAATCGAACCCTAATTTCCTGATTGCAAGTCAGGCGTAATCGCCCTTATACGATACCCCCATACTTCTTTCTTCTAATCGAGTCATCCAACTCTTTCAAGAAAGATTCTGGTAATTCTATCTTCCTCTGCTCGAACTCATTCAAAATTTCTTGCTTTGAAAAAAGTCCTTCGCCAATTCCACTACTCCATTCTTTCACCCACAAACCCCAACCTTTTTTTGAAGTGATTACTCCCTTCACAATGTTTGGGTGTCTTGTCTTCATCGTCTCTCTGAATTTGAAAACTCCGTTTTCGTAATCATTGAAACAACTCTTCCCATCTACTCCGTTCACATCCAATTCCACATTCACACTCGAACCACAGAATGTAATTATTCCTGTTCGATACATTCTCAGAAACAGTTCAAACTTTTTGTTGAACTTTTCGGAGAACGGTCTTTTGCGTCCATGCGGTAATTAGTCTTCATAACTTAACCCTCATTTTATGTAGCCCAAGTAGGAGTCGAACCTACACGCCTTTCGGCACTCGCTTTTGAGACGAGCACGTCTACCAATTCCATCATTGGGCCATATGCGGTCTATGCGAGAATCGAACTCGCAGCACCACCGTGACAGGGTGGGATGTTAGCCATTACACCAATAGACCGTAGTAGTATCACTTATATAGACGCTTCTCTTTTGAAGAACGATACTGTGCGCCATTGTGCAGTCCCTACGGGAATCGAACCCGCTTCTCCGGGGTGACAACCCGGCATACATACCAACGTACCCAAGGACTATATTGTATTCGTTTTACCCCCGGCAGGACTCGAACCTGCAATCCCTTACATTTCTTCTTGCTGTGTATTGGGATGTCCGGTTACGGTTCGTGAGCAAGAGCATTGGGGCAGTCAACCTTTCAGCAATCCTATTGAACTTGGCCAGATGTGTATACCAATTCCACCACAGGGCGAATACAAATTGAAACTGTTGATGACGGTCAACACTAAGCCCCTCAATGCCTCTATGAGGACTGAGCACATTTCAATGTCATTGTAACAGCACCGGATGCATTAGACCACTATACGACCTACCCCGAAGGGCAGGGTGGGATTCGAACCCACGTCCTCCGGTGCTACTACTTCAATATTTCAAAGAACTTACTTGCCTTCTGCAAGCAGTTGGTCAATGTAACCCATCGGACTTGTACCCGGAGGTAGCATTACGATGTTCTTGAACCCATTCTCTTTGGTGATGATTGATTCACTTTCATGAATCGCTCCTTTATGTTTCTCACCGTAAGTTCCGGTCATGAGTTTCTTCGAAGCAGGATCAACATCACCCCATTCTGCATGGTGCGAAGAACTATTGTCGATAGGTTCAACGCAGAAGGTTCTACCTTCTTTTGTCGTCACATAAAATCTTCCAGTTTTACTCATAACTCACTCATTTAAAAAACCTTATAAAACAAAAAACCCGACTTTGTGGGTCGGGTCTTTCGAGTTTGATATTCTTTAGTATCCAATATCTTCATCTTCCTCTTTAGACCCAACAATAGCGTCATCCTCCACCATAGCCAACGCTACGACAGATTCCATCGCTAAAGTTTCTAAAGATAATATTGAAGTTTTCATTTTCTGCTTTTTTTGAGTTTAATGTCTCTGACTCATAAATACGATACAAAGGTATAAAAGGTTGCGTTCCCTCCAAACTTTTTTTCAAATATTTTTTAGAAACAGACTTCAAGTTTTTTCAATTCGGTCACAAGATTATTGTAATCGGACTCCACGTAACAGTATTCATTGGAGATTTGCTGCATATATTCCTTGCTTGCTCGTGAGTCACTAAGCACAAAAATCCCACAAATTGCTACCCCAAACAACTTTATTTGTCGTGCAGCTTCCAGTGTGTCTTCTTCACGATCCGGGTCACCATCGGAGACCAAGACAATTATTCTATGTGCATCAATTCTCCCTCTCCCCAACAATTCTTCACCTGCAACTACTACTGCGTCCGTCATATTTGTAGTACCACTTGCACCACCTTTTAAAGATGAAAGTGCCATGTAAACAGTATCTCTATCAGAAGTTAATCCGGTCATCAAATATGCTTTGTCACTAAAACGAACAACGCCCAATCGTACTCCGTTGTCGTCCAGATCGAATCGATCAACAAAAGTTTTTAGGGCGTTGTAAATAAATGACTCACTACCGTGAACACTTGTTGACATATCGGCAACAAGCATGATGTCTGCTTTCAAGCATCCACTTGGTTTTCTCGGTGTATCTGCTGTTTGAAATGACAGAAACACCAGAAACAATATGGATATGAATTTATCCATCTGCCTTCATTCTCTCGACATGCTTTAAGTAATTCTCAATATAACTTTCCATGTTCAATTTACCAACAGGGTTCATTGAATGAACGTACCACTGAGGAAAATCTTTCTTGTGATCAATGCAATAATCTACCAACCACTTCACACAGTCCATACCAGTTTTTTCAGAAATGGTTTCCAAATATTTCATGTAGACCTTACCGTCTTGGTACATTGATTCGTGATAATGTGCCTCTGCAAGATCGTGGTCAAAAGAAACAACTTCCGGCAAACCGTTCTCCATAACCATCTGAACAAAGTGGTTATAATTGCGCATAGTCTGCCATTCAAGATTCAAATAAATCTCGTTACGTGTGTACGCATAGGCTTGTTCTGGATGACGAATGTCGTCCAAAAATAAATTGTACTTTGGCATAATGCCTTAAAGATACGGACTAATAATGGATTTTACAAGTTGATTTCGGAGTTCCGGTGTAAGCCAAGTAAGGCTTATTTCACTACCATCATCATCGAAAAGTGCAAGGTCAAGCATACGACCCAAATTCTTGTAGTCAATTGATGCTTCTGGATGTTCTGCTGGTTGCCAGTGTGTAGCTGATCTGTATGATCCTCTCCAATCAACATCGACATCACCATTGATAAACATTGTCAATGGTACGTCTACTCCTTTGTAGTTGTAAACAAAATCAAAATCATAGTCAACATGGAATCTGTCGTCATCGGTATCACGTAGGTCTTCCATTGATCCGTGTTGGTCACGAATCGTCCAACTTTTTACATTCTTTTTGTTGTTAATCAAGTCATTCACTAAATTGACTTGAAAGTCTTTCGACTTGAGTACCTCGTCTTTTGACGGGTTTTCGGAACCGTCTACAATCTCTGCTAAACTCGCTGAACGCTTGCTGTATAGTTCGTTGACCATTATGAAAGTGATTTCTTTATAAATACGAAGTTTTTCTCGTATTTATGGTTAAAGCTGCCGTTATGCAAAAAAGAACTTTACAGGATATGTTCGAGAAGGTCAATGGTATCAAATTAACCGAAGGTTGGTTTGGTCAGGGTAATAAAACCCCGGCTCCAATGCAAGGCACTCAACTCAAAACAGCACCTGTTTTCAATTACCAACAGAAATATCAGGAGGTAATGAAAGGTTTGAACAAGATGGCAAAGCAATACATCCGTTATTTCGTTGCCGATGTAACTGGTGACAATCACGTCTGGTCAAACGATTTTGATTCGTGGATCGCCATTGCAGTAAAGAAGGTTCTTGCAAATCCTGCTCAGTTTGCCCAAATTCTACACAAATACCCTCAAGTGGAAGATGCAGTAAAGATGGTTACCGCAGCCGATCAAGTTAATCCCCCTGCCGTTGCCGAAAACGTAGAAGGTACTCCTGCTACTAAAGAACATGCATTGGGTTATCTCTCCGACCTTTACAAAGATGTCTACGGTACAAGACCAAACTTGAGCAGATATAGAAGTATGTCCGATGCTGAGGTATGGCAAGAAATTCAGAACCTTGAGAAACAAGCTGGTGAAGAAGCAGATCAGGAAGCAGTGTACGATCAACAAAATCTTGCTAAGTTTGAAGCACTGATTCAGAAGACTATTGAACACGGTGCTGGTGATAGAGAAACAGCATTACGTTGGTTGTACGATTCAGATGATGACCAGTATGATGCATCATACTTCTTGTATAAGCACCACGTCAACACTCATTCACCGGAGGGCAGAAAACTCCAACAGGAATTGGATAACGCCATCCTGAAAAAATAATTGAAATTTTCGTAACCTTTATTTGGAGATTACGTATTTAAGGATATATCTTTGTGACACAAAAGCAGAGAGAAAAGTAAAAAGACAATGAAAAAGATCGTAAACGTAGTTCCGCAACCCCAACATCAGCCACAAAACCTGTTGCTTGGGGATACTATGATCGTATCTTAACTGTCGAAAAAGACATTTAGAAAACCCCCAAGCGTAAAGTTTGGGGGTTTTTTGTTTTCTATCGGGATGCGATCCATTAGGTGTGGTTACGTGTTTTGGAAACATGGTTATTGCTGGTTCGAGTCCAGTCATCCCGACCCGATGTAGACCGTTCGCACTGCAAAGACTGGTTCGCCAGATGCGTAGAAGTGCAAGTATCGAGAGTGTGGTGTAATTGGATAAACACACTACAATCGGAATGTAGAGTTACGGTTCGAGTCCGGCACTCTCGACAATTTTTCTTTAAAAGTATTTATTGGAAACATTAAACAAGTTTCCGATATGACAAGAGAAGAAAAACAGGTATACGATAGACGATGGTATGCTGAAAACAAAGACAGGTTAAAAGCCGAAAAAAACAAAAGAGGACGTGAAACACGGAGAAGAAACAGTAATTATATTACTGAATATTTGAAAAAACATCCTTGTGTTGATTGTGGTGAAAATGATCCAATCGTATTAGAATTCGATCACATCGCAAAGAAAACAAAGAGTATTTCAGATATGATTCGTGGTGCATTTTCTCTTGAGACGATTAAAAATGAAATCAAAAAATGCGAAGTTAGATGTGCTAATTGTCATCGAAAGAAAACAGCAAAGCAATTTAACTGGCATCGTAACAGAGTGTAGTTCAGTTGGTAGAACGCTACATTTGGGATGTAGAGGCCGAGAGTTCGAGTCCCTCCACTCTGACTATGAAGTTCTTTGATGTAGTAGAAATTGGTGATAGTGTAATGGATGGAAAAGTTGTTGAGACAATAACGAACAAAACATCCAACTCTATCGAAGTTACCAGAACGGCTCGTTCGAAAAATGGTGTGGATTGTAAACAGTGGTTTACGATGAAAGATTTTGAAGATTCTTTTAAACCTTTAAATCAAACACACTATGAACAAGAAAGAGTTAAAATGGAAAACGGAAATCTTGGAAAGAATTCCGAAGATGACCAATGAGGAAGTACTGGATCAGTACTCGTATCTCTGCGGAGGTGATGACTACGATGGTTGCATGACTGATCGTGGACAATGGGAATTCGAAAAGATCACTGACGAATTGAGCAAACGCTTAATCGCCTGTGGATTTTTGAAGGAACACATTAATGCAGGAATGCATTAATGAAATGGGTTAGGTAGCATAATTGGTTAATGCCCTTGACTGTGGATCAAGTGTATGCGGGTTCGAGACCCGTCCTAACCCCTTAACGTACTTTGAAATTATGGCACACAAAAAAACAACCGTACCGAAAGTTGAAGCTAAAGTAGTTTCGCTTACGATCCTTTGTCCAACATTGAACAAAGAAGTTATCGTTACCAGTGATTATTCTTTTTCAGGATATGAAGCAGAATGTGAACTGTGTGGATCGCACGGTGAAGTGAAGGTGTGTATAATGAAATGTGAATGCGGTAAGACGCATGACATTCAACTTAGTTCTTGGTAACTAACTTAGTAACTAAGAAATATCGGACATGTCCGATAAAATTGTCCTCTGGTGTAATTGGCAACACGCCTGACTTTGAATCAGGAGAGTTCAGGTTCGACCCCTGAGAGGACAACTGCCGAATAGTATAATGGCGATTATTTCTGGCTCTGAACCAGAGGATGTGAGTTCGATTCTCACTTCGGTATCTACATGGTGTTTGTGTTGTAGTGGCTAACATACCAAACTGTGAATTTGGAGAAGACGGATCGAAACCGTCCTTACACCCACTTGATTGCTGAGTAGTATAATGGTTCATTACTGCCGCCTTTGAAGCGGAGGATGAAGGTTCGATTCCTTCCTCAGCGACTTAAACCATCATTAGTTTTATCAAGTCATCTTTAGAGACTGGTACTACGATGGTCTTGAATGGGAGAAGCGGTAATCCAAATACCGTGATGTAACCTGTCTTCACAATATGAAAGTTTCTTTTGTATTCGTGAGTTTGAAGATTTACAGTTAACTCGTAATAGAAGCGAGTCACTCTTTTGATTCCAAAAATTTTCATTAGTTGTGAATGATTAATTCTTTGTTCTTGTAATCGATGATCGCATCGTTGCTTCGTAAAAAGTCCGATCCCAAAACACCAACTATTGGCATTCCATCTGCATCGAACGATTCAACCACAAGTTTCAAATTCGCTCCGAAAGGATAAACTTTCAACATGATACTGTCGTGCTCAAACTTACAGTTGGCAACATTGTATCTGCTTGATAATCCACCTATCCCGGCCAATCGACTATCAGTCTCATTGAATGTAAATTTGTACTTGTCTGACTGATTGATGTCCAGCAGTGATGCAGCAGCACCAGTGTCAAGTAGAAGATTTGCATTGCGATTATTCAACTTTATCGGTACAAAGTATAAATACTTGTGATGAATCAATGCAATGGTTTTCGGTGTTTTGTCTTTAGAAATCGATTTCGAAGTTTTGAGTTGTTCTGGTCTGAATGATGCAAGTATTAGTAGGAGTGATATGAGGATCACCATTCTTTTCATGACCGTTGTATGTTTATGAACTCAAATTTTGTAAACTCTTAGTTTCAATTTATAAATACGGGCTACATCAATCATGTTCTCGGAACCTCTTGAATTATTTTTCCAGAACACTACGCAAGCATCTGCGTACCTACCCATTTCTCCGTTTCTGATTGGCCCCGCACTTCTACCGTGCTTATTCCAGTCAGCAGGAAAGTATTTCACTGCGTGACCTTTCTCAATTGCGTACTGCTCTCCCAACGTATCAGCACCTCTTGCTTTTCCGCAAACGATTTCAACTGGTTCAGTTACATTTTGTAACAGGTGATCCAACTTCTCACTGAGAAATTTATAGTCCAAAAAATCTCTACTTCCGGCAACAATTAATTTGAACATGCCACAGATTTGTGTAAACTTACTAAAGTATTTATTGATATGCAAACACCCTTGAGCGATTTTTGGTTAACGGCTGATCCAATAGATTTCGAACACAAAAAATATCTCATGCTTGCCTATCAGCAGAAAATGCTGCACGATCTTACTCGCAAAAAACTTTACCCAAATCTCACTGACATCGTTGACAGATTAGCCTACGTCAATGACTTCCTTCGTAATATGGTTGACTTGGAAAACTCAGCAGTCGCTATCGATCACATTGATTGGCTCAAGAAAGAAGTTATCTACAAAACAAAAATCACAGACGAAACATTTGAAGAGGTTCGAGATATTGCAATCATGTCACGAGATATTCTTGCTGACTTGTACATCCGCTATAAAAACTTCTACGATGAAGTTGATGGCAGTATAGTAATAAGTGGTACGAAGTTCACAGTCTTCGACAAGTACGATGGGTATCTTCAAGTAAAATATGATATGGGAAAGAAGGAGAAGATAATGTACTACGACATCTATCGTGTTATGTTTCCTGAACCAACATTTCACCTTCACACTTCAAAAGCATCAATGAAACAATACTTCGGTGAACGATTCAAAAAGAATATTTTTGAAGTCATTATGAATGAAAATTACCCGGCAAAGGAGACTGCCATTCCGGTATTTAGACGTAAGTTCTTATTGTACATTATGGGCAACTACGTACTGTAGTTACCACTTCCCTTTGAGACAGCGTTTCTTTTTTGATCTCACAGAAGTTGAGATCGGACAATTACAAATCCCACATCTTACAATCGGATGTTTCTTGTAGTGCATACAATTAACGCAAATTGCCAAACGCTTTTTTGCAAGTTCTTCGGAAGCAGCATTCGGAAAGATTAGATTCTTCCAACCATCCATTATCAACTTCATTTCTTCTATCATGGCGTAGGTTGTACGGGATTTTGCTGTACAGGTGCTGGTTGCTGCGGTGCAGCAGGTTGTTTCTTTTGTTTCGGTTGTGGCTTCGGAATTCTTTGGATTGTGTTATCCAATTGTCCGATGTACTGCATCAACTGTGGTTCACTCATTTTCATAAATGTTTCCAGTGTTGAAAGTTTCGGCATCTTAAACGATGCCACATCTTGCTTTGCAACGTTGGTTGTCTTACCAAAAAGATTCTTTGCTGGTTTCACCGTATCACTTACAGTCTTCACCTTTTGTAAACACTTCAAAACCAAATTGTACTTCTTCGGATTTTCCTGTTGAAGCTGTGCCAAAATACCTTTTGCTTTTTTGATCTCTTGTGGTGTACCGTAGATACCATCGAAACTCGGTGTGTTATTTATTGCAACACCCGGCTTCAATTTCTTATTTGGGAAATCAAAATAGTTGATACCAATTAAATCCTTGTAGATGGCATTGGCAGCAACCTTCGGAGATAAAGCAAGATTTGTTGAGAGCCAGTCACTATAGTTGTCGAAGATTCTTTTAATGGGTTCGTTACCCAACATCGTCTTTCTATAGTTCTTGTCCTTATTGTAAAGTGCCTCTAAGTGATCGTACACTGCATCAACAAAAGAATTTACTTTACTCATAGATCAATCGTCCTCCTTTTGAAACAAGTATGTGATATGCTTTGTTCTTCGCCTCAATGAGAGCATTGTGAAGAACTTCCTGTGCGGTAAGTCCGTTGTCGTAGATTCTCAACTTCTGGATACCACCCACCATCGATTTGTCGAAGATTTTTTCGATCAGTAATCCGTCTTTAGTCTTGTCTTTCACAAGTTTATCTGATCCGACAAATTTGAACTTGTCGAAGTAGTATGCAAATCCTGCATTGAGCGGGAAGTCTGACTTTACGAATAAACCAACTTTTACTTTCTGCTTGTTTGAATTGTGTTTGAGTCTGATCTTGTATCTGATTTCAAACCATTCATTCGGTTGTCCGTTGCCACCACCCAAGTAGCTGAACATATACGGTTGCTCTTCGATCACTTCAATATCCACATTGGCAGTGAAGAACAAACCAGTTTCACCTGTTGCATATGTCGCAAAGATGTCTCGGTCGTAGAAGTTGACGGTAAACGTGTAATCTCGGTTACTAATCAAATCCAAGTCTTCCATATACTCCAAGTAGTATTCGTTGGTAGTTGTACCTGTCGTTCCACTATGCGTAATTGCAAGTACAGTGTTCGGAGTAATGTGCATCGGATCACAAGGATCAACATTATGGAAGGTCGTACTGTCTGCACTTACTGTAACGTATTTCGTCCATCCGGTAATCGGAGCAGGAGGGCAATCGTATACAACCGTAGGATTAACTACGAATGTATATCCGGTCATTACCTGTGCTTCGGTGTTTTCATCGAAGATGGTACGTGGGTTCAAGTCCCAATGATATGAGTGCTTCAAGCCAAATGATCCACCACCCCAACTAACGTTGTATGGTACACCTTCTTGTTTCTCTCTCGCGTTCTTGAAACCTCTGAAATAAAATTCATCAAAGTCTTTGATCTTCCAGAACTGTCTTCCGTTGACATAGATTATGAAGTCACCCTTTCTTAAATCTGCACAGTTGAGCAAATCAGGATCGGTGATGATGTCGTATGGTTTGAAAACAATCGTGATGATCGTCCAGCCTGTCTTTGACATTGCATGAACTGATTCTGCTGTTTCAATATGTCCTTCTGAATCGATTTTTGTATAGCCGATCTTTCTGTCTGATGACAAATAGAATCCGATAACATTATTGTAAATGTCATTCGGTAAATTTTCAATCGTAATTTCTTCCGTGTGATTCTGGTCGTTGATTGCTTTCTTCGCTACTGTGTACTCAGAAGTTGAATTCAAGAAATTATATTCGCTGGTTGTTACACCACTGAATGCCTTTTCACTTGATACGGTTTGGAATGTCCCCTTTGACCCGAATGTGACCCCTGTGGTAGTTGCCGTGTACGTTACGCATTCTCCTGAGAAATATGGAATGTATTTGTCTTCGGCTCTTGCGCCCATGAGCAAGAAGTATCCATCGTTGAATGACTGTGGAGTCAAGTACACGATGGTTTCATATGTTACGCCCTTCGCATAACGATAAGGAAGGACTTGATAATCAAATTGTGAGAGTTTGAAGAAACCTTGAAGGTATCCACCATCAACAATGAAATAGTTCCCGGTGGTCAAACCAGAGACTGTTGTTGCGGTTACTCCGGTGATCCCGTACCCATCGTAGAAGGTTCCACCCGTAGGTAGATTGTATCCAACACGGTAAAGGGTAAGTTTGTTGTCTTTCGGGGTTAATGTAAGAGAGTCAGTCATTTCATTGACTCTTCCATTGTCGAATCCGGTGAGACCGAAATCATAAAGGAAAAGGTCACTTGAAAAACCTCCCGACCATTTGGTTAGACTTACAGACGTGAAGCCAGTGTTCAAATTCCACGACTTCAAGCTGGTAAGGTCAATATATGCTGCCAAATCATCGTAGATGATTGTACTTAGACACGATAAATCTCTCATTTTTGGACTTTTTTATAAATACTAATCGCCAATCGAACGATTAGATTTTCTTGGAATTGAAAACTCCTGTTTGATCAAATTTCCGTATTTATAAAAAACTATATTGATGGCAAACCGCTCACAAGATCAAATCACAGAGAAGAAAAAGAAAAAACATTCCCTACGTGGATATTTAGGGCTTCCGATAAGCGGAGTGCTTTACAGTGCCCCACAATTTTCTTCTTACGATGGCGATAGCAGTGATGTCAGCGAAATGATCAAAGTTGCGAAGTCACTTCAAGAAACTATTGAAGAGACAGGCAAGAAGTACGAAGTCTATGATGTTACGGAGAATGACGGTATTCAAAGATACACCGCTCAGTTCCAACCGGACATGAAGGACAAGGAAGTCGGAAGTTTCCCGTACAACGAAAGCAAGTATGTCGTAACGATCAAGAATCCTGACGATGGCAAAATTGTCACAATTGGTCAAAATCCACCTGATCACGAAAAGCAGTTAATGGAAAAAGACAAGAAGAAACCAGAACCAAAGCACATTAGACATTGGTCTGCAAAATATTGGGACAAGACTCCGATCAAGAAAATCCTTTCTGAAATTATCGAACCGGATTCAGTTGACGTATCATTGTTGAAATTCAACGATGAACTTAATCCTGAATTGTGGGATGGAGATAAATTGAAGGAAGATGTACGCACCGCTCTCTTGAAGATAGCAGTTGCTTTCATCAAGTCATGCAAGATCGAAGAATACCAGTACAAGGATATTGTGTTTGTCGGCAGTAACGCCAACTACACATATACTCCGGCATCTGACATCGACATCCATATTGTAATGGACTTCGATCAGTTCAATGTAAAAGATGATGCGATACTTGGTGAGTACTTCGATGCAAAAAAGGACATCTGGTCAAACGTCCACGATATTAATGTACACGGTCATACCGTTGAATGCTACGTTCAGAATTCACAAGAACCATACACTTCGTTTGGCGTATACTCATTAGTTAATGATGAATGGGTAAGAGAACCAATCAAGAAGATGGTTAGTGTTGATGAAGGAGACATTCAACTCAAAGCAGCAGCGTACATGAACACTATCGATAAACTTGAAGAGCGTTTCAAGAAAGGCGAAGATGTTACTGCTGAGGCAAAGAAAGTGAAGGACAAACTCAAGAAGATCAGACAGAACAGTCTTCAAAAGGAAGGTGAATACTCGGTTGAAAATCTCGTATTTAAGGTTTTACGTAACAGTGGTTACTTGGAAAAATTGATTGATCTCAAGAATAACAGCATTGATAAAAGTCTCTCAGTATAATGGCAAAGCAATATTACATCACGGAAACACAGTATCGTAAACTTATCGAAGCAAAAAAATCGAGACAGGACACATACCGTACAATCTGTGAAGAAATTGATAAGAAGAAGAAAACGTTGACCGAAGCTACCCAATTAAATGAAGGTATTATTGATACCATCAAGAAATATTGGAGAGCAGGTGCATTGACTGCCGGAATTCTTGCTTCATTACTTGCAGCACAAAAAGTTGATGCGCAGCAATTGCAACAAGCAGGTGTTCCTACTGAAATGGTTCAACAAGCACAGGAACAGATTAAATTCAATCCTTCGCAGATGACGAACCAACAGATTGAAAAGCGTCTTGTCCAGATCATGAAGCAAAACCATTTGAAAGGATCGCTTCAACAATACCATGCTTTGAATCCACAACAGAAGGAGAACATCCTTAATGGTATAAAGAAACAAATCACTTCGTTGGATGACATCAATGCAGTAAGCATTGGTGACTGGCAGAAGGAATTCAATTCATCGGACAATGCAATAGAATTTGCCCAACACCATGAGTCAATGGTAACTGTAGAAACAGTTGACACTGTTTCAACCGTACCACTTATGAAAAGTTTTGCAAAGAACTCAGCAGTGCTTTCAAATCCAGAACAATTAAAGGCCGAATTAGATTCGTTGATAGAAGGCTATACTGAAATTGATTCTATTGTGATCGAGACATCATCAAGCACAACCAGAAATACTGGCCCATCAGAAGGAATGACATGGTTGGAACTTTCAACTCAAAGAGCCAATGCAGTCGCTCAAATTTTAATAGGTCAGAACATTGATCTTGGTGGCGAAGGTGTGAATATCGTTGGGAAGATTACCCCGGAAATGATCCACATCAATGCTCAAGGCGAAAATGGTGACGGAACCAGTGGGCCAAAAAGTCCATATGAAGTAAATCCTCAATATGTACAGTCATATAAAGAAAGAGGTATCGATCCTAAATTCTGGCAATCAGCAGCAAAAGATGCACCGTATCCAGAACAAGAACTTTACAAATACAATCTCCACCAAAAAGTTAACATAAAGATATACGCTCGTGTAGTAAAAACCGAAACCAAGGACGTACCATCATACCGATATGTGTTCTTGAATGTAAAAAATCTTGGTGGTAATATTGAAACAGGTACTCAGGTAAAGAAACAGAACTATAAAAAATGTCCTGTTAAAACTGATCAACATCAGGCACACCCTGACAGTCCGAATCAATCAAAACACCATGTACCAAATCATCATTAATAAAAAACCCCCGACTTCGGGGGTTTTCACTTTTTGGGTTTACCTGAATAGTGCAACAGATTGACTCGATTGCTTTGATTTCCTGACTTTGTAGTCTTTACCATTGGTCAAATGAAATGTTTTGTATTTCTCGTCTTCATCAATGGATTTTACCAGAGTCGAGTTGATGATGCCGTATTTCTCCTTTGAAGAGAAGGTTGACAAGGTGTCCAGCACCGGGTAATCGAGCAAAAGGACTTCAATGCCAACTGATTTGTGTTTAAGTTGCTGCTCCTTTGCAACTTGCTCGACCGTGTTCGTATTTATGAGATAAGCGGAATAATACGATTTTTTGGTTGTTTGTGCGTAAGTGAGAGTTGAACCCACCAGTGCAATCGTCAAGAAAAGTAAGTTTTTCATAGATGTTTTGTCTTGTTAACTCCTTATACGGGTGACATGGCCAAATGTTGCGTAGAACTTACTATTTTTTACAGAAAATTGTATTTTGACCCTCAAAAGAGTATTTATAAAAAAATACTTGAATAACATTATTTAAGCACTCATAAAATGAGAAGCCCTTTAGTAAAAGAAAATTTCTATAAAAGATTGAAGGAATTGAGCGGTGCAAAATCTGCCAATAACGCCCCTGCATCTTTAAGTCAATCAACCCTTATCGATTTTCAAAGAGCCAACGATGGTGTAGCACTTGGTATCGTAAAAGAAAACCACAACTACTTCATCAAGACGGCAAGCAAACAAGGAGATAAAATCGGAGTCGAAGACTTCGCGTACATCGGTGGTTTGGAAAACAAATTCAAGTACCAGTACAACTCTTTGGCAGAAGCAGAAAAGAATAGAAACTTCTACATCAAGACCTTGAACGAGTCTACTTCAAAGAAGTTCAAAAAAATCTCGATTAACGAGAGTGAGAACATCGCAAAGGCTCAAGATCACGCAGATGACGTGAAGCCAGAAAAGGCTCAAGGCGAAGCCGACAAGAACATGCAAGTGTCGGAAAACAAAAACATCGATGCTGCACAGACTCACGGTGACAAAGTTGATCCCAACAAAGCACAAGGTGAAGCTGACAAGTCAAAAGGTTCAGCACCTTTGAAAGACACAGCAGTCGAAAAAGAACCGGGTGAAGTAGCATCTTCAAAAGAGATCGTTGTTGACCCGAAACAATCAGAGAACCCGAAAGAAGTTGATGCAACGAAAGAATCGAGCGCAAAGCCGATCTCAGTTGAAAAGCAAGTTGAGAAGAAAGTCTCAGACGTTGCTGAACCTATCAACGAAAAATGGAATAAAAAAAACGTAGTTGACCCTAAGAAGAAGGGTATGTTCAAAGGCAAGACCAAAGAGGATTTGCACAAAGAACTTACTGCTGCTAAGAAGAGAGGCGATACTACCAAAGAAAAAGAAATCAACTTTGCACTCCGTGCAAAAAACAAGTGGGGTAAAGTAGACGAACAAGAAGTTTACGAAGGCCACACAATTGAAGAATACGGTAACGAACATCCTGTAAGTGTTGATGACGCTTTGAAAGGTAAAGTAGCCGAAGACTTCCCGCCAGCAGCAGGTGGTGATGAAAACGCAGAACTTGATGCAGCAGCAAGCGCATTAGATGGTATGGGTGCAGGTGCACCAGCAGCAGATGCAGCACCAGCAGCCGCTCCTGCCGCAGAACCAAGTGCAGAACCTGAAATGGGCGCAGAACCAAGTGCAGAACCAGCAATGGGTGATGCAGAAGGTTCAATCAAAGACATCGAAAAACTTAATGGTAAAATCACTCAGAAAGTAAGAGCAACTGAACTTACTCCTGAAATGACCAAAGGATTCTTGAAGTCATACATCACAGCATTCGAAGATAAACTCGGAGAACTTGATCATGAAGACAGAAAAGAATTAGCAAACGCTATCCTTAACGACAAAGAAGAAGAATCAGGTGAAGAACTTGGTGGCGAAGAAGGACTCGGTGCAGAACCGGAAGCAGGTCTTGGTGATGAAACCGCAGTTACTTCTGATGCAGAAGAAAAAGAAATCGAAGAAACAATCAACGCTCACCTTGCTGAAATGGGCATCGGTGAAGACGAGAATGTAAAGAATCATGCAGACATCGCATCGAACACAAAACCTTTCAAGAACTACATGTCAGAAAGAGGTTACAACCCTTCAAAGGTTGAAGAAATCTCTCTCATGGAAATGGTTAGCTTGATGAATGGTTATACCAACGAATGTGGTGATGCAGTAGCAAATGCAGACGTTCAGGGAATGTTAGAATTCGTAACTCCTGACGTAAGTGCAAAGATGGCAGAATCAGGCAACGGAATTTTTGAAAACTTGATGAAACCATTCGGTGAAAAGATCAAGGTTAACAAGAAAGCATACGCTAACGAAGCCGTAATCGCAGAAAACTTCGGTGACGAAGAAGAAGGCGAAGAGGAAGAAGGTAGCGAAGATGATGGCGCAGCAGTTGAAGTTGGTGGTGACGAAGAAGGTTCAGAACCAGCAGCAAGCATTGCAGTAGGTGAAGAACCAGCAGGTGAGGAAGAAGCCGAACTTGAAATCGAGCCTAAGACCGCAGACGCAGCTACAGACGTAGTATCATTTGCACCAGCAGGTGAAACTATGGGTGCAGGTGCTCCGGGTGCAGAAAAGACTGTTACCGTTGACCTCAACAAGAACACTGTAAGCATGACGTTGAGCGAATCAACTCAAGCTAAGTTGCACAAGATCATCGCAAAGAAAATTGCTGAACAATTAGATGGCAAGAAGCCAGTGATCAGCGAAGGCAAGAAATCAGCATTGTCTGCTTTCATCGATGAAGAAGTAAGCAAAGCTATCGCAGTAAGAAGAAAGAAAATCGAAGAAAGACTTCTTAGAAAGTAATGAACGAACAAACCGACTTAAAACTTATCTACGTTTTAAAAATCGGGTACAACACTAAAAAGGAGGGTCTTTATGAATTCATATTCAGTAAAGACCCTTCTTCCGTTGATGCCGAAGCATGGGGATGGACACAAATGCCAGCAAAGGGCAATGCCAATCCACCTGACGAGAAATGCATTGACTTGACACTATCCCTCAAGACCGACAAGATCGATTTGATCTGTCTCCATGACCTCAATGATCGTATGTACTTGGATGGCTACTATACCATTCACGCACTCGCGTATCAGGACTTGGAAGAGGATAGCAACAGTGATCTCATGTACGATGAACTTCCGATCCTTGTGTTCCACTACGGAATGAAATTGAAAGAAGTGCAAGACATCCTCTACACCCGTGATCTCATGTTCAAAGAAATTAAACCAACCGTTACTGAGTCTGTCGTCATCCCTGACGAAGAAGAAATGGAAGAAGAAGATGACGATCAAATGATCGTTTAAACTGTTCTTTACCATAGGTAGAGAACCTACAAAGGTCTGACGCTGAACCCTTAATCAGCGTCTTTTTTGTTTTAAGGCTATTTATAGAAAACTATAGTCAGTCAATGGCGAAGAAGAAAAAAGACGATAATGATCTTGATTTTATCCCGGAGAACAATAAACGTCCACTAACCCCGGAAGAAATTGCGAAAATCGAACAGAAGAAAAAGGTTCGAGAACTCCGTGAGAAGACAAAGAACCAAGTTCAAGTTATCGTTACAAAATCTGGCGAAGTAAAGAGAGCGGATCAACTCACTCTTCAAGAGCAACAAGAAGAATACACTCGTTGCGCAATTGATCCAATCTACTTCATTGAATCGTACCTTACAGTATTTGACCAGACCCAAGGCGAAGCCGGGGAAATCGTGCCATTCAAACTCTTTGGTTTTCAGAGAGACTTGATCAAATCTTATTTAAGAAACAAACAGAACATCGCCAACAAGTATCGTCAGGCAGGGGTTTCAACCACTACTTGCGCATACATTGCTTGGTACGTAATGTTCAACGATAATCGATACGTTGCCGTAGTCGCTGATAAACTTGAAACCGCTCGTGACGAGTTGCTTTCTGACATAATCGAATTTATTGAGGGCTGTCCGGCATACTTGAAACCAACCATTGCAAGTAAGGATACTGCTCACCATAAGAAATACAAGAACGGTAGCCAGTTGAAGGCATTTGCTGCAACGAAACTTAGAGGCCCGACCCCTACCCTTATCTTTTGGGATGAAACTGCATGGACAGAAAAAGGAGACCAGTTCTGGACTTCTGCTGCTCCGTCTGTACGAAACACAGGTGGTCGTGTAATCTTCGTATCTACTCCGAACGGTTTGGATGCCGTGTTCTATGCAACATTCGATAAGGCAACACGTAAAGAAAACTCGTTCAATGCTATCGAACTTTGGTGGTACAACGACCCACGTTACAACAAAGGATTGTATTGGGTAAAGAACGAAAACAAGACCAACGAATTCAAAGTCGTTGACGAAAACTTCTCTGCTGAAAAACGTAAACAATTTATTGCCGATGGATTCGTGGGAAGAAGTGCTTGGTACGAAGGTGCTAAGATGGAATACAATGGCAACATGCGTAAACTTGCTCAGGAAGTTGAATGTTCATTCTTGGGTTCAGGTGATAACTTCATTGCCGAAGAATACATCAAACGTATTGAGGACGAAGAATTGAAGACACCTATTCAGGAAGAATGGGAAGACAAAGGAATGTGGATTTGGAAGAAACCAGTTGAAGGTGCACAGTATGTTATTGCCAATGACGTATCAAGTGGACACGGTGAAGACTTTTCAACGGTCAACATCCTTGAACTATATGATGTGACCGAAACCATCAACATTGTCGAAAACGGAATTACCGTTGCCAAGAAAGTTAAGAAAAGAAAGATTGAGCAGGTTGCCGAGTACGTTGGCAAAGTTACTCCACAAGGTCTTGCCGAGATCATTTACTACTACGGTAAAATGTACAACATGGCATACTGCGTCATTGACGTGAGTGGTGGTTATGGTGTATCGACCGTTGAAAAACTTATTGAGTTTGGTTATAAAAATTTACACTATTCAGAGATTCAACATAAACCAACTCGTGATCGCATGGCTTCATACGTGAAGATTTCTGAGAAAGAAGTAGCACCGGGAGTGTTTGTTAAGGTTGACCTTATTCCGGGATTCATGATCGGAAACAATCGTGCAATGGTACTTCAAGAAATGGAACGTTGTGTTCGTATGAAGGATGTTATTGTGAGATCAAGACGATTGACCTCAGAATTCAAAACCTTCGTTACCGTACCCGGCCCACGTCTTGCAGACCACAAGCGTTCTTTCCACGATGACGACATTATGGGCTTCTCAATCGGGGTATACGTTATCTCGTTTGACATGTTCAAATCGGCTCAAAGTGCTGAAAAAACAAAGAAAATGCTTGACGCGATTTTGGTAGTAAGTAATATTGACGAACACCTACAAGAGGACGAAATCAGGAAGAGAGAAGCCCCGGATGTACGCCACCATGCCAACCCTTACGGGGCGCATAGTTGGTTATTTAAAAATTTGAAGGGAAAATGACTTTTGGGGGAGTAGACGAGTATTTATAATAAACTATAAAAAAGTATAAAATGGCAGAAAACAAGAAAACCATATACCAGAACCTGAACACCATGCTTAACTTGGATGGTGCTGGATTAACCTCTGATGACCTCAGAAAAAATCCAGAAGAAAAGATTCTGTTGAAAGCCGAGAATCCTGCTGACTTAAAGGTTAAAGCCCTTGAGATTCAGCAGAAGGAAGTCATATTCGATAAGTTCTTCAAGATTCAACAAGCTGGTTTTCAAAAGGCCATGCAATATGAAGCAGCACGTCTCCCTGCTTATATTGATTACGAAGGTATGGAGTATTACCCATTGATCGCAAGTGCTCTTGACTTGCTCATGGAAGAATCAACCACCATCGGTGATGATGGTAAGATGCTCCGAATCTATTCAAAGAAGGAACGTATCAAAGAAATCCTCGAAGAATTTTTTTACGGTACTCTTAACATCAATGTCATGCTTCCGTTCTGGACAAGAAACTTGGTCAAATACGGTGACAACTTCGTGTACATGCTTGGTGAAAAAGGAAAGGGTATCCGTTACGCAAGACAGTTGGTTAACTTCGACATCGAACGTAAAGACGAATTCAAGGACAAAAAAATCAGAACCATTTTCAAAAACAGAATCACAGGTGACGAATTCAACATGTTTGAAATTGCTCACTTTAGACTTCTTGGTGATGATAAGTTCTTGCCGTATGGTTCATCTGTATTGAACAAAGTTCGTAGAGTATTCCGTCAGTTAATCATGGCAGAAGATGCTATGTTGACTTACCGTATTCTTCGTGCTGGTGAAAAGCGTGTATTCAAAGTTGACGTTGGTAACCTTGATGACAAGGATATTGAAGCATACGTAACCAGAGTTGCACAGAAATTCAAAAAGCAACAACAAGTCTACAAGAACAATGGACAAATCGATTACCGTTTCAACATCTTAGGTAACGATGAAGATATATTCATTCCTGTTCGTGATGGTAAGTCTACCGTTATCGAAACACTTCCGGGTGCAACCAACTTGGATGCAATTCAGGACATCACATACTTGAGAGATAACTTGTTCTCAGGTCTTGGTATTCCGAAACCGTTCTTGGGCTTCCAAGGTTCGGCTGGTGAAGGTAAGAACTTGGCTCAAATGGATGTACGTTTCGCAAAGAAAGTAAACCGTATTCAGCAAGCCCTTATTCAGGAATTAAATAAGATGGCGATCATCCACCTTTACTTGAAGGGTTTCGAAGATGATCTTCACGAATTCAGCTTGTCGTTGACCAACCCGTCAACTCAGGCAGACAAACTTAAAACAGAAACACTACAAGCAAAGGCTCAGTTGTATGCTGATCTTACTCGAACCGAAAGTTCAGGTATTGCAGCAGTATCACACACATGGGCAAAAAGAAATATATTCAACTGGTCTGACAAAGAAATCATGGAAGACCTCAAGAATCAAAGAATGGAGAGAGCAATTTCTCAAGAGTTGCAGGATACAGGAACAGTCATCCCTAAGACTGGCGTATTCGACAGCATCGACAAAAAATATGGCACTTCAAATCCGTTACCAGCACAACCACCACAACAGGGTGGCGCACCTAATGCAGGTGGTGCACCGGAACCGGGTGAAGGAGCCAATACTGGTAATCCACCACCGGAAGCAGGGGCGACAAACGCTCCACAATCAGTAAATCAATTACCTGAGCCTCAAGGTGTGGGCGCACCGCCAGCACCAGCAGGAGGCGCACCCGTACAAACCGAAAGCGTTAAAAAGAAAAAGCCATTGAGCGAAGACGCTTTTGAAGAGAAACTTCAAATGCTTGTTGGCATGAAGAGTTCACCGGAAGGCACTGACGTTGAGGATGATAACAATCATTCATTGGCAAATCAGGCAAAAAGACAGATCAATGTCGCAAGACAAATGATCACAGAAATTGATAAGATGATGCATAAAGGAACTGGAAATTTTAATACCGAGTCCGACAAGCAAGTGGATTCGGAATAATATCAGTATTTATATTTAAACTTTTGCGGTATGTCGAAATACAACTTAGGGATTGTAAAAGCCTCGTTATTAAGCAATTTGAATGAGCAAGTGGCTCTCAAGGAATTTGTGAAAATTCTTAAAGAGTCAAGCGTTCTGAATTTGACTCACACCATTTTCGACAACCTCGAAAAGAAGCATATCTCAAATGAGGATTTAGCCATCAAGTACATTGATGAAAACCTCAATTTAATCAAGAAACAATGCAGCAGAGAAGTCTTCGAAAAGGAGACCCAAAAAATCTTACCTCTTATTGAAGGGATCGCTTTTTCAGATACCAACAAAGGTAAGTTGTATGAAAACATTCATACGATGATCACCGAAAGTTTAAACGGTAAGAAAGCTACCAACGTAAACAAACTTCACGACTCATTCAGCTTTGTTCTTGAGCATCTTACGACCTCTCCGAAGAAAGCTGCCGTAGAAGAAGTTGAACTTCCGAAGGAACTTGTTATCAATGAATTCATTTTGAAAAGAGCCATCAACGAATTTAACTCAAAGTATGCTGGTGTTCTTTCAGAAGAAGAAATGGCGTTGATCAAATCAATCGTGCATGAAAATGCAGCAGAGAAGAAAAAGAGTTTCGAGACTATTAAAGAATCTACCCTTCACTCATTGAAGGCATTGAAAGAAGAACTTGAAAATCAAGATGAAAAGGCTCCTGCTCACGAACAAAGAGAAGCAGAATTGTTCGCTACCAAGATAAATGAATCAATCACGAATATTGAGAAACTCAAATTCGGTGAGGAAACGTTTACAAAGGACGTTCTTGATCTTGTGAATCTTAAAAAGGAATTGGAGTAATTATCCGATTCCGAGTGCTACCTTACATTTTTTCAATCTAACAACACGATCATCAAGACCATTGTATCCACCGTTTACTAATTTGGTGGTTCCAATAATGTTGTCAACATCTGCCGTTTGATTTACGTTTCTGAATTTCCAGAAGTGGAATGCGCTGATTACAGCATTGTCCGGTTGTGCAAGTAACTCAGGATTTGCAACCAAATCCAATCCCATTAACTTTCCAGTCTTATCGTAGATACCTCTACCAGTGGTTTGAATTGCACCCCTACCTCTGTAGGTGTAGCCATCTGGATCAGGCCCATTACCAAGATCAGAACGATTGCTATATCCAATATTGGCAATTTTTTCAGGGAAGCCAACGTATCCTACCGTGTCCGCTACAGTCTTGAAATACTTGTTGAATGGACTCACACGCATTAATTGCTGTGCTGTATAGTTGAGATTTTCTGTGAATAAGTTCAAGTCTCCGCTTTCGTGTCCAATGATTGCGAAGAAGTGAGCAAGACGAATACGTGTGTTCAACTGGAACTTATCCATGTTGTTATCACGATTGAATGCACTCAAAACCAATGGTACATTTTCAGCATGAATCTTTGGGCAGCATCCTTTAAGTTGCGCCTCAGTCAATTGAGAAAGATGTTCCTTGTTTTTCGGATTATCTGGATCGCTGGTGTAGGCAATCATCGGAATATTGAAGTTGATGTCGTATCCAAAACTTGCAAGGGTTTTGAAGATATTGTTTACGTAATCCTTTGGAGAATTAACATCATTCCCATACTTCTTTTTCATGAAATCCAACAACAAAGAATAGTTGTCGAATCCTTGATTTGATCTTACATAGTAAGAGAATAACGATGACGAAGCCAAGTTTTTATTGGTCGAACCATATGATGAAAGTTGATAGAACTGACAGAACAAAGCAATCTTCGGATTGTTTGCAAGGTTCTGGAACATCACTTTTCTGTTTGCCGTAGCCGTTGCATTATCTGCATCCGATGATTTGGTTTGGCCATTTCTGCTATTCAAATTCGGTATCCACGTCAATATTTGATATGGATCACCAGTAACTCCAACCATCATTTTAGCAACATCAGTATCATCCAACATTTTAGTTGCGCTGAATATGATATTGAAATATTCGTAGTCGTTTATACCACTAATACCCATCGTGTTTCTTTGTGAGAAAGACAATGGTGAGAATCCGCTTTCTTGAAATGCTTGTGCAGCAGCAACGTTCGGATCGACCAAAAATTGACTACCGAATTCATCAAACCATCTAATAAGATTTTCAGAATATGCCGTAGTCGCAGTGATCGGCACATTGCTATCGTCTACCATTGTAGCAGTGAAGGTCGTACCAACAGGAATATTACTTTTCGGTAATTTTATTTTTGGAGTTGCCGAGAAGATCGTTGTGCTGGCAGCACATTTTGCTTTAATAAAGTCCTTTGCCTTCTGTGTTAATTTGATATACTGCATATCTTATGGCTTTACAAAAATCTTATTCAAGTCATTGCTTAACGGTGCGTTTGACGGGAATGCACTGTCATTCGGATTACCCGAAAGCGTACTACCAACATTGAATGTATCTGAGTTACCACCAGTTAATCCTGCTGCACTGTAGAAGTCAGTTACCAACGGATTAGGATTTGATCTAACCTTCACACCCATGAATTTTGTCTTCATGTTGTTTGGTACAACCGTATGCTCCACACCCAAAATAATGTATGCTCCATTGAATAACGGAACATTTTCAAGAATGAAATATTCCGTAGGCTGGATCATCATATTACCCATTGCTTCTACTGTACAGCTATAGCTTCTTTGTTCATAGGTTGAATACAAATTCTGACCTTTTGGAACAGGTGAAGACGTGCTTTGGTCTTGTGCTATTTCAGATAAGATTGCCAAACTTTCGTTTGTCTCTTTATGCTCGTTTGTATCAAGGTCGATGCTCTTGAACATCGTCTGATTTTGTTTTGCAAACGAAACCTTAAATCCTCTTACTGCATTATTATTGAAGTCATCTGCATTAACCAAATCATTTTCACTTCTAAATCCATCATTTTCGAAATCGCTCAACGGGTCATCCAATTGTGAAGCTGTACCACCAATGTACATACATACGAAGGCAGGTGATTCGTTGTGAATCAAATCTCTCGAACTACCGTATGGTTTAAATGAATTGATCCACTGGTCATCTTTGAATGACAAGAAGTTTTGCAACGGGAAGAATTCGAATCCATTCAACGCAAGGATTCTTGTCATCACACTAAAGACACTCACATCATAGTCTTGTGACATTTCAATGATTGGTCTGAAATCAATCATAACCTTATCACCGATGTCGTTAAAGAATCGATCCACGAACATGAATTGATCAATTAATCTTGTACCACTACCACCATAAACGCCTGTTTGATCTACCCCGTTTACCCACTTGTCAGCAATTGCTTTGAATGAGTAATAAATCTGGTTACGAATATCTGGATCACTGGTTGTTTCTCTGAACTTAGTTTCCTGTTCAACCACATCCTTTCTCTTTGCCTCACATAACTTATTTACCTTTTTCAAAAAAGTATTGAAGAACGTAGCATTGACACGTTTGTTAAATGAACTATCTGCATTAAGTGTTTTCAAAGGAACAAAGTTCTTCTTCGAGACCTTGTTGGTTGTATCTGTCGTATCAGCAGGAAAGAATGTGGTTTCTGTGTAATTCAACAAGTAACGTCTTCTCAAAAGTTTTTGGAGAATGAAACTGAAATCATTTCCACCTTCAAGTTTCGGATCGGGTTCGAGTCTTGCTTCATACATGTCTTCTCTATCACCTGAATCGACATCAGTTGATGGACTCACTTGATTAATCATGTCGATGATCGACTGCTTGATAAAAGTAAATCCTTCTGGTGTCTGATCTCTTAAATATGTCTGTGCTTCTTTCAAAAGATTGGTCGCATCAGTAAGTGAGATTTGACTGATGTACGTTGCATATGGTTCGAATGGTGCTCGATCAAATGTTACACCGTATACACTCTTCGAACGTGCAATTGATGCAATCGTCTCAGGAGGTAAATTCGGTGCGAATGAATTATGGAAGAAGTATGCGTACATACCCATATTCAAATGAGCAAAGAATGGCACTTCAATGTATGCCGGGAACGCAAACTTTGTGTTGACCGAAACAAATGAGTTGCTGTTGTTTCCTTGGTGGAAATACGTCAACGCACCACAAAAGTTAATTAAGATATAGAACAATTTACAGTCATCAGTAATGAGAGGATCGGTTAAATATGCCAACACTTTTCTATCGTAATAAACATTTGTACGACCATCACTTGATGCACGACCAAGGAACTGTACGAATCTATCGAGCAAATTGTTGTCTTTGGTTACAACGCCAAATACGTTGTTGTTACCAATGAAGTCACTATCGTATTTTGTGTCTTGTGCTGCTTCATCAAAAATGTATGGAATGTTATTCTTTGCGAACGTATCGAATCCGTGCTTGTCGAAAAGAAGAGTCTTGAAGAAACCTTGGCTACCAACATCATTGATGAAAGTATCTACCATGTTTTCTTCGCCATCCGATTCATTATTGCTTGCAGAAGTTGCTTCGTGTCTTAAAACTGGTTGTTCGTCTACAATATCAAAACCAACGAAATTTGGATTGGTACGATCTTTTGAAACCTTCTCCCCGTTCAATAACAAGTAGTTTACACCACCATCTATCTGATCTGAGAATGAAGAGTAATGTGGTGAATTCTGTTCAAAGAACTGATAGAGCATGTTCTTCGAATCATCCTTTTCGTTTACTGTCGCAACCCAATTTTGTACTTGAATCTGGAATGAATCAAGGAGATTTAAATCTTGAATACTGTTGACAAGGTTTACCGCTTCGGCTTCTGCAACAAAACGAATAAGTGCTGTGTTCTTGTCTTCGAAGATGTCAGTGGTTGCATTTACCACTGTGAAAGCAACACCAAAGAATGATTGTAAGAAATCTTTTGCAACCGCTCCATCTTCTTGATAGAACAAGAAACCGTAGCTATACTGACTACCAACATAGAATCGGTTAAGCACCTCATTCATAATTTGAGGAATGTTTGTTAAACGATTGTATGGCGATTCGGTAGTTCTGTTTCCTACAGACGAGTCAATTGGGTTAATTGGAATCCAGATGTTGTTACCGTCCGCATCAATACTTTCCTTCATGTTTTCATTGGTTTGAATCTTTACAAGTTTTGTAAAGGTTTCAATGAAGGTCTCCACGAAATCAACTTCCGGGAAATTCATATTGTCAAGACCAACATTCGGATCACCCGGATATGCTCTTTCTCTTCTCTTGATCGTCTTACCGTTTTCGTCAGTAACCAATTTCTGGTTTAACACCAACGGGAATGCAGCAATTGATTTGGTTGTGTCTTTTCTCTTTGAATTGTTGTTCTCCAAGATTCTTCTCATGTCAGCATTTACTTGGTGTGCCTTCTCAGCATCGTTACAAACGCTTCTTAATTTCTGGAAGAAGGTTTCAATGTCATTAGCAAACACCTCAAAAATATTTCTGATCGTAGGCAACGCTCCAATCTTCTGAACCGTAAGGTCGTTCACCTTTGCTCGTAATGCTGTTTGTTTTGTGGTATAGTCTTCTTCCTGTGCCACAATTCTCTTTCTCAAAGAAGTGTAGAAGTCAGTTACATCCAGTCCAACATATCGTTTACCTTTGTTGGGTGGGAGTTGGTTAAATCCGTAGTATTTGATTGCACCATCATTTTTGGCAAGAGTATTGTCAACGGTCTTTGCTTGGTTTAAGAAGTTGTTCTTCAAGACCGTGAACGTATCATTGATTGAATCTTTCTTATTCTGATCAACGGCCAAGTTTTCATCGTACTCGTACAAAATCATTATACGATCATCCTGTGCAGCATTATTCACACCATCTGCACTTGAAAGACGTAATTTGTTCGCATAGACGTTTACAGTTCTTACCTTCGAAGCAATGTTCGAGTCGTTTACATTGGTCTGCTGACCTTGTGTTGTAATGTGTGCATTTGGCAGAGTAAACAAATACGTTCCGACATTGTTTGAAACATCGGTCTTTGTCCCTACGATAATGGAATAGTTGTCAAGGTTATCAATCACAGACTGAATCTGTGTTGAGTATTCCTTTATCTTATTCAAGTCATTTGCGTCCTTAGAATCGGTTTTCAACTTATCAAGACTATCGTACAGTTTCTTGGCTCTGGTGATTAACTCTCTGGTGTTACGTGGCTTACTTGAAAGATCAAGATCAACGCCAGTTACTTCCGGTGTTTCCAAGTTGATGTTTTCATCCATCAACGGAACAATGTCAATGTACTTGAACAGTATGTCAGTTAATGCTGCAAATCGTTGTCCAACGAAACTACAGGTGATTACATAGTTACCCGTGTTCGCATCGAAACGAGTAGATTGCTTCAACATATGAAGACTGTAGTTTGCAGCCTTACCGTAGTATCCTTTAAGAGTCAAATTGAAAATTGGTGGCGGGAAGCTGTACAATACCGAGTACTTGCTTTTTGTACCAAGAGTAATCAACGACAAACCTCTGATGTCAACGAATTGAATTTCAACTTCTGGAACATAGCTGGCATTCATCTTGAATGTAATCTGTGAGATACCGAATCCTTCAAAAGGAGTCTCACCAGTGTTATCCAAGCTATTTGTCCAACGAGTAGTGTACTGGTTGGTGTCCGGGTCAAAACCCATCAAATTAATATTGATAGAATCGTTCTCCGTTCCGATGGCACTGATTTTACCCACGCCTTCGGTTACGATCACACTTGACCCTCTTCTCTTCGCGGTAAGTTCTGCGAAGATGAACATTTCAGAGTAATCAGGTGCTGCGTTCAACCCCAAGTTGATTAACGGTTGTGGGGCAATTCCATCATTTGGATCAATAATATTCGCCATAGAGATATGTAGATAAATAGTAATTGTGGGTTTTTCAACTATTTATTGGTGAACTCATTCTACACCAGAATTCAAAGAAAAAGATGTCAAAAGCACGTAGTTTACACGAAGGAAAAATATTAGGGAGGGGAGAAACCGGATTCGGTTTGTTGATCGAGAATGATGCAGGATACATTGATGCTGCATTGAACACGGAGTTGATCAAGAAACTTGTAACCGAAGGATACCAAATCAAAGATAATGAACCAGTACTTGTAAACTGCATTCTTCAAAAATGGGGTGTAAAAAACAAGAATGGTCGTATCTATCCAAAGGACGTTTTAGTGCCGGAGGTGAATCGTTATATGGAGTTGGTTACAATCAACTCAGCAATTTCAGAAGCAGACCATCCTGAAAGTTCGGTCGTATCATTGTTGAACGTTGCACATCGTATCACAAAGATGTGGTGGGGTAGCGGAGAGAACTCAAACATTTTATACGGTACTCTCGAAATCATTACATCACCCGGCTATCAAAAGATGGGTATCTGTAGTATGATCGGAGACAAGATCGTAGAGTACTTGAAACGTAATATACGATTGGGTATTTCAAGCAGAGGATTAGGAACATTGGCCAAGAATGACGATGGAGATAACATCGTACAGAAGGACTTTGAACTGGTATGCTTTGACTTGGTTGCTTCTCCGAGCACTCCGGGAGCGTATTTATTTCCAGAGGAAAACCCATCAACAATGGGTGAAAGTAAAGAAAACAAAGAAGGTTTGATCCTTACCGAGAGATATAAAAGGATCATGGGTAAGATGGACAGATTTCTTTAAGTATAGGCTTTTTTTATAGGCGACTGTAAAAAACTATACTTTTCGAAAAAAGACCTGTATTTATTATTAACCAAAAACAAATTAAATTTTGTATGGCAAAAGAAGAAAAAGAAAAGTCAGCAAATAAGTCAGTATTCGACAAGGCTATGATTGAATATACTCAGATCGTTGAGGTAGCCAAGAAGAAACTTGCCGAAGGTCATTCGAAAGAACTTGACGAGTTATTTGCAAAACTTCTTAATGAAAACTTATCACTTAGCCAAGAACCAGAAATGGTAAAAGAAGAGTCTCAGTCTACAGAGACGAAAGTTGAAGAGTCTGCAACCGCAGATAAACCGGAGGCGATCAATATGAAAGAAGCCTCTATGAAAGAAATTGAAGAAGCATTCGATGCTGCAAGTGATGAAGATGAATTCAAAGTTGTAAAGACCGATGACAACGCCAACGGTAATTTCTCACTTCAAGATATTGAAGGTGAGATTTCGGAAGTGATGTCGGAGATCGAAGCAGCCGAGAATGCTCAACAAGTAGACCCTTCGGCTCAAGCTGCACCAGCAGTAGTTGAGGAAGACAATCTAACTAAACTCAAAAAAGTTCACGAACAAATGGGACAAATGATCGAAGCAATGGAAGGCGAGAAAAGCGACCTTGCGTTAAAAGAAGCATTTCATGCAAAAATGAATGAAATGATGGGCCAAGGTTACGAAGAAAAAATCGGTGTTGCTGAATGCATGAAAATGTATGAAACCTTCAAAGCTAAAAGCGGAGAAGATGCAGCAGCAGCGAAAAAATCAGCCGAAGCCGCTCCGGTAAATGAAACCAGTGACGGTAAAACCTTTATGCCTAATTCAGGCGTAGCAGGTACTCACAACCCGAACAGTGCAGCAGGTGGGGGAGCATTCCCAAGCACCGCAAAGCCAGCCGAAAAGCAGCTTGACAAAGCAACTGTAAAGGAAAACGAATTACCAGCAGCCGTAGCAGCACCTGCTGCACCAGCAGTATCAGAAACTCACGGTGTAGGTTTGTCTGCAAACAAGTTAGTTAGTGGAACCGAAACCCCTCGTGTTGAACACAAGGATTACGCGAAGAACAAAGTAAGATTGGCTTTGCAGAAGGAAGGCGTGGATAAGTTAAAGAACCGTATCAACTCATTAGTCAACGAGAATTTTGAATTGACGAAGGGCGCAAACAAGGCAAAAGAGACTTTGAAAGAAATGACAAAGATCAATGAGTCTTACAAAGTAGCCATCGACAAGTACAGAAAACAACTTAACGAAATGGCGTTGGTATCAGCAAGCATCGCGAATGTAAACAACATCTTAGTAAATGAAAGTCTCGCACTTTCATTCGAAGACAAGAAGAAAATCGTAGAGGCTTTCAAGGCAGTGAAAACTGTTGAAGAATCAGAGACCACCTATAAGAAGATTATCAAGGAGTACTCAGAGGAAAAGAAAACGATCAAAGAAAGTGTAGAGCAGAAACTCAATACTACCGTAATCGAAAACTCTTCATCAGAAGAAGTGAAGAACGGTGTTGAAGGTAACGCTCTCAACGAACATGTTGAAAAAATCAAAAGACTTTCAACATATACGTCAAAAAAATAAAAAGAAATAACCCAAAACCAAAAACCATTTAAAAAATGAGTCTTTTATTAGAAAGCACCGAAGTAGGTAACATCGGTCTTAAACAATTGAGAGAGCAAAGAGAACTTACTACCCAAAGATGGGAAAAAGTAGGTCTTTTGGAAGGTCTTGAAGGTAACACCAAAGAGAACTGTGCCCTTTTATTTGAAAACCAATTATCATGGATGCAATTGAACGAATCAACTGATTCAGCATCAAGCGGTCAGTTCGAAACCGTTGCATTCCCGGTAATTCGTAGAGTGTTCGCTAAGTTACTCGCGAACGAAATCGTGTCAGTTCAAGCATTGAACTTGCCTATCGGTAAGTTGTACTACATCAATCCTAAGATTTCTGTACGTACATCTGCAAACGCACACACATCACCTGATGGCGCATACAGCAACGCAGCTACTTTGGCTCCGGGTACTGGTACGCAATTCGAAACTCGTTCATTGTATGATGCGTTCTACGCTTCTTCATACAGCGATGAAGGAACTGGATTGTTTGACAGAAACAAGGGCAAATTTACCATCGCGTCTGGTGCAACCTCTAACTCAGGTTACACTGCTGGTGACAAGCAAATCGAAGTAAAAATCGCTGGCTTTGTTACCACAAACCAAGGTAAACTTGTCGGCCCTCAAGGGGTTCCGATGGATACCGAAGCATTCCTTGCTTCATTGGTAATCAATAACACAGTTGCACTTGTTGCACCTGCTCCTTACGGTTCAGCATCATTGCCAATCGGCTCTTCAATGCAGTACCACGTTAAGGTTCAGAAGTACGGCCAAGCAATCGTAGACAGAACAGGTAAAATCACTCTTGTGATCGACCTTTCATTCGGTGGAACAAACGGCTACCAAGCCTTCACCGCAGCTACGACTCCTGCTTTCACCTTCCAGTACAGAGTTTACTCTGACCTTGAAGAAGATAGCGAAATGGCAGAAGTTACCTTCGGTCTTGACGAAGTAACGGTTTCAGTTGAGCCTCGTAAAATGAGAGCACAATGGACTCCTGAACTTGCACAAGACGTGTCAGCGTTCCACAACATTGACGCAGAAGCAGAATTGACTGCCTTGTTATCTGAGCAAATGGCTGCTGAAATCGACCGTGAAATCCTTCGTGATTTGCGTAGAGGTGCAGCGTGGGTAACCCGTTGGGACTACGATGGTCTCCGTAAGCAATCAACTAACTACTACGGTACTCAAAAGGACTGGAACCAGACCTTGATTACCAAGATCAACCAGATCAGTGCACAAATCCACAAGTCAACTCTTCGTGGTGGCGCATCATGGGTAGTAGTATCACCTGAAATCAGTGCTGTTCTTGATGACTTAGAATACTTCCACGTATCTAACGCATCACCTGAGCAGGACAAGTACAACATGGGTATCGAAAAGATTGGTGTGTTGTCAGGCCGTTACCAAGTGTACCGTGACCCGTATGCACCAGCAAACACCATGTTGGTTGGTCACAAGGGTTCTTCAATCCTTGAAAGCGGTTACATCTACGCACCATACGTGCCGATGCAATTGACCCCGGTTATGTACAATCCGTTCGACTTCAAGCCGATCAGAGGTATCATGACTCGTTACGCGAAGAAGTTCATCTTAAACCGTTACTACGGTAAGATTCTTTGCGATGGCTTGACCACGTTCGGTATCGGTGACTTGATGTAATAGTTAAGTAAACTAAATCAAAATGGGTTGTGAAAACAACCCATTTTTTTTTGTCCTCTCAGCCAGAAAAAAGTATTTATAGGTGTAGAAAACTAAATATGCTTTTAAATTACATTTACTCATTTGTGTTGTCATTTGCAATGTCATTCGTGACACTTCTTCAAACGGTTGAAGGTATCGATGCTGGCGAAGCTATCAATAGCTTGCGTCAGAATAATGCCGTTGTCGGTATTCTCTACTTCATAGTAGTGGTAGAGGCTACTGTCATCGTAATCCTTTGGAGAAACGTGAACAACTTACAAAAGGAACGTGTAGAAGACCTCAAAGCACGACTACAGTCGGAAGAGGACTTGAGAAAAGAAATTCAGGAAGTATACGCTAAACTAAATCTTGAAAAGAAACGCTAAACCAATGGGCACATTATCAACAGACGAAAAATCAAATATCTGGACAAAGATCGGAATGATCGGGTTCATGTTTTTCATAATTGTATTCGTATCATTCAGTTCATGGATTTACTTCAACAACAATAATAACGTTGCAATCCGTATTCAAACGGACAATGAAGTAAACAAAGAAAAGACTGCGGTTAATGAGGCTCTTACAAAAACGCTCGTATTAAAAAACGATAGTATTACATCGTACAAGACGGAAGTGAAAAAGAAGGATAGTCTTCTTATCAATGAAATCAAGTACTTCAAACAGGAATTAGAAAAGGAAAAACATGAAAAAGATTCTCTTGTTAATATTCTTCGTCATTTTAAGCAAAGCGACATTCAGCCAGTCAGAAAATCAACCAATTAACAACGACACGGGTGATCTAATCATCATGACCAAAGCAAAGCACGAAGCCTTGCGCAGGGACATCGAAGATTACAAGATACTGCTGATCAAGTACCAAAGTCTTAGAATCGAACAAGAAACTCTTGCTGCTGATTTAGATCGCCAATCAAAGTTATTGGAGTCTAAAGCAGAAAACTTAGAGGCTTCTCGAAAGCGTATTGAGTTTCTTGAAAGTGAAATCAATACTCTCCGTATTCAAATCGAACAACAACAAAAGAAGATCACGGAAATGGATGCCGTGTACAAAAACATCTACCGCAACTACTACGCTGAAAAAGCAAAGGTATACAGGATGCAAAAAGGACAAGCCAATCTGCGTGTGTGGCAAGGTGCTGCCTTATTCTTTTTCTTCGCAATGTTAATTGTTGGGAGTCAGTAATCAGTCTCCCATGAACACAGGTTTGCTCGACTTATTAACCTGTGCTTCCAGACGACTAATTCCTTCCGTTTCGGCAATGGAGTGAATGTCATCTTCTCTCCAATCGTAGTCGTATACCAACTCGTTCTTCGCACGAGTGATTGCAATGTACTTGAGGTTCAATTCCTGCTGGTACATCCAACCTTTCGATACACCCAACGGTATCTCGTCAGGACGCACGATAAAGACTCTATTAGCTTCCAGACCCTTTGCCTTGTGAACGGTACTCAGGATGATTCCTTCCGTTACGTTATCCTTGAAGATGCTCAAGATCATGGACTTCAACTCGTTGATCGAATCGACCATTTTCATGAGGAATCGGAGTACGTCAATCTTGTCGGCAAGCAGTACATATCCCGTATGCTCGTCCACGTTTATAACCCCCGATTTTTGTAGCTTTTCCCTCAGTGCCGAAAGCTGGTTTGTCAGTTTAGCGCCCAATTGGGCAAGGCTCTTTTCCCCCTCAATCATGTGAATCAGGTTGACCCCCAAATCACTGCCCTTTATTGAGGCTTTTTTCTTCATTACAAGGAAATTAAAGAACAATCGGATCAGGGGTAGGGTTTTCCTTGCCAACACGAAATCACCGTCTTCTGCCTCGTCTAAAACGCTTCCAGAGCGCACTATACCATCTACGGCAGTTTCCATAGGTCGAAGGTCTGGAACGAGCGTATTGGCCTCTAAAACGATATTCTTGGCACACCTGAACGTAATGGTCAACGGGAGGACTTTGGTATTGGGTAAACGGGTCAAATTCTCGAAAGAATGGGTATCGGCTCCCGTGAACGCATAGATCGATTGAAGGTCATCCCCGCAGAAGATAAGACGGGTGGTTGGCTTCCCCGTTGCTTTATCCCATTTGATCAGTTTCTTGATCAATTCGTGTTGGGCTTTGCAAAGGTCTTGGGCTTCATCCACAAGTACGAAGTCCTGTGGGAACAACCAGATTTTCTTGTCAACACACGGCAAGTAGACCATATCCGTGAAGTCCATTGTTTTCTTGTCATTGAGCATTTCTTCCAAGATCATGAATGCTCGGTTGGTGTCTTCCAGATCGAACTTGATGTCATAACGTTCTGCAAGTTCAAGAACACGGTTCTTGTCCAGAGTCAAAGTCAATCGAATAAGATTGAGCATTTGCTTCATGTTGGTCACGTACTCCATTGGGTTTGCCACTTGCGACATATCCCAATTTTTCATTTGCTTGTTGAGTACTTTGTCTGCTTTGAATTCGTCTACCTCACAGTCTTTGTACTTGCGTTTGATCGCAGAGTAACCCAAGCCATGTGAAGTGTAGCAGAATGTTTCAGTCGGGAGTTTGCCTTTCAACTCCATCTGAATGTGTTTGTTGAAGGCTAAGAATGTTTTTGATTTTCCTTGCGGAAGTATCTTTGCAATATTGACGAGTGTCGTTGTCTTACCTGCACCAGCACGGGCACGAATAACTAAATTGCCATCATCGAATCTGACCCAATCGTAGATAGCTAACTGTTCTTCTGTGTCTTTGAACATCTTCGTACTTGTATTTATCGAATTTCTTAATTAATTTTTTAATGCTGGCTTTTGTGTGTCCGGGGAAGCAATCCTTTATTCTCGCATAGCCCCTACGCTTAACTGTCCAGTTGAGATAAATATACGTAAGTTCGTAGTAAAAGTTGCGGAGACGCTTAAATTTTTTGGTGCGCTTTTTGAAATTCCGCATATATTGATCTGTAGTCACCATTGAGGTAATCATTCTTGGCAAGCCATTTAAATACGTCTTCTATATCGAATCCGTTAACGGCTTTTGTTATTTTTTCTCTTTGGTTTGGTGAGACGTTTTTCCATTCATGACCACATTCGCAAGGGGTCATCCAACATTCGGGACAGTCTGATAGTGCCATAACTTATTTAAATTTCTTTCCAATGTTCATTGTCAACACCACCCTGTAACTCGAAGACTTGCCCGGTCTGAATGACCTTGACTCGCAGTCCTTCTTTACGTGTAAAAATTTGATCATCGTAGATGATTCCGTTATAGTTTAAACCATCACGTTCTTCAAGAGTGAGAACACTGATGTCGAAATTTTTGTTAATTAATCTGTCAGCAATTCCGAACAATTCAAATTGTTCTTTGATCGTAACGGCAAAGATGTTTCCTAATCTTGTGATCTCTCGTTCAAGATGCTTGAGTCGTTCAAGTTCTTCTGGTGGTAGTGGTCGTCTTTTCGGATTCTCTTCGTGAAGATCAATCGTAGAAGTAACTACACTACGAGCCATTTCCAATGCCATGAACTTATGCTCAACAAAGGACATTTCTTTTTCGGTTCCGTCTACCGGAGTAATATACGGACGACCGTCCGTGTTAATCTCTATGTCGTACTTAAAATTAAACATCCTTCATTTTGTTTTTGTATAGAATTATCTTGTGGCAGATTTCATAGTTTTCCAGTCGTTCGTGGAACGAAAGAAGCCTGTCAACCAGACCATTACTCATAGCATGGGTCAAAGTCACCTTTTCGAAGTTTTCAAGTTCGAAAACCATAAAACGTGTTGCTACCCAATTAAAATTTTCTTGCAATGCAACGCTTTCCGGCAGAACTACCATTATGAATTGTCAGTATTTATGTAAAAGTAGGAATTATGCCTCAGATTACAAAAGCCGACAAGCAAAAACTTTACCTTCAAATCAAGCACGAATTGGGCTATCCCAAGAGACCGTTTGAGTTGGATGAACCGATGATGGATTCATATTACGAAATGGCCGTTGAAGACTACAGTAGCATTGTCAATCAGTGGTTAATCGAGCAACAGTGGGTTAGTTTACAAGGTCTCCAAGTTGATAGCGCAAACTTCATCGATGCGTACACAAACAAGAACAATGATTTCATGCGTAGTTTCACCTACGCCTATTCAAAGCAAGTTGGCTTGGGTACGAACGCTCCGTCAGGAGAAACTTGGCATTTGAAGAAAGACTTCGTAGTCATTTCTGCTGACACACAAGTATATTCAATTCCTGCTGGACGTGAAGTTAACGAAGTTCTTTGGGTAACACCACCACAAATTGATAGTGGTCTTGTTGATCCGTTTGCACTTACGAACTGGTCACCGGGAACTTACGGTTGGTCATACTTAGGTAGACCCGCCAGCTATATGCAGCCAACGTATTCCTTGTTGCTTTCAGCACAGGATCGTCATACAAAGAAAAGAATTCTTCAATCAGAACTTACCTACCGTATCACTGGTGGCCCTAACGGAACAAAACTTTTGTACTTGTATCCAATTCCGGGAGATCGCGCAGAGATTACTAATGGTTGGGGTAAACATTTTGAAGGAGCCAAAGTATGGTACTTCTACTACGATGTGAATAACAAGGGTAGAAAGAAATGTCTTGAAAATAACAGTGACATTATTAAACTTCCGAGCGATGCGCCAATCAATACTTTGAAGTGGAAGACAATCAACAGTGTTGCAAGAACCAACATTCGTGACTTGCTCATTTCAAGAGTTAAAATCAATCTTGGTAATATCAGAGGTTTCTACAGTGGTGACATCGGTGCAACAACCAAGCAACTTACTTTGGACTACCGTATGCTTATCGAGCAGGGTGAAACGTTGAAAGAACAAGTTCGTACATCGATCTTAGAATCGTTGACTAAACTTTCTCTTGTACAACTTACCAGAGATCGTGCAGAAATTGCTGCAAACGTAAACAAAGAAAGAGGCTTCCAGCCTGTAGATCACGCAATCATTACTTTGTAATATGCCAAAGTCGAAGAAAGACCATATTGATTTTGAAGACGACAGATATGGATTATTCATGTCGGAGAACAGTTACGATCTTGACGTTATGTACGGTAGAGAGTATTTGAAGACTGATAGTCCATTCTATGTGAACTACTACAAAGTAAACGTGTTGGAGTCTAAAGTTGATGACCTGTACGGTGAATCAAAACCTACAGACAAAAAATTCTTCCCGCCAATCAAATTGAATGTGATGATGGACATCACCGAAGGAAACGAAAAATTTTTCAGTGAAAGTGGCGTGTTGAGAGACGATGTGGGCAATCTTGTATTCGGTGTCTTCTTTGAAGAATTGAAAGAGAAACAAATTGAGATTGTTCTCGGAGACTTTGTTTCTATTAACGTAGGCAGCAGAGAAAGATTCTTCGAAATCTCTGACCCGAATTACGTAAGTGACGATACTACCAAATCAAGAGGTGGTTTCAGAAACGACTACTGGAAATCTATTGAGGCAACTCCTGTGAAGGAGGACGTTGTTCCTGAGATAATGAATTAATCTTCGGTATTAATTTTTCGTGACGAATACGTTCGAGTTCTCGAACGATATATTGATGCTGCTCTTTGGAGTGGATGTTCAAATCCTTTGCATACTTTATGTACATGTCAAGAGTGAATTCTAAGAATTCGAGTTCTTTCTTAGAAAGAAAATTTGCTTGCTCCTGAAACTGTTGAAGTTTCTTCTTGAAGCGTATAGCATACAAGAACAACCCAACACTTAAAAGAACAAGCAATCCACATATTGCCCATGCAAGTATCATTTTATTTTACCAATACTCGTGCATCTTTTCGGTTTTCGTTGGCGAAGATTTTACGATATTGAAGGAAGCCTCTGAAATTTCCTGACCATCCCCACGTACCTTCTTCTCCGTCATCAGCATTGAATGAGGAATCAAATGCGAATTCGTAATCGCTCATTGATCTTCCGCAGTGTTCCATCGGAGACCAGTGACCAGAAGAAACAAGACGATCATGAAGTTTAATATCGTTCTCGTAGTTATCTGGTTTTCCTTCTTCTCCCACTACCGTGTACGAAATTCTTGCGCAACGAGCAGAAGCAATCTTCAATCGAATTTCATCGACCAGTTCTTTGTGTCGTTCGCTACCGTATGCCCAACGTAACGGCTCACCGTATTCTTTGGTAAGAATTGCGGTAATCATTTCTTCATCGATCTTATCACCGAATGGAATGTGCCATTCACCCGGTTGCAAAATCTTAGGTTCAGATACGTTGTAGGCTGCAAGCATTTCTTCTGCCAACTTCTGAATGTGAATGTCAGCAAACTCACTTGCGCGAAGTGCATAATAGTTTTCCCATTCCGTTGCAGTCACGATTACCGTGTGCCACATGTAGGGTTCAAGAACTCTATTTGCAATTTGTTTTGTCACACCCAATGATCCGTTTAGAATTTCGGCATGGGTTGCAGCACTGTCTCTCGCTTGAAGCCAAGCATCAACACGCACATCAACATCGGCAGGATAATTCCAATATTCATTCCCCTGCATACCGGGATGATCTTTCATCCACTTGAGGGGAATGAATGGGTTCTCTTTCACAGCCTGTATCATTTTCTTAAATGGTATTGCTCTGGAAGAAGCACTGTTACGTGTAAACATTCTGTGAGTGTTGAACTCAGCAAGAATGTACCGGGGGAAAGTTATGACGAAAGTCGTGAGTCTGTTGCCGAATTGATTCTTAGAATCGGCAACAATTTGTGCACTTATCTTAGTCATCAAAAGTAGTTACTTGTAAAATGATTTCCTGTACTCGATTAGAGCATGGTTCAGATACTCGTAGTCAGGAACTTCCGGCAAGTTACTATTTTTGTACAACTCAGGCAAATCTTTCATGATTTTTTCGGCATAGGCCATTGCATCCTCATATTCCACCAATCCGTACTTAATATCCATCAAGAATTGGCGGTCGTGAGTACGCTCCAAAATAAGCCCTTTACCTTCTCCGATCTCTTTGGCAACGCTCAACAGACGAACGCAATGGGAGATATTTTTCGTATCGTAATTTTGCTTGAGGTTATTGTTGTAACGCTCAGGGTTACGATGCTTCACCCAATGCCAGTATTGTTCGTAATCTTTGCAATGCTTAATGTATCCATCCTTGTTATAAGAAATGTTACCAAGAAACATTACTTCACCAGAAGGAATTGATTCCATCTTAGGAACGGACGAAAGACGAATCTCGTTGGAGTCTTCCAGTTCAATTCCTTTGAATCCGTAACCCATCGGCTTGCCTTGTGATCTACGAAGTTCTTTAATTTGTTCGACTTCTTGTGCAGGGACTTTGCCACTGAACAGTTCGTCAGAAACTACATCGTAGTAAAGAGCATATGAATCTCTTGCGTTTGCAAGGTTAACAACCCCGCAAAACTTTTGATCCATAGTATGCTTTGCCAGCCACTTGCGGAGATCAAGAGTTTTTCCACCATCCATCAGTGAGCAGAAATCAAGAGGGGTCTTGCGTTCTTCACCAACAGGGTTGACAATCTTTTTGTTAAGACCACGAGCCTTCTTGATTTGTGCAATAGCGTAATCACCAAAAGACTTCTCACACTTCCTTGAAAGGATGCGTGACATATCAAGTTGAAATGGAAGATCAACCATTGTCTTCTTAATCGCAACTGATAGTTCAAGTACGTTTGGATTGTTTGCGTTCAGAAGTTCGATGAACTTTCCAATCTCCATATAGGTGATGTCATTGTCTTCCGGTTGTTCTTTTACCACCACGTCCTTGAAGTCGGCTTCGATACGGTGATGTAGTGAAAAGAAATCATCCTTGTGAAGATAGAAGATACCGTACATGTCAATGTCGGATTTCTCGTTGTGAAGGTTAAAAGCATGACTGCCGATAACCGCCTCAGCGATAATCAGGTTGTTCTCCCGAATGAACTTCTGGTTATATTTATTTTTTAGATACGTCATGTTTTATTCTCGATACGAATATTTTGCTTTTGATCTGACAGGCGTTACACTGAAAGAACCAACGAACATAGTGGACAGCTTTAAACAATTTTGGTCGTGGTGTTGGGTCTTTAACTTGTAGCCAATGTCCTTTGCAATCTCCGCAGATTACATCCGCAGGTTCAAACTCTTCTACCTTAACCGTTGTTGTCGTTCCGCTCACTTACTTCGTCTTTTCCTTTTAAAATTACTTCCTCACTTATTTTGTATGCAAGAACTGCTTCCTGTTCGTAGTGCTTGATTGTGAAGTCAATGATCTTCTCGATTTCACTTCTGGTGCATTTGATTCGACAAGGAATCATCCTGTCTTTGAATCTCCTGCTGTCCGGGCTTACCCACTCTCCCTTTGCCGTCTTCATTACGGTAAGACCACCAGAAATGGTGATTACGAACTCGTCCCACTGCTTATGATGTTCATACGTAAATTCCTGACTTTTGTTGGAGGCAGGGACTAAAATTTCCCACATTTTTTGTTTGACCTTTTCAGCACCCTTTTCCTTCACCTTGATTTTGTACTTGGTCAAGAAATACGTAGCCAATCCCATCATCAGCACGTAGGCAATAAAATCGTGGTTAATTGCTTCCATCGAACATGTAATCAATGTAGTCAAACATTTCTTTGTAGTCTTCGTTATACACCTGAGCCTTGAAGTGAGGATGCTCTTTCTTGTACATATCAGCTTTGCCTTTGAACTCGATGTTTGCAATACGGTCGCAAAGTTTTACGAACGTAGCACCTTCCGTTTCACGGATGTCTTTGTAAATGAAGTCAGGCATTCTTTCTTCACGGTTACGACCGCGAGTGTAGTTTGTTACTGCACGAACGATTTCAGCGACCGGAATAGAATTCAATGCCTTCTTAACATCATTGTACGACAACCTTGCATCCTCAATTGAATCATGCAACCAGCAAGCAGCAATAACAATCGGACGTAAATGGAGCGGAATCAAATGGATGAAACGATACGCCACATCAACCACATGGGAAAGGTGGATCGTATACGATGCATCACCGTACATATGGTTTGTATCATTGTGTCCCTTCGTTGCAAGCACGATGGCTTTCAGCACCATCGCACCGTGCTGTTTCGGAAGGAATGTCAAATTGTTTTCAACAGTATTCATTTTCTTGTGCGTTTTCTAAAAAGTTGTAAAATTGAACGATGTCCTCTTCGATCTGTTTCGTGTTTGAATTCAACATGAAATGTTCGAAGCTATCGCCACGATATTTCTTGTACATGCCGATGAACTTACCGAGAGGTTCACCATCCAAACCAAGCAAACTCATTACAACGTGTCCGTTGAATTTCTTGGAAACCTTCTCAAGGATTTCCTGACGCTTGATATGTTGTGCATATGCAGTCTTCAATTCCGAACCGAAGAAAGCATCGATTTCGTCAAGGTAAACTTCCTTCGTTTTCACGAAAGGATAATTTTTGTCCGGGGCATTGGTTTCTACGTAATCCAAAAACTTCATGAAGTCAGGACGTTCAAGTCTGCCAACGAAGTTTCCTTTCTGATATGAGGTTGCACAGAAATATTTGCTGGCGATTACATAATCGAAAATTTCTTGAACGTTGTCGAATCCTTGTTTCCAACGCTCATACGACAAACCAACGAACTCCAACATTTTTTCCATGTCTCTTGTCACGCTGATCTCTTTTGAGATATGATTGTTGAACCCTCTCAACACGTAGAACAATCCATCTTCACCATAGCGAAGGTTGAACTTGTGGTAGATACGACCAATCAAATTTCCGAGAATGTTGTACGACATGAAATTGTATGTGCTTTCCAGCTTACGGCTTCCAACAAGAAACACGTCAACTTGAAAATCCATATAAAGCATGGAGTAGACGTTTCGCACCGACTGAGTTTCGGTTACGCCTAAGTCCTTGATCAATTCCTTCTTCCACTGAGGTTTATTCAAAATGATTGCTGCATCGACAATAATGTCAACGTCTCCGTAGTCGGCCTTCTCACGGTAGGCAACGGGAATACGATAAGACTCGCCAAAGTGTTTGTCGAGAATTGGTATCAATGAAGCAACGATTTGAAAATATCGTTCCTTTGATACACGTCCAGCTTTGAATAAATTACCGCCCATTACTTTAGTTTTGAAATATCGTCAATCAATTTTTTTATCTCTTCCGGTGAACCAGCTTCTTGTGTTTGTTTCAAGTATTCTTCATACGATGATTCAAACTTGTTCATTGTGGCTTCGATCTGCTTTACCTGCTCAATCGCGAACCTTGCTTGGAAGCCACGATCTTTTTTCATTTGATCGTTATCGTAGTTTGCTTCGTCAGCATAAAATTTTAGTGTCTCTGTTAATCTTGCAAGAACGTTTTCAATTTCCATACATTACATCGTCAATTTTGTCGAGTGCTTCATCTATCGATGTTGTATAAATGCCACCCTTATTAAAGTCATCATCCAACAAGGTGATACTGAGTAATACTTCAAAAGATTTATTCTCAAACCACTCAAGGTAGATGTATTTGTGCTCGAATCGTATAACGAAAACCAGTGTGTTCAGTCGGTTGATATGGCAGACAATGTTTTCCGGTTTATGTTTGTAGACCCGGTTCAGTATCTTAAAAAAAGGCTCGTCATATACCTTCATTTTGTCGTAGCCCTTCAATGCCAATTCCTCACGGAACTCCCTGATTACCTTTTCTTTCTTGACTTGTACTTTATCCATAACTGCTACTTCCATACCCCCTTATACGTAAAAAGTCACTTTTGGTTACGCTCGGCCAAGATTTGTTTCTGTTCTTCAATCAATGCCAGCATGTCCTTTCGTTCAAATTCATACAGTTTGTACTCCCTGTAATATGCACAAACCGGATTCTTTTGAATGTTACGAGAGAAGTAAACACCTTGAGAATCAGAATTTTCGAAGCCCACGTACATTTCATTTTCAACATTGAAGTACGAGTAAACCACCCCTTTTTTGAAAAAAATGAAAAGCATATTCCGTGTGGGATAATACACTGATTTCATGATGTTCGAAGAATCAAAAAGTGCCTCAACGTACAATTCCTGAGTTTCTTCGTCTTTCAATTCCTTACGTTCAAGTAGCATGGTATGAAGTATTTATCTGTATGGCGTACCCTAAAATCAAGAAAACAAACTTTGTTCTTAATCCACCAAAAGTGGGGTCGGAATATCTTAAATACGGTTTAGAGCGTATTGAGACGTTAATGGTCAAGTCCGACAAGAAGACCAACTACCTTCCAAAAGGTGTCTCCATTAAAGACATTGATCAAGCAGCCTTTGATTTCGTTAAAAACAAAGATAGCAAAATAATCATCGATGGGAAGGATGTACCTGTGATTTTTTTGACCAATGAACGTTGGGCCGAATTCGCCAAAACGTGGCAATATGTCGATCTTGACAAGAACTTAGTCACACCGTTCATTACAGTGGTACGATCAAATTTCAATCCAGAAGGAACCCGCCTTGGCAAGCGATACAATGTAGCACAGAGAAGATCATTCCGATACCTTGACGTACCCATTTTAGATGAAGGTCAAGTCATCAATTTACGATTCAAAATTCCTGAACCCGTGAATGTTGACCTCACCTATGAAGTTCGTTTGTTCACGAAATATCAAACCAACGTAAACATCTTTGATGAAAAGATTGCAAGAGCATTTGCAAGTAGACAAGCCTACACTTGGATCAAAGGTAATCCTATGCCTATTATTCGAGAAGGTACTGCAATGAACAACACCGTTCAAGATGTAAAAGGCGACAGAATGTACGTTCAACAACACACGATTAAAGTACTCGGATTTCTTCAATCAGAAGATGACTTCTCAATTGTGAAAACTACGAGACTTCCGAATATCGGAATCGTTATTGATAAAGGTGAGAATATTGGAACTACTGTGAATACTGCTCAAGTCAACCCACCACAGGAGTAGCTATGATCGCTGGTTCTACCGGAACATAATTCACACGTAAAAGCAAAATCACATCCCACGCATCTGAAAGTGCTTCATGCGTAACTGGCCCACGAAGGTTCACACGCTTTTTGCAAAGATCAGTTGATGGTGGTACTTCGTCTGTTTCCCAATCGATGAATTTCAAACTTGGATCGAGTGATCTGTAGTGAAATTTTATTCCATTTGTTCCCAACGATCCAATGTTGTCGTAGGGATTCCGTCCGACATTTTCGAGAAAACGTTTGTCAAATGAGGCAAAGTTTTTTCCTGCTGCAACAATTTCAACAACACCACTGGCGTTCTCTTTGAAACCATTTGCAAGTAACCAAAGTCTGAAATCAGCAAATAACTCTTCTATGGTAAGAGCATGTTCAGTCAAGAAAGGACTGTTCTCCAATGGAATCTTTATTCCGCTTTTGATGTCGGCAATTGTCGCCATCAATTTCGCATTCATCTTTGCAGCAACGGCACTAAACATATATTCATCATTTGCTGCGATGATGATTCTACGATACTTCTTCGATTCTTCGTAGGACTTTGGATTCTTGGTGTCCTCAATGATGGCGGCAAATTCGAGAATCTGATTTTTCTCGCTATCAATGCCTGTGGTTTCAATGTCTATGGAAACGTAACGCATAAAAAAAGGGTTAACTCCACAAAGCTAACCCTTTTTCTGAATATTTCAAATTCTTATGCTACCTTCAATGATGCCAAGACTTGAGGAATAATTTCTTCTACTGCCGGAACAAGTTCACTTGCCTTGATTGCAGACAATCCGCTTTCTCCTGCTGCAAGTGCACCATGACCAGCTTGTGCTGCATGAATTGCACCGCCAATGCTTGCTGCGAATAGTCCTGCAACAAGAGTATAAAACACAATATTGTTAACTTTGTCCTTCTTATCTTGCGGAAGGTTCTTGGTGAATGGTGCTGTTAATCTACCAATAAAATCAATGTATTTGTGGTGCATATCATGACCCCACTTTTGAGCCTTCTGTCCCCACACGTTTAAATCACCACTACCAACTTTTTTGCCCAAGAACGAAGCAGCTTTACCGAGTAAATTTGCCATTGATGGGATTGCTGCTGCAACTCCTGCTGCGGTAGCTAAAAGTTCGTTAAGTTGTCCTTGTACTTCTTCTCTGAGTGCTTGCGCCTCTGCTACTCTTTGTGCTGGTTGCGTTGCTTGCTGCGCTGGTGCTGCCTGTTGTTGACTACCATCATTTACATTCAATTGACCATCATGATTTGCATCTGCCTTCTGTAAATCGGCAGGAAGTTTTTGAATGAGTTGGTTCATTGCTGCTTCCAATTCTCTTTCCAGATTCGGATCGACTTGTGTCGGATTTTGATTCTGAGGTTGTTGCGGTGCAGGAGCGGGTTGTATATCTTCGTTGATGCGTTTTTTGACGTTATAGTCCGTCAAATATTTCATTCTTTCAACATGCTCTTTCAAGGTTTTTTTGCTCATAAAAGACGTGATTTCTCTATAAATACTTAGATAGTAACGTAATTCCCATCAATTGTGAAGGTGTTTCCAGAAGGGTAATTTGTTTTCTCAATCGGGAATGATTCTGTTGGTGCATTCACAAACTGATCAAATTCAGGATTTACAAGTTCTTTTAGAATCATCTGACTTGGCGCAAGAGAATATGTCATAGTTGACATATTCAAAGTAAATTGAACATACAATTTTTCTTGTGTTGTTAATGAACTATTATCATTCACAAACGAATAAAACTTGCCAGATTTTGCAGAATAAAATAAAAATTTGGCATAGATCGTTGTTCCTGTTATTGTGTCAATGAAGTCCTGTGACAGATACAGATTGCTGAATTCCATCGTTGCAGTATATTGATAGATCGATGACAAAGTCGTCTTCGCAAAATCATAACCATTAAAATATCCAGTATGTATTTTTTTACTGATCTCGTCTTTATAACTATTAAAAATTTGAATAATATAAAAACTATTCTTTGCTGCTGTCGTTGTATATGCAGTTGATGCAAATTCTGTTGGTGCAACAGAAGTAACAAATGCAAACCCATTCCAAAATTTAAATTGAATACTGTAATCGATTGCCGGGTTAAAGCGTCTAACCTCTGCGTCTGACACACCATTAATTGAATCAATTGTCTGATCTTCCACTAAAGAAAGCACATCATCATCATAACCCAAAAGATTTCCAGCACCAGTTATTGGGATGGTTATTTTTTGATCGACAAGGCCGTTTAATTTAATTTTGAATCTATTCATGTTATGCACAACGATTGCCTAAGTTATTCAAATTACTCGATGGTTTCTTGTTTACTAAACTATTAGGGCCAAACAGTATGTCACCAAATACTGCATTTGTGTTCGGGTGATTCAAATCAGGATTTAATGGTAATACAATGTTGTTAAAAAGGTAATGTCTCTTATTCACAAAAGGATAATCGACACCCCTTCCACTAATTGGATCAATGTAGCCATTTGGTAGTAGGTCTTTCCATATATAATTTCCTCGATTGTCTACTTTCACAGCATAAGAAGGAATGATCAAATCATTTTCCGTACCACCAGTCGCATTTGCTGTTATTGTTTCATCCCCATAATCTCTAATTTTTAACGGAATAAACGGATTGTATTTGAACTGTAGATTTCCGAGATCGTATGGAAATAAAACATAATACTCCATTTGATCTTTCAACTCTTCTTCGAAATTAGTATCAACATAAATTACTCGATCACCCTCAAGTACTTGACCGGGATTATATGGTGGATGTGCCAAAATTGGAATTATTGTTTTGTCTGGTGTGTTGGGGCCAGTAAAATGGATTTGGCTTACTGTTTCTGTTTGAGAATTGCCGTTTTGATTCGGGTGAAAATCAAAAAACAAATAAAAATTAGTATAGGGTTTTTTGAAAGAATCAACAGCACCTTCGATGTTGAAGTCCATATTAAAATCAAATGCGTACTCGTAATTGAAAAAAATGTTTCTCGCAAATCCTGCCTTATACACTTCTGCATTACTTAGTTTAGTTACTACTGTATAATTTCTAATGAATGTATTTACTGAAAGTGCTGTATGTCCTGTTGAAGGATAACACAGGTATACATCAAAACAAGTAAGAAGATTTTTTGTCACTCCGCTCAATTCTTCACCCAAACGTGGAGGAAAAAAGAAATCTGGAAGTTTTTTGTAAAGTCTTTTTAAACCATTAATGTTTGAAAGAAAATCAATGTTACCATACACACGATATGATTCACTTTCTTGTCTTTCGGCATTGAATAAATCACTCACACTGATAACAGATGATTCATTATAGGAAAGAAGTTCTTTCGTTGAACTGGTCAAATTGATATTGAAATTCTGATCAACAACAACCCCATCTACGTTCTTAGCTGAACCCAACTGTAACTGTAATTCTTCACTCATATGGTATAAATAATGAAGATTAAATAAATTTTAGAATCGGGACAACCTTTAGTAAAAAACCTCGTATAACCAAGCAAAGGGTTAAAAATTTAAACAAAAAACACTATGAAAAGCATGAAAAACGTATTTTCGATCTTTATGGTCGCTCTGATTCTGGTCGCATCCAGTTGTTCAAAATCGGATGATCCGACCCCGTCCACACCATCAACACCTACCCAAAGCAATTTGGACAAAGTGAAGGCTACGTTAAGTGGCACATGGACTTTCCAACAGTTTGTACTGACGGAAGTAGCCAACAGCAAAACTAAGACAATCACATCTTGTGATAAGTCTTCTTTGACTGGTTATTTTTCCAATACGAATTGGACAAATCTGACTCCTGAGTTTAATTTTGTTTATGCCAGTGGTATTTCGGCAACAGGAACCAATGCTTGTATTTCAGCGTCAGCATCATATACGATTACTGTTGTTGAAAATACGGATCATACGGTAACTGTCACGTTGGATGCGGGTGGTAGTGCAAAACAAGTGTACAATGTCAATGTTAACGACATCACAGCCACTTCGATAAAAGGTACGTTGATCAGCAATGGTAGTGCCGTTTCTTCAACCAACGGTTACACGGTCGTATACACATACACGCGATCATAATTTGAAATAACCAACCAAGAAAAGCCTCGCAGATTGTGGGGCTTTTTTTATATAAGACCAATTCGATTTAAGAATGCAATACAATCAGCACTTCCAAACCCCTTAAAAAAATAAGTTCCGGCTTGACCGTTACTGTAAGGGATTGTCATGTGTTTATAATCTGTACCAGTTAATGGTGTCACATCATATGGTGGATCAATGCCATTTCTAAATCCTTTCGGTGATGTATCATTCAATGTTGCGTCTCTTAGTATGACTAAATCACTTTTGGGAACATTTATAAAATTTGTTTCGTGTAGATCAGCACGAGCCATATGAATTGTATTTTTTATTGGCCCACCTATTAATTGTGAGTTATCTTCTGATCCTGCTTTAACTCTATTGTTTGCATTTAGCAATTTTGTTCTTCCTGCTTCGTTATCATCTAATCTACTATTGTATACATACTGAGGGAAATACAAACAGAAATTCATGTGCTCTGATGCAAATAATCTTATGCTTCCATTGTTAACGTCTGTACCGTTACTTGGGAATTCGTTTACTGTTGTTCCAGTTTCAGCATTGGTCACAACTGCACCTGACGAATAAACTATTGTTCTCTTATTTAAGAAATTAGGTAAGGTATTACCTTCATTGTCGTTTCCATCGCTATTTGCAATACCATAAAATTTCGCAACACTATAAAATTCACCTGCCAAGAATTTTTTATTTTGTCTTCTCCAATTATTGTTTTGAGTTAAATGTGTTGTGTCGTCCGTATGATATACTGGCGAGTTGTTGTTCTGATCTGCAACGTTAGCATATTGAGGTATTTTCAATCTCATTCGTCTTGTATTATTTACTCTACTTCTGTAGTCATCTGCTCTATCCATTGGTAGTGCGGTGTCGTCCGAATAATCAAGAACCATGAATCCATTAAACTCAATGAATACACCTCTTGGATCGTCATCCGGTACAACAACTTCTTGACCGAGTTCGTCTGTGATAATTTTTTTTCTATTGCATGGGACAATGTATACGAATTGTCCATTTTCGACATATCTCGTATATTGATCTTGAGTGAGTAATTTATATGCTGTTGGATCAAACGAATTACCTGTGATCTGAGCATCAGTAATTGTATTGGGCAAATACAACAACGTCTCGTTGATCAATCCGTTTCGTTTTGTTGCAATCGATGCATTTAAAACTTCTCCCGGCCCCTTATCCTCCATTGCATACAATTGTTTAATTGTGTTCCCACCACGACCCCAATGTGCCGATTGACCATCAGTAAATGCTGCCCCAAAAATTGTGAATGATGCGATTAGTAATGCTCGAATCTTAAAATCTTGTCGAGTAATGCCAATTTCAAAATTTTCTTCATCACCCCAAAATGGTTTTACATCAACAGCAACTTCTTGTGTTTCAACATTTGGTAATGTTTCAAGGTCAGTAGAGAATTTTACTTTTGTCCCGTTGTCAGTAAAAAGAACTGGTGAGTAACCAAGATTGTTAATCATTGTTCCCGGTGTCATCGAATACTTACCAATGTCAGTAATGTCTACTGACATGGTCATTGTTTGAACACCAATTGGTACACCAAAAATCATGTAGTCACCAGATTGATTTGTAACTGTCGTGTACTTGTAGTATTTTTTATATACCTCTAAAAATGTAGGGTTCGTTGTGATCTCTTCTTTTGTTGGAAACGTACCAACGGGTACTGTCGGTGCGTATTGTCCGGCTACAAGGAATGGATTATTGACTGCTACTCTTGGAAGGAGGTTGTATTTTACCCCATCAAGGTCTTTGTCTCTTGGGGATGAATAGGGGTACACCGCATAGATTTCACCGTTTGCCTTGTCTTCGTCTGATACTGGAATGAAGACTGATATTTTAGCATTCGGTATCCCAATGCCTCCATTTGCTATTACTCTACCAACTACAACCCCGTAGTTGGCATTGAAGGTTCCATAGATGTCTTTTTGGCTTATTTTGAGGGATAAAATCTCGAAGAAATCAACATCGTTTTCCAGACGCATCGTCAAGTATTTATCTGTACCACCCGCAGTGGTGCGTAGTCTGACGGACTTGTTTCCCATAGAATTTGACTATTGTTTTTTATAAATACAAATTAAAGAAATTCCTGATTTTGCCCTGAAAGAAAGTATTTATAAAAAAAAGTTTGAATTCACAGTCGAATTTAATCATATAAACTAAATCATTCAAAGACAAAACATGGCAAGCAATTTTGTATTCGTGTCTCCGGGAGTTAAGTTCAAAGAAAGAGACCTTTCATTTGTTTCAAAAAACGTTGGTTTAACAACCCTTGGTTTGGTCGGTGAGACCCCTAAAGGGCCAGCGTTCCAACCCATCGCAGTTTCAAGCAAAGCGGATTTAACTTCAAGATTTGGGAGTCAATCAGTTGAAAAGTACCCTAACGGAGATTTGAAGTTCCAACTTCCTTACGTTGCAAACGCATACATGGATGAATCAGACCAGTTAGTAGTCACCAGATTACTCGGTCTATCGGGTTATCAAGCAGGAACAGCTTGGGGTTTAAGAGTAAGTGCTGGTATTGATCTTTCAACAACTGGCGTTACTTCAACCGGAACATCAGTAGCAGCATTCAGTGGTAGCATGTACTTAGGTACACCAATTACTAATGTTGGACAAACTGGAACCATCTTCACAGGTTACACCAAATTCAACGCAACACAATTCCAAACAATTGTAAGAGACTTCAAAGTACTCACCCTTTCATTAGGTTCAGGTACTGTTCAAGTAACAGGCACTACAGTAACTGGTTCTTCACTTTCAGAATTCGAAGGAATGGTATTGGCAGTTGTAAGATCAAGAGCAAATATTGAAGACGTTGTTGACGGTTCACCTGTAACAACCTTCGATGCGACTCAACTCCAAATGGTTGCCAACAACACCACACTTGGTGCTGGTGACTTCTTCGGCAAATTTACATTGAGAGCAGGAACTGGTATCACGAACACGGAAGACTATATCGTGTCGTTGAATCCTGACGGAAGAGAATTCATCACAAACGTACTTGGTGACAAACCAAAAGGTAAGAACACCAAAGTATACGTTGAGTCAGTATATCCTGACCTTATCAGAAAATTAGACGCTGATGGTGTTGCTTACGGTATAAGCACGTCAATCATCAACGCAACAACAAATACATTCACCGACTACCGCGAGTCATTCAAGACTCCTGAAACCCCTTGGGTTGTAAGTGAATTGAGAGGTAACAAAATCGAAAGATTATTCAAGTTTATTTCGATTTCAGACGGTAACATGGCTAACCAAGAGATTAAAGTCTCTATCGCCAACATCGATCCGATCTCAAGAGAGTTCGACATCGTTGTTCGTGACTTCTATGATACTGATGCGAACGTAAACGTTCTTGAGTCATTCACTCGTTGCTCAATGCAAAAGGGATTGACCAACTACATCGGTGCTCGTGTTGGTACTGCTGATGGTGAGTTCACTATTCAAAGCAACTACTTCGTAGTTGAAATTGATTCAAACGCTCCGGGCGATTCGTTCCCTGCTGGTTTCGAAGGTTACGTAGTCTTCGATTGGGCAAGTGGTTCAACTGGTTCAGGAGTAAACGGTCAATCACCTGAAATTCTTTACAAGACTGGTTACACAGCATCTGATAGAGTTAACCGAGTTTACTTGGGTATTTCTGAAAGAGCATTTGATGCAAACGGTTTAGTTGGTACAGGTATCGACCAGAACTTCTACAACTACAACGGACTTGACATTAGCGCAAGCAACGGTAACGCACCGTCTGGCTATATCAAGACCAAAGGTTATCACTTAGATTCAGCAGCAACTGGCTCAAGCTATGTTGATGGATTGAATGTAATTGGATCATTCGTAGTTGGTGCTGCATCTTTCCAGACTGCAAGTGATGTAACTAACCCATCAAATCCTTACAGCAACAAAGCTGCACGTAAGTTTACATTCGCACCTTACGGTGGTTTCGATGGTTGGAACGAACACAGATTCGTAAGAAGTATCACAGACCTTTACAAGAAAGGTGGTATCTATGATGGTGTTCCAGCAGGTGCAACTCCGAACAACGATTACCAAGCATGGGAATTGGGTGTTGCAACATTCCAGAACAGTGAGGAAGTTACGATCAACGTATTTGCAACTCCGGGTATCAATTGGAGTGACAACATCGGCCTCGTAAACGAAACAATCGAAATGATCGAACAGAAGAGAGCAGACTCGTTGTATATCATCGATGCTCCTGATGTTGAAGATTCTCCTTCAATGGCAGATGATCTTGTCGATCTTCTTGACAGCACAGACATTGATTCAAACTACAGTGCAACATTTGCACCTTGGGTTCAAATCAAAGACTCTATCAATAACCAGAACGTATACATCCCGCCTACCGCAGAAGTTGTGAAGTCAATTGCCTTCACTGACAATATCAAGTTCCCTTGGTTTGCACCTGCTGGTTTGCAGAGAGGCGTTACTGACGCGATCAGAGCAAGAAGAAAACTTTCTCTTGATGAAAGAGACACATTGTACGCAGGTCGTATCAACCCTATGGCAACATTCGCTGATACTGGCGTAGCAATCTTCGGTCAAAAGACATTGCAGAAGAAAGAGTCTGCTCTTGACAGAATCAACGTAAGAAGACTGTTGTTACAGTTGAGAGTGTTGATCTCTAACATCGCAGTAAGATTACTTTTCGAACAGAACGATCAAACTACAATCGATGAATTCTTAGCAAAGGTTAATCCAATCTTGGAAACCGTTAAGAGAGAAAGAGGACTTGAAGACTTCAAGGTTGTAATGGATAGTTCAAATAATACTCCTGAAACAAGAGACAGAAATGAATTGTATGGTGAAATCTTCATCAAGCCTACCAAGGCAGTTGAATTTATCGGTTTGACCTTTACGATTACTCCTTCTGGTGCTTCTTTCGATAATATCTAAAATGGTAGTATTTATCAGAAAAGCAATAACATTAAAGTTTTGAACTAAAAAATAATGGCAGAATTACTCAGAGGTATCCCGGTTGACTTTGAACCTAAAAGAAAGAACCGATTCGTATTAGAGTTCCCTACTGAACTTGGGATCGAATCGTGGAAAGTCCAGACCGTTACCAGACCAAAGTTGGAAATCAACTCTGTTGAAGTTCATTGGATCAACACCGTGAACTATGTAGCAGGTAAAGGTAAGTGGCAACCAATCGACATCGAATTTATCGATACGCAAGGCCCATCTACTTCTACTGAATTGATGGAATGGGTTCGTCTTGAATTCGAATCGTTGACTGGTCGTATGGGTTATGCAGCAGGATACAAGAAGACACTCATTTTGAAAGCACTTGACCCAACTGGTGTTGAAGTTGAAAAGTGGGAATTGAGAGAGTGTATGATCACCAACGTAGAGTTCGGTGAAAACTCACAAGAAGATGATGGATTGCAAACCGTAAAAATCACGGTACAACCATTCATGTGTATCCTCAACTACTAATAGCCTTTTTTACCTTAGAAGGATTAGTTATAGACAAAAAAAGACCGCTTCGCTGGCGGTCTTTTTTATTTACGGTAGGTTTCGATTAAGCCATTGTGTACTTAACGACCTTCGTGCCTTTCTGGTTCACGATGTTCGTCTTGATGTTGGTGTAGCCGTCATTCAAGCGAAGATCAGAAATTGTCGCTCTCAAGTTTTCAACTCCGAAACGAGTTCTTGCAGTTTCGTAAGTGAGCGTCTTACCAGCTTTCAAAGCACTCAATACTTGAGCCTTCTTTGCGGTCTTCGTTTTACCCGTGTTCTTTGTCGTCTTAGTTTTTGACATAGTAGTAAATGTTAAAATGAAGTTATGAACTGTAAATATAAGGCTAAAATCTGGAATTCCAAATTTATCGCTCTAATTGTTCTTGAGAATATACCGTTAATTTTGACCAGTCGGCATCAAAAATTTCATCAGCCAGACCAAAGTCAACGGCCTCTTTTGCAGTAAGATATACGTCCTCTTCTTTGTCCATACGATTACGGAGCCACTTCTTTATTTGAATCTGGCTCTTGTCTTTCATACTTCCACCGAATTTCATTGATCGGGCGTAGATGTCCAACATGGTTTTTTCAGCCAGTTTATCAAACTTGACGGCTGATCGTACTTGCTTTACCGTACCCTCAATGCCCATTGTCCCGTCATGGAACAGGAAGTAACTATTGGGCATCATTACCCTCTTATTCCCTGCTTGAAAGATCAACGATGACATTGATCGTGCATGGCTGTAGTTGAGGATGGTTACAGGCCAAGGGAATGATCGAATAGCATCATAGATCGCCATACCTTCCGTCCAATCTCCCCCACATGTTTTCATATGGATCACCAATGGTATCTCAGGATTCACACGCATACAAACGTTTAGGTTTCTGATGAATCGGTTTGCCATTACAAACTCCACACCCGGTTCATTTGTTTCTTGATGACCTACTCCTGTTATGTACGACTCAATACCGAAAAGGTAAATATGATTCGATTTTAAATCAAGGTCGCCCTCCAAAACGTAGTAGAGAGGATCGTCCTGTTTAAACTTCAACTTATGGTCTAACTTATAGTTTTTTTCTTCTTTGCTTCTTCCCATGTTAAAATGCTCTTGACATAATCATGTTAACTTCGTTGCTGTAGTCATCACATGGAATAATCTGGTAGTTCTCGTTAACCTCATTGAACCACACGATGTAGCAACCATCGATTTTAATTCCTATATTCCGCTCAAGAATTCTTTTGTATGTCGTTAACTGTAAGCAGTAGATACTGTATTCACAGTCCGGCAAGTGGGATACGATCCCTTTCAAATTCTTTCGGAACTTGCTTTCCTTATTGAGTTCCTTGTTCGTCTTCCAATCCCATACTTGAAAACATTGCTTCTTCACATTCCAGAAAAGAATGTCCATCATCCCTGCCAATTCCCACTCTTCATCGAAGACAACGAATTCAGTTTTGATCGGAATCAGTTTTCCGTTTGTGTCAGCGTGAAACTTGTCAACGTATTTTATTACGATGTCGTATTCCTCTTTCACAGTTTTCTCGCCACGAGATTTCAGAATGTCAATGTTTTCCTTCCCTAACTTTGCATCGGCAAGTTCCGGGTCAAACTTGTACACTTTGTTGTTGAACAGTAGTTCAGCGTAATTGTGCACGGCTGATCCCTTTACTTGGGACTTAATGTTGAGGGCTTTCCAATACGCAAGAACTTGATCCTGCGTCATCTTCAATTCACCTTTCTTGATGTTCGACCAATAGTATTCATCGAATTCTTCTTGGTACTTATGTAACATCGTAGTCACCGAAATTAAGTTCTTGTCGCCCACAAAGTATTTGTGAACATCATCATGAAACTTGATTCCGTTGAACTTAGTAAATAATTCCATCGGGATTGGAACACCAGTCCAATCACTTCGCAATTCACCCATTTAGCAAATATATTAATTAATCCTGATATTTGGCTGCAAAATCTTCGAAAAATCAATGTTTTGTAACTGATTGATTATACCTGACTTATCTGCCGGAAGACCAGAATATCCGTGTATGTGTTGGAGAATGGCATCACGTATAACCTCAAGGGCTTCTACTGCAAGGTCGCCACGCATCATTGGGTGACCCTCGTTAAAAATACGATCCATGTCCGTTTTCTCTAACCCATTTGACTTGAACTTAGGGATACCGTCATGTGATAGTAACGCAATCTTATCAGCCATCATCACGGATGTGCTTAGTGTTGTTTTTGTATTGTTGTTGTTTGGTAGCTGGAAAAAATTCATTTGGAGGAACGCAGGATTCTCTTTGTTCAATGCCAAAATGTTGTCGATTTGGTGTTTACCAGCACGGATTAACACCTCTTTATCTTTTAATAAAACGTCCGTGTTCTTTCTCCCTACAAGGGCAATGTCTTCGTTGTCCGGGAATACTCCGATAGCGTCCGGGATAGAAGACGGGTTCTTGTCAGGATTGACAACAGAAACGTTTGTAGTTGCTAATGCTGTGAAGTAACCATCGTAAGGAATTTTGTGTGGTTGTGAGATTACACTTCCAATCCAATGTCTTCCTCTTTGAGGGTAGCGAGTATCTTCAAGGAAAATACGAACAACCTCTCCTACCTGTGGAAGTATCCAAAAATGCTTTGGAAGCATCGGCATTGCCAATGGAAGTTGGGCATCGTTTGTTTTAGTATCCAAGTCAGGAATACGTGCTGCAATACGACCACCTTCGGCAGTATCGACAATACTAACCACCTCACCGTAGTAGACGTTTCTAACCGGATTCTCTTTGTTAGTTTGCTTCTTGTACGGGTTACTGGTCTGAATGTAATGTTTGTCGTAGCCGTTCATTAGTCAATGATGTTTTTTAGGTTCGCAGCGTATTGCTCTTCAATGTTATAAAGTTCTTGTTCAAGAGTATTGTATTGCTCTTCAAGTATCTTGTTTGCTTCAACGATCTTGAGCATTTCATTCTTTACTTGTTCGTGACGATCCTGCAACGACTTTGAAATCTTGAGATATTCTTCTTTGCTTACTTTTACTTCTTCCATAGTTACTGAATTACACCGTAGGCGGTCGTTAATGTGATGGTTGAACCAATAACGTTTACTGGCCCCGAAGGTGAAGAACCAGCAGCCGTAAGGGTTGTACCCGGTGGTACGGCAACAGTGATCTTTGCATCTTCTTGAAGTGCTTTGATTATCTCTTCAACACGGATACGCTCCATAAGTTCATCTGGACTCACTCCACCGCTCGGCAATGCACCAACAGGAAGACCAGCTTCGGTCTTACGCTGAATAATACGGCTTGCAATCTTGGTAGGTGATAGTCCTGATCTGGTCGGTGAACCAATCAAAATCAAAGGTGTAGGCACGGTCGTAGCCGACCCACCTTGAATCTTCAAGATTTTCTTGATACCGTTGAGTATAGATGTGAACTTACTAAAGTCGATTTCTGCCATACTCTTTTAGAACAAACTTTGGATGATGCGAATAAACGCTTGTAATTTCTCTTGAACAATGATCGTTACCACAGGGATAACCAACTTGATCAATTCAGCCTTGAGAAGGTTGAATATAAACTCATTCACTAAAGCCCCCGAAGCGTCTGACAAACACTTGATAAAGTTCTTTTGCGAGTTAATGTCATCGGCAGGGTTGTGAGGGAAGTTAACGTTGTCGTTGTTTTTGAAACCATTGAGCATCATCATCAAAACACGGATTTGCGGTGTTGATGTTAATGCAAAAACAATGGCTGCGGTGATTGTCTTGATTAGTCTCTTAAAGAAGCCATCACGTACAGCATTCTTGTTTTGTGGATTTACTTGTGCTGGATTCTTGCCGAAACTTTTCTCCATCAAATTATTGTAGGAGTTACCAACCTGAACTGGATCGGTGCTACCCGTATTTGTTCTAATTAAGTCTTCAATGTCGGATAATGAAATATCGCTATCAATGATAGAACAACCAACATCCACAGGAACAAGACCAAGTGATTTATTCTTGGCAAGTTCTTGAAGTGCTGCAAGTTCATCATCACTCAATACTGCGGTGTCATCACCTTCAATAAGTTTTTGAATAAGTGCACGAATCTTCTCTTCCTCTGCCATTGAGTTCAATGGTTTCTTCGAACCTTTTGAGGCAGTGCCGTAGATCGTATCCAATACGGTTGTAGTAAATTCTTTCTCGTCAATCAACTTGAGGTCGGGATGATCAATATAACCCGTCACGAATGATCCAATGGTCTGTGAAGGGTTGAGGGGTTTAACAGTCATCTTATCAAGTGCACTGTCGTAGTTCATCTTAATGTTACCGAAGGTTACATCCGTTCCCGGACTTACCATTGCATCGTATGCTTTCTTGTCAAATCCTGCTGGTGAATCAGCGTAGAGCAATGATCCAGATGCCGATGCAGGATCGGTCTTTAACTTATTAAAAAGGTCTATCTTCTTTACGGGCACGGCATATCCAGAAGCAAAGCCAGAAGGTAGCGTTGCATTTGAATTGAATGTTACCGATTGTTTTTTGAGGTTGGTCTTGAGATCGGGTTCTACTGTACGAACGAACTTCGTCATCACATTTCCTGTTGTTCGTTGCAATGCCTCACTACCGATGGTAGCGGTAAGCAAATCGAGCATGAATGGGACTGGTTCGTTTTTTGTGTTTACAGATGGGTACGTAAAATTTGGATCGGGTAGCTTGGCAGTTTTGCCAATTGAATTCATAACCCCGATGTCAGTAACAATGGATTGTTTGTCATTTACGATACTCATTTTGTTGTGACTATTTTAGTATTAAAATATTAGCGAGAGTTATAATATGTGCGACAATTGCACATTATTAACCAAGGTCATAACCTCACCTTTGCGTTTCATCCCATAGCGGGAGTGTTTAACACAACTAACACTTAACTTTTTTAATGTTATTATATCTGTATTTCACCACGTTCTCTGGCTTCCTGAATCAATTGTCTCAACTTATCTTTCGAATCGTCTGACAATGTTTCGGTTGCATCTGCTGTTTTAGATGATGATGTTTTACCTTGTCCACTGGCTCCTTTATCCTTAAAGACAATATCACTCAACACTTTCATTAACGTAATTTTCTGGTCTTGGTTTCTTGCAAGAGCATTGATAAGTGCAACGATCTCTTTACCAGTAGCTGCGATTTCACCTTGTTCCTTTACCTTCGAATTCCAGTTGTTGAACAATGCAATGATCGTTGATCTGATTTGATGTGCATCATTGTATGTCTCCTGCATTAAAGACTTAACGCTTTCTTCGTTGATTTCAATCTGTTTTCTCTTAATACGTGCCATATTCTTAGTTTTGCTAATAAATAGTTCAGGCAAGAATTAATTTTCGTTGAAAAAGCCGTTCTTTTCAAGGAAATAGAGTTCTCTGAATTGCTTCATCGAAGAACGTATCTCTTTGGTTGTGAGGCTGGTTTGTTCTTTCAAATAGAGTAAAATCTTGTTCTTAGTATAGTTGTTGGAGACCTTTCGGCCATACTTACCGTATGTGCCTTCCTCCAAGAACAGCACGTTCCAATTCAAAAGTACGTTGATAATGGCTTCACCTACAATGATCTCGTTTTTCTTGAGGGTCTTATCCGTATCGATTTTAACACGAAGACTTTCAATGATCTTGTTGATCAACTCCTGCAACTCAAGGTCATTGCTGTGATCCATTTCGTACATGTATTCTTCCTTGGTCTCAATTTCTTCATGGAAGTCTTCGAAGGCAAGGTTCTGAATTTTTTCATTGTAGCTTTTCTTTCCGTGATCACGGAAAAAGTTTCGAACAATGGTTTGGCAGTAGCTGAATGCTTTCGAACTGAATATTCGATAGTTATTCTTGTTGTCACCACTGATGTAATCCTTCAAACCCTTCTCGGCATCTTCAATGTAGAAGTACTTTCCTTCTGCACCACACTTATTCCACTTATCATCGTCTTCGGCTTTCTTGCTTCTGTATTCAATAATAAACGGGCGGTATTTTACCATCTGCTCAATTAAGTGAGAAGTAGCATAGAATTCCAAATCCTCAGTCTCATAGTTACCAATGTGAATAGGGTAACGTCTGAGAATGGATTCAATCATTCTCTTGAATGGTTTTTGTAGAATATCCTTGTAGAGTTTATTTCGTTCATCATGTGAATTAGTCATCACATAACGAAGTGCTGCCTCTTCTTCTCTTTCTGCAAAATATAGTTTTGTGGTATCACTACTTTTCTTTTTTCTTGGCATATCATAAACACAGAGAAGATCAGATTATTGTTGCACTGGTTCTGCAACTACTGCCTTCCTTGCATCGATGATACGGTCGTTGAAAAAGTGTGATTCCTTCTTTGCGGTTTCAAACCAAAATCTTCTGTCGTCTTGGGTTAAGATCGCACCAAGTCCCATGAACAAACTTCCATCACGGTTGATGGTGTGCTTGTATCCATACTTCGGAATAACATATATCTTGTTACCGTTGTTCAAGAATCTCAAGATGAATTCGTATGAGAACGATAACACGATGTTTGATTTCAAACCACCGACAGCCAAGAAGTCTTGAGTGTTGATAACTGCACCACCAAGAGTATAGAATGAAAACTCATTCAATGATCTTGAGTTGAGGTATCCCAACACACCGTTTTCTCCAACGTATCCGTTCGACCAGATATTTTGGTTCACGAGTTGGAGTGGCATACCCGTCTTGTCGTCCGTATCAATTGTGATCGGTAAGAACATAGACACGTCCTTCAACTTCGCAGCATACTTCTCTGCGTTTCTGAAATAAATGATGCCGTACTCGTCATCAAATTCAAGAATAGAGAAATACTTTGTCTTCACGCTCTTTGCAGCGAAAGTGATTTGACCACAGAAGTCAGTCTTCTCTTCGTTCTTCAACGTAGTAACACGTTCTCCGTAGTTTCTTTCTGCAAGGTAATTCAACAACCCGCCTTCTTCGGCTCTGTGGCTGTATACGATTAGTAACTCAGGAGTTGCATCCACCTGCTTCATGAGTGAGTTGATGGCCAAGTCTAAGTACTTCTCAGTACCTTCAATAAATTCGTGGATTGGCAATATTGCTGTGATATTATTCATTTTCTTATTTAAGTTTTAGGTTGAATTATGCTTGTGATTCAGCAGGAGCCGTTTCGGTCTTTGTTTCCTGTGCTTCTAATGCTTCAAGCGTCTTATTTAACGAATCAACTCTTTCATTGAAATACGTGGTGTAGATCGCAATCAATTGATTCTTTGAAACCTCCGGTGAATACGCATCCGTGATCTTCTTCATGTCTGCATATACGTTTGCTCCGATTTCGTCATCAAGGAACTTTCTGAGCGTGTCTGCAATAAGTCCCGGAATTTGATAAAAGTCATCGCTCCACACTCCGCAATTCTCAAGTGCCTTTCCATCCGGCCCAATCAAATATTCAGGAGTTACATCAGGAAGAAGAGAGATCGGCACAGTGCCAACCTTCATACATTCAAGAGGGAAAAGTGCGTGGCTTGAAATTCTATCCAACCACAATGCTGCGAAATTCTTTCCGAGTCTGTCAGCAAAGTCTTTACGTCTCAAATGCTTCGGTGGCTTCGAATCCGTTACAAGCGGTTCAAAGTTGATCCATCTGTATTGCGGGAATTTAGCGAAGAACAACTTCACGATCTTATCAAGTTCTCTCTCGTTTCTTACCAAGATAGAAATGACCGGACGCTTCAACTCTTCCTTGTTCTGGAAGTAGTCTGGAACCGATACATTGTAAGAACGAATACGAAACTTTCCTTTTCCGAAGAACTCTTCAACGAAACGTTCCATCGTCTTGCTGGTAGTTAAAACGTTGTTTATACCAAACGTAGTCCAGTCAAAACCCGGAAGCAATGCCTTCGTAGCATTGTCGATAGACTGGAACAATACGACTCTCATGCAAGGCAATTTCTTGGTTTGCTCCATTACGTTCGTGAAGATTTCAGGAATCACGAGCATATCTTCGGGAGAAACACTAATACCAGCAGAATCAGCAGCGACATGTTCCAAATCCAACAATTCAGGTTCAATGAAGTCGGGCTTCACGAACTTTCCTGTTTCGGTTAAAATCACTACGTTATAGCCGAGACTTTTAAGTACCGTACCATGAAAGTAGATTTCATAAATTGATGCAGCAGGTGCGCCCTGTAAGTCAGGAAGGAAGAACATGATCTTGTTCTTCTTGCTCTCCAAGTTTGCCAAAGAGAGTTTTAATTTTTCAATATTTGTTTTTTCTGCACTCATTTTATTGTGCGTTAAGGTTTAGTTTATTCACTACATAATCTCTGAAAACGTTTTTGGTTGCGTCTTCTTCGGTGGCTGCAATCAGTCCACCAATACCGTAGTCTTCTATATAATCAGCAGTACTATCGGCATTATATATACGGGTCAGCTTGACAGTTGTCTTGCCTTCCGGTTTCTTATTTAAGATATTCGGATCGGTGGTAAGTACCCAATCAAACTTATCCCATACTTCTTGATCATCATAAGCGATGAAAATGTTCTTTGCTTCAACACGCATCTTGCTCAAGAAGAACAATGTTGCAGGAATTGCAACCTTTCTGGTCTTTGCATAGAAGTAGATGTCGAAGTACTTCTCGAACAACTTAATGAACGTGGTCATATCAACATCAGCATTCATATACAACTTCGGAGCACTACCGTGAATTTCGAATACGAAGTCCTCATAAAGGAATTTCTCGAATACTTGTTGTGCTGTGAGCATTGTTTTCTCAGTATTGAATGCGAAGTCATCTACACCAGCCTTACCTGTTTCCTGATTGACAACATATTCAGTAGGGGAAACCTTCTGCATGTTCTCGTCTTCCAAGAACTTCTCATTGAGGAAGTCTTCAACCACTTCTGTGTCCTTAAACTCATAGTGGTTCATAAGGTCATAGGTGTCAAAGGGTTCTTTAATTCCCTGCTCCCCGAATTCATCTGCATAGTATCGATCAAACGCAAGCCACTTGGCTCTTAATACTTCGTCAATGTCGATACCTAATTTTGGTTTACTCATAGTTCTTTTGGTTTTTTATGTGATACTGGAATAATGATCACCGCATCTTCTACGGTAGTCGTCAATACATCGTTTACTTCGTTAACACCCTCACCCAAATAAATCGGATCAAGGTATACTTTGTAGTTCTTATCTTCTTGGGCAATGTGTTTTACAAAATCCTCAAGTCTCATTGCCGGAGAGTTTCTTGGTAAAGTGAACTTGTCACCTTGCATGTGTTCAGCATAATCCTCTGTTTCAGGATAAATCTGATAGAGCAAATGAAATTCACATCCTACTTCCTTTTCCATATTCGCAAGGAACTCAAGAATTCGAGCATGGCGTTCTGGATCGTGCATTTTCTCACGAACTTCTGCCATCCTACGCTCATATTCTTCGTTAAAGTTCTTTCCCATTGACCGGGGCTTTTTGTACGATGAAGTGATTTAAATTCTCATTTAAGATTTCCAAATTTTTTCTGTATTGATCGAATAAATCCTGATCAAGAACATAATGTGGATTTATACATTCAAGTCTTGTTCCTTCCCCTCTTCTTGGAATGACGAACACGGTAGCATCAAGATTCCTTACCACTTCTTCCGGCAGTAATCCTTTTGAGACTCGTCTTACAAATTCAGTAACATCTTTATCTTCCATGTTACCAACATCCACATAAAGCACTAAAATCATGTTATCCATTCAATTGTTGTTTTTTGGGTTCCTTACTGTTATAATGATCTTTAAACTTGTTCTCGATTACATTGATAATCGGGTTACGACAGTTCTCGTCATTTTCATCCATCGATACACATCCAATGTCCGGTGTCTCTTTGAAAATCTTCAATAACACTTCCAATGAACTCTCGGCTTTGTTTCGTAAATCAATTTGATTGGTATCACCAAGACAAATGATTTTCGAGTTTTCTCCGATACGTGTCATCAAAGTTCTTGCGTTATCAACACTTACGTTTTGAGTTTCGTCAAGAATGATAATGCTGTTGTCGAGATTTGTACCTCTGATGTATGCCAACGGTAAAAAATGAATGATGCTGCTTTCGAACAATCCATCAACATTGGTGATTGAGAAGAGTTTCTTTGCATTGCTCTTAAAACTTTCCATGAACGGATCAACCTTTTCTCTAAGATCGCCTTTCAAAAAACCAAGTTCTTCATTTTTAAGTACGGTGACTGATTTTACCAACAGAATTTTCTGGTACATATTTCCACGTTCACGGAGTAACGATAGTGCCATGTAAATTGAACATAAGGTTTTTCCTGTTCCTGCTCTACCATTACAGATCGTGATCTGGTTTTCTTTTATCGACTTCAACAACTTTTTTTGACTCTCGTTCTTCGCACTCAAGTTTACCTTCTCAACAACCATGCTGCTGATAAGGTCTTTTTGTCGTGTGTTAATTTCCTCCTTATTTATTTCAAAGGATTCAATATTCTTCTTTTTCTTCGTAGTACTCTTTGAGTTTTTACCCATTGTTGTGACAACTAATTTTATTTTTTATTAGTATTAGCGAGTGTCCAAACATTCACCACAATAGCGAATAATTATCCTATGGCCTGAACCTCACCTTTGCGTTTCATCCCATAGCGGGAGTGTTTAACACAACTAACACTTATAATATTATTTCCTCTTTAGTATATTATACGGAAAACTTAATTAAATCTTGAAAAATTATTTAAGATTTACTATTTATTATAAAAAAGTATAACACTATGGATGACAATAAAGATGTGAAGAAGTCCTTGGACAACTTCTACAACAACAGAAAAGAAGAGAAAACGGCAGCTACTGCAACCGTACCCCTTCAAAACGACAAACCTGCAATGCCTAAGTATGAATCGGCAGAGTATGATCAAAAGATCAATCAAATGATGAAAGATTCAGACCTTGAGGTAGGGTTCGATACTGTTAAATTACCCTCAAAAGGTATATTTTACCGTAGTAAGATCGGTGAACTCGTAGTCGAATATCTTACATCAAAGGACGAAGACATCCTTACAACTCCTGCACTTATCGAGAACAATACACTCGTTGACGTTCTCTTGAGAAAGAAAATCAAGTCAAAAGGGTTAGAGGTTGAGGAAATGCTTGCCGGGGACAAGAACGCCATACTGGTGTTTTTAAGAGCATCCTCATACGGTAAGAACTACGATGTCAATGTAACCGATCCATTTACCCAAAACGTATTCAAGTCGTCTGTAGACCTCACCAAACTCAAATACAAGGACATTCAGACTCTACCTGATGAAAATCTCTTGTTCTCGGTGGAACTTCCTATGCGTAAGAAATGGGTGAAGTTCAGATTGATCACGGATAATGAACTCAAGAAAATCATCAAGCAAGCCGAAACCAAAAAAGATGCTACTGGTGAACCGTTTCTTGAATTGCTCACCATGAGACTTAAAGCTGCAATCGTAAGTATCGAAGGCAACAAAGACCGTGCATACATCAGCAAGTTTGTTGATGCAATGCCAGCACTTGACTCGTTGACCTTGAGACGTAAGATTGATGAAGTAACTCCTGACGTAGACTTTAGCTACGAATTCGTATCACCTGCTGGTTACACATTTGAAGCTGGCATTTCTGTAGGAGCAGATTTCTTCTTCCCAAAAACTTAGCGGGAAAGTATAAAGAGATGGTGATGCAGGAAATCTATATACTGCAAAAACACGCCAACTTTTCCGCGCAATATATAGAATCGATTCCTACTTGGAAGAGACGATACTTCATTAACCTGCTCGAACAAGAGGTTGAAGAAACCAAACGTCAACAGGAGGCATCGGTGCGAAGAGCCAAATCCGCTACAAGACGCAAATAACATTGAAAATCCAGTTTTTGACTGGATTTTTTGTTTCTACCTATTTATGAATATCCGATAAAGCAGCATGGCAAAAAAGGTCAACAAAGGCGATTTCGACAAGAATGTAAACGACCAAATCAGGGGGTACAACACACTCATTGATCTTCAAAAAAGAGAATTGAGCGGGTTGAGTCATATCTTCGACCTTGAAGCACAACGTGTCAAGCAACAACTCTCCCTTCAACAAGCTGAGAACGAACGAAATGTCCGTATGCAAAACTATATGGACTTGCAGCAAAAAGCTGCACAAGGTCAAGCGACCATCAGCAAGGCTACGTTGACTGCAATTGAAAAACAACTCAAGAAAGAAACTGATCGTATCAAAGTTTTGAAGACTCAAGAAAAAATCTTGAGCACAATCTCGAAGATGGGATTCGGTAATCTCCAAAACTTTATCGCAGAATTAAACAAACTTAACGTATTCAACGACAAACCAATTCGTGAAGCAATTCAGGAAATGGGATTCGGTGCTGAGAAGGGCCAATTGATCCGTCAAGCATTTTACGAAGCTGCTCCGAAGGCTGCACAATTGGGTGCATCAATGAAAGAGTTGGCTGAGATTCAAAGATCGTATACGGAAGAATCAGGTCGTGCACTCGCATTCACTGGTAAACAACTTACAGATGTGACTGAAATTGCAAAGGGAACAAGACTCGGTGTAACCGAAGCTGGTAAACTTGCAGCACAGTTTGAACTTCTCGGTGTGAACACGGCAACTGCAAAAGATGCAATTCAAGGAATCGTAGACTCTTCTGAAAGAATGGGAGTAAACGTAAATAAGGTTTTGAAAGTCGTTAGCGGTAACTTCAAGCAACTCAACACGTTCGCCTTCAAAGAAGGTGTGAAGGGTATGGCGAAGATGGCACAATACGCTGAGAAATTCAAAGTTGATTTCAACGACTCAATCAATAGTGCTGGTCAAGCAAGAACACTTGAAGGTGCAATCGAAATGGCTGCACAACTTCAAACATTGGGAGGTGAATTTACAAAGTCCGATCCATTCGAACTTTTCCATCTTTCACGTAACGACCCGGCTAAGTTCACACAGAAGTTGAACGAAATGACGAAGGGCATGGCCCAACTTGTTAAGACCGCAGACGGATTCCAATTCCAAGTTTCACCTATGGATTTGGATAGACTTCGTGTTGCTGCTGAGGCAACTGGTCAGAGTTTCGATAATCTTGTTCAGCAAGCCCAAAGAATGGGTGAGATTCAAGCAATGAACCGTCAAATGGCAGGAACTGCTTTCAGCAAACAAGATCGTGAACTCATTCAGTCAATGGCAAAACTTGATACCAAGTCAGGTATCTACAAAGTATTAGGTAAAGACATCAATAAACTTTCTCAACAAGAAATTGAATCGTTGAAGATTCAACAGAACACGTTGAAACAAAGAGCGGAAGCATCGCAAACTTTCGATGAAAAATTCCAAAACACAATTGAGTCGATGAAGTTAACACTTCTTCCGATTCTTGATGGGATCAATGCCGTGTTCGATACAATCCATCCATACTTGAAAGGTATTGCTGATTGGATGGGATCAATGCCGAAGTGGATGAAGAGCGGACTTGGTTTCGCTGGATTACTTGTTGGTGGTGGCGTACTTCTTGGTAAAGCTGCTGCTGCATTCAAAGCAATTCCATTCCTCGGAAACTTAATCGGAGGTGGTGCTGGTAAAGTTGCGACATCTGCTGGCGGTGGTGTTGCCTCTGCTTTAGGTGGAGGTGGCGGGGCTGCTGGTGGTGGTAGTTTCGGGGCTGGTGCAGGTAAGGGTGCAGGGGTCGGTCTGGCTGCTGCCGGAATAGGGGCAGGTATTGGTGTCGCGGCTGTAGGAATTGCGAAATTGGCCGATTCTATGGCAAAATTGAACGATAAACAGGTAGATGCCCTTAAAACCATAGGCATGACTTTGGCCATTACATTCCCTCTTGCAGCAATCGGAATTGGTATCGTAGCTGCTGTGGCTGCTCCTGCAACTCCGGTATTGCTGGCTCTCGGTGCTGCCGTATTTTTGGTTGGTGCTGCTGTGGGTATTGCTGCTGCCGGAATTGGTTATATGGCTCAAGGATTTTCAACATTGTTGACATCTGCTGAACCTGAAAAAGTATTCGCACTTGCTGCTGGAATTTATGCACTCGGTGGAGCAATGATGGCTCTCGGTGCAGGTAGCATTGTCTCGTTGTTTACTGGTGGAGGTGTTCTTGCTGAACTTGCAATTGTTGCAGCACTCGCACCTCAATTGAACAAAGTCGGAGAATCATTCAAAAATATTGGTGCAGTACTCAATGCAAATCCTGAGTCAATGCAGAGATTCAAAGAAACATTGGATTCAATCTCCAACTTCAAAGCCAACAGTGGTATCTCTGAGTTGAAAGGATTGTTTGAGAAGCCATTGAAGGTTGAATTTGCTGATAAGAACGTTTCAATGAATATCGATATTTCACTTGAAGTAGATTCTGATGTTCTTGCTAAGAAGACAGCTAAGAAGATTGTTGTTCTACACAATGATCAACAACAGGGTAGAGCAAGTTAATGGCATTAACATTGGCCCCCTTAATATGAAATAATTAAGGTTAAAAAAATAACCTTGAAACTCAATTTACTTCGTTAGGAACGGTGTAAGGATGGACTCTCCCCTACCCATAAACCTATAGATTTTGAGGTGAGTCCTTCACATGATACTTCGTTGAGGTATCGGTGTAATACAACCGTAGGTGGTGTACTATCTCTCGCTACTTGTGATAATTTCCTACTTACCAGTTAAGAACCCTTCGAGATTTAGGAGTGGGTGTATGCAAATCTTAACTCCCCTTTGGCAGCATACTTTAGGGATTGCCTACATGCCAAAGGTGTTTACCCAACCATGTAGGAAACGCAATCATAGCCAGAAAATACCAGAAATAAAAATCGGGGTTCAAAATTGGCCCGTAACACGCTGAGGAATAGCAAGAAAACTATTCAAAAAATGCGTATTTATGGTAGAATGGCAAACATCCGTACAAATTCAGAATATGATCAAATTCGTAACGCTTTAACAGCAAGAAACCTGTTTACGCCCACGAATCCGTATCAAATCGACAGTCCAAGACTTGTTACTGCAATCAATAGCATTGCAGGTTTGATACCGGGAAAGTCATTTGACATCACGAACACGGTCATCGGGAGACTTGCGGGGCCAAATACACCAATTGCACAGATTGGTCTTCAACAGTACAGTAAGCACTTGGCGCAGAGCGTTACAAGCTATGCAATCTCTGATGCACTTCCTGCTGTAAATTTAAGAAATCTTTTCGATGGTGATCCGACAACGAGATTGCTTACCAAGAAAGAAGACTATCGAATCACAAGAGACGAAACGAAGACATCGATTGGTAGAATCATTGAAGACATCACCAATCAAAGTCCGAAGTTATCGAACAGTGTTTTCACTGGCGTAGGTAACTTAGCACCGTTTGATAAAACCCCGAATCAGTTTGATTACATTCGAAACACAGGTAAGGGACAATTGAATCAATACTATGGTTCAATCGGCAAGAATTTATACATTCAGACGAGCGAAGATTTTATTGCTGTTGCTTCTGATCAGGGTTATAAAATCAACAAGGTTACAAAGACATTGTTGAACAAGACATTCTTCCCTACTAATGATCCAGATAATTTTCCGTTCGGTCAAGATGCGAGTGATGACGTGCGTTCTGAAATCGTATTGTTCAGAGAAACAAGTCCTGAGCAAAGAATTTCTGAATACGGTAGCAATGCAACGACTACGGCAATGGGTAAGGCCAAGAAGACGCAGTTGCCGAACAAAGCACAGAACTTACCTAATCAGGAACGCGATGATGATTTTGAATTCGAGACAACTGGTTTCGGATTTGTTGAAGACACGAGCAACCAAATTATTTGGGGTCGTGATGAAGATTTTGCAAACAAGTACGGTGTACGTGCCGGAGCATTGCTTTACACCAAAGGTTTATTGCAAGCAAGAGGTGCAAGAGCGTATTTTGATCAAACCAAAAAGAAATATACTGCCCGTGATGGTAGTTTGATGTACAATGGTTCTCCGTTGACCAGAGAAATCGATGGAACGGTTAATCGTAGCAGACAGCATACAGTGCTTGATCCGTACAACAACTATGCGAAGGCAATTCGATTCACGGGTAACAGCGTTTACAACGCACCGTCTGAATCAGTAATCAATAAGACAGTAATTCCAAAATTCCATCCGATAGTTAAGTCGAACAAGGAAGTTGACAATACAAACATGATGTTCTCGATTGAGAACTTGGCGTATGTGTTGAATGACAAAGGTTATCTCGGTGATCACAAGGGTACAAAAGTACCGATTAGTGAAGTCGGCCCAAGCAAAGGACGTTTGATGTGGTTTGCACCTTACAATGTTGAGGTGAATGAAACTGCAATGGCAAAATATGAAACAACACAGTTCATTGGACGAAGCGAACCGTTGTATACGTATCAATCATCGGAAAGAACAGCAAGACTTTCTTTCAAGTTGATTGTTGACTACCCGCCACAAGTTGACGGACAGTCGCATGGTGACATTTCAAAGTTCTTTGCATTCGGTGGTAAGTTCAACGCAAGTGATTTGAATAACGTTGACATTGACAAAGAACAAGCTAAGTTGAAAGACTTAGAAGCACAGCACGATGCAATCAAGGAAACAGAAACGTTGACACCGCCTCAAGATTTGAAAGTTGGTGATCCAGTTAAATTCTATTTCCACAATGACGGTCGTGATGTAAAGTTTGATGTTGACAATGGATACGAGAATGGAAATCCTTCATCGAGTGGGGATAGTACCAACTATGGATTGAACCAACCTTTCCTTAATGACGTAAACACTCTTATCACGCAAATCTTAAATCCAACAACCGCGAAATACTATTCATTAAGTTTTCTTGGTAGTGCAAGTAGATTGTATTACGATAAAACATTGCAAGCTGGTTACAACAAGCAATTAGGTTTGGATCGTGCAAAGAGTCTTCAACAATACATCGAAAAAATATTTGCAACTGCCAACAACGGATTGACTTTCGCAAAGGCAGGAGTAAAAGTAGCAATCAACACGATTGGTTCTGACACAGGATCAACGGCAGGTGCACTCACAGCAAACATTTCAAAGAAACCAGTAAAGGAAGAAAGATATGCTGTGGTACGTGTTTCTGCAAGTGGTGTTCAAGAGAAGAAGACAATTCCGCTCACACCAAGTCAAGTAGCACAGAAGGCAGTTCTTGAAGATCAGATCAACAAAACAAAGGAACTTATCAATCAAGCATCGAAAGTTCAGAGTGACGAAAGATTTTTCAATCCGATTAAGAGAAGCGATAGAGCATTGAGAGGTTTTGAGGCAATGAAAAAAATCATCTTCTCACCTGCCTTTCACTCACAGACACCGGAAGACTTCCATAGACGATTAACGTTCTTACATCAGTGTACAAGACAAGGTAACTCTGTCATCAACACGTCAACTACACAGTCAGGAATTGCTGCACCAATAAATTCAGTATTTGGTCGTCCACCAATTTGTATCTTGAGACTTGGTGATATGTTTCACAGTAAAGTGGTAATTGAAACAGTCGATTTCGATTTCTCGGAATCAGTATGGGATGTGAATCCAGAAGGTATGGGTATGCAGTTTATGATTGCAGACGTTACGCTTTCAATGAAGATCATTGGTGGTCAGTCGTTGAAGAGTGCAATTGATGTCATCCAGAACGCAGAGAGTTTCAACTACTATGCAAATTCAACTTACTTCGTCAACGATGTTTATCGTTATGCACGTAAAGTGGAAGAAGCACAGACCCAAGCAAATGAAACATTGTTGAATGCAAAACAGAAGGCACGTTTCGGAAATAACACGAATGGAAGCGGAGACAACATTTAAGTATGGCACGTAAAGACTACGATAGATACGAAATCATGAAAAACACCGATGGAACCATTGATTGGTTGCCATTCGTGCCGATTTCAAAGAATGATTCTGACTTGAGCGAATTATGGGTTCAAGGTAGAAGCCGATTGGACAAATTGGCATTAAAATACTACAATAACCCATTTTATGATTTCTTGATCCTTTATGCCAACCCTCAGTATATCGATCAGTTTGACATCCCGGACGGTACGTTGATTCGTATACCTTTTCCACTCAACAGAGTAAAACTCGAATACGAAACATTTTTGAGAACGTACAAGGAAAGTTAATCTTTTTTTGTTATGTTTGCTCACTATGAAAAAACTGTCCGTAGTATTCAGTAGTCACCACTCTGACGAAGACAATCAAAAATTTATAGATCATCTGAAAACCACTGTTGGTACGGGGGTTGACTTTCATGTTGAATGCGTGAAGAACATGAATGAGTTCTCGTTGACGCAAGCCTACAACATTGGATGGAAACGCTTGGATGATTTGGATAGAGGAAAAGACATCATTGTTTTTTGTCACAACGACATTACGATTTTAACGAAGGGTTGGGGAAAGAAATTGTTGTTCTTTTTTAGCAATTTTTCAGACTACGATATTCTCGGAATTGCTGGAACTACGGAATTGAATGAACATGGGTGCTGGTGGTTGGGTAAAGATCAAAAGATGAATGCAACCAAGATGTTCGGCAGGGTGTGGCACACAAATGGAATCAGAAATTGGGAGAGTGTTTACTCTCCAAGTATCTCAGGAGTAAAGGAAGCGGTGATTGTTGACGGTTTATTTATTGCAGTCAATGGTGAAACGGTCTTGAAACGCTTCAATGAGACGTTCACAAACTTCCACTTTTACGACATCACCTTTTGTTTCGACAATTATTTGGAAGGATGTAATATCGGGGTCATTGATAAAATATCGGTACTCCATCAGTCAGTTGGACAAACCAACGATAAGTGGGAAGCCAACAGACAGCAATTCGCGGAGACATACCGTGAAGAATTACCAGTATCAATATGATGTTAGAATTTCAAAATCCAATACCAGTCATCGTTGAAGGCAACAAAGAAGGTTATGCAATATACGTGACGAACGGTGGTGCTTTTGAAAATGATTTTTGGTGTGTGACTCTTTGTGATGGCGGTATGGTTAGACATTACCGTAGTGATCAGATCAAGATTCACCATAACGCGACTTTAGATTTAAAAAAACATGATAACAGTTGATAAACTACACGAAGACTTTGACGATACATTGCCGATCTCTGTGATCGTACCAATGAGCGAGAAGCGCAAGCACTTCTTCTACAACTTTGTGTACCCCCTGTTGGAAGCCAACAGACCAGCCGAAATTATCGTCAACAGTAACTTTGGTGGAGCACCGAAGAAAAGAAATGATGGGTTCGACAAATCAACCCAACCCTACGTATTTTTCTGCGATGATGACATCTTGCTTGCAGCAGACTACTTCAAGAAATTGTATGATCTGTTACAGAAGAATCCGAACAAAGCATACGCTTACACCGGGTACTACGGGATTGTGATGCATCCAGAAACGCATCCGTTGAAGAATAATTTTCAGATACCATCAATACCTTTCAATGCTGAAAGATTGAGACAAGGAAATTTTATTTCAACAATGTCTCTTGTTCGTAGAGAGGCTTTTCCGCGATTTGATGAATCTCTCAAGAGACTTCAAGATTGGGACTTATGGTTAACAATGCTTGAAAATGGACATGAAGGAGTTCTTTTGGAAGGTAAAGAGAATATGTATCATGCATATTACCTTGATGAAGGAATTACTTCCAACAGCAACAATGAACAAGCAGGACTCATGGCTGTTGTGACTAAACATAATTTATTAGGCCGTTGAAAGTAATAAAGCCAAAACTGAACATAAAGAAAGTCATTAAGGCTAAGTTAGAATTAGCACAGAAACCGAACCAAACAAAACCAATTCTCAATAAAAAAGCAGAGAAGAAAGTTACGGTAGAAAGGTATAAATCGGTTTACAATCAATTCACTAAGTCGAAAAAAGACTATAACGAATACACACCAAGTGATCGTCTTGTGTTGATTGAAAATTATCGAGCACTTTATGAGTCGATAAAGAAACCCGGACAAAAGAGATTGATGGATGTTGATTACGATGTGATCGTATGTATCTCGTCATATAATCGCTTTGAAAAAATCGATAAATTACTCTCGATGTTCTATGAGCAGAAATCGAAATATTCATTTAAAATTATTTTAATGAATGATGGCTCTGATGATGTACGATATGAGACGTTAAAGAAAAAATATCCGTTGCTGGACTACCAGAAGAACGCCAAAAATAATGGAAGAAGGTTATACTGGTATACTGTAACTCAATTATGGCAACGAGCAAAAATAAACACATCAAATACACTGTTAATGATTGATGATGATTTTCTTCTTTGTTCTGGCTTTCTTGATACGATTTGTGATTTTTATTTTTGGATAAAGGAAGAGAATGATAATGTGGCAGGTATTGCGCCACATCTACATTCGTATTTGATGGGAGTGGAATTCATGTCTTGGTGGTATAACGCACATTCTGTTGATGGAATATGTTTGTTTGATAGAAAATTCATTGAATCCTTTGACCACAAACTTGAACCAGTAAGTGAAGCAGAATTACATGCAGTAGCACATGCACATGGCTGGTCGCAATTGCAAAATAAAATTTTACGTGAAAATAGAATGGCATACAAAACGAGATATAGCCTTGTATACCATGATGGGAACGATGAATCAAAAATGGGTGCATCAAATGCCAGAAAAACAAAAGCTTTCACGTATTACTTCAAAAAAGACGGAGTAAATTTCAAAGATTTGAAAGTATGAAAATAGTTTTCGCACATAACGTATATACACGATTTCAAACTCTTTATGAAAATATTCAGATGGAGAAGAAATTGTTTCCAGATTCGCAATCTGTTATTGGATATAACGTTGATAGTCCAGCAAATGCATTAAAGGAATTTCCAAATGTTGAGTGTTTTAAGTTTCACGGTACTGCACATAAAATTGGGTGCACAAATGGATGTATTACAACAATACAAGCAGCATTAAAATATGAGCCTGATGTGATAATTTTCTCGCATGACGATGTGAGAATCAATCCAAGTTTTAAAAATGTTGTGCTCTCAAATATTGAAAAAATTACCAGTGGTAAATTTGATGCTATTTGTCGGAAACCACTTCCTGCTGATGTATATGGTGAAGAATATTATATGATGGAAGTTTTCTTTTTGTCTAAAAGGGCAGCAGTTGTTGCTTTCAAAGATAGACCAACATTTGTCACAGAAGTAACGATTCCGAAAGATGTCAGAGGATCAATTTCACCAGAGGTGTTTTTATATCAAGCATTACAGGGTAAAGGATTAAAAATAGAAGAATCGGGGTACATTCACACGATTCAAAATTACAATGAAACACTTTCTACTTTATTTGGATTTGTGCATAAAAATGCAGGACAAAGAGGTTGGGAAGATTAAACACTTAAACTATGGAACAAGAACAAATCAAATTCATCGAAGCATATGGGAAATTTTTCTCAGATCAATTTAATGCAACAAATGAAGACCTGTTGAGTCTTATAGAAGCATCGAACTACAAAGGATTTCCTCAAGAACCCGGTGGTAGTGTTTGGACAAGTGAAGGTCAGTCAATATACGTTCTGATACGCTTGTTGAAGCCAAAAAGAATTTTGGAAATTGGAAATTTTTTGGGACGTAGTTCTAATTTTATTTTGAAGGCCGTTCAAGACAATGGATTGGGTGATGTTACACTTCTTGATATTGAAGAACGTATTCAATATGATAAACTACATCCGGGAGTAAAGTATGAACGTGTTCTTGAAGATTCATTGAAATACGTTGCTCGACCAATGAATTTTGATTTATATGTAGTAGACGGATGTCATGAATATTTGCATGTAAAAAAAGAAATGGAGTTGATCATAAAGAACACATCAAATCCATTTTGGGTTTGGTCACACGATTATTTTACTGTACGTCCACCACAATGTGAAGTAGGTAGAGCACTTGATGAAGTTGTTGCTGCAAACAAAGACAAAGTAAAACTTTTTGCACCAATGATTGATAGTGGTAGTAATTGTGGACTTGTAATTGCCAGATACGAATAATATGAAAGACATCACAGTCATTTTAAACGTCTATAATAGAGGCTACACGCTTGAGCAACAGCTTGCAGCAGTAAAAGCACAGACGTACAGGATTCAAGACGAGAATATTTGGATTTGGTACAACAAAGGCACAAATCCACAAGCAATGCCACAGAATCCGAAGCACAGGACTTTTGTGTGTAATCAAAATACAAAATTTCACGGACGATTTGCAGCAGCATTGCTTGCAAAAACAGAATATGTTGCGTTGCTTGATGATGACATTATTCCCGGCACTCGTTGGTTCGAAAATTGTGTTGATTCAATTGAGAAATGCAATGGAATTTTGGGTGGTAGCGGAGTAACGATCAAAGCGAAGGGTTATCAGCAGCATGTAAAGCACGGATGGAATGGAAATATTAAACCGCTTCAAATTACTCGTGTGGATTTGGTGGGTCATGCGTGGTTTATGAAAACAGAATGGTTGAAATACATGTGGTATGAAAAACCATTCTCATGGGACAACGGGGAAGACATTATGTTCTCGTATTTATGTCAGAAGTACGGAGGGATCAACACATTTGTACCGCCTCACCCCCATAACGATCTGACTCTATGGAGCAATGTGGACGGAAATCGGTATGGAAGCGATAAAAACGCTTCTTTCATAAACAATCCGAATCACTACGCTGAAAGGGATTTTGTTTGTGCCAAGTGCATTGATAACGGCTGGAAAACCGTACTCAATGTACCAAAATGAAGAAATTTTTAGTAGTTTTGTTGTTGCTCACTTCATGTGCGTCACAACACAAAGGTCACTACACGAATAAAGAAGGTAGAACCAAGCAAAAGTATTACGATGCGATTCAGTATGGTGACAAAGGTTCAGTTTCGAGCAGTGGCAAGAAAATGGACAAGGTCATGAAGAAGAAAAGAGAAAAAACAAAGAGGAAATGAAAACGTTCAAGGGTGATTTCGATATGTTCGTCAACAAAGTGAAAAATGGTGAGCATTTTTCATTGTCTCGTTGGGGCGATGGCGAATTAATGATCCTTGAAAACAAAACGCTGGACTTGACCAGCAAAGGGGACGGTGAATTTAAGCACGATCCGAATAGTCCACTACACGCTAAGATGCGTCAGGTGTTACTCAACTCCTACAAACACAAAGACAAAAATTACTACATCGGTGTTGCTTGTCAATGCTGTGTAGGAAAGGAAAAGTTTGAATACATGAAAAAGTTGTCTGAGCAACCAGAAGAGAACTTGACATGGGCGAACATATTTGTCAATTCAAACTATCCTTTTTTCATATCAGAATTTCTTCCCGTTCTAAAGGACAAGAAAATTATTCTCGTAGCAAATAAGAACGGAGCAGGAAATGTAAATGACCTTCCGTTTAAACCAGCAACCTATTATTCCATTGGAACGGATGCTTGGACTGCCAATTATCCATTGTCGCAACATCTTCAACAGGAAATCGGAGAGTTCAACATCAGAGATCACGTATTTCTTTTTGCTGCTGGCCCATTTGCAAATGTTCTCACGTATGAACTTTGGAAGTACAATAAAAACAATACGTACATCGACATCGGTTCAACTCTTGACAAATACTTGGGGTTAACCATTACCAGAGGCTACCTTCAAGGTGCTGCCACTCTTAAAAAAACCTGTATATGGTAATAACAAAATACAAAAACGATGGATGGGGTCTCTCTGCAAAAGAGTTTGAATTGCTATATCAATTTTTGAAGTCCAATTCCAAACCACTAAATGTGGTGGAGTTTGGTTCTGGACGCTCTACTGAATTTTTGGTAGATGTAATGACAGAAACAGGAAACCAGTTAAACATTTATTCGTTCGATGATTCGAAGGAATACGCCTTCTCTGGAACACATCCAAATTTGAAACTTAATATTGTTCCTCTTGTTGAATGCAGCGACACTAACTTTGAATTGATGTTTAACGATAAGAAATATCAAGAGGGAAATTTTACACTAAAAACAACACCAGTGCATACTCGTCAGCGAAACACTTTCTATAAGATTGATGATGAAATGTTGCCAGAGAAAATTGATTTGATGATTTTAGACGGCCCTCACGGGAATGGACGAAGCATAGGTTTTTTAAGATGTGTAGATCGTCTGAAAGAAGGATCGGTTGTTTTGATTGATGATGCATCACACTATCCGTTTTTTGAAAATTTAAAAAGGCTCAAAAATGTTGAGATTCAGTATGAGCAACACAACAGAGATAATAAATGGTATGGTGGAGGTGATTTTGTGCTGTGTAAAATTTTAAAGTGATTATGTACAACCCGGAACAATATTGGAAATTAGAAAAAGGTAACGAGCAAGCATGGAAGAATGATGCTGATACCAATCAAAGCATAGTGAAATCAATTGAGCGTGTAAAAACATTGATCATTCCTGAAATGAAGAAACGCCTCACGACAGTGGAAGGTGTGCTTGACGCAGGATGTGGGTCTGGTTATGCAATCAACGCTTTTAAAGAAAGTGGTCTTTGGAACAAATGTTACGGTGTGGATTTCCAGCAACATCGTATTGACTACAGCAAGGCAAAGTATCCAGAGGGAATTGAGTTTTCGTGTGGAAATTTAAATACACTTCCCATCACTGACAAGTCACTTTCAACGATCTACACAGGAGCAGTGCTCATGCACATTCCAATAGAAAACAAGATCAAAGTTATTCAGGAGTTCAAGCGTGTCCTTTCCGACAACGGATTTTATTTCGGACATGAAATCGTAGAAGACATACATGAAATAAATGACACGGGTGCTCACGTCATAAATACCAATTTGAATTGGTTGCAAAAACAATTTGCACCGTTCAAAGTTGAGGTCTTGAAGTACCATTACGACACTTACGATTTTCAAATCATTTACGCTCACAAATGAAGATAGCATTTCATTGTAACCAACTTTCAATAAGAGGCACAGAGGTTGCGATGTATGATTACGCTCACTACAATGAAAAATTGTTGGGAAATGAAAGTATCGTACTTGCGAGAAACCCTTCGTGGTGGAAGTATTCCGATCCAGAAGCAATAGAAAAATTCAAGAAAAGATTTCCTGTTTACTTCTATGACAAGATAGAAGACATAGAAAAAATTCTTGACGATAATAGAGTTGATCTTTTCTATGCACAGAAGTCAGGACACAATGACGGAGTGATTTCAAAGAACAGAAAGACTGTGGTACATGCTGTGTTTCAGGATTACGATCCGCATGGTGACGTGTACGCTTTCATTTCAGAATGGCTTTCAAAAATTTACAGCAATGTAAAACCATTTGTACCATACATGGTGGATTTGCCAGATCACGACAAGGATATGAGAGAAGAATTGGGGATACCAAAACACGCTTTGGTTTTTGGTCGTCACGGTGGAATTGAAACATTCGATATTCCTTGGGTCAAGACCCATATTGTTGAATTGGTGAATACTCGAAAGGATTTGTACTTCGTGTTTTTAAACACACAAAAATTTGCAGATCATCCGCAGATAATCTTTCTTGATCCGATTGCTGATTTGATTAGAAAGACTGAATTTATAAACACCTGCAACGCAATGATTCATGCACGGTTCAAGGGTGAAACATTTGGACTTGCAGTAGCGGAATTTTCGATTCGCAACAAACCAGTGATCACCTACGGTGCTTCACCGGACATGGCACATGGAATGATTCTTGGTCTTGATGCTTTTTATTACAAGACTCTCACTGATTTGCAGTTGATATTTTATTGCTTTGAGGCACACATGAAAAACAATCCCGATAAGCAATGGAACAAATACAAAGATTTCTCACCAGAGAAAGTAATGGCAAAGTTTAAACAGGTTTTCATTGATGGGAAATAAAATAGCAACACACGTTGTTCTTTTTGGACAAGACAAATGGATAATGAGGAACATTGAAAATGCGTATCCTCACGTAGAGAAAATTTATGTTGCATACAGCGACAAGCCTTGGGCATACAATCCAAATGCAAGATCACAGTACACGAATAGTTTCGATTTGAACGTTCTTCGTAATTCAAAGTATACAGATAAAATTCATATCATTGAAGGAGTATGGGACACAGAAGAACAACAACGAAATGCCTGTGCTGAACAAGCACAAAAGGATGGTATGGAATTCATGCTTATTCATGATGCGGACGAATTTTATCATCATACTGACTTCGGAAATCTTTTGAAGTACATCCAGCAAAATCAAAATTATGACTACTATAAAGTGGCATGGTATTGCTTTTGGAAAAACTTTAATTATGTTTTGCTCGGCTCGGATAGAGATAAAATTGTTGGGTATCCAGAGTTTGCAATCAATCTGAAAAGAGGTGTGCGATTTAGTTCAAAAAGAAAACCAGTTCAAACCATTTTCAAAATTATCCCACCAGAATTTGGCATTTGTTATCACGGTTCATATGTGTTAACCAATGACGAATTACTTCAAAAAATCAATACTTGGGGTCACACAAATGACTTTAACAAAGAACGTTGGTATACCGACAAATGGTTGAAGTGGAAAGAGGGAGACCGTGATCTTCACTTAGTTACACCGAGTGCGTGGTCGGAAGCCGTCTGGTTCGATGGTAATTTACCAGAGGTGATTGCGGATATGCGATAAAATTCTTAACATTGCAAGAATGATCTTAGTTGTTTTCGGTACTCGCCCTGAGTTTTTAAAAGTAAAACCACTTCTTGAAGAACTTACAAGAAGAGGACTGGAATTTTATACCCTGTTCACTTCTCAGCATAAGGACATCGTTCCAAAAGAAATACCCATTAGCCTTACACTTCCTGAGCCAATAGAAGCGGGGAATAGATTGCTTTCTGTATTGTCACATACACTATACAACATCGGAGTTGTGTTGGAGGCAAATCCACAAATCAAATATGTACTTGTGCAGGGTGATACCACATCAGCATTAGGTGGTGCACTTGCAGCAGTAAATTGCAAAGTAAAGGTGATTCATCTTGAAGCTGGTTTAAGAACTTATGATCCAGAGAATCCATATCCAGAAGAGTACAACCGTCAACTCATTTCAAGAATAACCGACATTCACCTTTGTCCTACCACACAAAACAAAGCCAATCTCGAAAGCGAAAAGGCTCCGGGTAAATTTTATGTTGTGGGTAATACCATCCTTGATACGTTGGTTAATCTACAAGGTTCAGTAGAATACAGCAATAAAATATTGGTTACTCTACATCGCAGAGAAAACCATGACAAAATTGACCGTTGGTTCAAAGAGATAAATCGTTTGGCGAGAATCAATAACGACTACGAATTCATATTGCCTCTTCATCCGAATCCAAACGTTCAAAAGCACAAAGGGATTTTAACCGATGTGAAGGTTGTTGATCCTTTGTCGCACGAAGAATTTTTAAAGTTACTGGTCAAGTGTAGAATGGTAATCAGTGATAGCGGTGGCGTTCAAGAAGAATGTGCATTCTTTAGAAAGAAGGTAATCGTCTGCCGAAAGATTACGGAAAGACCGGAGTCTGTTGGTACAACCAGTATCATGTGTGCAGAGCCGGAAAAACTCGTATCTTTGTTCTCGTTACATGACTACGACATTACTGTTAAAGAAGGCGTTTGTCCATTTGGAGACGGTACTTCGAGTCAGCAGATAGTTGATATTTTTGTAGACGAAATCTACGGTGGGTGATACAAAAGATTGCATATATTGTTTCCGACAAGGAACTATCCAACCATAAAAAATTGGACTGGATCAACTATGTAATTTTGAATGGCGAACCATTTCATAGTTTCACAACAACTCAAGACGGTAAAGTGCAGTTCGATGCACCACGATACAACTCGTACTATCCAACATTGATAATCGGATGGGAATTATTCAATACAACACATAAAGAATTTAACCCGGACATTCTCGAAAAAACAAAATCAAGACCGTATAATGTAGAATGGGAATTTTCCGTTGACGAAAGAATTGTAGATCACTTTGAAGGTGTTGCCAATTTCATAAAGACAGCACCAAGAAAATACGTGGAGCAATTTCGTTACAAGAACATCGATCCAATCATAGATAAAATTGAGAAGGAAGAAGACGTGTTGGAGTTGGTAAAGAAGTATCAATACTTGGATCACATCAGAACTTACCAATACAAAGACGAAGTCATTTATCTTTTTGATCGGGGTTCAAGCACTCCGATGCTCGGCATTTATCTCACTGCATTCAAGTATTTCAAGTACGATGTGGAGAAGATAAAATCGCTGATTTACTCGGCAATTAAGCCGGAGCATATTTTTCTCGACCCGGACGGGCAGAATTACGGTACATATTACAAACAATTCCCCGATTTTGACCAATTGAAGCGTTCAATGGTGCTTTTTTTAGCGTAGTTCCGTATTTATAGGAAACTGTACGGAAGTATGAGTAACACGAAGAAAAAGCAAACTGCTATTGATCGTTTTCTTAATTCTGGTCAACCTGTAAAGGTAAGAGAATCTAAGAAAGCTATTTTGGACGAAAGAGAAGGCTTGATTGAAAGAATCGACCGTATCATCGTCACTAAAGATGGCAAACAATTACTTAGAGAACAATACTAAGTCGTAAAGACATGGGTAAAAAACAATCGCTTCAAGAGTCTCTTGAACGCATGAAGTACGTCTCAAAATACGTCATCAATGAATCTCCTGTTTACAAGAGTTTGGTTGGTAACGGTGGGATGGATGCACTTCCAGAGTATCTTATGAAGGAAGCAGATTCAGGTGCAACTGCAAATCAGCCAGCACCAGAACTTCCTCCATTGCCAGCAACCCCGGATGCCGGAGCACCTGCTCCCGCACCAGCAGCAGGTGGCGCAGCCCCTGCACCTACGGCAGCAGCACCCGCTCCTGCTCCTGCACCAGAAGGTGGCGCAGACAATGTTGAGTTAAACAAGAACGTTGATATTACCACAAGTGCCCCGGCAGGAGAACCAGCAATGGAAGCACCGCCAATGGGTGGTGAACCAATGGAGTCACCTGAGAAGAAAGTAATGGAACTTCAACTGGATGCACTCAAGAAAATGAGTTACAAGATTGAAGACCTCGGCAGTGCCGTTGACAGTTTGAACGACAGAATGCGTTTGTATTCTGATGAAGTTGAGAAAGTAAGAGAACCATCCGACATGGAGAAGTTCGAAAATAGAAAAAATGACAGCAGTCCGTATTATTTCAATTTGAATGACCTTTGGAAGGACGACAATTTCAAATCAAGAATGGATCAGTTCGGAAAAGGATACGTAAAAACAGAAGACGGATATGTTGCAGATTTCGATGATCTTCCTAAATTAGCCCCTCATGAAGTGAAGGCGAGTTTTGACGATTACTAAGATAGCATCACCCAAAGGGTGAAGGCACTGGTCAGGGGATGCCGAAATCCCACAATGCATCTACGGGATGCATTTTTTATTGCACATGCTACCATTTGGAGATATGTGTTTCGAGGCACGGTACGACAAGATTTGTATCGTGCCTTGCGTTTTTTAGAGTATTTATAAAAAAACTCCATGAGCGTATACCGTAGCTACTTTGCTAAGAATAATACTCTGATTCAGAACAACGAATTAAACGTATCACAGAACCCCGTAGGTGAGATTTCATACGGGACTATGCAGCATACGGTAAGCCGCATTATCTTCAAACCTGACCTCTCTTTACTCGCTCAAAAACTCACTGACGAAGGCATTGACGTAACCAAAATTAAATCACATAGATTGGGCATGTCAAACACCATTGGATTGAGTGGAGACATCGGAGGTTTCTCGTACTCACGTATCATTGAAAGAGCAACCAGTTTTCAATTGGACTTGTTCACCGTAGTCGAAGATTGGGATGAAGGTGGAGGATATACCTTCCAGTACGATGACGACAATTTGGTCAATCTTCCAGCAAGCGCAAGCAACTGGTATTTCAGAAAAACCAACGTACCTTGGTCAGTAGCCGGAGCCTATGTTTCAGGTGCTACAGGAACCACTGGTATGACGGGAACTTCCGTGATCATTGGTAGTCAGGTATTCGAAAAGGGTAATGAAGCATTAAGCATTGACGTAACAGATTACGTTAACCAGATACTTTACAGTGGTCTTACCGACAACGGTCTTGGACTTAAAATGATCGATGGTCTTGAGGCACTTGATACAATCAGACGCAGAGCCGTTGCCTTCCATTTGAAGAACACGAACACGGCATTTGATCCGTACATTGAGACAATCATTGATGACGGTATTGCTGATGATCGTAACTACTTCTTCATGGACAAGGACAACGATCTTTACCTTTACTCGAATAAAGGAGACGTGATGATTTCAGGTGTCACCATCTACGACTATGAAGGTGAGGTATTTGAGGTTATCCCGGCAAGTGGAGTGACCAGAGTACGTAAGGGGGTCTATAAGATCACGGTAAACATCCCATCGGATACATACCCTGATGCCGTGTTGTTCAAGGACGTTTGGACGCTGTTCCAGAACGGAAAAGAAAAGGATATTTCTTTTGATTTTTATTTGGTAAGTTCGGATAATTTTTATAGTTTTGGTTTGTCTAACAGATTAAACCCCGACAACTACCATTTTTCTTACTTCGGTGTCAACTCAGGAGAATACGTAAAGAGAGGTGACAAGAGAAGAATATCAATCAGTGTCAAGCAGTTATACAAGAACCAAGATAGTAACTTACCGTTAAGTCTTGAGTATCGCTTGTTTACCAAGCAAAGTAGCGATGTTGAAATAGACATCATTCCTTACACAGCAGTAGATCGTACCTCAAGTGGATACGAGTTTACGTTGGATACCTCATGGTTAATTCCACAAGATTACTTCATTGACTTGAAAATTTCTGACGGGTCAGTATTTATAAGAAGAACGCCAGTCGGATTCACTATTGTATCTGATGAAGCATTCCCAAGTAGTTAAGAAAATTTGTTGAAAAAATATTTTTGTTGAATAGTTTGTAGTTGTTGAGTTTTGATTTGTAAGTTTGTTTTGTAAGTAAATTTTGTTGTTATAATTTAATTTAAACTGTTGATTCATTTTATGGAGCAATTAGAAAACTCCGTAGTCGGACAAGGTTCCGAAGCGGAAGCACTTGAGGGTCTCTTCGCCAAGTATAAAGAGAGAGACGAAAAAAAGAAGAAATTTCTGAGCAAAGAAGAAATTCTTGCACGTTACTTCAACCCAAGAAAGGACACAGAAATTTTCCGAGCACTTCCTAAACGCGAAGGCGAAGAAGTAATTGAGGAAGGCTGGTTCCACAAAGTTCAAGCGGGGAAATTCATTTCCAATACCACTGCGGTATACTGCCCTGCGAACAATAACCCCAAAGTACAAGCAAAGGACAAAGATGGAAATCTTGTTTCTGACCAAGCAGGAAACCCTGTGATGGTGAAGCAGTATTGCCCTTTGTGTGCTAAGGCAGCTTCTATCAAAGCAAAGCAAGACAAGAGCATTGCTGGAAAGAAAGAAAAGGACATCACTGATCCGAACGAGAAGGCAATCTTCGAAAAGAACAAAGCGATCTTCAAAAGATCAAGTGCGTTCGAAGCGAAGCAATACTACATTGTTCGTGGTATCGACAGAGGTGCAGAGAAAGACGGCATCAAATTCTGGCGATTCAAGCACAACTTCAAGAACCAAGGTGTTCATGACAAGTTGATGCCGATCATTAAGGACTACTACAAGCAGACTGGCAAAGTCTATTCGAATTCCGAACAAGGAATCGACTTGATGATCAGCGTGGTTGACAACGAATTCATGGGAAGAAAATTCCGTGATGTGTCGGCAATCATCCCACGTATGCCATCAAAACTTCACTCTGATCCTGTGATCATGAAGCAATTACTCGATGACAAGACGACTTGGAAAGAAGTTTTCAAGCCGAAGAAAGCACCGGGTATTGACGAAGTCACTTACCTCAAACTCGCAGCAGAGGAACGCGAACTTGGTCAGAAGACCGACATGCGTAACACTCCGTTCTACGATGAAGAAGTGAAGAAGTGGGTATTCCCGAATCACCCCGATCTTGAAGAAGCAGCGAATACGAAGAATCGTAATCTCGATGCTGATCAAGGCGACCAATACGATGCTCCCGATGAAGACGGGTACGTAGCAGCAGCAACGTCAGTTGTTAGTCAAAAGAACACACCAGACATCACTGAAATGAGTACGTCTGCTGCCCCAACTGCAACCAATAACAATCTTGGTTCAGTAAACGTAGGTGCACCTGCAAATGCTGGTGGAGCCTATGATGATCTTCCGTTCTAAAAGCAGAAGCCAGATCATAAATTTTGACGAGAAGCGAGTAACATCGCTTCTCGTTTAAATAACCTTATCCATAAAGTTTATGGAATGGAACCGCAAAAGAGACCAATACCAAAAAAGACTTTTTCTTTAGAAGATTTCAAAAAGAAAACGGGTGGTGCAGATGTACCGGATAAAGCAACAGAATTTATTCCACTTTCACCAGCGTTTCAAAAAGCAACCGGACTTCCCGGTATACCAAAAGGATATACGACTTTGTTCAGAGGTTTTTCAAACACTGGCAAGTCAACTGCACTTTGTGAAACTCTTGTAGCATATCAAAAGGCAGGAGTTCTCCCGATTATCATTGATACTGAAAACAACCTCGGAAGAGAGCGTTTGAAGGCAATGGGATTCAATTGGGATGATGGATTTTATATCGACATCGATAACGAATTCTTACTTGAAACATTCGGCAAGAAAAAAGAACCGAATAAGTTGGAGGCAACAATTGAGGACTTGGGTGATGCAATTCACTTCTACCTTGACAAGCAAGCCTCTGGCGAACTACCATACGAATTGATTTTCGCAATCGACTCGTTGGGTACGTTGGATTGTGATTTGACAGTAAGAGCGAAAGCAAACGACACGTCAAATAACAACATGTGGAATGCCGGAGCATTCGAAAGAACATTCAAATCAATTTTGAACTATCGTATTCCGGGTTCACGTAAGACCAACAAACAATACACCAACACTTTAGTTGCTGTTCAAAAAATTTGGTTGGAAGCACAACCAGTTGGACAGCCTGTGGTAAGACACAAAGGTGGTGATGCATTTTTGTTCGGTGCACGTTTGATTGTACATCATGGTGGAAAGAAAACACAGGGTGTAAAATACATCAGTGCAACGTCAAAGGGAACTGAAATATCATTCGGTATTCAAACTGCAATTGAAGCAGTGAAGAACCAGATTGATGGCCCTTACGGTGGTATCTCGATCCAAGGAGATATAATCTCAACACCACATGGATTCATTGGAACATCACCAGAAGACATTACGGCATACAAGAAGAAGAACCTCTCGTACTTCCGTGATAAATTGGGATCGGACTTGAAGGAATCAGACATCGATACAAAATTCGATGTATCCAACATGGACGATAACGATGTGAAATCATTGTTGAACGAAATGTAAATTATGTCCGGGACTCATTTCTGAGTCCCGGATTTTACCTTATGGATGCTAAAACACTACTCGTAGATGCTTCGTACTTATTCAAACGCTCCCTTCACGGTGTCAAGAACAGTTACGATAAACAAGGTCATCACATCGGAGCCGTATATGGTTTCTTAACCAAGATACGTAAGCTGATCAAAGACTATACAATCAATAAAGTGGTGTTGGCATGGGATGGGGAGAACGGTGGTATTCATCGTCACCAGATTGACTACATGTACAAGTCCAATAGAAAGGACAAGTCGTGGTATACACCAATCGAATTGACGGACGAAGAAATCAGAGCCGAGAAAGAGAAAAAAGAATCGGTTCTTCTTCAACGTAAGAGAGTACAACTGTATGCGGAGGAATTGTTTTTCCGTCAACTGGAAGTGAATGATATTGAGGCAGATGATTTGATCGCAGCATATTGCGTGAAGCATCACAAGACCGAAGACATCTTGTTGTATACCAACGATAAAGACTTCCTTCAACTGTTGACGCTGGACATCAAGATTTATCTTGAAAGCGTGGGCAAGATTGTAGAGGCCGGGAATTTCTTTGAATTCTTTCCGTACTTCTACAAGAATGCACTAACCCTCAAAATCCTTTGTGGTGACGATAGTGATATGATCGAAGGTGTGAAAGGCATCAAAGAGACTACGCTATTGAAGCATTTTCCAGAACTCATTGATAGTGAGGTGAGTGTTCGTCACATCTGCAAACGTTCGGTAGAAATTAATGAACAAAGAAAATTAGAAAAAAAGAAGCCGTTGGCAGCTATTGCCAACATAACCAGCAACATAGATCGATTGAGGATGAATCACCAACTGATGAATCTCTTCGAACCGTTTCTTAATGAGGCTGCTTATCAGGCACTTGAAGATTTGAGCATACCGTTGTCGGCAGATGACCGGGGAGGTAACAACCTCTACAAGATTGTACAGGAAGACGACTTGCTGGCATCGTACTCCAACTACGGTAACTACTCAAGCTACATGCAACCATTTTATCAAGTCATATCGAGAGAAAAAGATTTGTTGAAAAAGTTTTGCCAACAATAAATCATTTTAGTAAAATTGCTTTGTGCAACCCTTTAAAGAAAGACATTTATGTCAGAAGAAAAAAAACAGGAAAACTTTTTTAAGTTTGGACTTTATCTCAGAGGCGAAAAGATATTCGAAAGAATATTCAGTGCTGATCTGTATAATCCTGTTGTTCGTTACTCAGTAGATATTCGTGACAAGAGTCCGAATATCATTGCAAACATTCAAAACGTACTCCAATCAACAGAATTGACCTTCGAAGATTTCTTGGGACAAAACACCAAGAACTACTACAAGCATATCTGTAAGATAAACAGAATGGCTCCGATCAAGTTGTTTGTGCCAACAAACTACAGAGACAAGGATCGTGATGCTCAACAGAAATCCAAGTTTCAAGGTAAGGGAACGGAATTCAAGTTCGGATTGTATATCAACAACAACCCAATTGTCGAGCGTAATTTCTACGTAGACAATTACAATCCAGATGCAAGATTCTCGAATGAACTCTACACCTTGCTCAATGAGATCGTAGACTTTCTCGTCTCGTACCTCAAAACTCGCGATGTAAATCACATGTGGAACGATTACGATTTGATCACTGCCTACGAGTTGAACATTCAACAAGTAAGGGAACTGTCAAAGGAAAAGCGTGAAGAATTCTTACGTAGAAAGGGCGATCTTGCTTTCATCGAGAAGGTGAGAACCGACTACAACAAGAACTCTGAATACGCAGCGTAATCACTACATAACATGAGCGAAGAGAGCAAAGATAATAAAGATGTTCTTGGATACTTAGGTCAATCGTTTCAGGAAAAGGTCTTGTGGCAACTACTGGTTCATCCAGAGTTTGCTGAAATGGCTATCCCAAGTCTGAGTACGACTTACTTCGATAATCAGCAGCATAAGTTCATTATGAGCATGATTAAGAAGTATTTCGAGCAGAACAATATTCCCGCAACACTCAGAAACAGATCAATCTACGAATTCATCAATGCAACCAACAAATCATTGGTTGACAAGGAAACTGCGTTCGGTGTTTTAAATCGTATGATGAATTACGATGTGAACATTGCGAACGGAGTGATCCTTAATGATGGAGAAAGTGTGCAGAAGACCGTCTGGTTCTTCATCAAACAGCAGGAGTCAAAGATACTTGCCAACGACATTTTTGATAAAATCAAAACCGGATCGTTGGAAGATAACGTTCATTTCTTTGAAGATAAATTCAAAGAGATTATGAAATTGGGCGAGAAGCATGACTTTGGTGAAGATGTATTCCACAACATCGAAGATGCTCTTAAAGAAGACTACCGTCAACCAATTCCCACTGGCATCAAAGCGATTGATGAAGCAATGGCAGGTGGTTTGGGTAAGGGTGAAATGGGTATTGCACTTATGGCATATGGCGTTGGTAAGACAACGTTCTTGACCAAGTGTGCAAATACCGCTTACAACATGGGTAAGAACGTTCTTCAAATATTCTTTGAAGATAACGAAAGCGACATCAAGAGAAAGCATTATACATTGTGGTCAAAGATTCCGTTGTCGGAGTTGAAGGAAAAACGTGAGACTGCAATTGAGTTGGTGAAGAAGTTTTACGATGACCGTAAGGCGGGGAACGTGGGTGGTAGATTGATCTTGAAGAAGATGGATCAAGAGAACACAACGATTCCGATGATCAAGAACTGGATTCTAAACTACGAGAAGTTGAACGGTATCAAGTTTGATTTGATTCTTCTTGACTATCTCGATTGCGTTGAACCACATAAGCCAACACAGGGAGATCAGAACAAAGGCGAATTGATTGTAGTCAAAGCGTTTGAAGCATTGATTGCAGAACTCGATATTCCGGGATGGACAGCCGTACAGGGTAACCGTAGTGCTGTACGTTCAGAATTCGTGCATGGTGATCAAATGGGTGGTAACATCAAGAGAGCGCAAAAAACACACTTCCTGTTTTCTGTAGCTAAATCACAGGAGCAGAAGCAGGATAATCTTGCAAACGTTCAAATCATCAAGTCGCGTATGACCAAAGACGGTCAAGTGTACGAGAATGCGATCTATAATAACGATACGCTTGAAATCAGATGTATTGAAGGAATCCGTCCAAGCGAAACATCAAGTGCAAAAAAAGCAAATGCTCGTAAGGACAAACAGTTAGATGTTGCAGGAACATTATTTTCAAGTGCTGAGATTGTGCAAATGAGTGAGGACGAGATACGACAAAGAAAAGAGGCGTATATTAGAAAGCAACAACAAGAACAAGAGAAAAACAACGAAGTAAAAAACGATTCTTCTGATAATCAATCAGATAAAATTGTCGAAAATATTTCTGTTGAATTGAAAGAATAATGTAAGTTGCATCGCTATTTATGTTGACACTTCGCTACGTAGAATAGCACCAAAAAATTTATTTTATTTTATAAAAATTCATAAGAAATAATCGTATGAGTAGCACCGTTTTCGTCATAAAAAGAAATGGCACAAGAGAAGAACTCAATTTTGACAAGATAAACAACGTTTTAATGTGGGCATGTGAAGGCATCAAGAATGTAAGTGCCTCCGACATTGCGATGAACGCAAAACTTCAAATGGTAGATGGTGTAAAGACCATCGACATTCACAACATCCTGATTCAATCCGCATGTGATTTGATTTCAGAGGACACTCCGAACTATCAGTATGTTGCATCAAACCTTCTGAACTACTTGTTGAGAAAACAAGTGTTTGAAGCGAAAGACGCTCTCCCCTCTCTCTACGATGTAATCAAGAAAAATGTAGAATGGGAAATTTACGATTCCCTTCTGCTTGAAAAATATTCAAAGGAAGAAATCAATCAAATCGACAAGTGGATAAAGCACAGTCGTGATTTCAACCTTACCTACGCTGGTATTCAGCAATTGGTGGACAAGTACCTGTTGAAAGATCGTTTCACTGGTAAGTTGTATGAGACCCCTCAATTCATGTATATGCTTATCGCCATGACTATTTTCATGGACTATAAGACCGATAGATTGAAGTGGGTGAAGAAGTTCTACGATCATATTTCTCTCTTTAAATTAAGCCTTCCTACGCCCATTATGGCAGGTGTACGCACACCAAATCGCCAGTGGTCTTCATGTACCCTGATTGATGTTGGTGATGATCTTGACTCTATATTTACGTCAAACAGTGCCATTGGGTATTACAGTGCGAAACGAGCAGGTATTGGGTTAAATTTTGGCCGTATTCGCGCTCTCGGAGATAAAATTCGTGGTGGGGAGGTTGTACACACGGGCGTAATCCCGTATTTGAAGATGTTTGAATCAACCGTGAAGTCCGTTACACAAAACGGAATTCGCGGGGGTTCAGCAACTGCGTACTTCCCTTGGTGGCATAAAGAAACGATGGACATTCTTGTGTTGAAGAACAACAAGGGTACGGATGATAACCGTGTTCGTAAATTAGACTACGCAATTCAGTTCAATCGTTTATTCTATCAACGTGTAATTGAAGATGGTACAGTAACCCTCTTCTCACCCAATGACATTCCCAATCTTTATGAATCATTCTTTGAATCAAATGAAAAGTTCGAAGAGATTTACTTGAAGTACGAGAACAACAAGAATTTCAAGACCAAGAAAGTAAAGGCAAGAGAACTCTTCAATTCATTTTTACAGGAACGCATTTCAACAGGTAGAATCTACTTGATGAATGTAGACCATGCAAACTCACACAGTTCATTCATCGACAAAATATACACATCGAATTTGTGCACGGAAGTAACACTCCCAACGACTCCGATGAAGCACATTGATGACGATGATTCAACTGCTGCTGAAATTGCTCTCTGTGTTCTTGCTGCTGTAAACTTGGGTGAGATCAAAGACATTGCAGAAATTGAAGAGATCATGGAGTCTGCTGTTCGTGCACTTGACTTTGTGATTGAACACCAAGACTATCCGGTGAAAGCAGCACTCAAGATGCTCAAGAGAAGATCATTGGGTATCGGTATCACCAACCTTGCATACTATCTTGCAAAGAATGATGTTGGATACGAAGACAAAGGTGCATTGAAGTTGGTAGATCAAACAATGGAAGCTATTCAATTCTTTGGCATCAAAGCCAGTGTAAAACTTGCGAAAGAATTTGGCAAGTGTGAATGGTTCGACAAAACGAAATACTCATTGGGTATTCTCCCAATTGACACATACAAAAAGGAAGTTGATGGTTTGACTAATCGTAAACACACATACGATTGGGAAGAACTTCGTGCAGAAGTTCAAGAGCATGGGATGCGTAATTCATGCATCACTGCTGAAATGCCATGTGAGTCATCTTCATTGGTAACAAATTCAACGAATGGTATGGAACCAGTTCGTGCATTGATCACCAGTAAGAAGTCAAAGCAGGGAATCATCAAAGTTGTAGTTCCAGATTTCAACAAACTCAAAAACAAATACACACTCGCCTTCGATATGAAGGACAACAAGAGCATCACCAACATTCAGGCGGTAATGCAGAAGTGGATCGATCAGGCAATTTCTTCAAACCACTACTACGATTTCACGAAGTCGGATGATGGAGAAATTTCGTTGTCGGAGTTGGGTATGGACATTCTTTACGCCTACAAAATGGGTGCGAAGACCCTGTACTACGCAAATTCGAATGATGGGAAGTCAGATGACCATGAAAAACAGCTAAAACGACTTGACATTAACGAACCAAAAGACGTATCTTTGGCTGTGGCTCAGACCGATGAAGCAGGATGCGAGTCGGGTGCATGTAGCGTGTAACTAAAACTCAGGAAATGAGCGAAAAATCAATTATCAACGTAAAGCAAGTTGACTTTACGAAGGAACCTATTTTCTTTGGAGAAAAATTGAATCTCCAACGGTATGATCGTTTCAAATACGAGAATATCTTCGGCATGTTCAAAAAACAAATGGGATTCTTTTGGAGACCAGAAGAAATTGCATTGGGCGGGAAGGAACGTGGCGACTACAATTCGTTGACTGATCACCAGAAGTTCATCTTCACAAAAAATTTGGGCTACCAGATTTTATTGGACAGTGTTCAGAGCCGGGGTATCTCGAATCTGTTGGAAAATTGTTCAAATCCAGAAGTTGAGGCATTCGCCAAGATATGGGAATTCTATGAAACCCTGCACTCCTACTCCTACACATATATTATAAAGAATGTGTACTCAAATCCGAGTGAGGTGTTTGATCAAATTCTGGTAGATGAAGAAATTATCAAGCGCACAACGTCCGTGACCAAGTACTACGATGCGTTGATCAATTCCATTTCAAATGGGAACGCCACCGAATACAGCCAGAAGAAAGCATTGTACCTGACTTTGATGTCGATCAATATTCTTGAGGGCATTCGATTCTATGTAAGTTTCGCTTGCTCGTTCTCATTTGCAGAAAACAAGAAAATGGAAGGTAATGCCAAAATTATTAGTTTCATCGCCCGTGACGAAAACTTGCATTTGGGCTTTACTCAGTTCTTGATCAAATTACTCCGTACCGATCCATCGGAAGGCTTCACTCAAGTAGCGAAAGACTGTGAAAAAATCGTCTACGGTATGTTTGAGGATGCTGCAAAAGAAGAGATCGAATGGGCAGAATATCTTTTCAAAGATGGCTCATTATTAGGACTTAACGCTGAAATCTTAACGCAATACATGAAGTGGTTGACCAACCAAAGAATGAAGGCAATAGGATTGAAGCCAATGTTCGACCAAGCAAACAATCCGATCAACTGGATGCGCAATTGGATTGATTCTAAAGCAGTTCAGAATGCACCACAAGAAACGGAGATCGAATCGTATGTTGTTGGTTCAGTGAAAAACGACTTGGATAGTGCCGATTTCTCGGACTTCAAACTTTAAGTGAAATTTTTTACTGTTTTTTATAACCTTTTATAGAAAACTTCGTATTTATCTTTACCCTCAAAAAAAAGTTGAAAAATTTTTGATGGGGGCTTGACAAAGAGAAAAGTATTAGTACCTTTGTCCTCCCGTCCCGATCAAAAGGGACAAACAAAACGTTCTTTAAAATCTTAAAAATATGGGCTGCTTGAAGTCCATAAGATAAATCCAGCAATGGATATAAAGGGGGTGTGGTAGTAACGCCATACTTTCGATCCCTGACCGCAAGGAAAGGGATACAGTCAAGCAAGCACACCGTTTGGTGTTTCTTTGGATCAGTCGCAAGGCTGGTTCTCCTGTGTTGGAGGTAAACTCCATCATGGGTCTGAAAGGGCAACTGCCAGTAGGGAGAGACATTAAGCCTGACTACGGAAGTCAGGATAAATCCAGAAATGGAAGATCAGGAATGTGTAGATCAATCGGTCTGAACTCCGCAAGAGCGTAGGGCTGGTGTCATTTAGTGTTGGTCAGATGGTCAGAGTAAAATCCCCGTCCCGGTGCTAAACGTAAGCCGCAAGCCACAGAAGGTTGTTTGGTATTGGCTACTCAAAAGGTAGTTAGCCGAAGTCTCAGCCACATCCTTCAAAGTCCGTACACAATCACACATGGTCTTAGAAACCATTTGCCATTTAAGCAAACTTGTAACAAAAGAACAAGTGCTGAGACGTTAGAGCAGAAAGTCGCATACCACTGATGCAACATACAGTGGTGGTTGATCCTCAAGATTGGCCATATGATACGACTTGTTGTTGGAAGGCATCTTCCTTAGCTTGCTATGAAAGGAGTAGGGCAGTGATGGGCGTAATTGAAAATGCTTTAACGAGAACGATTGGTCTCCGAAAGAGACTTGCGATTGTAGCAGACGTTCCGCAAGGGGCGTGGATACGAAGCGAACCGAAAGGATAATGCTTCTAAGGTGCTACTGTTATGCTGTAATCTCAAGCATATTTCGAACATAAATCACGGGAGTGATTATGATTCGAAAACAAAAAATCAGTACATCGATTTATCGGTGTATCTCTGGACAGAAATCATGAGAATGATGTATGCCCGGAACAAATCCTCGGTTTGAAACCGGGGTAAACTGGATTTGTAGCTTAATTATTAGAGCGGTTCCCGTTGAGGGAATAGATAGGGGTGTGAATCCCTTCGAGTCCACACAAGATTTTGTCGTCCAAACTACAGGACACCACCCTACAGGTGGAAATTTGGGAGTGTACCCCTTCAAAGTCTCACAACTGGCTATTAACTGAGTTACTTCAACTTTGTTCTATAAACAAAACAACCACTTGGTTTGCTTTCCAGTTTCGTTCTTTAAAGTATGTTTTGGTCAAGCCTCTTCCCCTTGTGGGAACGTAACCAAAATTTGTGGCTATGGTGTAAGTTACTTCCGCTCGAAAGAGCACCTGATGGTTAATCAAGAACTACTGACACTGATTTCCACAAACCCATATTCTGGCTATTGATCCGGTTACTTCAACTACAATTGGTAACAACTACCGTTTCGCCTTTCCAGAATTATTATTTTGATGTGATTTAAAATCTGTAAAGACCAAATACCATGAACACTATCAAAGAAAAAACCGCAAAGACCTCAGTCGCAACTGCTACGGCAATGACGAAGGCACAAATCGCTCTTCAAAGAGGATTTTTAGTACCTACAGGTGGACTTGTTGCTCCGGTGAGCAAGCAAGAACGATTCACCATGCAAGCTGAATTGATGCAGTTCGGATACATGTTGTCCGAAGATGCACTTGGCGTTGTAACCATCGAATGGTTCAACGAAGTAATGCCGTTCTTAAAAAGAACGTTGGGCGTAGGTGCGTACATGGGTGCGTACATGCCATTCTACAAGAACTTCCCGACTCAGGTAATGGAGTTGAGTCACGTTGAGTTGTATCTCAATGCGGTCATGCATTACTGGTCATTGGGTACGTGGGAACCTGCCTACGAACTCCGTGAAAGAGGCTTCGCGTTTGAAAACACGAAGTTCACAACTATCAAGTTGGGAACAGAAGATCAGTTCAATGCGATCTTCACGACATTGGTGTCGATCAACCAGTCTATTACTGAAAACGACAAGAAAGTTGTTGAGTGGTTCATCCAGAACTATTCACACAGCTTGATATTCCCGAAGACCATCCCGTTCAAGGAAACTCTTTGTATGCTTGCCGGACACGGCTTGAATGTTCCAATTACGTCTGCAACGGACGTATTGAGAATTGCCGTATACCTTTCAGGTGGTGACATTTCATTGCCAGCCGTACCACGAATAACGGTGAAGGAAGTACGTCCGGGAAGAAAGGAAGTGTTCTTCCGTAACCTTTTGAACTCGCAGACAGAAGCGAGAGAAAAGTTCAAGTTCAAGAACTTGAGCCGTGCAAAGAGAAAGTATTTGCTTTCATTGCTTGAAGGAACCAAGATCGACTTGGGCGAAATGAAATTGCGTCTTGAAAGATGGATTCGTCTTGGCGAAGTTCTTCACGTAGGTGAATTCAAGAACCGTTTCCCGAAAGCATACGAAGCGTTCTACGCTATCCGTAATGCTGCGGACGAAATCCGTACATTCGAGTCTACGCTTGAAGAAGCGTTTACCAATGCTTACATCACTGGTGGTGAAGCAGAACTTAACACGGCCTTGAATCTCTTGTCAAAGAGACCGGGTATGTTTGCAAGAAGACTTGACTGGTTGTTGAGAACGTTCGACCCGAACGTTGTTCTTCCAGCCTTCAAGAAGATTGCCATGAAGGTAAGCAAGAAAGTATTGTGGGAACTCTACAATCACTTCATCAAGCGTGATACTGTGTCACCGAGAATGGTGATGATCAAGGGTAAGAAAGCAACCAAAGTTACTTTGGATGCATTGCCAGCAATGAGCAAAATCTTGATCACCAAGATTCAGGGTATGATCTTGGAATGTTTGGGACAACACTTCGCACAACTTGATAAGTTGGGTAAGGTGTATGTTGACGAACGTTTGAAGAAGATTCCGTTGCCTACGGCAATGAGAAGTGTGAACACTTCGGTGAAGACCTACATGAGAGGTACGAGAGTACCATTCAATGACAATGCAAAGGTTATCAGACCTTATATTCACTGGTTCGACCAGTATGGTCACGAAGACCTTGACTTGAGCGTTGCATTCTACGATGCACACTTGAGAGGTAAGGATCATATCTCGTACACGAATTTGAAGATTCAACATCTTAACTCATGCCACTCAGGTGACGTGAGACACAGACAAGGTGCGTGTGCAGAATACGTGGACATTGATATTGCTGCTTGCTTACAGCACGGCATCAGATATGCAATGGTACAGGTGCATAACTTCCAGAACAGACCAATGCACACGATGAAAGACTGCGTGTTCGGTTTGATGGAAAGAGAATTCCCGGAATCAAATCCGATCTTCGTCCCGAAGACTATCACCAATGCAGTAGCAGTGGCGAACGAAAGTTCAACTGTGTGTATTGCAGTGTTGGATTTGAAGGAAAAGGAATACATCTGGCTTGACCTTGAGTTACAATCAAGAGGTTTGGCTAACCTTGAAAGCACTTCAAGCATGGCTCACAAGCTGATCAAAGGTGCAATCGACAGTGCAATTCTGTCAGTGTACGACTTGTTGTCAATCCATGCTGACGCAAGAGGTGTTGCAATCCTGAACAAGGAAGCTGCGGATACCGTATTCGAATACGAAGACTTTGTAACAAGCTATGACAAAGTGGCGACTTACATGTAACATCAAACTTCCTTGATGGCTGGTGCATCAGACCATTCTTAGTGGCTAAGTAAGAATCCAAGAAGTCCCTGATATAATGCCTCACAGATTTTCTGTGGGGCATTTTTATGTTCAAAATTCTCTGAAAAATTTAAATAAGTTTCGTACCCCATCACTGTATTTATTTGTAATAGTACTGTCCAATAATTTAGGGATTCATGTAACTCATTGGACGGTCATCAACTTACGAAAAAAGATACAGGTAGATGCCATTTTTCACCAGACCCGACCTATCGGATACACAGTTCAAACAATTGACTGGATCGACATTGACTATGTCGGGTTCAACCAATTATATTGGAGTATTGAAGTCCAAAGGTACTGAAATTGATGCTACGTTAACTGGCGCAACTTCGGCAACTACCGGACACGTTCTCACATACCTTGCAGGAAAGATAAGATTGGCTCCTTCATCAGGAGGTAACTCAGCATTCAATAGTAGCAGATCAACAACCAGAGCAGGGATTCCATCAGTAAACGTTGGTGGATCAAATGTCAATCAATTTTTGGAAGGATACTTCTTTCCATCAGTACCACCCGATGCGGTGATAAGTGGTGGAGGAACCCGACAATTTGGCAATAATGCTGGCCTGACTTTAAACTGGACTGCAACCAGAAGAACACAACCAATTACATCGATCACGGTTAATGGTCTTTCGGTTCCATCAGGATTCTTCTCGGCTCTTCCACAAAATGGAAGTGTATCGAGTGCTACAACAGCAACGATTGCGACACCAAATACAAACCAAACTTATCCGATGAACGTAACAACCGCATCAGAAAGTGTAAATGCAAGTACATCAATTGTGTTTAGCCACAAGAGATATTTTTATGGTGATAACCAAGATGTGATTGCATTCACTGATCCGAACACAAGTTCGAACGTAAACTTACACGATCCAGCAAATGCAGAATTTGCTGGATCAAGAGTAAAAGGAACATTTGCTATCACTTTGAGTGGTCAGTTCTTTTACTACGTGTATCCAACATCATTTGGTGCTGCATCATTCACGATTAACGGTTTGTCGAACACTGACTTTACTTTCAAGGACTTTACGTTCACAAACCCATTTGGATTTGCAACAACGTTCAGAATGTATAGAAGCAATAACATATTAAATGGCACATTCAACATAGCTGTGTCTTAAAAGATAAAGAAGGATGTCAAATTTATTAGGAACCGTAGTAGCCTCACCGATAGTACAAGGAGCAAGTACAATTGACTCTTACGGTACTCACTATGCCTTTCTTGGTGTGGGTGGTTACCAAGAGTACTTAACCCTTGCGGAAAGAGACGCGATCTTGATTGACCCGCTTAACAGATTGGGTGATGATGGTCTTTCTTCTGGCCGTAGAAGATTGGGTATGCTCGTGTATGTCTCTGAGACAAACATCGTATATCAATTAAACATTGCCTACAACTCATGGACTGGTATGACCAGTGCAGCGAAAGTTGCAGCACTTGCAAACAATTCAAACTGGATTGAATATGCATCTGGCAGTGGCGGTGACGCGATAAAGAAAAGATATAACCAGACTCTTCACGGTTTCAGTGTGGGTCAGGTAATTTCATACAACGGAACTTCGTTCCAACTTAAACTTGCAGGGCCAAGCGATACCAACGAAACAATTGGTATGGTCAGCAAGATTGATGATGCAAACAATTTCACTGTAACCTATGCTGGTTTCATTGATACGACCGCAATCAGTGGTTTGAGTGCAAACACAGTGTACTATGTATCCCCTGCAATTGCAGGAGCAATTACGCCAGTTGCACCTTTAAATCTTGGAGAAGAAAATAGACCTATCTTGATCACACAAACAATAACCACAGGTATTGTGGTAATGTATCGTGGTCAGATAATCACAGAAAATGTAATTAGTGGTAGTAGTGGTGCAACATATGTTGCCGGGGTTATTGGCCCTGCCGAAGATGGCACATATACTGACGGATTGTTCACGGACTTTGTTCCATCAACTCCAACAGGTACGGCAATTGACAGATTCAATGAATTGTTTAAAGTTCTGTCACCACCACCTGCACCAGCGTTGTCAAGTATCTTGAATTCTCCAACGTTGAATTCAGCCAAGTTATCATTCGGTGTAAGCCGAAACGATATTGGGTACAGCAATGTAACAACGGCAGCAGGTAACACAGCAGTCGATATTAATGGTTCATACGTAGTAGGTGGAACCAGAATTGGTGTAACAAATGCATTGGTTAGTGGCCCACTTAATTCTTCTGTTCCAGCAACTTCTGCATATGCAGCAGGTGCTTTTGATAAAGGAGACGAAGGTAAACTTGAAATGTTTGTAAACGGTGCGTTGATAGGTTCAATAATTCTTAGTGGATCAACAGGAGCAAGTTCAAACTTCTTCTTCACCTTGAGTGCAGTCTCAGCAGTAACATTTACAAATGGTCAACCGTTGAACGTATTCAAATACAGAACAGGTATTTTCAAAGTAAGAACTGTTGATATGGTCAATGGTTTTAACTATGTAAGAGTACAACATACAAAACCAAGTGGGAACTTACTTACAAACTATTTGGAGTGGGTATATGATCCAAATGCAACAACATTATCTGCTACGGGATCAGGACTTAGCGGTCTTACCTTGACAGGCAGTAGATTTATTTCAGGTGTAAGATACAATACAGGTGGTACTGTGGTCTACACTACAACAATTAACAACGCATATAAGAACGTATATCCGAACGGAAGCGTAATTACGTATCCTTCAAGAACGAACTTGAGTGATGCTGGTATTATAACACAATCAGGAACAGGATTGACAACAACAATTTCTGCTGTTCGAACATTAACCTCGTTATTGACAGGATCGGTAAGTCCGCAACTTAGTGCGTTGAAACTGAAATCGAACCACACGTTGTCTAACAATATTTTGGGTAGTGTAGGTTCACTTGGAAAAATTGAAAGCAATATTTCCCTCACCCATCCTCTCAAAGCAACTTTGACTGGTGGTGTTGCAAGCACAACAGGATTTTTACAATACAACACCATTCAAGCTGCAAACTTGAAGATGGAGAATTTTACTGGTGAAGGAAAAAGACTTCAAGATAGAGACTACACCTCTTTAACATATGCTAACATCAATGGTGGAACCTATGCATGGGATTCAACTCAAATTTTGACTGGTGGTAACCCACAACACAACACAGGTTTACTTGTGTTCAATGGTGAATTGGTTTATCCAAGTGCAGCATATTTAACAACACAGTATGGAATTACGACAGGTAATTTTGCAGCCGTAACAAATATTTTGGTTGGCAATCCAAACTATTCAACTGCCAGTGGCGTGAGAGTTTACGATAGATTGTTTACCTCAGCAAATGCTGTTACGCAAGCAACATTGACAATTGAATTCTTACATACCGGAACAAACAGTAGCTTCTTAACCAATGGTGGAACTGGTGGTACAGCAAGCGGTAACTTCGTTAAAGTTGAAGTTATGATTAAAAGATCGGGAGGTCAGACACACGGATGGTTTAATCCATTCGCACCATCTGGCAACCCGGAAGGTGTTGCAAATACGGCAGTCTCAACAATTGCTGGCGGTACTTCGGTAACGTGTACATTATCAACTGTACCGAGAATTGGTAACGGTGATCTTGTCATTGTGAGAGTTTATGCGGCAGGTGCATGGACAAATAGAATAAGTAACATTAACGTAGTTAACATATAAGATGGGCTTAAACACATTAAATACAGGTGCGATCTCTTTCAAGAGACTAAGCGGTAAAGCACATACCCAACAGAACTTTGCTGTCACAGAAGAAAGCATTGGCTCAAACGTTAGTTTGTCATTTGCAACTGTGTTCGGTAAGGCAATTCAACCTAAACCACTTACGGTAGGTGGATTGACTGCGTTGTATGCAACTGATAATAAAGTTGAACGAGTAAGATTTGACGTAGAAATAATTCCAGATACATTGATTGGTACTAACCAGTCTCAGGGTTACAGATTGAAATTACCTATCGGTTACACTGGTAGTGGTAAATTGGGTTCACACTATAGTGGTGGTACAAAATTATACACTGCTCTTGGTAAACTTCAAATCGTCCCATCATTATATGGCACAGTAAAGCCAGATGGTTCAACTGAGTACGATCCGATTTTGTATCAAACAAACGGCACAACAGTAATTCCTAAGTTCGATCCCATCAATTGGATTATCGACAATTATAGTGGGATTTTGTTCGTACAAGACCCGCCAGCAGGATTTGACATCAGTGCTGCAAGACCGGGATACGTTGAAGCATTCTTATACGTAGGAGATTATCTTGATCAAGTAATTGCGAGTGGTGTTACTGGAAGTTCAGTGGATTGGAGCAACATCGCTAACAAGCCATTGGTATTCCCACCAGCACCACACACACATCCGATCTCTGGTGTAACTGGATTGCAGGGTGCATTGAATTCAAAAATAGATATTGCGAATATTGGAATGAGTGGTGGATCGCCAACAACACATGTTGCACCATTGGATGGTAATAACATCATACCACCGATATACATTCCTTCAATATTCAAAGAAGTATATGTTGTGCCAACAATTGCTGCAAGAACTGCACGATTTGTTGCATCTGGTAGTACACCGGGGCCGGGACAAGTTGAATCATTTGAAGGTTTAAGAGTTTATGTACTTGATTGTACTGGTGCACCAGAATTACCTACTGGAACAACTGGTAGCTGTGAGTCGATTGATACAACTGGTTTCTTAAACTGGTCAGCAATCACGTCATCACAATTCGTGAATACCGATTGGACATCAATATCAGGTAAGCCACCACTCGTAAATCAAATTATTCCGGGTGCGGGTATTAGTGTCTTGCCTCTCGGTGGAACAGGATATACTACGGTCGATGTTAAAACTGATAGTTCATACATTACTACATTAGTGCCATCTGGAAAATTGACAATCAAAGATTTGTCAATCGATCCACGTAAGATGAAATTCCAAGGAGGACTTACGGGTACGACTGGTCAATATATTATCAGAGGATCGGGAGATACATTCCAAGCTGTTAATTTACCATTTACCGGAGTGAGTACAGTAACAGCCGCGAGTGGTATAACAAATATTGGAACAGCACCAAATCCTATTTTGGTTGCTCAAGTTGATACTGCGGACGGTAGTATCGAAAAGACATCATTAGGTATCCGTGTTACAAATAACACGATTGGCACGACCAAATTGAATTTGGGTTCAGGCCCGACACAATTCAATGCCGACTTGTTACCACTAAACACAGGTACAACTTACATGGGTGCAACCGATGTTGGAACTGCAATTGAAAAACTCGCAACGGGTATTACTGCATTGAATACTGTCGCTCTTACTGGTGCAACAAACATCGGTACTGGTGAAGGACACATATTCACTTCGGTGACTGCACATAAGACACAATTGAAAGGAATCAAACACGGTAATCACATTGCAGTAAGTGAAAACGGTACTGATATTACGATTGCGGTAACTGGTATTAGTGCAACAACTGGTAGCACAATTGGCCCTGCCGAAGACGGAAGTTATTTGGATGGTTTGTTTACAGACTTTATCCCGGCAACTCCTACTGGTACAGCCGTTGACAGATTCAACGTAGTGTTGAAAGCATTAGCACCGCCACCTGCACCTAACTTAACAGGGGCAACAGGAAGCGGTACGTTTGTCGCGGGTAAGCTATCATTTGGTTCATCGAAACCAATTGTTGGCTTTACGAACGTTGGTACAAACGCAGGTAATCCTGCCGTTGACATTAACGGTAACTATGCAATTGGTGGAACCAGATTAGGTTTGACCAGCGTAGCGATTACTGGTGTATTAAACAGCAGCGTTGTCGGTGGAGGTGGTGGAATACCATACAATAACACGGCATTCGGTGATGGTGAAAAAGGTAAGTTGATTATGTACAAGAATGGTGTAGTGTTTAGCCAATTGGTTCTTTCAGCAACAACAGCTTCAACAAGCAATGCACACATGTCAGTATCAGCAGTTGCAGCAGTGAAGTTTGCAAGTGGTCAACCATTGAACGTATTCAAATACAGAACAGGAACATTTAGCATTCCGCTTTCAGCAATGACAACGGGATATAATTATATCAGAATTGTGCACACAGGATCAACATTCAGCAGACAAACCAACTTCTTAGAGTGGGTTTACGATAACGATGCTTCAAACATCGGATTGATCGGCCCTACTGGTTTGACCAACGTAACTCTTGGTGGTACTAAATTTATCTCAGGTGTTAAGTTCAATACAGGAGGTACAGTACAATATCAAGCAACGTTCTCGAATGCATACAAGAACGTATATAGCAATTCGGCAACGGCAATCGACTTCATTGCAAAAGACAATCTTGGTGCAATGACTTTGATGGATGTAACGGGTGGCGGTATTGTTGCCAGATTGACAAGTCCGTTGCAGACACTTCCAAATTTGGATACTGCTGCATCGAACCCACAGAACACGAACATTACGATCCTTGGTACGTTACCGATCAACGTATCACAGATTTTGGGTAACGTTGGATTGTTAGGTAGAGTGAGATCAAGCGTAAGTGTATTGCATCCATTCACTGCACAGCAATTCTCAGGAGCACAATCAACATTGACTGGATTCTTGGTTAACAACGTAACACAATCATCGAACTTGAACAATGAAACATTCGATGGTGAAATTGATAGATTGGAAGCAAGAGATTACTCAGTCCTCACATATGCAAACGTAAACGGTGGAACATATGCATGGACAAGTTCTCAGAATTTGATAACTGGTAACGCACAACATAACACAGGCTTGCTTGTGTTTAATGGTGAGTTGATGTATCCAAATGCAGCGTACTTAACAACGCAGTACGGTATTACTACTGGTAACTTCGCAGGTGTGACATTCGCACCAGTGGGTAACCCGAACTATACCACTGCCTCTTTGTCGAGAGACTACTACAGAAAGTTCAAGTCTGCAAACGGCACGACACAATCAACGTTGACATTTACCATCACACATAGTGGTGCAGCAGGTGATTTCTTGACGAACGGTGGAACGGGTGGTGTACCGCCAACTGCAAATAATATTAAGGTTGAATTCTTAATCATGAGAAGTGGTGGTGCAATTCACGGATGGGCAAACCCATTCGCCCCTTCTGGTAACCCGGAAGGTATTGCAAACACATCAACTTCACAGGTTGGTAACTTGATGACTGTATCATGCACGTTGGCTACAACTCCAAGAGTTGCAATCAATGACATCGTGGTTGTGAGAATATTCACATCAAGCAGCTACTCAAATAGAATTTTGAACTTGGCAGTAACTAACATATAAGATAAAAATTGACGATAAGTAAATGGCACTAAATCCCACAAATACAGGAGCAATCTCATTCAAGAAATTGAGTGGAAAGGCACATACACAACAGAATTTTGCTGTGACGGAAGAAGGCATTGCAACAAACGTGCAAATGTCGTATGCAACCGTATTTGCTAATCCAATCGAACCACTTCCAGTGACCAACTCTGGTTTGACTACATTGTATTCAACCAACGGTATTGTCGAGAGAGTTAAATTCCAAATTGATCTTATTCCAGATACGCAAATTGCTGTCGGTAAGTCTCAAGGTTATAAATTAAAATTACCTTCTGACTATAACACCTTTGGTGAACTTTATCCTCAATTTTCAGCAGGTACATATTTGTACACAGCACTCGGTAAACTTCAAATCGTACCTGCACTTTATGGTAAATTGAAACCAGATGGCTCGACAGAATACGATCCAATTTTGTATCAAACAAACGGTTCAACTGTAATTCCGAAATTTGATCCGATCAACTGGTATATTGATCCATATGATGGTATCTTGTTTGTACAAGACCCACCAGCAGGATATGATACAAGTGCAAGTAGACCCGGCTATCTCGAAGCCTTTTTGTATGTAGGTGACTATGTTGATGACTTGTTGAATATTATGACAACAGGTAGTACTGGTACTACTGGTCTTAATGTGGGTGGTGGTGCAGGTGTGTTCAAAGATAAAGTTGGAAACAATTTAAGATTTAAATCTCTTGTTGGAAGTGGTGGTATTGCTGTGAGTGCACTAACAAATACAATTGCGCTTTCATTTACTGGTTCAACTGGCGGTGGAACAATTACTGGTGCAACTAATGGTTTACATGTAACTGGTGCAGGTAAAAAAATTGCATTAGGTGGATCATTAACTGGCGATACACAGATCAACGGAGCAGACACACACTTATTATTGTTGGGTGGTAATGGCGTACCGGGAAATTTATTAGGTGGATTCTCGGTTTTCACCACAGGAACAACATCAAACGCACCAATTTATTTTGATTGGCAAGATGGAAATGATCACATCGCACAATATTTTAGTACCTCTGGTTTTAAAACAATTTCATTTGTAACTGAAAATTTATTATCGGGCGATGCTGCACTTCAAAATTTTCAAACTAATTCAGTACTTACACAAGTATCGAATCCATCAAACTCTGGACAAACAACGGCAACGTTGTACTATGCGTATAACCAAATTCTTTCTCAAAATAATTTTTCAAATGAAGAATTTGAATTAACTGTTGGATTTGGCACAAGTCAAAGATTCACAAAGAGCGACAACACAAATAATTTACAGAGTGGTTTGTTCTTCGACAATGGATTATATGGTGTCTATTTAATGGATGCTAACAATAATACGAATGAAGTCGTTAAAATCAATGCCAAACTTAACAATTTCACTATTGATGATAGTAGAACTGGTGATACACAGACAGGTATTCAATATGCGTCTGATTACTCAGCAAACTATACTGCAAGATCGTTAGTTGATGCTGCTTTTGTAACTGGAATGACTTCTGGTAGTTCGGTTAATGCTGCAAACGGTTTAACGAAAATTGGTAGCACCGTTGTACTTGGTGGTTCATTGACTGGTACAACGATAATTGCCAGTGATGGTAGTGCAACTGGACAAGAGATCAAGTTTGGTTATTTTGGCCCCGGTCAAAGATTGGGAAGATATAGTGTCTTCACAACTGGTTCAACTGGAACACAAGAATGGGACTGGACAAATGGTGATGACAACATCAATTTCACATTATTTGCAGATAGTAAATTCATATCAATGCAATCGTCAGACAATGCAAATAGCACGTCAAGTAGTATGTTATTGTCTCAGACATATATTACTGCGGGTGCAAGTAATGCAACTGACTCAACGAGTTTCAGTATGTTACCGAATGCATTTATTATTCAAGGTACAAATACTGCAACATTCCCCGGTGCTCAATACAATGATGACTACACTGCAAACTTCACTGAGAGATCACTTGTCGATAAAGGATATGTTGATTCAGCAATTAGCACAGCATTTGCTGTTGAAAGCATAGACAGCGATTCAGGTGTTGATGTTGACACAAGTAACAAATTAATTCTTGTTGATACAAGTAGCGGCCCTGTGAATATTACTCTAAGTGAAGGTGCGCCAAGTGGAAGAATTGTAAAAATAAAAGACAAGTATGGGGCGGCAAGCACAAATAATATTGTGGTTGATGGCGATTCGTTTGGAATTGACAATAACACAACGGCAACAATCAACAGTAATTTGGGTGCATTGGAATTAACTTTTAGTTCTGATGATGCAACTTGGTATGTAACTGGATTTGTGAACTAATTTTCAGCGTATTTATAAGAAAAACATAGGAAATGGGTTTCGATACCAAAATAAACCTCAATAATGGAAAATTTGAACAAGCACCGAGTGACACATTAGCATTTTCGGGTACTAATTACTTTGCCGGAAATATTGATTCAAAAGACGGTTATAAGGTTTCTGGAACCACGCTTTTTAGTGGAGGTCATGTAATCAGTGCATTTAAAATTGGACAAGATGCTGTTTCCGCAGGTGCAAATAGTATAGCAATTGGTAGATTAGCCACTGCAACTGGTGATAGTACTATCGCAATAGGTGTTGGTGCATTGGCAATTTCAAGCGATAGCATGAGTATTGGCGATGGTGCAAAATCAAGTGCAAATGGTGGAATTTCTATTGGAGCCGCAGCCGGAAGTACAACTGGTGTACAGGGAAATCAATCAATATCAATTGGACAAGCAGCGAATAGCGGAAGTGATGATATTGGCACTGCTTCCATTTCAATGGGTTACTTGTCAAAAGCAGTAAGTCAAGAAGCGATTTCCATTGGTTTTGGTTCATATATAAGTGGAGGTACTGGTGCAGTTGCAATTGGCAGTGGTGCACAAGCGAGAGCACAATATTCAGTAGCAGTTGGTTATCAAGCAGGTACAGTAACAGGTACTGATGGTGGTGCATCTGTTTCAGTTGGTCGATTAGCCAACTATGGTGCATTTAATATTGGTACATGGAGTGTTGCTGTTGGTAATGCAAGTCAGAGCGTTGGAGATAATTCTGTAGCAGTCGGTGTTACATCGATTGCAACTGGAACTTCTTCAATAGCAATCGGTAATAATCCACTTGCTGGTGGATTGGAATCAATTGCAGTAGGCCGACAAGTTGTTGCCAAAGGTAATAACAGTGTGGCGATGGTCGTATTCAGTAATGTAAGTGCATCAGCCCCTAATTCTGTTGCCATTGGTATTTCATCATCAATCACAGGTAACTCAGTTAGTTCAATTGCAATTGGTGATACGGCCAGAGTGTTTAATGCAACTGGTGGTATTGCGATTGGTTTGAATTCTAAGATTTCAAATAATGACGGTATCGGAATTGGTAGAGAAGCAGGTAGTACAACAGGTAATACTGGAACTCAGGCAGTTCACATTGGTTATCGATCAGGTGGTGCTGGTTTAAATAGAGCAATTGGTTCGACAACGGTTGCCATTGGTACTGACACAGTAACAGTAGGTGATAACTCTATATCAATTGGTAATAATGCAGGTAACATAACTGGTGTTTTTGGTGAGAGATATATCTCTATGGGTCATCAAGCCAACCAAGGAACACAAGTTCAAATTGGTAATGATACAGTTGCCATTGGTACAAATTCTCAAGCAGTAGGTGCTAACACGATTACAATTGGTAATTCAGCAGGTGTAACCAGTGGATCAGACTTTGGAAATGCAATCTCAATTGGTTTAAATGCCAATCAAGGTACAGCAGATATTGGTCAAGATTCAATTGCCATTGGTCGTCAAACTGAGGCAAGCACTACTGAATCAATTGCTATCGGTTCAAATGCAGTTTCAAAAGCAGCAACTGCGGTATCAATTGGACGTTATGCAGGTAACAATAGTGGTACGGTAAATATCTCTCATGTTTCTATTGGTGAAAATGCGAATACTGGTACAGCAGGTATTGGTATTGCGGGTGTTGGTATAGGCAGCAGTGCATTGTCCGTAGGAAATCATTCAATTGCAATTGGATATTTGAGCAAGTCAACTGGTGCAACATCAATTGCAATCGGTAAACAAGCATTAGCATACGGACAACAATCAGTATCGATAGGTAACGATGCATCGGCAAATGGTACGTTCGGCATTGCAATGGGTATCACTGCTAATGCAAGTGCATCAAGTTCAATAGCAATTGGTAATAGTGCATCGGCAACTGCAAATAATTCAACAGCAGTTGGTGTTGGGGCAGACGTATCAGGTGTTGATTCTGTTGCTCTCGGTAAAGCAAATGTCTCAGGTTTAAGATCAATTGCAATTGGTACTGGTTCACTTGGTGTAACAACAACATCTGATTTTTCAGTTGTTATTGGTTCAGACATTACTTCTCACATTGCAACTAACGGTGTTGCAATCGGTGGTAGCATAATACAGGGCGGTAATAATAGTGTTACAATTGGTATTGGAGCACAAACAAATGGAACAAACAGCATTGCAATGGGTAATGGCCCAATTGCAGATGGTGATTACAGCATATCACTTGGTTTCACAAGTTCGGCTACGGGTACAACATCAATAGCAATTGGAAGACAAGCAATGGCTTTCGGTTTACAATCTGTGGCAGTCGGTAATGATGCCAGAGCAAATGGAACTAATAGTGTTGCAATTGGTATTACAGCATACGCAAAATCAAACGAATCAGTTGCAATTGGTAGCACGGCTGGTTCCGCTACAGGTACGGTTGGCGTTAATTTTGTCAGCATTGGAAGAAATTCAAATTCAGGTACAGGAAATATTGGTCTTGCTTCAATTGCTATTGGTGATACAGCAAGATCAGCAGCAGACAATACGATTGCAATTGGTAATGGCGCAGGATACCAATATTCATCATACGGAAGTGGTGCGATTTCAATTGGTTTAGTATCAAATGGTACTAACGCACCAATCGGTGCAAACTCAATTGCTATTGGAACATCAACAAATGCAACGACAACATCAAGCATTGCAATTGGCCCTAATGCGATTGCGACTGGTGGTACATCATCATTGGCAATAGGAAATGCAGCCATTGCAAATGCGGCCAGTGTAATTTCTATCGGTACTGGTGCAGGTAATACTACGGGCACTACGGGTCAATATGCGATTTCAATTGGTCTTTCAAGTAATTCAGTTGATGACATTGGACAAGATTCAATTGCGATTGGTCGTGGTAATAGAACATCGGCATTATCATCAATTGCAATCGGTAGATTCTTATATTCTACAGCAACAGGTGCAATTACGATGGGTAGAACAAACACCCAAGTTATCAACAATCAAGCAGACAGTTTCCAATTGTCATGGGATGGTGATGATGACTTTAAGTTATCAAAAGGAGCAATTCAAACAACAAACGCAACGACAGCAACATTGCTTTCATATACACTTGCATCTACATCGGTTTACAGTGTTAAAGCAACAGTTGTGGCGAGAGAATCAACTGGTGCAGACAGAGCGATGTATGTTATAAAGGCATTGGCGTATAGAGAAGGTGGGGGTGCTGTTATCGAAGGTGGTGCACCATATGTGATAGACAATATTGAATCAAGTGGTGCAGGATCGTGGTCTGCAACAGTGGATGCTGGTGGTAATACCATCAGAGTTAGAGTTACAGGTGCAGCATCGACAACAATTAATTGGCATGTCATTTTAGAATTGACGAAAGTAAGTTAAGAATATGAGTTTAATACAATTTAACGTACCAACAAATATATCTGGTGGTTCAGGTGGGACAGAAACTTTTGCAAGTAATGGTCTTACTAAAATAGGTGACTATGTAACTCTTGGTGGAACCCTAACAGGGGATACCACGATTGATGGCGCAGGTTCAAACAAATTGAATTTCACTTCAATAAATGGACTTCATATCACGACAACATCAACAGATGGATTTTCTGTGCTTACTCCGGCAGAACAAAGTTTGTTTAGTGGAGGAACATTCAAAGTAAATTCGAATGTTAACGGGGTTAGAGCAATTGAAATAATTGCTAAAGGTTCAAGTACTGAAACATTTATCGGTGCAGAAAATGGTCAAGTAACATTTTCATCAACAGGTGGAAGCGTTAATTTAATTGGTTCTGTAGTCAGTGCAAATGCATCAGGACAATTATCAATGAGTGGTGGTGCTGATGGTGTTGTTATACAAGGTGGTACTGGTGCACTTGCATTAAGACAAGATGGAAACTATCCAATGGGATTATATAGTTTCAGCAATGGTGCAATGGAAATTTTGGCGACTGGTGATACGAACATCACAAGTAACAATATGATCATTAACGCCCTAACTGATCTTTTAGTTGAGTCAGAAAATAGCATGACTATCAATGGTTATGGAAATGGTGGAATAATTGTTAACACCTCAGATGGTGGAATTACAGTACAAACAAATCAACATGATATTTCGGTCAATACTGGTAGTGCATTTATAAATTTATCGTCACAAAATCTTGTGAGTTCTGAAACGAGTTTTGTTGTCACGTTAGGTGCATCATCGAATATTTCATTAGAATCGGATCAGGCTTCAATTAATTTCATAACAAATACTATTCAGTGGGAGGTCACGAATGGTTCATCAACGTCACAATCAAACATATCACCAACTTCTACAAGTATTCAATGTGGTGATGCATCAATCACATCGCTTTTAACATTGAGCAACACTGGTTATGATCTTACGTTTGTTGATAATGGTAGTGGTTTTTATAACGCAGTTGAGGCTACAACATCTGATGCGATAAACATAATTGCAACTGATGCTTCATTCAAGGGCATTTTATACAACAATGATTATTCTGGAAATTTTGTTAACAGATCACTTGTTGATAAACAATACGTTGACACTGCGGTTTCAGATGAAAGATTGAAACAAAACATTACGGGACTCACTAATTCTCTTAATCGTATCAATGCCCTCAAACCAGTTGAATTTGATTTCATAAAATCAAAAGAGCATACTGCTGGTTTTATTGCACAAGACATGGATAAGGTTTTCCCTGAATTGGTAGTAAAAGATGGTGAGTTTTGGAGAATCAAAAATCAATTGATCCCATACCTTGTAAAAGCCATTCAGGAATTGAGTGCTAAGGTAGACGATCTACAAAATAAATTGAATCAGACTAAGTAAATATGGCATTAAAAATAAACAGAGAATTAACCACTAAAGATGGTGGTGTGGTAGCAAGCGGTTCATGTGCCGTATTCAGTACTCAATTTCCAGCAATAGGATACGACTATATTGCCCGTGTTCAGGTATATCGATCACAAGCAGCAAAAGAAGCAAATGCAACACCTTTGGACGTGGTTGAGTTAACCCAATTGAACTTTAGAAAATCGCTTACTCTAAGCGATTTTGCAGAATTGACTCCGATAGTGATTCACGACCATGTGAAGGCATTTTTGGAAGATCAACTTGGTTCTGGTACTGTCGAGGTTCTTCTTTAAATTTTAGTGGATAGTTGAGGTAAAATCCCGCTTATTATCGGTGAATAAGTGGGAGAAAAAACTATTTATAAATAGAATAACCTCAAAATCGCTGAAATTTTCACATGCCAGAAAACGACTTCAATAACAACCAAACGAGAGAATACAATCTTCGACTTGGGGATTACCCCCAAAAAATAGACGAAGCCACAGATACTTTGGTCTATGTGGGCTTTGCTCAAGTTCAGGGTCAAGACCCATCATTAGCACTCTGGAAAATCAAAAAAATCGAAAAAATCGGTAGTGTGTGGGAAATTACTTATGCCGATGGTGACGAACAGTACGACAACATTTGGAATAACCGTGCATCATTAAACTATAAGTAAGAGTAATGAGTTTAGTAATTGATAAATTAACAGGACAGATTTACCTTTTCGATATTTCTGGTGGGGGTGGAAGTGGTTCCACTGCAACCTACCCGGAGGTAAATCTATTTTCTCAATTACCGAGTGCTGCTGCAAATAACGGCAAAATCTACGTAGTCCGTCAACCATCGGGTACGTTCATGATCAACCGTAAAGAAGCGGGTCTCTATTATTCTAATGGAGTAGTCTGGACACGTTTAGGCGATATTCCTTCATTCTTCAACGATGACAATTTCCAGATTTACGATGGTACTGACAACACCAAACAAGTAAGGTTTCAATTATCTGGTGTTACCAGTGGTCAACAACGAGTAGTTACTGTCCGTGATAGTAACGGTACAATGGCATACTTGACTGACTTGAATGCTAAAGTAGACACGTCAGTTTTCGCATTGTACACGGGCACAACTGCACCGGGACAATTCCTTGGCATTTCCAATTTCAATGTATATAGTGCTGCTACGAACACACGCATCACAAATCTTGAACATGCAATTACAGGAGTTACGGGAAGTGATATACATTTTGAGAATGTCGTTTACGTAATGAATAGTGGTAATGATACCACTGGAAATGGTACGATAAACAAACCATATGCAACGGTGACGAAAGCAATGACTTCGATCACGGGTGCATCAAATACGAATCGATATGTAATTCAACTTCCAGCAGGAAATCATACCGAAGCATCAATTGCTTTAAAGCCTTGGGTGTTTATTCGAGGTTTGGGAAATCAACAAACTCGACTTGCCGTATCGACAAATAAAATTGTTCCAGATGCGTCATTTGGTACGATGAACGGTAGAAGTGGACTGATTGATCTTTCGTTGAATGGTTCAACAGGAATCAATTTTGATTTACGAACATTGGGCAATTTTAGTTGCGTATTGGACGTAAATAGATGTTGGGTCAACGGTGAATTTAATTTTTTGGGTAGAATTAGTGGTGCAGATTTTTTGCAGGTTTTCAACACGTTCATGTTTTCAAACCTGAATAACATCAATACGAAAGTTGCAGTTGGGAACTCATATGTTGCTGGTGACTTCAATGTAAATCTTTCAGGTTCAACAAGCAATGTTGATGTCGATGTTAATGCCACAGAATTGTACAGCAATGTCAACATCAAAAGTGATGGAAGTAATACGACCACAGTAAAGTGGAGTGCTTGTTACATTGGGGGCAATCATGTTTACAGTGGTAACAATATGACCATCACATCTGATGCGGTGTCATTATCACAAACGGATAGTAATATAACAATTGCCGGAGGTGCTGTGTTAAGCCGAATCACTGGTGCACATGCTGTCTCAGCAGGATACACACCGTCAAATTACACTGCTGCAATTGACACAGTAAAATCTCACTTGACTGGAATTGACGCAAAATTAGGATCGATTTCGGTAAGTGGAGGCACAACATATCATGCAATTCAAGTTGTTGATTTAGTTGGTGGAATTGATGTGAATACTATTGCACCTACATCGGTGCAGTGGACAAATGTTGAATTTACGGGTAGTTCACTCAATTATACGGGTGCAAGTCGTATTTATATTCAGGCGACCGGGAATTATGAAATAACCTACAATTTGGTGCTTAAAAACGGGAATAATACCTCGAAAACCATTGGTAGTGTTATCAAAATGAACGGTACGACAAACGTAACTCCTTTGAGCGTTGCCACTTATATCGATAGTGGAACTTCGATCACGGGAAGTAATAACATTGCAAATTACAAGAAAACATTTAATGCTGGTGATTACATAGAATTACAAGCATTTAGAATTGGTGGTACTGGTTCAGCAGAAACTATTCCAGAAGCATCATTCATAAGAGTAGTAAGGATTTAAACAAAACACGCACATGGCATTTCGTTATTTAAAGTATCTCACGGATTATGGCAATACAATTGTTGCCGAAAGCCCTACCCCATTTATATTGGGGCCGGGTGAAGGTCAAATCTTCACTAATTTTGAAATCCCTGCGATTCAACCACTTTACCTTTATGCGGAAAGTGGGGGCAACGTAATCGTCAATAGCGATCCACAGATCAATGCATATCTTGCATCGATTGGTGAGGAACCTTTTGATAGTGTCTTCACTGGTTATACTGCAACCACTGAGCAAAGATTAAGTGGCATTGAAAGTAACGTTATTTATCTTTCAGGTGAAACTGCACTTCGTCTCAGAATATCAGACTTCAATGTTTATTCTGGTGCAACACTTTCAAACATCAATAGCAGACTAAAAATAACTGACTTTAATGTTTACTCTGCTGCAACATTAACGAACATCAACAGTAGATTACTAACAAGTAATTTCAATACATATTCAGCAAACACACAGACACAGATCAATGGTAAGTTGAATATTACAGATTTCAACGTCTATTCTGCTGCAACTCTTTCATTAATTCAGTCTTCACAATCAGGTCTCGATCCAAAACAATCTGTATTCGTAGCAACCACTGCACCTTTAGGTGGTGGTGCAACTTATAGTGCAACAGGCGGTACAGCAGGAACTGGTTCGTTTACATCGGCCCCGACAACCATTGACGGTCGAACACTTTCAAACGGAAAAAGAGTTTTGGTTAAGAACCAAGTAGATGCAAGACAAAATGGTATCTATGTTGTAATCTCTTCTGGTGTATGGCATCGTGCTCCTGATCAAAACGGTGTACCTGCAACAAATATCAGTGCTGGTAACTATACCTTTATTGAAACTGGCACAACAAATATTGGTTCAGGATGGGTGGTTATTGGCAATGGTCAGTTGACCGTTAACGTTGATAACATTGTCTGGACACAATTTAATGCTTCAACCGGATATGTTCAGGGTGTAGGTATTCTTATTACTGGAAACACAATTTCATTTAACGGTTCTGCGGTAGCAGGTAACAGTTTAACATGGAATGGTACACAATTAAATGTTGATCCTACTACTGGAACACTGGCAACGGCTCTTGCAGCAAAACTTGACAAGACAGTGTTCAATACATTCACAGGTACAACAGCACCTGCAACGTATTTGTCAATTGCAAACTTCAATTCATATTCAGCAGCAACTCAGACTCAGATCAACAACAAGTTGAATACGTCTGACTTCAACACATACAGTGCGAACACAGCAAACATTCTTAACACAAAGGTTGATTCGGCAAATAACGGTTTAACTAAGGTAGGAAGAAATATACACCTTGGTGGTACGTTAACAGGTACAACCAACATTGGTCTTGGATCATTCAATTTGATATTGACTGGTGGAACTGGTACACTTCGTTATGGTTCAGACCTTTCAGCACAATACAATGTAAGATCATTGGTTGACAAAGGATACGTAACTGGTATTACCAGTACGTTACTTACTATCTCAGCATTCAATGTATATTCAGCAGCAACGCTTACAAATATCAACAGCAGATTGTTGACCAGTGCGTTCAACACGTATTCAGGTAACACTGCCAACTTGATTAACACCAAAATTGGTTCAGCAAACAATGGTTTAACTAAATCAGGTACTAACGTACATCTTGGCGGTACATTAACAGGTGCAACAACTATTGGACTTGGTACTGTCAATTTAACTTTGACAGGTACTACTGGTACACTTCGTTACGGTTCTGACTTGTCAGCACAGTATAATGTTCGTTCCGTTGTCGATAAAGGTTATGTCACTGGTATCACCAGTACATTACTTACGAAATCATCGTTCAATTCATACACTGCAAGTACAGCAACTCAACAAATATTGTTGATCAGTACTGGTACTACAGATTTAAATCAGGTAACACCAACAACAATCACATGGCATATTCAAAGAAGATATGACACTACATATTTCTTGTTCACTGGTGGTACAAATATTAGAATCTTGTCGGCAGGAAATTATGACATATCATATCAGATAAATTTGGCGAGTGCAAATGCAGCCGCTAAATCATTAAGTAGTAATGTCTATGTAAACGGATCGGCAGCAAGCGACACATTGGCATCAACATATACACAAAGTAACAATGCAGTATGTTCGTTGGTTTTAGGTCGAATTCAGAAATCATTTGCAGCAAACGATTTAATTACGTTGCGTGGATATAGAATTTTGAATGCAGGTGCGGCAAATACAGTACCAAATTCAGTCTTCATATCGATCACTAAAAAGGTTTAATGGTTAAATGGCATTACTATATTTCAAATACCGTACAGACTATGGCAATACGATAATAGCAAGTTCTGTAAATTCATTTTCTTTAGGGCCAAATGAAGCACAGATACAACTTGACTATACGATTCCATCAGTGCAACCACTCTATCTATACAGAGTGCAAGCAGGAAATATTGTTGAAAATCTTGATGTAAACGTTAACGGATACAACCAAAGTATTGGTAACGATGTGAGTAATCCGTTGTCATCAAATGTTTTTACCGGATACACTGGTACAACAGCCCCTGCAACATTTGCACTAAAAGTAAGATTTAACACGTATACTGGTACAACTGCTCCGGCAACGTATCAAAGTAAATCAAGTATCGTTACATTGACTGGTACTACTTTACCAGCAACCTATGTTGCAAAAAGTGTTTTCAATTCATACACAGGTGGTACAACAAACGTGACTACTGCAAGTAATGGTGTTCGTAAAAATGGATCGAACATAAGACTTGGAGGTTCGTTGACAGGTTCGACAAACATTGGACTTGGGACGTTTAATCTTGTGTTCACTGGTTCATCAGGCACATTAAGATATGGTTCTGATTTATCAGCAAGTTACAATGTTCGTTCTTTTGTAGATAAAGGATATGTGACGGGTATCACAAGTACCTTGCTCACGGTATCAGCATTCAATACATACTCAGGCAATACTGCTAACTTAATCAATACAAAGTTGGCAACTTCTGCGTTTAATACGTATTCAGGAAACACTGCCAACTTGATCAACACTAAAGTTGGTTCAGCCAATAATGGTGTTAGAAAGACTGGTACTAATGTTTATCTTGGTGGTTCATTAACAGGATCAACCAATCTTGGTCTTGGCGCATTGAATTTGATATTCACTGCAACTACAGGAACAGTCAGATATGGTGCTGATTATTCTGCCAATTTTAATGTGCGTTCACTTGTTGATAAAGGTTATGTGACTGGTATTACCAGTACACTTGTTACACAAGCAAAAATAAACACATACACGGGTACAACAGCCCCAAATACATTTGTGGCTAAAAGCGTATTTTCAACGTACACTGGCGGTACAACAAATGTAACAAGTGCAAGCAATGGGGTTCGTAAAAACGGTAATAATGTTCGTCTTGGTGGTTCATTGACAGGTTCAACAAATATTGGTCTTGGAACTTTCAATTTAGTATTCACTGGTTCAAGTGGAACATTACGTTATGGGTCTGATCTTTCTGCAAGTTATAATGTGAGATCATTAGTAGATAGGGGCTATGTGACAGGTATAACCAGCACATTGCTTACGGTATCTGCATTTAATACTTATTCAGGTAATACGGCTAACTTAATCAACACAAAGTTGGCAACATCAGCATTCAATACTTACTCAGGCAATACTGCTAACTTGATCAATACAAAAGTAGGATCAGCCAATAATGGTGTAAGAAAAACAGGCACTAATGTCTATTTGGGAGGATCATTGACGGGTTCTACCAATATTGGACTCGGTACGTTTAATATTGTATTTACTGGTTCGTCAGGAACTTTAAGATATGGTTCAGACTTGTCTGCTTCTTACAATGTAAGATCATTAGTGGATAGGGGTTATGTGACAGGTATCACCAGCACACTACTTTCAACATCAGCATTCAATACCTACTCAGGCAATACTGCTAATTTGATCAACACAAAGTTGGCAACATCTGCATTTAACACCTACTCTGGTAACACGGCTAACTTGATCAACACAAAAGTCGGATCAGCCAATAATGGTTTAACTAAGGTTGGTACAAATGTTAGATTGGGTGGATCGCTGACAGGTGCAACTACAATTGATGCAACAACAAGCACGTTATTATTTACAGGTACAACTGGTCAATTCAACGTTGATAGAACAACTGCATCAATAAATCTCAGTACCAGAAATGCTTTAACACTGGTAGGTAAAAACACTGGTGGTGCAACCAGAGTGACTTTTAAAATTTCTGCAACTGGTACAACATATAGTGATGCAACTGCAACAGGCATTGTGTATGGTGCAGATTATTCTTCTGGTTTTGTTCCTCGTACACTTGTTGACAAAGGATACGTTACAGGTATCACAAGTACATTGGTGGCAACTGCTGGTAATGGCATAAGAAAGAATGGACAAAATGTGCGTCTTGGCGGCTCATTAACAGGTTCAACAAATCTTGGTCTTGGCACATTCAATCTTATCTTCACGGGCACAACCGGAACGCTTCGTTATGGTTCTGACTTGTCGGCACAATACAACGTTCGTTCTTTAGTCGATAAAGGGTACGTTACTGGAACAACACAGGCAGCAATTACGGTGAGAAATAGTGGTACAACATTAAATACCGTACCAGTTGAATTCACAACATGGAATTTCTCAAGTGGATTGACAGCAATCGATAAAGGATCAAATGTTCTTGAAATTCAAGCAGTGTATGGTGGTGAAGTTTATTCAACAGGTCGTACAAGTACTGCAACAAATTCGGGAGCACTTGCTGATTATCTTGCAAGGAGTTTTTCTTTGGCAGGTGGTGTCTATAAAATAGAATTTGCATATAAGGGTGGTATTGCAACAGCAAACGTAAATTTCACTGTTACATTGTTAGTTGATGGTGTGGCATTGGTTAGCGGAAATAATACGGCATATAGAAACGTTGCATCCGGTAATAGGACGATGGTTTATGCGTTTGGAGTACAAACGCTATCTCGTGGTTCTCACTCATTTAGATTGCAACACGCACCTACAGCAGGTGGTACTTTGACCGGAGATTATGGACAAATATTGATAACAAGAATTGGATAATATGAAATTACTTGCATATACATTGAATGGGCAAATTCTTGGAGTCGATAAAACCTCTTGGGATGATACGGATTTTATTGGATTTCCATTTACTGCATGTACCGACAATGCAATAATTCCTTCTGGCTATACGGACATTAGTAGCATATTAAATTGGGGTAAGTTCGGTGAAGAATGCGGATTGAATTATGTGAAGGTAAGAAACGAAATCAAAAAATATCTTTTAAATGAATCTTTCAGTGATGAAGAAATTGCAGTGTTAAAGAGATACAATCTTTACAAGTATTACAGAATATACGATCAGATAAACGATGCAAATGTCATAATAAGCGATCACCCGCCAATTGATCTTGACTACGATCTAATGGGTTTCAACAAGAAAAGATTTTTCAACAAAGGAGAATTGGAGCGTGTTGAATATTATGAGAACTATACGTTGTCGGCAACTACTTTCAGTGTGAAAACTGTAGAAGAGATTAGAACATACAACAGAATAAATCAGATGTTGAGTAGTAGAGTGATGTCAATTAATTGGATTCTTAGTGATGACACTACTGGATTTACAAAAAATACAGTGAAGTACTACACACCAATTGAAGCAATTCAAGCAGGTGAAACAAGAAGATCGAATTTAATTTCAAATCTTAAAATAACGGTAATTGGTATACTTATGCAGTTTTCAGGAGCATCATCAATTATTGCACAGCAGGTCGGAACGCCTTTTTTGGATAAGTATTCTATTGACATTGCAAAGTACATTCAGGGGTATGAACAACAGTTAAAGGACGCAATAGATGCTGACGATGAATTCAATTGGCTAAATTTGGTCATTCCAAATACAGGAGGAATAACGGTTCGTCAGTATTTAATATCAGAACTAACCATCGATTACACGATAAATAACACTCACGTATAACCCTAAAAAAATGGAAATTGACGACAGAATCAACTATCCACCAGTAGGCGGGAATCTTTCACAAGACGCAAGCAATTGGTTAAGAAAAGATGCTGCTGCCGGAGCAACGTATTATGGATACGCTTTTTCTCTTGGTGCTGACCCTGCTGCTGCGGTATGGAGAATTCGTAAAGAAACAGTTACTGGTACGGTTACGGTTGTAACCTATGCTGATGGTGACGGAGAGTACGATAACATTTGGAATAACAGAGCGAGTTTAACCTACAAATAACATGTACGGATGGTTAATCATATTCATGCTCGTACTTGCAATTGGAGTTTTGCTTTACATTCAAATATCTAAGTTGCAGTTACTTCATAAATTGGTAGCAAGTTTTGATAACTCGGCTGATGGGTTCAGTGCGAGAAAATTGTCTGCATTTATCGGTGTTTCAGTTTCTGTCATTGCAACATTTAGATTCGTAGACGATAAGACTGTTATTGAGGCGTTGATGGTATGGTTGGTCTTTGCACTTCTTTGCTTGGGTATTATTACAGCAGAACAACTTTTGAAGTTCTACAACAAGGATAAGAAAGATGCTCCTGCTGCACCTGTCGAAGAAAAAAAGGACGAGACACCGCCACCTGCTGATCCACCAGTCGATAAACTTTAAAAATGAAACGAATTTTACTTAGACTGTTGGGTAGACAAATTGGTCACTACAGTGTGATTGTCGGACTCGTAACATCATTGAGTTTCGTGACACCGGGAAATGTATTAGCATTCTTGATTATCACATTAGGGACAACAGCAGTAAATTTAGGATTGATGAACGTAGGAAACAATGTATAATAGCAGACCAACATTTTTCATAAAGAAAAACAGCAACTTGCCGAAATTGAAATTTGCTCTTTCGGAACAGTTGCTTTTACGTTATGATATTACGGAAGACATGCTCGGTAATTGTGCAGTTACTTTCTCAATGCAAAATTCAGAAGACGGCACGTATCGTATTGCCAACAAAGCAGCAGACCTTCTTGTGAATACCGATTTTGAATCAAATCCAGATGACGACAAATACAATCTCGTATATAAGTTTTCATTGGCAGATACCACTAAGCCGGGTATTTTTTTAGGTGAGTTTAAAGTTGATTTCTTGGGTGAAGATCAGTGCGGGAAGATAACGTTCCCTGTAACTGATAAAATCACAATTGTAATACAGGATTCTTCAACGAAAACCACCGTTATTTAATCTGTGACCGTTTCTGGTTGCCGATTTTTTCCTATATTTACGTTCAATGAGTGGTTTTGGACAAAGCGGAATTATGCGTGGTGATAGGTCACAATTTACTGTGCAGTGTGAAAGCACTGGTAGTAAAGGGACTTGGTACAAGCTATTTTTCCCACCCAACAATCAGATCAATGACAGAATAAAAATGAGTGCCAAGAACCACCATCGGTGGTCACTTGAAGATCATTGTTGGCATGTTCATGTCAAAGCACTCTACGACTTAATCAAGATGTATCGCAAGTCTGATAAGATTAGATTTGAATTTGGTGAAAAGGGTCGTGTTCACTTCCTCGAACAGATCAAGAAGATAGATCAGTTGCTTGAAATTAAGCAAGACAAAATCGAACGTCTCAAGAAAAAGAATGCAGAGGCACTTGCATGGAAGAAAGAACTTGAAGAGAACTATCAACAATATGAACCGGAGGTAATGAAGCACATCAAACAAGATGTGAAACTCTACCCCCATCAGGTTGTAGCAATCATGTTCTTGAAGAAAGTGATCAATGGACTTCTGTCTCTTGAAATGGGTTTGGGTAAAACACTCTGCTCAATTGGATACGCTGAAATGATGGGCTTTAAGAAAGTGTTGGTCATCACACCAAACTCATTGAAGTTCAACTACCATGATGAAGTGAAGAAATTCACACATAGTTCAAAACCGTATATCATCTACTCGAAGTCTCAATCAAAAAAGAACAAAAGCAAGAAGGAACAAGATGATGCGAACTACATTATTGTTAACTACGACTATTTCAATAACAAAGATCACAAGAAGGTCAAGGAGAAATACGAAGCATTGAATCTTGGTTTTATCGAATGTGTTGTTCTGGATGAATCACACATGATCAAGAACACGCAGTCAAATACCTACAAGAACATAAAGAAGTTGATCAAGGACATTCCGAGTAAGGTCTTTTTGTCTGGCACACCTGCACCGAATAGAACGAAAGAATTATACACTGTTCTTAACTTAATTTCACCACTTGACTTTCCAACGAAGACAGAATTCTACGAGCAATACTGTGGATTGACATACATTCCAAAACATGATGGTATCAATGATTCAGAAAACGATGAACGATACTATGGTGGATGGCAACAGAACGAAGGTGGTATGCGTCTTGAAGAACTATATCACAAGATTGCACCATATACGTATCGTAAGCGTAAGTTTGAAGTATTGAAAGATTTGCCGGACAAAATCTATCAGAAGATCGTCATCGAAATGAACGATGAAGAAAAGAAACAGTACGATAAGATTGAAGAGGGCGTAGCGAATGAAATTTTCAGCGATGAAGAAATGAGTTCGGTCAACATTCTGACGATCATGTTGAGACTTCGTCAATATACGTCCATGCTCAAAATAAAACCTACTGTTGAACTTGCAACTCGTCTCCATGATGAAGGAGAGAAGTCGGTTATTGTGGATATGTTTAAGCCACCGATTGCTGAAATGAAAAAGATGCTTGGTGAGATCGCAGGTCTACACACAGGTGATGAAGACGAACAAGAACGAAATATTGTAAAAAACGACTTTCAGAATCCAGAAGGTGAGACCAAAGTTTTCTTGGCATCTATCAGCACAACCAAGTATGGATTAACTCTAACTGCTGCAAGCAAACTATTTATGACAACACTCCCTTGGTCTACCGGGGAGTATGATCAGGTTTCAGATCGACTGCACCGTATCGGTCAAAAGGACACGGTTTTCATCTACCCTGTGATTATCAAGGATACAATAGACGAGTACGTATTTTCGATGATCGAAAAGAAGAGGATTGAAATAACCAAAGTACTTGACAATGAGGATTACAAATCCAATGTTGAGGAATCGGTATTATCTGAGGTGCTTGAAATGCTCAGAAGAAAGTATGGAAAAAATAAGAACGGAGACGGAGCCAAAACTACATAACGTATTTAAGAAGCGTGAGTATAATGCTATCACGGATATTTTTGAACAATATTTTCAGAACGAACTGACACAGGAACTTGCAAACGTAATTAGTTTTGAAGCCGGGAAATTTTTGGTACAATCAAAAGGAATCAACCCTAAATTGATCGAGAGAGAATTCGGCATCCTGTTCAATTTCAACAAAGAAAAGGACTTTATTTTTGCACTTGGCAAAAATTTGTTATCTTCGCTCTGGATTATCGGAGTGTACCCTGATCATCCTGAAAAATTGGCCAATAAAGACGTATACAGCAATAGTGATTTTGTTTACAAATTTTACACTGAAAACAAAAATTTAGTCATCGAAAAAACCAATAACCATGACGGAAAACCTACAGATAATCAATGAAATCAGTAAATTCCTCAACGGCTCAAACGACAAAGTCAAATATGTAGTAAACGTAGAGGCTTTCCCTTTTAGCAACTACGCCAACTGCATCATTCATGAGCCGGGGAAAGACCCACTAATTCATCGACAAAAATTTACGTCCTTCCTATACATGAAGGACTTAAAGAGATACGGTAAGACTCTTTACGGTGGACAGAAAGAAGCACTGGAAAGTCAGATGGAGAAATACGGGATCAAACTCGAAATTCTTCAAACCGGAAATCACCCTCGAATGGTTGAGGGATACACAACAAAAATTTCAAGTTCCATTTCCTACACTGCCATCCAGAACTTTTTAAAGGCTGGTGGTCTTGACATGTGGGAGAAAGATAAAGACGGGTCGATGCCAAACAAGCATCTTTTCTACACCCTTGCACTTGACGAACAATTTTTCATATCAACAGGTATTCGCCTTTACAAAGGCATTGAACAATATGCAGGTGTACATCGACTGATCTTCGACATTGAGACTACTGGATTGAGACCGTTCAGTAGTCGTGTCTTTTTGATCGGTATGCGTGACAACAGAAATTTTGAGACGATCCTGAAAGTCGCCAAAGAGAATGATGACGATGAAGAACGTATTTTGATTGAGAAGTTCTTTAACATCATTGACAAATTAAAGCCAGCAATCATTAGTGGTTACAACTCGGAAGAGTTCGACTTTTTCTTCATCTTGGAACGTGCAAAGATTCTCGGAATTCTAACCGAAGATAAGAAAAATAGATTTTCTGCATTCATTGGCGAATTCAAAACGACACTTGATGATAGTCGTGATGATAACGGCAATTTTCGTCACAAGATTTCACGTAAGCCTCACACCTCAGTAAAATACGGCAACACGACAGACTACTACACTGCAACCCAAATGTGGGGATACAGTGTAACGGATATTCTTCATGCTGTGAAGAGAACGGCAGCTTTGAACACTGAAATCAAGAGTACAAAGTTGAAGTACATTGCAAAGTATGAAGACATTGCAAAACCAGATCGTATGTACATCAAAGGTGAAAACATCTTTAGTACATGGAAAGAAAATAAGTTGTATATCACCAATCCTGCAACCAATGACTATGAGTTGATCCCTGACGAATTTCAGGAGCAAGCAGAGAAGTTTTGGTATCTTCAATCGCAAAAAGAAAAAATTAGTGTTGAAGAATATAAGCAATTAAGAACACAAACAGTATCTGGAATGACACCATCATTCTACGATTGGCAGATTTCTAAAAAAACGGTGTATGGGGATAAGTACAAATTTCTGAATGGTATTGAGGTCGTGGAACGTTACTTGTTTGATGACTTATGGGAAACTGAGAAAATTGATAACCTTTACAGCCAGAGTTCCTTCCTGCTCTCAAAGATGCTCCCAACTTCATATGTTCGCGTGTCAACAATGGGCAATGCATCAGTGTGGAATTTGCTTATGACAACGTGGAGTTACGAAAGAGGTCTTGCAATCCCCATCTGTGATAAACAAGAAAAATTCAGTGGTGGTCTTGCAAGATGTTATCGTAAAGGACTAAACAAACGAATTATAAAACTCGACTTCGCATCGCTTTATCCGATGTTACAGTTGACGTATGGCATTTTCCCTAAGTTTGACATTACAGGTGTAATCCGTAAGATGTTGTTGTATATGTCAACGACTCGTAACATTTACAAGAACCTTGCAAACGGTAAGCCACTAAAGGGTGATCAAGTTGAGTTGTTGAAATTGATTGATGAAGAAAGTTATGTGAAGTATGTGTCCGGTGAACCATTCAGTGCGGATGAAAAGAACAGCTTCAAAGTAAAACAGCTTCCTATCAAAATCATCAACAACTCATTGTTCGGTGCGTTGGGTTCAGCAGAAGCCTTCAATTGGTCTGACAATACCTGTGCTGCTGAGATTACTTGTAGAGGACGCTTGCACTTACGTAAGATGATTGCATGGTACAAGAACTATGGTATGATACCATTGCTTGCAGTAACTGACGGTGTGAATTTTTCATATCCAGAAAAATCAAATCTTACTGTTGAGGGTGTTGAATTACCGGAAGCAATACCAATTAAGGAAGCATGGCAATATGTGGGTGCGGATGGAAAGACCTACGATGGTGTGAAAGCATTAGTAGAAAAATTCAATACCGATGTAATGCCTAAACCTTTCATGGGTGTTGATATTGATGGTACTTGGGAAAGTTCACTTAATCTTTCGCGTATCAACTATGCTAATTTAACAGAAAAATCCACAGATAAAAACGGTAAACCTGTTGATAAGAAAGTCAAGTTGACTGGTAACACCATCAAGTCAAAGGTAATGCCGGAGTACATTGAAGAATTCATTGATAGAGGACTTCGATTGATTCTGGAAGATGACGGGGTGGGATTTGTTGACTATTACAATGAATATCTGGCAAAGATTTTTTACAAGCAAATACCGCTCAAGAAGATTGCAACCAAAAAGAAATACAAGATCACGGTGAATCAATATCGCAATAGAGGTGTTGATAAAAATGGCCGTAAGAAAGCGAAGATGGCTTTTATGGAAGCAGTAATGATTGATCGTGACCAAATGGTCATGAAGCAATACAAAGAAATGTACGGAGAAGGAACCAACGTTGAGATTGACGACATGTATGATGCAGTTGCTCACGTAATACCGAATGAACCAGAAATGGATAGCTACATCTACTTTGTGAACGTTGGAAAGAAGAGAGGCCACAAGGATAGTTCCATGATGGACGATGGCAACGGTAATCAGGTTCTTTGTTCAAAAATTATCAATACGATTGACCTTGAGAACAATCCTGACATACTTGGTGAGTACAACGTAGATAAATACGTAGAGGCTTTCAACAAAAGAGTAAGCACGATTCTTGAGGGCTTTGATCCGAGTCTTAGAAAAATGATCTTGGTGAAGAACCCTAAGAACTGTGAACAGTTTTCAGAAAGCGAACTTCAATTGAAGAGTTTCGCTGCTGACGACTACGATGCATCAATGGTACTTGAAGAAAAGGAACTGGATTTCTGGAACAGAACAGGTTTGAAGCCTTCGTCAATTTGGGATGGCTACAAGTTACCTGAACCAACTGCTCTGGATGAAATCAACGAGTACTATGAGAAGATAAATGAACTGAATGAAAAGATGAAGAACAGTTCGAGAAAACAGAAAGTGATTTCTGTTAACGATGAACTGGTTGATGACTGCTTTGTACTGGCGAAGAACTACAACACGTATGATCTTTTCCACTACAAGGATAACATGTATACTGTAGTAAGAAGCAATATGTACGCTCCGCAACAAGGTACTGAATACGATTTCTTTGAGGGTGGTCTTTCAAAGAAGATGATCGAATTCAAAAGAGAAATGGCGAAGAAGTTCAAGCAAGAATTTGGTTTGCCGGAAGAAAAGAAACTATCAACCATCGTAAACGATAAGGGAGAATTAAGAGGACTTATTATGTTTGAACAGTACATCAAGACTGAACTGGCCAAACTTGATAAGGACGATGAAGAAGAAGAGGATTCAGACGAAGATGACGATTAATTATTGCCATGTCAATCCTCAACGACTCAAACAGTTAAAATTCAAGCCAAGAGATTCAGGCGAAGAAGAGGACGATGACATGATATTCATTGTCAGAGTCTATGACGAAGACGGAGGGTCTTTCGTTGATTATTATTTTGATAATCACATATCACTCTACATTTTTATGGATTCATTGGATGAAGCCGAAGTGGAGTATGATTTAATTGACGAAGACGGCTACATTATTGAAGAAGGAGACGATGAAGATTTCGTAGATGATACGCTGCTTGATTAATGCAACAAAACTCAAAAATTGGACACTCCGAAAAGAGAGAGAATTTTCTATTGTAATACACGATAGATACGGCTTATTCGGTGTGTATTTTATGTTGGCACAACTTCGTGTAGCGTACCCAACATTTACTCTTCGCATCTACGACAAGAATCATAACCTGATTGACACGTTTAGGAATGCATGATTTGTACGGTAAACATATCGAAGTTAAAAGCCGGATTGCATTATAGATCAGTCGAAGCACAACAAAGTCGCACCTATTGGGTTGAAGTGACGGGATTTACTACCGATCAAGAAATTCACGAATATCTTAATAAGGTTTTAAAAAAATTCAGGTCTCGTCAATGGGGTTCAGGTGAAGAGATTAATATCCCAAATCGGTGATGTAACTCACCGTATCCCCGTATTTATAGGTATGAAAAAGAAGAAAATCATGGAAATTCTCGATTCCAATGAGGTAATCATTGGGTCTGATGATAAACCGCAGGTTGATCCTAATGCCCCTGCGCAAGCTGCTGGTACTACTGATCGTAATGCGAAAATGGGACACCAGCCGTTTGATGATAAATTTTGGGGTACGTTCGGATTCAGTCTGTACGAAGAACTGACGGAAGATCAGATGCTTCAAATTGCAGAAGATATTATCGCCAAGCGTACCGATAAGTCAATCAAACCAAAAAAAGAGGACAAGTCAGAAATAGTAAACAAGGTTGAAAGAATCAAGGAATTGTTTGCTGATTTGTCGGATACCGAAAAGGGTGATCTGATCAGCAAGTTAAAGAAGTAATGAATAGTCAATTATACGGTGAAGGAAGGCATTACAACATTCCGCGAGACATACTGGTCAGAATCCAATCAAAACTTTTCTCCAATCAAAGTGGAGGTAGTGAAGGAGCAAAGAGAGCCAAGAATCTTGTGAAGATGGGTTATTGCACATACCCAATGCTCAAGAGACTCAAGAATTTTTTCGACTACTGTGATCCCAAAGCACAGGCAGGACAATTTGAACTGGCAGGAGGTGAGCCAATGCGTCAATTCGTAGAGCGCACACTTCAATCAGAAAGAGCCAGAACAAACAACAACAATCAAACCAACGTTGTATCAATGCCACCTTCGGCATTCGATCCAACATTGAATCTAAGCAAGACTCCGAGAATGAACGTGAACGAATCGGAGGTCAAAGGAAAGAAACCTCGTGGTGCTGTGGCAGTAATCGTCAACGAAGACGGTAAGGTGCTCATTGTAAAACGTTCTCCCAAAGGTGGCTGGATGCCCGGTAAACACGCTTTAGTCGGAGGGGGAATAGAACAAGGGGAAGAACCAATTGATGCAGCCAAACGCGAAGTAATGGAGGAAACGGGGCTTAAATTGGAGCATTTCGTAGACTCGTTCAACATCCTGACTCCCCCTGAAACTGTAGACTATGCATTCGTGGCAAAAGCCCCGGAAAAGTGTGATGTTGTCTTAAATGACGAGCATACTGAACACGGATGGTACGGACTTGATGAAATTGAGAAGCTGGATGGCGTTCCGATGCTCAAGGACTGTGTCGAACTGGCACTAAATAAAATGAAGGAAAAGGGTATTTATGGAAAGCGTTAGTTGTGTTAAAGACTTCCGCTATGGAATGAAACGCAAAGGTGAGGTTTCGACCAATAGGATAATTATTTGCTATTATGGCAAATGTTGGGGCACTCGCTAAATTTTTGTAAAAAAATGCATAACTAAGAAATAATTTAATTAAATTTGTCAAAACTATGCCAAAGCAAAATGGAAAAGAAATTGGTTTGTTAGCGTACAGTACATCGTTCTTGAATCGTGAGACTGTAAGAAACCGTTACAAAACAACTGACGAATACCGTGCTGGTCACCCTGATGCAAAGTCAGATGGTGATGAACTTGGTAAAGGAGAAAACAATGGACAAATTGGTGGTAAGACTGACATCGTTCAGAGAAAAGTTTCTCAAGCAAGAAACTTCTTCACGCCAAACAATCCATACGATTCTTCAAAGGTATAACCTTATTGATGGTGGAACTACATCATAATGAGCAATGAGAAAAGGGTCATTATCGATACGAACGATCTCAAACGACACGTTAAGAATTTTCGTAGCGAACCTAACCTGTTAAAAGAATGGGTTAGTCGTGACACTGTTGCCGATGCAATAAAGAACAAGGATGTAGTGTTCATTTACTATGCTGGTGACGACACAGTAAACAAAGGGTATCGTACAATCGAACCTTATGTGCTTGGTCGTACTAAAGCAGGTAATCTTGCCGTTCGTGCTTGGCAACAAGCAGGTGCTACGGACAGAGGACAAAATCCATCACGTAAAAATGACGAAATCCCCGGATGGAGATTATTCCGTTTAGACGGAATCACTTCAATGGTGAAGACTCTGAGAAAGTTTGAAGCTGATCCAGAGTATCTTCGTACCCATCGCCCACACTACAATCCAAAAGATTCTCAAATGGGAGAGATCATTTTGGCTGTCGAACCAATGGAAAAAGGACAGACAACAATGAGTGGTGATACTTCGATTACGAAGCCAGATGTGAAGATCACACAGCCAACGGGATTCTTCAAAAATCAAGCGGACAAATTTAGAAATTTCTTTAGAAAGCCTTCCGACTTTTCAAGTTCATGGATCGAAAGTCAAAAGAGACTGTTCAAAGAATTAATTAAGCGTAAAAAGGAAGAATAATATGCCTGAGCAACTCGTAAAATTCGATCTCAACAAATTAAAGAGCGACATCGATTCACGTAAGAAAGAACAGAACACTAAACAAGTAGTGTTGGGAAATGTGCCGGAAGGTGCAATCCAGAAGAAAGGAAAAAAACAATTCCTCAATGAATTGGTTACATCAATGCACACTGGTGTAAGAACCAGTGCAAGTGAAGCGATCAAAGCTGTTAATGAAACAGTTGAAATGAAGAAGGGTGCGCCACAAGCTGTTGCAAAAAACAACGCCAACAAATACATCCCATCAAGAACAATCGTAAATGAAGAAGTTGCACCACAACCAATACAAAGAAGAACTGGTGCTGATGATTGGGGCATGGGAGGCAATGGTGCTCAACCAGATATGAGATATAGATCACAGGGCGATGAACGTGAAATGCAATTCGAAAATGCTTTCCAAAAACAAAACGCAGACTTTGATCAGATGATGATGGCGGGATATGCAAACAATCCGGCATACATGAAGATGATGCAAGAAAGAGGCCAGCAACCAGTACAATCGTACAAGCCTCAAGTTATTGCAGAAGGTTCGCTCAATGAACAAGTTGAATTACTCAACGAGAAAATGGAGCGTAACATGGAGAAGTTGGTAGAGTCAACCTTCAAGAATGTTTTAACCAACATCTACACCAAAGAAAAAATCCAAGAATCACTTGTAGAGTTCCTTCAAACCGATGAAGGTTTGAAAGTTGTAAGTCGCGCAATCAACGAAATTGCCAAGCGCAACAAGGCGAAACAACAGGGAAAATAAAGTATTTATCCCTATATGGGAGATACAAATTGTCCTAAACTTGACCCTAAACTTTATAGTCAAATTTTAGAGAAGTGCCTTACTTCTCTCAATTTGCCTATTGAGTACTCTTTAATCGGTGGTCGTACCTGCGGGAACGCCTACTTGAGTCATGGACGAGTCTACAAAGTAACGACCGACAAATCAGAAGCAGTCGAATCCAACAAAGTAGTTGGAAAGAACAACTCCCACTTAGTTGACGTATATAACGTCAAGAAAATCAACACCGATCTTACTCCTGAAAGCGTATACCTGATTGTAATGGAATACGTGAACACAGGGAAGCAAAGCATTTTCGCTGAGATTCAGGAAAACTTAATTAATCTTTTCCGTGAACACCTGAACTTGCATCTTTTTGATTTGCTCGAAGCATACAGATTCAAACCTGAACAATATGCTGCATACGAACCAGACGTGAAAGAGGCATTGGCTCCACATCAAAAGGAAACACTGTACTACAATACTCTTCTTGAAATTCTCGATGAACTTAAAGCCAACGGTGTCGAATCAATTGATGTCCATTACCACAACTTAGGCGTGAAGCAGAATGGTAATATTGCATTCTTTGATTTCGGATTTGGTGACGAGCAGGGAGAGGTTGATTCAATGGGTGTTAATGAGAAGGTAGAGTTGGATGAAGAAATCAAGCAACTTTATGACGCATTGGGAAAGAACGGTATTTCACTTCAAGACTTTGCAATCAAATTGAGTGACAGACTTGGGTTTGAGGGTGCAATGATGCTTGGTAGTGGAACACAAGGTGCAGCAATTGATGTTGGTGGTGGTACTGTTATGAAAATCACAACTGACAACGGAGAGGCAAGTGAGGCAAATCATTTGGTTGGTAAAAACAACCAGTACATAGGAAACGTATTTAAGGTTTACAAACTTGACCCTCCATACAATTTCGCATACGTCATCTTGAGAGAAAAACTTAAAGTGGATTCTCAAGAAAACAGTAGAAGAGAAAAGGTCTTTGAGAAGGTGATGGATGATAACGACATCAGTTGGTTCACATTCGATGAAATCATCATGAGAGGCAACAAGCAAGAACTTGAAGAAACCAGAGATTCATTAAGAATCAGAAACAACGCAGACATTGAAGTTGTTGATGCATTTTTTGCTGTCTTTGGCAACCTGATTGACAATGGTATCAAGAGCACAGACTTCGCACCAAACAATTTTGGTTTTAAAAACAATGGTGCATGGGCCTACTACGATTTAGGATATAGTTCAAATCCAGAAGACTTGGGTGGTGTCGAAGGACTTGCAGTGAACGAGCGTGTAGTATCTTACATGCCAAATTCATCAGCAATGAGTGTCAAGAAGAAGTGTCAAATCGGTGGCAACGGTGACGGAACAAGTAGTGCTTGCAATCAAGGAGATATTTCGAATATCAAGCTGAATAAGATAAGTGAGCACACGAGCAAATGGAAACAAAGACTTGAAAAGAAGCAACAAGTTGAGGAAAATATGTTTTATCGTGTGCCGTCAGGCTTCACCCCGCCAAGGGGAACAACTGCACTTGACGTAGTAAATTTTGAGAGAAATGAAAACGGCAATGTTGAAGAAATGGATATTGCACTTGAAAATGCCAAAAAGCATGGAATTGATCTTGCAAAATATCCGGCAAGTAGCGTAATTTGGGTCACCAAAACACCGGAAGACGCAATGAGATACGGGAATGACGTTGAAGAAGAACCAATTGAGAATCCGATCATATTGACTACGGATGGTGATAATGGATATTTGGTGTTTAGAAAAGAAGGAATGATTGCAGAAGAGCAAAAAGTTGAAATCAACGATCTACCATTCAAAGGTGATGTGGAAGCTGCTGGCGGTAAAATTTACTCTGTCGGTGGGGCTGTTCGTGACTCTATTCTTGGTAAGGAATCAAAAGACTTGGACATATTGATCACCGGACTACCACTTGATCAACTCGAAACCATTCTTTCAAAGTATGGTCGTGTCGATAACGTAGGAAAATCATTCGGTATCATCAAATACAACTCTCCGCAGACCGGAGAAATTGACATCGCAATTCCTCGTACAGAGAGAAAGAACGATCAAGGTGGGTATCAGGGTTTCGATGTAACTTCTGATCACAATCTACCAATTGAGAAAGACCTTGAACGTAGAGACTTTACGATCAATGCCATTGCAAAAGATAGTTCTGGCTTGATGATCGACCCTTACGGTGGACAAGGTGATATTCAGAAGAAACAGATTAAGATGGTGAACCCACAAGCCTTCTCTGACGATCCGTTGAGAATGCTTCGTGCTGTACAATTTGCATCGCGTTTTGGATTTTCGATTGAACCGGAGACACTGGCATCGATTCAACAGAATGCATCTAAGATCAGAGAGATTTCTCCTGAAAGAATCTTGATTGAGTTTGACAAAATTGTGAAGAAAGGTAATCCGATGGTCGGAGCAAAGTTGCTTCGTCAGACAGGATTGTACAATCAAATTTTTGGTGTTGACAGAGGTGTGAACTTCGCTCCTTTCGATCATGTGAAGACAATGGGAGAATTCGTGTTCTCTCTGATCAAGGACAACATTCAAAATCCTGCTGAGTACTTCAAGGATCATATGAAAGGAGACCTTGACACGTACAACAACATTCGTGCACTGGAACTTGGTAACAAGTTCAACGGAGACAAGAAGACAATCTTCGATATGTACAAGATTTATCCACAGTCTTTGAACACGGACTTGTTTGGCCCAAAGTTTAAGGATACGGTGGAGTATATGAAGGCGAAAAACATACCGTTTTCGTTAAAAGAGGTTCCGGTAAACGGAAACGATTTGATGTCATTGGGCTTCCAAGGTAAAGAAATCGGTAATGCCTTCGTAAATGTGTTAAACAAGATTTACAGCGAAGAATTGCCCAATAATCGTGAGGATATTCTCAATTACGTGAAGACCCTTAAAGTTTAAAAATCACGTATTTATTAGCATGGAGAAAGAGAACATCTATAAGCCGAAGTCATTACCACAGTTGTCAGCACCGTTTAGCTACGTTGCTCACCACTTGAATGACATGGGTCAACCCTATGAATTGGTAGGTGCGAACGTAGATTCTATCACTCCGTCACAGGCGTTTATTGATACGGACATCGTAAGCAATCTGGTGGACAAATTGAAGAAAGGCGAAGAACTCAAGGCAATTTGGTTGGACAAAGACAACAATGCTCTTGATGGTCACCACAGATATGCAGCGTATGCTCTCAATAAGAATAGCCATATCCCATCCGTAAGATTGGGTTGTGAAAAGCAAAAGGCAATTGATATTTTGAACGAGATTCAGTCGATGTACGAGAGAGAAAACGGTTCTCAATTCTTGAACGCATTGACAGAAGATCAAGATACTTCAATGTACATCCCGGACAAGAAAGTGCCTACGAAGAAGGCTACGGTGAAAGGATATAGAAAGAACAAGATCGTAGAGAAGTCCATCACTGGTAACTTCTTTGCATTGAAACCTGTGGAAGGCTACAAACTCGAAACAGAAATCGAATTCTCGTCACTCATGAATTCGGACGATGTAAATCCGAGTATTAAGGACGACAAGAATCCTCCGGCTGCTCTTGCAAAAGAGTGGTTCCCGTCTTTGAATTTCAAAGAAAAGGCAAAGATGATGGGCATGAAAGAAGAGCAATTCATCAATGCTATCGTAGCTGAAAAAGCAAGAACGAAGGGCATCGATGGTATCCAATACGGAGACAAATTACTTCAATCAATTGACGACAAATAACACAACGATATGTCATACTACAGAATTAGAAACAACACCAACACTCTCGGCAAAAGACACCCAAGATTCAACACGCCTCAAATAATTGAGTTTAAAGACCTTTTGGAGAACAATGAGGTAAGTGTCGCCCCTTCTACGGAAATCATCGTAGAGACCGCCTATTTGCCTGTATCAGCACAAAAGCTGAGAGCCGAAGGATTGATCACCATTGTGGAGATCGATAAGCAGACGTACCACAAACTGCGTAAAAACAAAGAAACGCAACTTGCTGAGGAAGCAAAGAATGCAGCTATCGTAGAGCAGGAAATAGCTAAAGTAGCAAAATCTGAGGAAAGAAGCAAGAAATACGCTACAAAACTTAAATAATAAAATTTTGTAAATTTTTACAGTTTTTTCCGATTTTCGGAGAAGTGAGTCCGTATTTATAATAAACTATAAATTATTATAACTATGGACGAAAAAATCAAAATCCTGTTTTTCAACAAAGACGTTGCTGGTGTAAACTATTGGAGAACGCTTACTCCGGCAATGCAATTGGACATGTCACATTCTGACAAGTTCAAAGTGGAAATCAACCCGGACTTAAACTTCAACAACTACGATGAAGTTCTCAACTATCTCAAGGGCTTCCACATCATCCACTATCACCGTTACATTTTACCGAACGTCACACAGACGGTTCAGCTTGCCCGTGAACTGAAAAAGAACGGAACAGTTCTTATCATGGACATAGATGACTACTGGTTACTTGACCGTACTCACCCGATGTATCCTACTGCCTTCGAAAAGAAGTTGCACTTTGACATCATCGACAACTTGAAGATCGCGGACTACGTAACCACTACGACTGATTTGTTTGCTTCTGAGATCAGAAGAATTACTGGTAAGGACAACGTAATGGTATTCCCGAACTCGGTGAATCCTGAATGGATGAAACAATTTCAAGACAACAAAATCGTTGACGAAAAATTTGTACGTATCATGTACATGGCGGGTTCTTCTCACAAGAATGATATTCAGCAACTTGATGGCGTGGCAAACGCATTGAACTCAACTCTTGGTGTTCAAGATCAATTCAAGTTCCTTCTTGCAGGTTGGGACACGGAAGGTCATACGACCGATTTCAAATTCAATCAGGAATTTGCAACTGTGTTACAGAAGAGAAGATTGTGGGACAAAAAAATGATCAAACAAATCAACAAAACCAGAGGTGATGTTGATAAGATTGAAGGTCTTCCTGCCGACATTCGTAATGCGTTCAGAGGAAGAGTTTTTGATGTAAATGAACGTGCGATTCACTCAACCGAATCAGTGTACCTTGACTATGAAAAGATGCTCACGGACAATTATCGTGTGATCAAAAATCAAGACTATTTGACTTGGTTGAATAAATTTGAACGTGATAAGTATGCCGATGCTGCACTTGTAAATTACGAGAGAAGATGGACGCAGAAGGCGAATATCTACGCTCAGGTTCTTGACGAAGCCGACATTTCTCTTGCTCCACTTGCAGACAACACATTCAACAGAATGAAGTCTAATTTGAAGCAGGTGGAAGTTTGGTCACGTAAGCTGCCGATCATCTGTACTGACATTCCACCGTACAACGTGGACGGTAAGCACATGAAAAACTGTATTCTTATTCCTTGGAAGAAACACAATGACAAGGAGTGGTACAAGGCAATCAAAACTTTGATCAAGGAGCCGAATCTCCGTGCTGATTTGGGTAACCAACTGTACGAAGATTTCAAGGTCAAGTATAACCTGAAACACGTAACAGAGGCCAGAGCGCAATTCTATTCTACCGTAGCCACTATTTATCATTTAGTATGATCTTACTAATTGATAATCAGTATGGACTATGAATACATTAGATATTTGATGCTCTACACGGATCAAAAGTATCCGTTTGAAATGGCAAAATCCGATCCGGGATTAGCCGAAGGTTTGCGAAGTGTCAACACCTACATGGCGAAAAATGGTAGAAGAAAGTTGACCGATGCAGAAGCTGGACGCATCCTCATGACGGAGAGAACGATAAGAAGACAAGTTCGTGATATAGACAGAGACTACGAACCGGGTGATCAAGCACCAGTGGCAGCACAACCGCCACAGAAGACACAAGCAGACCTTGAAAGTGAATTGGCTTTATTAAGAAAGGCAATTCAGGAAAAGGAAGCTGAACTCAGAAACAGTGCCGTTCACAAGATTAGTTCTCCGACACAAACAAAAGGTGATAGTGGTATCATCGAACGTAACTTAAAAGACACTGGATACAGTGACAAAATAAATTAACACAATGAGTAACTTTTTGACCCGTTTAAAAGAAAGTCTTGACACAGGAAAACAGGACGACCAATTGAAATCACAGATGGAGGAAACTTTGGCTAATGCCGATAAGTATGGTTCAGGAGATTTTAGTGCACTTGAAAAGAAAGCAGAAGCTGCTGTTGCCAAAAGAAAACCTTTGACCCCGGAAGAGATTGCCAAGATAAACGAAGAAGCCGCAGCACATCAAAAACGCATTGATGAATTTGATGCAAAGATGAAAGAACTTGCAAAGTTGAAACTTGCAGAACAAGATGCGCAACAAAAAGAGTTGGAAGCAAAACAAGAACCGTTTGTGTTGTTGAATGTTGTTAAGAAGGAGGTTCTTAATCCACCAACAGAAGGAGTGAGTGAACTTGTACTACAGGATAGTACTGGTAAACCAATAACGAGCGATCAGCTTTTCGATAAGTATGATTATCCCAAGAAAGAGGATACTAAGTTAGAAGAGAGCAATGATAAATTGGTTTAAAAGGCTATTTGCATCAGCCACACTATCACTATTCTTTGCTCTCAAACGTGTTGATGATGAACTTCGTGCTGACCCAATCGATTTGTTCAAAACAGAACATCGAGCGGAGATCAGAAGTATATTCGAGCGTTTTGATGAAAAGTATGTTGAACGTTTCTATGAGATTTTAAAGAATGCCGACAAGTTCTTACGAACAGCAAATCCCGCCAAGATTCAAAGGGCAGCAGGTAAGTTCGGATTGAACTACGGTATGAAGGATCATCATGGAAGACGCTTTGAACACTACGGCTTCTTTGACGAGAAGCATAGGTTCGCAGGTAAATCACTGAAAGAAGTTCGTGATTTGGAAGTTGCAGAAAAACAAGTGCAGGATGACGATTATCCGGTAATCGTGATGTATCAGAACAAGAAGGAATTCTCGTTTAATGAAAGTGCAGCAATGGTTCTTTTCAACAAGAGAGGATTATTTGCACCGGAGATTCACGAACTGGCAAGAATGAAGAAGTATCCTTTACTTGTAGTAAGAGATAAAGTTGTTGCAAACAGAATCGAGCAGTTGACCGAGTATTTGCACGTAAAGCAGATCACCAGCCAACACAAGATTCTCGAATTCATGATACCAAAGAAATTCGGACTTGAAAAAATTGAGGACAGTGATCCAATATTCAAAGAGTTGATCAACATCGATCAGGTGTGGTTTAAGGATGAATATGGTGATCGCAACTCATACAAGGTTCAAGAATTCTTTAAGCGCAGTGAGCACAATAAATTTAAACCGGATGGTGAACTCAATCCTCACGGATATGACGTAATAAAATTCAAGGCTACCGACATAATTGAAATGGGTAGACCGTAACATTAAATCAAACACAATATTTATGGACGCACAAGATCACACAATTCAGGGAGGATCGTTGACAGCACAGAACCATACTCACTTTCATCACAACAACGCGAATGCAGTTAATTTTGTGCATGTAGGAGACGGTAGTTGGGGCACATCAACATCAAGTTGGGAACCCTATGGTGAGAAGAACGTAGTTGATGTAAAAGTCGATGATGAAACAATTGAGATCACGTATATTCAACGTGCACTCTATTCGTACACGACAATCAACAGTAGTTTCACTATCGGTGGCCCTCAGCAAAGTTACCACAACCCTGACAGAGTGTTCAAGGAAGTTTACGGTGTGAAAGATGGCAAGTTAACATTGGTGAAAACCATTCAAGGACGTGTTATTCCACCACAGCCGAACGAAACTTATGAATTTGATGAATAGTAGTTGTTTTCTCGTTTAGTTTTAGTTTTTTCGAAAAATCCGCTTAAAAAACGGATTTTTTGTATTTATAGAAAATACTTATGCCAGCCATCAATATCAAATTTCCTCTTGAAGATGACGTTGAAAAGAACGTGCTGTTCAAGCAGAACAATGTATCGAAAGATGCCCTTGTTTCCAACTTGCTTTTGTTGCTTTTGACCGATGAAGGGGAAAGATTTTACATGTCCGACTATGGTATCAATCTCAGAAAATACATATTCGAACCAAAGGATGGCGTAACCGAAGCAGAAGTCACAGAAGAGATTAAAACAAGAGTAAGACAATTCATTCCGCAGCTTACCATCAATAGAGTACAGTTTTTCCATGCGGAGGAAGATCAGGACGGTAATCCACTTATGGAAAATGAGGTTAACGTCCATATTGACTTCACCTACGGTAGTGATGTGTTCAGCGATACAGGTAGCGTAGAGATAACATTTCCAGCATAATAACAGATAGCAATGGCAGATCAAATTTCATTCAATAAACGTACTTTCACCGAATATCGTGACGAATTGGTTTCGATGATAAGAGAAATGTATCCAGAAGTATTCACAGACTTCACGGATTCAAGCGTTGGTTCAATGCTTATTGATTTGAACGCAGGTGTTGCGAACAATCTCTCAGTAAATACCGACAGAGCATTTCAAGAAACACAACTTGAAAATGCACAACAAAGACAATCAATTCTCAACATAGCAAAAAACTTGGGATTCAACATACCGGGTAACCGTGCATCGGTAACTGTAGTTGATTTCAGCGTACAAGTTCCAGTAAGAGGCGACAGACCAAACGAAACTTACCTTCCGGTTATTCAGGCAGGTGCACAAGTATCGGGTGGTGGGAAAATTTTCGAAACCTCAGATGCTATCGACTTCAATAGTGCATTCAGTATCTTAGGCGATCCGAACAGAGCAGAGAGTCCAAACTTTGATGGTAACGGTATTATTCAAAGCTATACAATTACAAAGAGAGAAGTAGTACTTAATGGTGCTACCAATATTTTCAAGAAGATTATTACCGATACCGAAGCAGCACCATTCTATTCGTTGTTGCTTCCTGACAGTGATGTATTAGAGATTACATCAATCATTCTTTTGCCGGGAACAAACTATTCTGGCAATCCAACTGACGCAGATTTTTCAAATCCAGATAACAGATACTATGAAGTTGATTATTTGATTCAGCAACGAGTGTTTGTTGATGATCCTAATGGTGGAACAACAAATGCAACGACTGGTGGCACAGGTATCAGAGCAGGAAAGTGGATGGATGTCACCAAGAAATTCATCAAGGAATTTACGAGCGCAGGTTTATGCAAAGTAACGTTCGGTGGTGGTAATGGCGATCTTGATTTCTTTTTGGATGGTTTTGCAAAGGCCGGAGTAACCAACCAGCAATTCTTAAATAACTATTTGCTCAATACATCATTGGGTGAGAAGTTGAAAAAAGACTACACGTTATTCGTAAGATATAGAACGGGTGGTGGTACATCATCAAACATTGGTTCAAACGTACTTAGCAGCGTTGGTAATATCAACATGATCATCAACGGGTCAAGAGACGACTTCAATAAGCAAGTACGTAGAAGTTTAAGAGTGAACAACCCAATTCCTGCAATTGGTGGTAATGATGGGTTGAGCATCGAACAGATTAGAAATTTGATCAAGTACAATTTCAGTTCTCAATTTAGAGACGTAACAATCAATGACTACTTGTTCCAAGTGTACAAAATGCCGGGTAAATATGGCTCACCTTTCAGAGCAAATGCTTTCAAAGAAAATAACAAGGTGGTTATTTCAATCATTGGAAAGAACAGTGATAATACATTGAACAACACCAGCAACACATTACTACAAGAAAACATTACAGAGTACTTAACAGAATTCCGTATGGTTAATGATTACGTTGAAGTGCGAAATGGTCAAATATTCAATCTTGCATTAACTTTCGACATCTTCATAGCTGATTCAGCTAATCAAGGTGAATTGGCAAACAATGTCATTCAAACCGTAAGTGCCTACTTCGATGTAAACACCACCCAAATGAATGAAGACATTTTCTTGGGTGATCTTTTAAACTCGATAAATGACATCAATGGTGTAATCAACATCATTTCGTGCAAGGTCTTCAATAAAGTCGGTAACGGTTACTCGTTAAACGAAATTGGTCAGGAATATGTGGATGAAACAACAAAAGAAATCAAATTGATTAACAATACTGTCTACAGTAGTGAAGATTCAATGTTTGAAATCAAGTATCCTCAAAAGGACATTGTATTATATCTAAGAAAGAAGACTGACTTATTTAAGTAATGAGTTTGATAAGACGACAGATTCAGTATCAGAGTGGAGCGACCGAATACAATTTCAATATTTTACTCACTGCAAGTGTTAAAGATTGGGGTTTTTTCGATACACTTGACGACACAGAAATGGTCGGACAGATTAACTATGCCGATAGACCAACAACCTATGCTGGTAATCAACCCTACGTAAACAGCTACAATTTTTCAAACTATACACCGGATGATTTTCCATCGGGGTTCACGTATACTGTGACCGGGGAATCATTCAGTCGTCTCAATGAACTTGAGAAGTACGTGGTATCAAATGATCCGAATGTAAAGTACTTCCCATACACTGGTGGAACTGACGGATTAAGCGGTTTCACAATTAACGCATCCATGACGGCTTTCACCTACTACGTGGGTGGGATATTGTACACGGATTTGACGGTTAGTGGATCAAGTGCAACGACAACCACATTTTCATTCAACGCAATCACAAATAACCCCCTCAATTTTGACAATAAGCGTATCGTAAAATTTGAGAATAAGCAGAACATGGTGGAGAATCCACGAGTTGGAAAGGATGTATTTATTGTAAGACAGCAACAGCCTGTATTTGAACGAAATTACCGATTAAGAGCGGTAAATAGCTTAAATGACACGTTGACGTATGCTGGTGGGAATTATTTTACAATTTTCGATAACACATAAGATATGGCAATAGGAACCTTTGGAAATATCAGACCAGCCGACATTAATCCTGCTGATTTAGAAATTTTCTACACGTATGCAGTCAATAGAGAAACCGCACCAATTGGTTTCACTGCTTTGACGGCAACAGAAGTATTGACGGAATTCACAATTCCATCAAGCGATCCGAACTTTGTGAGTGGAGAAGAAAACTTATTGGGCGGCATGTACAACCTTACGCTCAAAGCATCTATCTTCAACCAGTTTGGTATCTACACGATCTTCATCAGACCAAAAGCAATTCGTACTACGATTACAGATTGCGGTGTATTGTCATCACTCCCATCTGTAAAGGGTATTGTTCTTAATGTGAACGACCTTGACGCAAGTTTAAGAGGTAACAATGCACTTCAAGGATACCGTGTAGAGTATATTCAAAACGATGGTACTAAATTGAGAAACGTAGTTCGCTACGTGACCACCTCAAACAGAGTTGTACCTGTAACCGACAACATTTCGAACACGAGCCAAACGGCAGTACGATACAGATTCGATGACTCTGGTAATTTATTGTTCTTACAAGTGACACCGAGCAGTGCATCGGCAGTAAAGCCAAATATCACTCCGTTTATCGGATCACCGAACCAGAGCATATTGCTTTCAAACACCAACGTCAATCCTGAAACGATTGAAGTTGAAATTGTTGAAAACACAATTGATAGCTTGGTTGATTACGTTGCTGGTGAACAAATCAGAGACGTGAAGAAAGGTATCTTGACCTACTACGATAAAAACAGAGCGATCACAAGACAGTTTGACGTGTACGACATCGAAGACAACATCAATCAGGAAGAGTTATTTGAAGTTAAACAAAAGAGAGAAACCATTGACAACAGTCAAGATTTTGATACTGTTACTGGTGACGTGACCGGATCGTAATATGGCAAAGATAAAGGTAATAAATAAGAGAGACGGCAAAACAGCCGTTGGTAGTTCGTTCAGAAACATCCCGTCTGAAACTATTTTCAGTTTTGGTGATTTTTCGGTTGAAACGAACTTTAATACTCGTGTTGTTAAAAACTATAGCAACACTCTCAGTTCCTTTGTAAAACCAATTACGCTTGAGACTCTAAATGTTACACCGGAAGATTCATTGAAGATAATGAACTTCTCGACCGATGTAAAACTGAACCTTCAATTATCGGATATTGGTTCGTATGTGAGATACGGATCAACAAAGGAACTTTTGAGAGTTTCGGTTGAGAATATCATCGCAGAATTTCCTTCAAGTTTATTCTTATCGTATCAAACAGATACAAGTAAGGTATACTCGGTATTCAACTACAGCTACAATCCTATTTTGGACGTGTCTACGTTTGATATACCATACAACGCAGTTCACAACACCTTTGGTTTATCAATCAACGAAGGAAATGAACAGTTACCACAAAATAACGTTCTAAGAAACTTAAATATCAGCTACAACAACTACGTCATTTGGCGTAGTGAGTTTGCTGATGACAATACCCATCAAGTACTCGGATTTACTGGTCTCTCAAATACCAATCCATTCATTCATGTGGTTGTTGCTGGTGATCCATTCCCGGAAATGACCTCTGGCTTTACAACTCAGGACTTCAAGAACTATCACATGAAGCCTATGCCGTTGTATTTCAACAAGTTCTTTGAAGACTTGACTCAATTGGAGAAATACATGGTATCTGATAAGGTTGATTTGGGTTACCAAATGATTTTTAAGAAGGCATTCATTTCAGAAGATAGTACTGTTACCTATGCAAATCAGACAGTCATTTGGACAACTGGTGACGGTTACAACATTGACATCACTGGCGCACAATACAGCAAGTTCTTGGACGATCTTGGTGATCTTGGCGATGACTACGATAAGTTCAAGACTGATACAATCATTCGTATGCTTGTACCTCAGTCGTTGTTACAGTATGATACTACCGAAGAAGGTAAGATGTCAAAGTTGCTCAGAGTATACGGTAGAAACTTCGATAGTATCAAAGTTTATGTTGATGCTCTTGCATACGTAAACACATTTACCTACGATAAGAAAGATAACGCACCTGATGTAATTGTAAAGAACTTTGCAAAGACATTAGGATGGGATGTAACCACATTGGTTACCGATGATGACTTATTGAGCAGCGTATTCTCGACCACCTCAATGAATAAGGACGATGTAACACCACCAGAGGTCGATATTGAACTTTGGAGACGAATTGTCATCAACACAAATTATCTTTTTAAAGCAAAAGGTACTCGTCATGCATTGAAGGCTATGTTTTTGTTGGTTGGTATCCCCGAACCATTCATTGACATCAAAGAATATGTTTACACGGTAGATCAGGTAATCGATCCAAATACAGTAACCGTAAGTCTTGCTGATTTACCTTCGGCATCTTTACCCTACAACGTTCAAGGATACCCAATTGCCCCGATTGAGACAGAGAAGTTCTATTTCCAGATTAGCGGTAGCACCGATTCTGGTCAGGCATATATTGACAACTATAGAAAGGTTGGCTTCAAGGTTAACAGAACAGAAGATAACAAGAAATCATGGGTAAAGGCAGGTAGTGTTGAGAGAATACACTATTCAACGCCAAACTACTATCAGCGTGACAGCAATTTGATCATCAATACAAAAGAAGTTGATGCAACTCTCGACATCGCAAGAGGTATCGAGTACGACATGTTCAAATATAACGTTGAACAGAACTTCCCTATCACAAATACTGGTAGAACCAAGCCGTTTATCTACATCAACATTGCAGCAAGCTATGGCGTATCTGCAAACACATTCACGTTACCCGAAAATGCACAGGGGGATATACAAGTTAACTTCAATGGTTTCAACTTAAAGAAGGGAACGGATTACACTCAGATCGGTTTGAATCAAGTTCAATTGATTGGTGGTGTCGCACAAACACTTTCAAACGGAGAGAAAGACATAATCACGCTTACCTATGCTAACGATCATAATAATACGGGCTTCTACAATCAGGTCAGCTTCGTGGTTACGGCAGTTGCAGCAAACATCAGTGGTATGGTAATTCCATTACCAGAAGTACCGTTGGGTGAAGTTCAGTTGAGTGTAAACGGAGTGAGCCTTGCAAAGGGCACTACGTTGTATACTGGCGACTATATTACGAATCCGGGTAACCCATCAGAATTGTTAGTGGTTAACAGTTCGTTGATGACATACTTGCAAACCAATCCAATTGTGGTTATCTCGTATTTCAAGTCAACACAACCAGAAACACTACAGAAAAAATCAGAAGTATTCCGTGTTGATAGTTTTAGCAGTGCAAAGTTCTTCTTTAACATTTCGTTGAGCAAGTACACTTATGTGATGGACTATGAAGCACCAGACGTATCTGCAATAAAGGTCATTGTTAATGGTTTGACACTTCAAAACACAACGGACTTCATTTTGAATCCTACGAATAAGAAACAAATTTTATTCAATACCAGTGGTATCAATATAGGTTACATCATTCACGTATTCTATGTTATCGATACTTCCGCACCAGATGTACCGATTACCTTTGGTGACTTTGTGTTCCCGGATTTCTCTACAATCAGTTTCTTGGAGTATCTCGAATTGATCAATAGAAGATTGATTAACGTTAAGAACAGAAAGACACTTACTGATCATGAAGGTGGCATCTATCCTACAGTACAAAAGCTGTATGAGGAATATCTCAAGAGAAGTTTTGCTCAACCTCCGATTACACCAAGTAACGGATACACGTTCTACAACTTGTACCCATTCATCAACAAATTCAATGCTTACTTCCATAAGTTCATTGACCAGATGTTGAGTGCAACAATCATTTTGAAGAAGGGCGGGGTAATGGTTCGTAATACAGACTATACAAAACAGAAGTTCCCGTATCGTAGAGGTGTGAGTTTTATTCAACTTTTAAATCATTTAGGTGATGACGGTTCGGAATTTAAAGTAGCAGTACCTGCACCAGCAGCAGTGGCATTGTATATCTTCCGTGATGACGAGAACGAACCAGCCTACATTTATCAGGAAAATGAACATCGTCCACCCTATTTATTTGTAGAAACCGAAATAACACCACCATAAGAACTGATTAATATATGTACAAATACATTGATTTTACGAAAACAGGGGGATTCCCGCTTACACAAGATGTAATGGCATTTCTTCAAGACAGCTATGATAAAGTATTTGGAAGCATCGCACAGACTTTGGGCCAATATAACATTCTTACTGGATGTACTTTTGATGGTGGTAGTGGAAGCTATGGTAGTGGATGGATCACATACAATGGTGAAGTTTTACCTTTTGTGGGTGCTCCGGCTGTTCCAAATGGTGTTATTGTGGTTGAAAGTGCACATACAGTAACATACAGAGATACATCAATGAATGCTGTAATTAAGACCAGATATGCTACACTTGGTTCTGGTGGTATACCAATCACGTCATTTAGTATAAACACACTTGCAAGTTTAAAAAATGGTATTGACGGAGCCAATGCAGCCGCAGCACAAGCAGCCGCAGATGCAGCAGCAGCACAATCTGCGGCAGCAGCAGCTACATCAACAGCAAACAATGCACTTTCAGTTGCAGGTTCGGCAGGTCTTCCTTCTGGAACAATTATTTTGTGGAGTGGTTCCGTTGGTTCAATTCCCTCTGGCTTCGTACTATGTAATGGTGGAAGTGGGACTCCTGATTTACGCGATAGATTCGTTGTGGGTGCTGGTCTATCGTATAGCCCCGGTAATACTGGTGGTGCTAATGGGGTCACGTTAACCACGCCACAAATACCAACACACACTCACACTGTTAACGGACAAACAGGTGGTGATAATAATGACCATAGTAACAACACAAGATTTGCTGGTGGTGATAAAGGTGTTTCAGAAAGTGCATTCTTTTTCGCAATCAGCAGTGGTTCGGCAGGTGGTAATCAATCACACGAAAACCGTCCACCATACTATGCCTTGTGTTATATCATGAAAACTTAATTAATAATCATGCTATTCTTAACCACACAACCGGATAGCGATTATTACATTTGGCAGCTTCAAGTACAGATTAACAATTTCAAAAAGTTTGGATGTGAGGACAAATGCATTGTTATCTTTGGCTACAACCCGGTAATCGGTATCAATCCAAAAGCAAAAGAGTTTCAGTCTCAGACTACGGCTAAGGTATTATTCTATCCTGATAACCGAGATTTGTCAACCAGACTTTATCTTCCATCGATTCGACCACATTTACTCAAGCAGCTTTATCGTGAAAATCCAGAAATTATTCTTGATCAGAATTTCTTGTATTTGGATTGTGACATCATATTTGCCGACTATCCAGATTTCAGTGAGATCAATGGTGAAAAATTTGTTCATGTGAGTGATACAAATGAATTATTTTCGTATGAAGACATCGCAGAGACAAACAAAGAACTCTTTTTCAATATGTGTAAGGAAGTGGGTATCCCACCATATACTGTTGAGAATTACAAGAACGCTATCGGTGGAATAACATACGCATTTAAATTCTTCCACTACTTCGATTACGATTTTTGGGATAAAGTGGAACGTGATTCTGTTGCACTTTATAAGATGATGCTGGTAACCAATAACGAAGACAGCATTTCACAAATCATGTCAGTAAACAAATGGGCTTTGATGTGGAACCTTTGGTTAATAGGATACGATACCAAGGTATCAAACGAATTGAAGGTTATGTGGGCAATGAATAGTATTGAAGATTGGGATGACTACAATTTGTACAACAATGCAGGGGTTGAAGAACAGCAAAGTAAGTATTTATTCTATAAGCACGACTATACAGAAAAGTCTCCTTTCGGAGTAGATTTTTCATACGTTTCTGACAAACATTGTTCATACAAATACGTTGAAGAATTGATCTCTACGGGGAAAGCACTTAAAGCATTGGACAATGAGTAATCAGACACTATTCATATCGGTACAACCAGACACAGACTACTACGTTTGGCAGTTAATGGTTCAAATGAAGAATTTCAGAAAGTTTAATATCGAGAATAGTGCAATCATCATCTTCGTTTACAATCCTCGTACTGGAATAAACAAAACAGCATTAAAATTTGAGAAGAACACTAACGCAGTTGTATTATACTTCCCGGACAACAGAACAGATTACGATAGAAGATATGTTTCTTCCATTAGACCATATGCACTGGCTGAATTTTATAGACAGTATTATGAGTTGGTGGCAGAGGCAAATGTTTTTTATCACGATTCGGATATTGTCTTTACTGAACTTCCTGATTTTAATGCTTTGAGTAAGGAAAATAAAATTATGGTATCAGATACGATGTCGTACATTGGTGCGAAGTATGTGAGAAGTAAGAGTTACGAGTTGCTTGTTGAAATGTGTAAAATTGTTGGCGTTGATTCTCAACTTGTGATTGACAACGAAGAGAAGACTGGTGGTGCGCAGTACTTCATTCCAAACAACCTCAAACTTTCTTCTGATTTTTGGAATAAGGTTAAGTTGGATTCTGTGGCACTTTTTGACTACATGAATTCAACCACATCTAAGTATGCACCTTCTGATCCGATTCAGGCATGGACTGCGGATATGTGGGCATTACTCTGGAATTTTTGGTTGATTGGATACGACTCAAAAATTTCAAAAGAATTGGCATTCTCATGGGCGACTGATCCAATTGCTTATTGGAAGGCAAATAAAATATTTCACAATGCAGGTGTTACACCAGATCGCAAAAATTTGTTCTTTAAAGGGGGTTTTATGACTAAAATGCCGTTCGGGGAAGATTTTAGTTATGTCTCAGAACAGTTTTGTTCTAAGAAGTATGTTGAAGAAATCATGTCCACCCCAAATTTGCGCTAAATCCCAAGAATTAGTATTTATTTTAGAACATCGTAAGATATGTCATTTATACTAAAAACGAACCCTACAGTCATCAACATCAAACTCACCAATCTTGGGAGACAAAGCCTTTCACAGGGCACTTTGACCTTTAAGAAGTGGGCAATCGGAGACAGTGAAGTAGATTATTCGTTTAATTCAGATATTGCTTTTGATTCATTTCGAGCAACCATACTTAGACCAAAGGATGGTAACCCGAAATTCTTATCTTATATCAAAAGAGACGACTCAGACCCCGCAAGTATATATACGGACTTGCCATCGGTAGTTTCAAACACTAACATCATTACGAATACTGCAACAGAGAGAGGTTTCTTCAACATCACGACTGGTGGTACTCAAATTTATACTGATGTTATTCATTGTAAGCAGCCTGATATGCAAATCTACATTTCGGGAGCAACTGGTGGCACAAAAATATCAATCAAAAAAGCCCCATCATATATTGCGAATGTGGTTGAACCTGTAGTTGGTGATTATATTGTTGTTAAGTGGGCTAATCCAATAATTACTGGTGGTACTGTTACTCCAATCGTAAATCAAAATGTACCATACATCTGGTATAAGATTCATGCGAAAACTGGTACGTTGAGTGCAAATGATTTACTTGTTACAGTTGACAAACAAACACCTGATTTCAGTGGTTACGTTGGCAACATTGCATCGGGAGCATTCTGTTATCCGAATAACAACAATAGAGACGTAAGTGGTGACTCGGTACAAACCTACTATAGTACACCATTCGTTACTGATTTTATTGATGATAGTGTTATCGCATTCTTAGAAAATTGTATTTGTCCAACAAGAGACGTTCCTGTTTGGAATTTGGCCATTGTATTCACAGAAGAAGTGGCTGGTGTTACTTCAAACATGAGAAACATTTCTCAATATTACACAAAAGGTTTTGGTGGGTTTGTGAGATATATTGAACGTATCAGCACAGACATTAAAAAAATTGGCATCATTCACTTCACGAATTCATCACCAAACAACCACTACGGTGAAGGTTTTTTTGATGATACTCCAATTCTTGATTTGCCAACAATCATGTGGCATCATGAAACAGGTAATACAATTGGCTTACAATTAACTTCTGCATTTGATGTACAATATTTACCTGATCTTGAAACTCCTTATAGAGATTTGGTTGACAAATATGGAACAATTGTAGGCAAGGTTTTTAATGACTTGAAGATTTTCGTAATTGAAGATCAGGAATTATTGTTTGCAATGACCTACAAAGGTAATAGAAATTGGACATTGCCAAGACCCACTCTTGCATTGAATACAACCTTGTGTGAGGGTTGTAATTTGATTATAACTACAATAACAACAACACCAGATGATGGATCGAATATTGGATCGTTAACAATCAATACTGACTATGGTTTGGGACAGTTATTGTATTCGATAAATGGTTCGATCTTCGTTACTGGAAATACATTCAGTAATTTGAGCGGTGGAACCTATAATGTAACTGTAATCGATACGGGTGTTAACAACTGTGTTCAAACTCAGATTGTAAGTGTGCCGTTGAATACGACAACTACGACTACTACAACGACCACGACAACTACGACTACTACAACGACCACGACAACTACGACCACAACTACAACAACACCGCCTCCACAAGAATTTTGGATAGTAAGGGATGGTGGTCAAGTGTTGTATACATTAAATGGTGGGCAAACTTGGGTAGATAGATCAATACCAGCAGCAGTGGTTCCCACAATTGCAAGTCATTTACTTACTTATGATATTAGTTTTGTAGGACAAACAGGATATATATTGGGTAATGCTGGTAGTTTATTCCTTGTTAAAACTATTGATGGCGGTCAAAACTGGACAAATATTAGTGCAAAAGTACCGGGCCTTGGAATCACGACAGCACCAACTTCAATGTATGCGATTGATGCAAATACTGTTGTTATTGGAACTGATACTGCTGATTCGCAGATTTGGAAAACAACTGATGGTGGTGCAACTAATTTTGTTGGATATGCGAAAGGGCCAGCAGCAACAATGAATAGATTAGTCTTCACTTCACAATTGACTGCATATGCTTCGGATGTATATGCATCTGGCGGCTTCCGCACATATAAATCAACTCTTGGTGGTGCTTCGTTAGTTGGTAAGGATGATGCGGGAATGAGTAGTGCTTATTTGTTCGACATTTCGGCAATTGGAAACAATGTGGCTGTTGGTGGTGGTTATGATTTGTGGAAGTCAACAAATGGTGCAGGAACTTGGACAAAAATAACGACACTTCCTAATCAGGGGAATTATGCTGACGATATTTATGTTTACGCAGTGAAAATATTGAGTAATGGCAATATCATTGTAGCGGGTACGACCAGTAGCTATTCACAGAACAAATTTGCTATGTCAAGTGATGGTGTGAATTGGACGGTGACGAATGTTCCAATAACTGGTAATGGTGTTGCTACATCATATTATTATCATAATAATATTGATTTTGCACCTGACGAATTACATGGTATTGCAGTAATAAACAGTGGTGACAAAATTATGAGAACTTCTGATGGAGGATTAACGTGGACATTGACATCATTGGGCTTTGGAGTTAAATCAATCACGGCAGTTTCCGCAGCAAAATTACCGTTACTATAATTGATTAAGAAATGAGTGCACCTAAAACAATATTCTTTACGTATGTGATGGCAACTTCACCGATAACAGGTGGAACATACACCCATACGTATCAAACTCAAACTAATTTTGGTTATGGGACGGCAATTCACTGTAACTATGTAGAGAGATTTGAAGCCGAGTCGTTGGCAAATAAAAACATCAACGTAATCTTACCTGATGGTTCTGCATTTCCTTTCTTGAGAAATTCATCTGAGATTCAAGCAGGATTTGATGGATGGGGATGGAATGCAAGATACTTGTTTGGCTTGTGTCAGATCGTAGACGGAACTGGAAGTACGGTAACTGCCGATCCTACCAACTGGTCTGTGATTGATTTAACGCCTCAATTAGACAACTACAATACGTTCTCTGGAACAACCATTCCAGTAACTGCATTTAACTCGTCAACGATCATGATTATCCGTATTACGGACGTGATCAACGCACCGAAATATAGCTTGGCATATTTGAACAACCCATCAAAATTGAGTGTGGACGACAACAAGTTGGCATTCGGGGAAGAAGCCTTCTTTTTCGGTAACGTAAGAGCCGATATTTTGGCAAGAGCCTACACAACCGAGATTCCAGCAGTACTTCCGTTGAACCAATACAACTCGACTACCAACCCTACTTGGGATGCTGTTTCCCCGGTGGTAATCAGTGAAATGGGCATTTTTGACGAAAATAACAACCTTGTAGCCGTAGGGAAGCTAAACAACCCTATCGAAAAGGATTCGACCATCTACCGTACTGTGCTTTTCAGCATAGATTTCTAAGGTTTTTTATAAAATTCTGTAAATTCTTAGTATTTATTATAAAGATAGATACTTAGAAACTATGGAAGCATTAAAAAAAATCACCGATAAGACATCAAAATCTGTCATTATCGATGGAGACATTCACGCACAGCTTAAATCACTTTGTGCTGGCAAGAATTTGAAAATGGGTGGAGTAATCGAGAACCTTATTCGCTTGTACCTAAAGGATTACAAGAACGTACAGAAGCAGATCGATAACCTTAACGAATCAGAAGTGGGATAATCGTGAAGAAGTACTCGTGGTCAATTGACGTATCGACCTCAAACTTGGGGTCTGCACTTTGGGATGAAAACGGCAACCTTGTAGAGGTACGCCATTTGGTGTTGAAAAATAACAAAGAGATTCCAGAAGAAGTTCGCTACCTTGATAAGGCCAAGGTATTCAAAGATTACGTCCTAAAATTCAAGAAGGAAGTGGAGAGTGCATACAACTGCGAGATCGACAACATCTTTGTGGAAGCACCTCTTCAAAACACTCCTGTGAACATTGAGACTACGGCCAAACTTCTCGCATTTAATGGTATCGTATGCTATATTTTGGATGAAGTCTTTGAAAAGGCTCCGTATCTCATTACCATCTACCAATCTCGTAAACTCTTCTTCCCTGAGCATGTGACTCGTAAGAAGGTGAAAGGGCAGATAAAAGAAACTTTAAGTTTGCCTAAGAATATTGACAAAAAGCACTATATTTGGGAAAAAGTTGCACGACTTTATCCCCAAATAGCTTGGCACTATAAGAAGGATGGAACTTCTATACGTGATACAAGTTACGATATTTCCGACAGCATTGTCGTTGGTTTGGCAGGATTGAAAGTCATGGGACTGCAATAACCTGATCATTGTCATGATCATCGTTGAAACAAGTCTACTTATTAAAATCTGATTACACTGGCTACTACAAGATCGGTGTTTCAAAGAACACGGCTCAACGTGTAAAGCAACTCCTGACCGGATCGTCAGAAAATATTTCTATTGTCTTCACCTTTGAAAGTACGATACCGTATAAAGTTGAGACAGCCCTTCACAATTTCTTCAAGCAGTATAAAGTAAACAGAGAATGGTATAACCTTTCTTTGGAAGATGAAATAGAGTTTCCGGCCCTTTGTGAGAAGACCGAAAAAAACCTGAAATTAGTCCTTGAAAATAATATGAAAATTTAAGCCAGAAGGCTTGTATTTGTGAAAACTTTGTTATCTTTACAATCGTTGAATCATTTTATTAACCAAACAAACCGATGATCACTGAGAGATTGAGTAATGCAATCAAAATTTTAACCTATGCAATAAACAATAATCTGAGTCTTGCCGAAGCATGTAGAAGAATGGGTAAAGCCGAGTCCTACGTGCGTAACACACGAAACGAATACAGCGACAAGAATTCTCCTGAGTACAAAACGATGTTAAAACTGTATGAACAAGTTTTGACTAAAACACTCAGCATCAAAAACCCCCAACCAGTTGCAATCGAAGACGTAGCCAACGCAGCAGCATCAACAGATGACGAACTTGGCCTCCTACCTCACGATACCGTCATCGAAAAAGAAGAAACACTCCGTACCGAAACCGACAACACACTTGAACTTGATTTCAGAGGCAATGACTTAGTTCGTACACCTGATCAACTTTTGAGAAAAGCAAAAATCGATCTTTCCGTTTGGAAGGTTGATAGACAAGTAGTGAACTGTTGGGATGTCACGATGAAAATTCGTGAGTTCGATGAAAACGGAAAAACTGCTGCCGAGAATCCAACAGTATCACAGAATTTTCAGGTCAAAGTATGGTTGTCGAAGATTCGTAATACTGAGGAACAAAAAGCATGGGATGACTTCATCGCAGCGATCAAAGCAAATGCACCGAAGTTACCCCCGCCACCCCAAAGATTTGTCAGCCCCGGCATTTCTACTCGTGAAGGTGGTGAGGTTCCTGCAAGAAAAAAATATCTGTTGGAAGTATCCATTCCTGACTTACACATTGGTAAGTTGGCATGGGAGGATGAATCAGGTGAGAACTATGACACGAAAATTGCCGTTGAACGTTTCAACGAATGTGTTGAGAACTTACTTGCTCATTCAATGCCATACAGAAATGATATTGAAGAAATTCTTTTCCCGATTGGTAATGACTTGATCAACATAGACAATATGTCGAACAAGACAACCGCAGGAACAGAACAACGTGTTGATTCAAGATGGCAACAGATGTTTATCAAGGCAAAAGACTTGATGATTAAAAACATCGACCGTCTTTCGAAAATCGCTCCGGTACGTGTATTGATGGTAAGTGGTAACCACGACTATCAAACAGTGTACTACTTGGGTTGTGTGCTTGAAGCATACTACAGCAAGTCTCCTACTGTCACAATCGACAACAGTGCGGAACAACGTAAGTACCACGAGTACGGTGTTAATATGATCGGCTTCACTCACGGTAACGAAGAGAAGCACCAAGAATTGGGATTGATCATGGCAACGCAAAAGCCGGAAATGTGGGCAAGAACAAAGTGCCGTCAAATTCACTTGGGACACTTCCACTCACGCAAGACAACGAAGTACTTGGACGTACAAGAGTTCCAAGGATTCACAGTGAGAGTGTTACCGTCATTGAGTGGAACTGATGACTGGCACAACCGTAAAGGATATATGAGCATGAAATCAGGTGTCGTCTTTTTGTATGAAAAAACTGGTGGTCTGGTTGCAGAGTTCTCTCATAACATTATTTAACAAGCTAAGGGGTATGGAAGAGAATGTACAACCCGAAGAAAGCGGTAAGTTAGTATTACCGCCAAAAAGTAGTAGTGGTAGTAAGAGTAAAAAGAAATCTACTACGACTGATAAAGACAAAGAAGCGAAAGCTAAAGTACAGGAGTTGTTGAAGAACACTCCGGTAGCTGCTCTCGTTGGTGCAACCAATGATTCGCAAGTAGTAAAGCCTGAGACCATTTCTCAAGAGAGATCACAAAAATGGCTTGAAGATCAAGTGGACATTTTGAGTAAGCAAGTTGAAGAACTTGAAAACGAGATTGTCTGGTACAAGAGTGAAATGGGTAAGATGCAGCAGAATGCTACACAACTTATTCCCGGTGGTCAAGGGTTGCAACCCAATCCTGAACTTGAGAGCAATCTTGTAGAATTATTCCGTCATTTTGAAAATCTACATCTACGATACAATCGTGATGGAAATTTCATGGTAAAAATATCATATCCGGCAACGAGAAATGGTATCCTCGATAAGTTCTTGGAGTACTTCCCGTTCTTACAAAAATATCAACGGTTCCAGAACCCGAATATGTAAAGAAGCTGTTTTGTTTTGCTTTTGTTTGGTTAAATCCCACTGATTTTTATCGTGGGATTTTTCTTTGTATATTTGCTCACATGTCGAAATACGATGACTTAGCTGGTTTGTTCAGACGCATCTTCTCTGAGGTTCAGAATGAAGGTAGTTCACAAATTCAGGTGAATTGTCCTCGGTGTCAGGAGAGAGATAATCTTGATGAACCCGATGGTAAGTTCAACTTGGAAATCAATTTGGACAAACACATGTTCCGTTGCTGGAAATGTGACGAACCAAAGTTTTCTGGCCGTAGTCTTGAATACTTAATTAAACTTTTCGGTGGGAAGGACGAACTTGAGGAATACAAGCAGGTTCGTGAAGACTACTTCGACATGTTTAATGATGAAGAGAAGTCCGAAGAGGAAGAAAAGGAAGTCGCAGTAAATCTACCGGATGAATTCATTCCATTCTCTTCAATGGATGAAGACGATCCACAGCATCTTGAAGCATACCGCTATCTGGTATTTGATCGTAAGATACCACGAGACATCATGTTCAAGTATAGACTTGGATTTTGTGTTACTGGTCGATTCAAGAACAGAGTGGTCATCCCTTCATTCGATAAGAATGGAAAGCTGAATTACTTTGTAGCAAGAACGTGGATAAAGGGTGTTAAACCAACGTATTTGAATCCTAAAGTAGAGAAAGGTAAGTTCATCTACAATGAAGGATTCATAAATTGGGATGCTCCGGTGTATTTAGTAGAAGGGGGATTCGAAGAACTTAGTTTCCCTGTCAATGCAATCCCTTTGTTGGGTAAAGTAATCGGAGAGAAATTATTTTTCGAACTAAAGGACAAAAAACCGGAAATAATCGTTATATTAGACCCGGATGCAGTAAAGGATGCGATACGACTTTACGAACAATTACAAGGTATCTATTACGACTGCACAGAAAAAGTAAAAATAATCATCATGGAGGGAAAGCATGATTTAGACGAAGTAAAGAGAAACTTCGATGTAGAGGGTGTCAAGAAAGTCATCCAATCTGCACGGTATTTGAATGATCTTGATTACTTACGTCTCAAATAATCTAAGATGGTATGAGAGATTTTAATGACTCAAGAAGAAGACAATATTCTGATTGAACAAATCATAAAGAGCAACGATCAAAAGGCTTCAAACAAACTATACAACTGGTACTATAAAGAGGTAAAGAACCACATCAAAAAGAAGTTTGGCAAAAAACTTTCATCGGACGATGTGGATGATTTGAGTTCAGACGCAATCAGTAAAAGTTTTATAAACCTTACTGCATTTGACGCAAACAAGTCGAGTTTCAAAACTTGGCTGTATACGATAGCCGAGAATTTAGCAATTGACCATTCACGTAAACTTGAGAATCGAGTTGATCGTGTACATTATCATTATCTGGAAGAAGCAGAGGATCGAAAGTTCGAACTTCCGGCAACAGATAACTACGAAGAGTCGTTTGCAATACGACAAACGGTAAAATACGGGACATCAAATCTCGATGAACAGACAACCGATATGATTCAGAAGAAATATGTTGAAGGATACTCCCACAATGAGATCGGAGAGTTGTATTCTCTCACCAGTTCTACGGTTTCCAATAAGATCAACTATGCCAAAAGCAAGATCAGGAACAAGATCGGAAAGCTGAAATAAACACATAAAGGAGTATTTATTTTTATGGATATAGAAAAGTACCGTAAGCTAAAAGAAGAGATCAGAAACAAGAGTTTTGAGAAAAAATACACTACTGTTGACTGGATTCTCTACTATGCCTCATTCTTTGGTAATATAGCATCAATTTTCTTCGCATTTTTCCTTTGGTTTCCATCCCTTTTAAAGACGATAACCCTACACGTAGCTGATAATAGCCTTACATACGGTATTGCCGTTCTAAGCACCATTATCTTGCTCACATTGGTTGAATTTTTAAAACGTGGGATACTCGGTATTTTTTCATCGGAGTTCATTGAAGCCAAAATGAGAATTGCCACCCGATCAATATTTGGGTTGTTTGTTTTCAGTCTTGGTATTCTTGCATTGAGTTTTTACTTCTCCATTAACGGAGCAATTGAGTTCTCAAAGACCAGTGGTAAGACCAACATAGCAGTGGAAGCCAGTAGTAAGGCAATGCTCGATAGTTTGGTGAAGGTAAATGAAAGAGAGAAGCGTCCGATTCAAGAAGAACTTACTTCGTTACGTGAATCGAACAAGAACATACGTCAGAAGCGTGATGATACTCCACTTGAACAACGTACTGCCCGTTATCAATACAATGTGTTGATTAACGAGAATGAAAAACTGATTGCTGAGAATACAAAGAAACTGGAAGCACTTGAGAAGGGATTTCAGACCGACATCATTAAACTCAAATCAGAAGAATCAAAAACTAAAGAAGAAAATGTGAAGGGCGATGAAAGCAATGTTTTACTGTTCTTGCTCGTCTCTACTTTCATCGAAGTGATCATCGTAATTGGTGTGTACTTTCGACAACTTTATATTCACCGTGCATTCTACGAAGCCGAGCAAAAACTTGAGCCATTGGTAAGAAAACGAGACAAGTATGAAACACTACTTCGTATTGTCTACAAGAATGGTGAGGTAAAACAAGATGAACAAATTATCAGTCTCACCAAACTTACTGAAATCGTGAGAACGAAGGGTGCTGCATTCACACCAAAGCACGTAAAAGACTTCTATACTGAAATGACCCACTTGGGTGCATTCAAAATTGCTGCAAATAAACGCTGGACTTTGGTTTCTTATGACGAAGCTAAAAAACTCATTACAAGCCTCGAAAATCTATAATTAATCGCGTTTTGTTTCTGTATTTATAAAGAAACAGAGACGAAACAATGAGCAATAATCGAAGTGCTTTTGAGGCAATTCCGGGTAAGGATGCGCTTGTAGAATATCAAAACAAAGCATATCCCGCAAAATCATACGTGGAAAGGGATGGTTTGGTTTACAAGTCGTTGACCGGAACATCAACCACATTCCTAAGTACACAATGGGAATTAATCGCTGACTTACGTGAAGTAAGAGTTGCAAATATCAAGGATCGTAATGCCTTGACTGGCTATACAGCCACTACTGGTACAACAGGTATTCGTATTCCAATTCTGGATAATACCAATGTACTTGTGTTAAATGCTGCTGGCGATCCGCAAGTTGGGGTTAATAATTTTGCTCGTTACAATTATAATCAAACAACTACAAGCTGGCTTCTATTGCAAGTTGGCACTGGTGCAACAAATTCGAATGTAAATAACTATCAATTACTTACAAATAAACCTGCTGTTGTCAGTGGAGTCACTGTCACGGCTGGTAATGGTTTAACTGGTGGAGGAAGTGTGTTCGGTACAGCATCTGCGCCCTATGCTGCTGGTGGTACAATTAATGTTTCACATGCTGACACATCTTCGCAAGGAAATATCGTAGGTTCAGGATATGCATATATTCAAACCTTACGTTTCGATACTTTTGGCCACGTAACCGGAGCAACTTCAAGTACATGGGTTCATCCAACTGGATTAACACAAAATTTTTCAAACACAGGATACACGTACATTCAAAGTGTTCAAGTTAACAACGGACACGTTACAAGTGTAAGTCCTTCAACATGGGTTCACCCGGATACCTCAACACAGGCCAATTCAGTAAACTCTGGAAATGTTTTCATTCAAAGCATTTATGTTGATGGTGCTGGTCACGTAACAAATATCACAACTGGTACGGCTGGTGGTGGAGGTGGTGGTGGATCACCACTTAAAGTTAATGGTGATAGTGGTGGTTTGATTACCATGAATAGTGGTGGTACGTTAACCATTTCAGGTGGAACAAACATTGCAACTGTAAGAACAGGTAACGTAAACAATACAGGCATAAGAATAAACCTTAATCCGGCAGGTACAACAAATCAAGTACAATACAATAGTGGTTCTGGCTTGGGTGCAAGTGCAAACTTTGTATTCAGTGCTGGCACAAGCACGTTGAGATCAAGTAACTACGTAGTAGGTTCAACGCCAACATCTGGTACTACATCAGATCAAATACTTACAAGAAATTCTGGAAGTGGTGCTGTACAAAGATTAAGTATCAATACAGTTTTAGCACAATTAGCGGTAAACAATGGTCTTACCAAGAGTTTTAACAATGTTAGATTAGGTGGAACACTCACTGGTAACACATCAATTGCCGGAGCATTTGGTCTTAATCTTACGGCTGGTTATTTAACTGTAGGTGCACGATCAGGTAGTACTGGAACGAATTCATTAAGTATTGGTCAAGGCAATTTAGTTAGTGGGCAATATAGTGCATCATTTGGTGCATCTAATAAAGCTACTGGTCAATATGCCATAAGTTCAGGGGCAAATTCAGAAGCGACTGGTGATCAGAGTTCAGCATTTGGTTGGGGAGCAATTGCATCCGGTATGGGCGCACATGCATCTGGCTTCGGTAATGGTGTTGGTAAAGGAGTGCTTGCACAAGGAAACTTCTCATTTAATCATTCATTTAATCACAACGTAAATCAAACTGCTGGTCATGGTGCACTTGCAGACGCATCAGCAATTCTTGGTGGTCGTGATCATAATATTGATGCAACAAATACAAATGCAGCAATTGTTGGTGGTGACACAATTAAATTACCTGCTGGTTATGGTAACTTTACTGCCGTAGGTAATCTCGCAATTTGGACAGCACCTGCAACAAATAACACGGACGATCTTCTTGTATATAATGCAACAACGAAGAAAATTGAGAAAACAACCAGAGCATCTATTGTGGGTGGTGGTACACCGCCAGCAGGATCGAATACACAGGTTCAATTTAATAATAGTGGTGCGTTTGGTGCATCTGCTAATCTAACGTTCACAACTGGCACAAATACTTTGTTGTCAACAAACATTAATGTTGGTACAACACTTACCTTAGCATCTAACCCTGCATCTGGTACAACAGGAGACCAAATACTTACAAGAAATTCTGGTACTGGTATCGTACAAAGATTATCATTAAGTGCAATTGCTGGACTTCCATTAAATGCAATACAATATAGAACTGTTACCGGATTCGGTGGTGACGCAAATTGGATTTTTGATCCAACAAATGATGCGATCACTTTAGGTACAAGAGCGGGTGGTACTGTGGGATTAAACAGTGCAACATTTGGTACAAGCAATCTTGCTTCTGGTGCAACATCTTTTGTTGTTGGTACAAGTTCAATTGCTGGCGCAAATGCGATTGCAATGGGTGTGTCGGTCACAGCAACGGGTCAATATTCGTCTGCATTTGGTCAACAAACTGTTGCAAGCGGACAATATTCATTTGCAGAAGGTGTTGGTAGTGTCGCTTCCGGTGGATTTGGTTCACATGCAGAAGGTACAAGAACAACTGCAAGTGGTAATGCTGCTCACGCAGGTGGTTATGGACAAAATGCAACATTAACACTTCTCGCATCTGGCTTTGCTGCATTCAATCACTCACAGACAACGCCATCACAAACAACTGGTCATGGTGCATTAGCAAACGGATCAGCAATTCTTGGTGGACAAGATCATAACATTGCAGTTGGTAATACTAATGCGGCAATTATTGGTGGCACAGCAATTAAGTTAACTGGCACAACATACATTGATCATACAGCAGTTGCAAATTTAGCAATCATGTCAACGCCTGTAACTGGTATTGCTGCGGATGATGTTCTTGTAAGAAGTTCGACAACAGGCAGAATCAGAACAGTAACTCAAGCATCATTAAGTGGTGGTGGAGGTGGTTCACCGGGTGGTGCAAATACGCAAATCCAATATAACAATTCAGGCGCATTTGGGGGTTCGGCTGAATTAACATTTGTGCCGGGAGTTCTTAGAACACCTGTTGGTATTAGACTTTCAGATAATGCCACTGCTGGTAATAGAATGCTTATTGCAGAAAGCAGTACATTGGGTAATGCATTTAGAATTTACAATAGAGTAGGTAGTGTTCTTATATCTGGTGGTACAAGTACAACTGCAACACAAGCATATCCTGTAACAATTCAGGGGGGGACAAACACATCAACAGGTCAACAAGGTAATGTAGTTATTCAAGGTGGTGGTGTGTTTTTTAGCACAACATCGCAAGGTGGGGATGTTCAAATTCAAGGTGGCCCAACAAACAGTGCATCACAAGCAGGTAATGTTAGCATAAACGGTGGTAGTAATACAAGCACAGGTGCAAATGGTAACGTAAATATTACTGGTGCTGGTGGTACAGGACAAGGTGGTTCGGTCAACCTTAGTGCAGGTCAAGCATCATCGGGTAATCCGGGGATTATTTCAATCAATGCTGGTAATTCAGCAGGATCAAATGCAATTCAAGCTGGTCGTGTTGATATTAATGGTGGTATTGCTTTCAGTACAGCAGCAAAAGGTGGTAATGTCAACATTAAGGGTGGTGCAAATGTATCGACAAATATTTCTGGTGATGTAAATATCACTGGTGGACAAACTAATGGTTCAGGTGCGGCAGGATATGTGAATATTCGTGCTGGTGAAAACAGCAGTTCAGTTGCAAAAGGAGTGGTACGAATTGTTGGTGGTGATTCGAGTACAAACGCCTATGGTCTTATCATCAGTGGCGAATCAAATACTGGTACTGGACAAGCTGGATCAGTTGTGCTTCAAGCTGGAACGTATACAAGCACATCATCAACTGGTGGTTATGTAAAATTATTTGGAGGTGGAACACCAACAAGTAAAGTTGTTATTGGAGGTGGAAATACTGCTTCTGGACAAGTGGGACACGTTATTATCAGTGGAGGTACAAGTTTTAGTAACGGTGCTGGTGGTAATGTAAACGTATTTGGCGGTTATAACGCTAATGCTACAGGTAATGGTGGTAACGCAAATATAACTGGTGGTACTGCTATTGGTAACGGTGTTGGTGGTAATGTGAATATTACAGCAGGTGCAACTAATTCTTCTGCATCACATAATGGTGGTAATGTAAACATCACTGGTGGTAGAACGCTTGGATCGGGTACTGGACAAGGCGGTAACGTAGTTATTCAAGGTGGACAAGGTAATTTTTTACACGGTAATACGACAATTAAAGGTGTTGATGCTGCTACAAGTGTAAGTGCAAGTCATGTTTTTATTAATGGTGGTGGTAATTCAGGTGTTGCTGGTGTTGCTGCTGGTAATGTTATTGTCTCAGGTGGTCAAAATACTTCTGGCACGGGGCCGGGAACTGTCACTATAAATGGTGGTAGTTCAAATAACACAATTGGTGGTTTTGTTACAATTCAAGGTGGTCAAACTACATCAGCAACCGCAGTTAAAGCAGGAGCAGTTAATATTATTGGTGGTACTTCATCAACATCACAAGCATCTGGTGGTAATGTAGTAGTTCAAGGTGGTGGTAGAAACGTTGTTGGTACAAATACTAATGGTGATGTGACAATAAATGGTGGTGGTACTTTATTTGGTGACACTGCCGTAGGGAATGTTTATATCAACAATCAGAAATTTTCAGTTGTGCTTGGTGCAACTAATGGTAATGGTGTAATGCACATTGGTCACGCTTCAATTCTTCCATCCGCAGGGCCATCAAGTGGTGCAATCATATATTTCGATGGTACGTCAGGTAATTTGAAGGTTTGGAAAGCAGGTGCAGGTGCACCAGTTACATTAGCATAACAATAAAAAACCATGAGTAAGAAAAAAACTAAGGTTAACAAAAGAGGTCTCATTATTTCTGGTGGTGGTGCATTTGGTGCATACGGAGTTGGTACGCTTGCTGCATTGAACAAAGATTACGATGTGGTTGCAGGAATATCAACAGGTGCACTCATGGCCCCTCTTGTCTCATTAAAAAAATGGGATGTGTTAAAAGAGGCATATACCTCTGTGACTGACAAAAAGATTTTTGATAAAAAATGGTATCGTCCACATGTCTTCACCAAGAAGGGTAGCTTAAACGTGTTCTCTGTTTTGTATGTGTTGATTAATCGTATTTTTGGAAGAAGTAATGCGACCAATACTCTTGCAACTACTCATAACATGAGAAATTTGATTGAAACATTTGTAACAACTGAGGATTACGATACAATTAAGAATAGCAATAGAGAAGTTGTGGTTGCAGCAGTTAACATTAACGAAGTTCCAGCAGCCGTGCATTATTTTTCAAGCGATAACGAAACATTTGGTGACTTCAAAGATTGGATGTGGGCATCTGCAAATGCTCCATTTGTTACAACTCTTCTTGAGAAGAAGTGGTTTGACGAAGAAGATCAAAAAGAATACATGGGAGAGTGGACTGATGGTGGCTTAACTGAGATTGCACCATTTGATTACGTACTTCAAAAGGGAATTAAAGAAGTTGACATCATCATGCATCGTGCAAAGCCACTTAAAGTAAAGGAACAAAAACTTTGTGAAGACTTTCTTGAAAATATTGAACGTGGTATTGCAGCAATGCGATATGACATTGAATTTGAGAATGGGAAACTTGAAGAAAAACTTGCAAATTTTGCAACAGAAAATGACGTAAAAATTACTGTTTACTGGTTACCTCGAAGATTAGCAGACAATAGTTTAGTTTTCGACAAGCAGACAATGCTTGACTGGTATGAAGAAGGATTTAAAACTGCCAAAGACGAAAATCGTATAGAAATTTTCGAATAAAAAATCTGCGCAAACAATATCGAAAACCCTGATTCAGAGTAAAACCCTGATCATCAGGGCTTTTTTATTTTCGAGAATTCTATTTATCTTTACGTTTATCTTGTAGAGAGATAATTTTACAAACTGAATAACTATGAAAAAAACAATCATTTTGACAGGTTTGTTATTGATTTGTTCTTTGATTTCAGATGTTTTCGTACAATCAAGTGCGAAAGGAAGCGTGACGCAGCGTTCACAAGCTGCAATTGCGCTGGAATCAAAGCCCAAATTTGATTTCAAGCCGAAACAAGAGTTGATTGACTCTGCATTACTCAAAACAATTTCACTTCCGTTGGATGTGAACTACGTTGAGAAAGTAGACATCAAGATTCTTTACAGAAATGTAAAAGGAACAGTCTATCATGCCGAAGAAAGCCAGTGCGATAACACGCCACTGATCACAGCAGATAATTCGTTAATTGATACTGCGCATGTGAATGACCTTAGATGGGTAGCTTTAAGTCGTGATTTACTGAACCGAAAATTCACTGATCCATACGGAAGAAAACATGTATGGGCGGGGAAAATTAAATTAGGGGACACAATTTGGGTAGACTATGACAACAAAGCCCTATGGAAACTAACCCATGAACGCCAAAATCCAAAAGACACTGTTGCAGTAAAACGTAACGATGCACGATATGAGAAACTAAAAACAAAATACGAGCAGATCAGAGGATATTGGATAGTACACGATGTGATGGGTACACAGTACATTAAGCGAACACGAGACGGTAGATTGATACCAGATAAAGATGGAAAGCCACAAACGGTTTACATCCATACTGCAATCGACTTTCTCCAACATCCCGAACTTGGTATGATGGACGTTTGGGATCGGCACATAATCATCGCGAACAGAAAGGTCACAAAAATAACCTTACCCGTAGTAGCAATGAACTAAGGATGACTCTACAAAAGATAAACGATAAACTGACACAAGGAATGGTTGCCGTTTTTACGGCAATCGTTCCTTTGTCTTTACTGACCATTGTGCTCCCGATATTGGGATACGTTGTGGCAGTATTGATTGTGCTACTTGGAATTAGTACAATCGTAAATTTTGTTCTCGGATCATACTTGCTTTCTATCCAAATGGCCAAGATGATCGATCAAGTAATGAAGCAACATGAACAGCAACAAGGAAGAGCCTGATTTTTTTCAATTGGTCGTTAACTTGTTCAAGAAGAAAAAGCCAGTACCACCGCCACAACCTACAGTTGAAGAACTTGCAGAAGAAGCGAAGTGGATAAATACAAAAGCAAAATATTCACTTGAACATTTCCCAACGCATGGCATTTACTTGGTTCGTTATATGTTCAAAGACCAGTGGTGGTATTTGAGACGTTGGGATGAAGACTATACTCTTGAACGAGTGAAAGGCAATGCAATCAAAATTCCTGAGTCACCAAATTACGACAAGGATTTTGATTTCATAATCAAACTTCATCAGGAGTGGATTAACGAAGGACACGTATCGCTCAATTACGATTAATGGATTTACGTTACGAAACCATCAAAGCAAGACTTTCCCTGCTTTCCGGGAGTGAGGTTCAGAGGATTCTGGACAACATAGATCAGGTCTGTTTCGATGAATTCAATTATGATGCCTCAGAAGGCAAATACTGCCCTCTGGCGATAGCTATGGATTTGCAGCACTTACCCCACCCTACGGATTTGAAGGTTAAGGAGGCCATTTCTGTGCGTTTTACGCCTGTAAACGTAATCAAGGGTGTTCCGGGGCAATTCTACACCGATAATCGCAGGGAAGACCTCATTAATCTTTGTAAAGAAATCTTGGGAAGATAAAAACCTTTTTGCTAATATTACGTATAATTTCGTGACGATGAATAAAAACTCAGTCGAAATTGAACGTAAATTTTTAGTGAAGTGGGAAGTTTTCAACGACCCAATTAATAGAAGCGAAGCAGCAGACGAATCCAGTGTAGGAACCAAGCCATCACCTACCATTCTCAAACTCACTCAAGGCTATCTCACAAAAAACAAATACGGTTCTGTTCGTATACGTATCGAAGATGACGGTACTTTGGCATTGGCGTATCTAATGTCGAAAACCAGAGTCGATGACATGACGAACATTGAAACGGTTGATGAAATTTCAGTAGAGAACGCTGAAAAATTAATTAAGCAATTTTCGATCTCTGTAATTCGTAAGCACAGACATTTGATTTACGAACACGGCAAGAAATGGGAAGTCGATGTTTTCATTGAACCGAATGCGGGATTGGTCTTGGCTGAGATCGAACTCACATCGGCAGATGAAGTGATTATTTTACCGAAGTGGATTGACAGAGAAGTAACTGGCGAACCACAGTATTACAATGCTAACATGTAATGGAAACGATTGACGAAAAATTACTTGATTTTCTTTCCCAATCACCAGACAGCCAACTTGACAAGAGTGTTGCTGTTCGATGTGGTCAGATGAAAGGTAAGACGAAAGAGCAACAGATCGAAGAGTTGAGGAACATCATCGGAGACTGTATCAATGGCGCACTTGCTTCTACTTTCATGATGATCGTATTGCAGGAACAGTACAAGATATTGACTGGTGATTATGTTCGTGGAGAGATTAGAGTTGAGAAGTTATCATGAGCAGAAAGGATCATTGCCAAGCCTGTACTTTCATGCTTCATGGAGTAAAAACAAGAAGGGCAATTCCACATACGTGTGGGAGAACGGCAGAACAATTAAGAGAACTTAAAAAAGAGTATGAAACTCGAACAAATAAGAGAAATATTAAAACCGGAAACTGAGTTAGAAAAGCGTATCGTAGCCGACCCCGATTTTGTGGTTGGTGCAGGATACGGTAAACCGAGACCCGGCCATCCAGAAGGACAAGTGGTGTATCACATCAGAGAAGTCCTTGATAACGTAGATAAGTTTTCAACTGAGGAATTCAGAAAAGACCTTAGACTTATTGCGTTGATCCACGATACGTTTAAAAACAAAGTGGATAACACTAAGCCCAAAAGTGGTATGAATCATCATGCGATGATCGCCAGAAAATTTGCGGAGAAGTTTATACAGATACCAGAGTACGTTCTTGACATCATCGAACTTCATGATGAAGCCTACAATGCGTGGCAACAAGGTGGACGAAAAGGAGATTGGTATCGAGCAGAAAAAAGAGCGCAGGATTTACTTGGTAAACTTCAAACTGATCATCGGATTGATCTTTACATGAAGTTCTACAAGTGCGATAATCTTACAGGAGACAAGGAGCAAGAGAACTTCCAATGGTTCTTTGATTTTGTTTATGGATAAGAAAAAAGGCGACAAGAACGAGCAAGGATCAACATACAAAGTTGATCTTGCTGAAATCAAAACAATCACTGCCGATGACGAGATCATGAAGCAGTTTGATCGATTGAGCAGATACAAAGCATCCCACGAGAAGATGATTAACGAACATAATCGATTGATCAAAGTCCGTGAAGTGGCAGCAACAATTCCAGACGAGTATTTGCGCAATGTAAAAGTTGATAACTATCTCTCGGTGGATGACACCAGAAGATTGCTTGTTGTAGGATGCGAAACAGAAATAAAACATCTTGCTGTGGAACTGGACAAGATGACAAAACACTTTAAGCAAAACAATTTATGAGTTTTATAGTAGTGGACGTAGAAGCAGATGGGCCATATCCCGGAGACTATTCAATGGTCTCTTTCGGGGCAGTGGTAGTTGAGCCTTCATTGTCCAAGACCTTCTATGGGGAGGTCAAACCGATTTCCAGTTTATGGAAGCCGGATGCTCTTGCAGTATCAAACATTACACGAGAGCAACATTTGAAATTTAATGATCCTCTGCATGTCATGCATGACTTTGCAGATTGGGCTGAAAAAGTATCAAAGGGACGACCAGTATTCGTCAGTGATAACGTGGCATTCGACTGGATGTTCATTTGCTATTACTTACACAAGTACGCAGGACGCAATCCATTTGGCTTTAGCGGACGCAGGATCGGAGACATGTACTGTGGACTGGTCAATGATGCTTATGCAAAATGGAAGCATTTGAGAAAGACATCACATACCCATCATCCAGTGGACGATGCAAAGGGTAATGCCGAAGCATTGCTGCACATGAGAGAAAAGATGGGATTCAAAATCGACTTGAAATGAATCTACTTCCATACGCTTACGCACTTCTCGTATTTGGAATAATTACATTCCTATTCTTTTTATTGGGCAGGATGTTTTTGAATGTTGAGACAATCTACGAATATGATTTTGAGGTGATCATTGAAGACAATTCGGATTACGGAGTTGATCTTCAAAGATTCATCACTGAAAGAGGTAAGAGGGGATGGAAATATGAACGTTGTGAACGAATAAAAATCGAAAGAGCAACGGCCAGCCTATTAATGTTGATTTTTGTAAAGACAAAAAATCGGATACGACTTTTCAGTTAATCTGTCGTATTTATTATTGTCATAAATAAAGTTGTGTTAAACGAAAGAGGTGATCCCGTAAGATCACCTTTTTTGTTCTGAGCGGTTGTTGTGCTCACGACTATACGTGAAGTCAAGACTCCATCCAGTAGGCATGAACTGAGGTTTCATGCTTTCAACGAAGTGAACTCTCCATCCCCGGATAAACTTCTCGAAGTCTTTAGTTGTTTCCAACTTTTCGATAACAGCCTTTCCGTGATAGAAGTTTTCAACATTCATCAATTCGTTCTTCTTTGCCTTGATCAATTTGTCAGTCTTAATCAACATTTCTTCAATGTCATCGAATGACATTTGAAGTAAGTCAACATTGATTATCGACTTCAATTCCTGAGCAATCCAAAGAACACGTTCTTCTGGAATAACGTTGAACCTGTTAAGGATAGTGTCAAGAAGTTTGACCACCTTGAACTGATCCTTCAAGTTTTGAACCATGTAAGAAATTTGCTTCGCGTTCATCGTTTCGATTGAGTCAACATTGAACGTGACTGCAATTTCGTTCTTGTAGAACTTAGCAATCTGTTCGTACTCTTCGTGATGTCTACGGCAGATCAATACAACGTCATGGTGATTACGCGACTTGTACTTCAACGGCATGAACTTACGGTAGTGATATGGTACTACGTGATGCCTTTGCAAGTTGTGTTCTTCACCACATACAACGCAACGATTGATTCTCGGCAGCTTGCCGAAAATTTCGTGTTCCTTGAATCCTTCTCCTTTGGGGATGAACTTTAGACGTACTTTATTCGGAGCAATGATTTCTGCCAAGTCTCTCTGCAAATACCAGTCAACCTTTCTCTTACTGGTAGTGTACATGTGAGTCCCATTCGGGTGATGTACATCCCAATTGTCTGAAAGATCGAATTTTCTACTGCCATTTTTGAGAACTTGAGCCATTGAAGTTTTTAATAAGAGAATAGTAGTCTATAATTTTTTGATTTGATGTCACATTGTCAATACCGTAAATGTCTGCAATTTCTTGCTTCCAAAAAAGGGCCACCCCAATTCTTTTCAGGTCGGTGATGAAGTCATCTATCGTTTCGGGGAGAACGGGGAAGAGAAATTTCCTTCCCTGATGGTTCACTTCGTACTCGGAGGCTTCGAAGGTGATTACCGTGTTCGTTGTTTTGTTTCTGATTTCTTGGTACTGGATCAAGTCCTTGCAAGACCAACCAGTGAACAAAACCACTTTCTCGGCAGCTTCCCATTGGATCATTCGTTTCTCGAAAGCCTGATCACTTTCCCAAAACCCAAATCTCTTTTCGGGCACACCGCCCAACTTATTTGAGATACGGCTTACTTCGAAAGGGAGTTGATACAACTCTTCCTTCGCCTTGCTTGTGTGCTTCACATCAATGCATGGCGATGCTTCGATTATAACGTCCATTTAGTTAAGAGGCTTCGAGACCCACTTCAAGTTGCTTCCCACTCCACCGTAGTTCTTCGCATTCACGTAGCAAAAGAGCGTGTCATTGCTGACTTTGGCATTCCAGATTCCACTGCCGTTACCGGAGAGTTTTTCTTTACGAAGATCGAATAGTTCTTTGAACTTTCCGGTCTTGAGGTTGTAAGAATAAATAGTCCTGATGTCGCTATCAGCAGTTGTGCCTTTCTCGAACTTACCAACGACCAACACATTCTTGATTGAATCATGAGCGTAAACGTAGTACGAATTCAGAGCCGGAATCTGTTCCATAGTCCCCATCTTTTCAATGAAGGTGACATAGCCCATTACTTCGTATCCGCTTTCTTTATCGCCCCTCAATTGAACGCAGATCGTATTACCCACACTGGTAGAAGCGTTCAGCGTGAGCCTGTTTGTGGCCTTCTGAATACCCTGCCCGGAGAGAGCAATCCAAGCCCCATCATTTGCATCCTGAGCGAAACCAGTCGTCAGGGTGAGGATAAAAACCGCTAAAATTGCTATATTTTTCATGTTTTTTGCTTATTATTACTGTACCTATTTATACGTAAAACCGTGTTGAAGGTTGCATAAACCCCGAAAATATGAGTAGAATCAGCAAAAATTTGGATGTTGTACTGGCACTGGATAAAGACACCTATGCCGTAGACGGCAGGAACTACCACTTTGCCAAGAGCAAAAAGAACCAGATCATTTTGGGTGGATCATTGAGAAAGGACAGTAATCACATTCAGCACCTTCTCCGCAAAGACAACGGTAACTCGAAACGTTGGCCAACATTCTCGATCACCAGAAACGGTACAATCTACCAGCACTATGACCCACAATTTTATAGCGACTACATGGGAGTCAAAGAAATTGACAAGAGATCGATCAGCGTGGTACTTGAAAATATGGGTATGCTCACATTCAATGCAGACAAAGAATGCTTCGTGAATTGGGCCAATGAGGAATGTGATGAAAAATTGGTGTTGGATAGACTCTGGAAGAACTGTAGATATTGGGAGAAGTACTCTGAGCCACAATATGAGTCTTTAGCTAACCTGTGTAACTATTTAAGTAAGGAATACGAAGTGCACATGGATGCACTTGGGTTTAATGTTTTTCACGAAGAGAGCGAGAAATTTCAGGGCATATTGACCAGAAGTAACTACGATTCGGATTACACTGACCTAAATCCATCCTTTGACTTCCAAAAATTCATGAAAATGTTGAACATTTCCATCGAGTAAAATAGTATTTATAAAAAACTATAGCAGTGAATAAGAAGATTTTTGATAGAATACACGAAACCTCAAAGCGTTATGCGCGACAAATGGGGTATGCTAAGAAAAGTCCGTTGAAGGAAATGACAATGCGTGAAATGTTACGCAGAACCCGTAACCAAGATTGGATGAAAGAAGACTCAGCATTGGTTGCAGAACCCGTTGCCAAGCAATTAAGCCGTAACGAACAGGTAGAACAAGAAAGAGCAATGCAGGACTATTTTGATGATGAAAACCTCACCATCAAATTTGAACCGATTGAAGTCTACGACAACGGTGTATTTTGGGCAGGAACTATTGATGGTCAACTAAAATTCGCGTATATGGTTACGCCAGAGGAATCATCAAGTGGTGTAAAGATTGAACGTTCACCGGACTTCGATCCTACCAACGAAGACAATCAGGCTATCGAGAAGAAAGTGATTGACTACTACGACACCTTCTACGACTATTGGAGCAAGAACCAATTTGAAAATTAATGTACAATACGAAAAACATATTGGAACAAATTGGTTGGTACAGAAATGCCGAAGTAACATCACATGACAGGTTAACAGACTTGTTCAATGGCATGATGGAGTATTTCAGAACCAAAGAGCAAACCAACAGATTCAACCGAGATATTTTCGTAGGATTTTATCCGATCAATCCAGAAGCAAGTTTTGGAAACGTAATTAAAAGAGCACACAGATTTATTGAACCAACACAACAATCAATTCATAAAGCATACATCGGATACTGTACTTTCTTGAGATCACAAGAAGCGCAGCAACTTTCAAGTAACGTTCACCGATTCATAAACAACGATCTTGAAGACGAATTGATTGACAACTTTATTATAAAGACATATGGACAAGTATTTTAAATACGGCTTCTTCATTGCCGTCCTTGCAGTAGTCGCACTGACTTTCAAGATGTGTAGCGATGGCGAAAAGTATCGCGACATGAAAATCCAAGAATCAAATCTTCGTAAGGCACTTACGGATTCAGCAACTCATTTCAAAACCAAAGAAGGCGCATGGGGTGTAGAGAAAAGAACGCTTCAAGCCAGCCTTGATGAACTTAGCGATAAGAATTTGCAGTTGAGTTCAAATCAGAAATCATTGATTCAACAGGTAAAGGATCAGAATAAAACCAGTCAAACCATTGCTGCTGCACTTCTTGAATTGAAGGCAGAAGTTACCAACATAAAGAATGGAAAGGTTACTACTGAAACTGATTCTACCGTAGCGTTTACTTCACCACCTGCCGACACCACGTTCCAATACAGTTTGACCGTGTTCAATGTTCACAGATACAAAATGCAGGAGCCTTCATTGTTGATCAACAAGATCAGCTTCCCGAACAAGCAAACCATAAACTTCCATTGGAAAGATGATCGTAAAGAGGGATACCCTGTATCATTCAGCGTGGTAAACACCAATCCTTACTTCAAAGTCAACGACATTCAGTCGTATGCCATCCCGGAACTTACTCGTGAGAAAGTAAAGCCGACATTTTGGCAAAAAGTTGGTACGTTTAGCAAGTCAACCGGGGGTAAACTTACCTTCTTAGCAATCGGTTTTGTTGCTGGTGCTGCCATAGCGAAGTAACTCCAACTGGTCACTATAAAAAATTGTAAAGCACCTGTATTTAAGGTGCTTTTTTAGTATTTATGTAATATACTATGCTTAACGAAGAGTTTACCAAGGTCGAAATCAGAAAAATTGTCAATGATGAACTTGATAAAGCCATGAGAGACAAGCTGAAACGTGAAATTGTGGCATCTTTGAAGAGCGGTGCAGGTAGAGGGGAAGTGAACGATATTGTGAAAAACGGACTCAATGCACTCTATAAGTTCCTCTGGACTAAGCGTAGTAGCTGGAACAACGAAATAAAGTAATGGAAGGAAGTTTCAACAGTAAAAACATCAAGCCCTCACTTACCACTCCTACAAAGATGGGTAAGCAGCTTGATAGTAATTTTAAAAGCCAAATTAGAAAATCAGGCATGAAGTTAAGCGAAAATGGCATGTTGCACGAGAAGGAAGAATCTTTAAAGAAGAAAATCTTCAAACTCGACAAAATGGAAACATTGGTACACACCGATGAAAACCTATCTAAGGTATTCAATGAAATGAAGCAAGATGCTGCTGAAAAATTTGGTTACCACTGGAATGAAACAATCTTGAACATTATCTTCAACGATTATGTGTTGAACAGTCCTAAGAACCTACAGAAGTACAAGAACACCCGTGCGAAGCCTAAGAAAAGAAGAGGCGAAGAAGGGATCAAAGAACTTCAAAATGATATTGACAAGGAAAAGGCAGCATCATCAGGTGCAGAAGAAAGAAAAGAAAAATTGATGGGTGGAGACGACAAGGAAAAGGTAGATGAATTTTTCAACTTTGGTAAAAGTGCAGCAACTGAGTTGCCGATGAACCAGAGAAGTAAAAACGATACCTACTTCGTGGACATGAGAAACAAGAAACTTCTTGCACCTGTACCGTACAACGCTTCACAAGAAGCAAAGCAAGCAATCATATCAAAGTATGTTGGTCAACCCAACATCAAACAACTTGCATGGTATGATGCAGTAAAGCAAGGTATAAAAGGTGTCCCTACCGAAGTACCGGATGGATCAATTCAACAGATCGATCAAGAGTTACAACAGCGTTACGGCAACGACCTTCAAACTATCCCTGCATTGGGAGAGAACTTAGGTCAGCCAGTAACTTCTGCTTTCACATTAGCAAAAATCATTGCTGGTCTTTTACCTGACCAATATACACAGAAAGATTTTAATACTGCGCTCGAAAACTATTTCGTAGATCACGGAATGGATTTCGCGAAGTTGAACAACCAAGAGTACGTGCAGGACATTTCACATTTCCTTGCAAGTGATTTTGGAAAAACTCAAATGGATGAAACAACTGGCGCAGCAGGTGCTGGTGCTTTCGCTCCTGCACTGGACAATCAAAAACCAGTTACAGAAGAAAAGACAGCAAACTATGTTGGTGAAGACGAATGGAGCCGTAAGGTATACAGAAGTGAAGATGGCACTATGTACGTTGACGTAGATGGTGTTCTTCATTCAGTAACGCCAGAGGGCGAACCAATTGCTCCGGTTAGTGGAGTGCAAATCGTAGACTCAATCAAAGAGACAACAACAAGTGCATCATCAGGTCAATACAGTGGCCCCGCTATTTGGGCGAAGAATCCAAACAAGTCACGTTGGGCACACAGACCAGCATGGCATGGTGGTAAAATTCTTGAGTCAGTCGTAGACAAGCGTAACGACTATCTTACAGAAGCTGGTGCGTTTAAGAAATATTTGATCAACAACATGCTTTTTGAAGCAGTCAATATGGGAATGATGGAAGCTGAATCATTTCAAGATCACGCAAAAAGAATAAAAGCAGTGCTTGATAAATATTTAGCGGATACCCCTGAGATTGCCAATGCTGATGGTTTCAAGGATGCTTACGAGTTTAGTAAATATGAAGCTGAAACTGGAAAAGCACATCCAAATAGAGGAAAAGGGAATGTTGATCAAGAAGTAAATGAACATCATTTACATAGTAAGCAAGAGAAGATTGATTTCATTCTTCAATACACATACGATGATGCGTCAGACAGTGCAACACACTCTACGGAAGAGTTGAATGCAATGTCAGATGGTGAAATTGAAAATTTGTATCGCAGCACCGAAAAGAAAATTGGTCTTGATGAATTCTTCTCTTTCGGGAAGAAGGATCAGCCAGTTGCAAACAATCAAGAATTGAGCATCGGCCAACTTAGCGGATACAAGAATAACATCATCAATGTTCTCCGTAACTTAAAGTTCGGTGAACAGATGATCGATGCACTCAACAAGACCTACGATCAAATCGTAATTAAGGGATTGAAGAACGGTGTACCAGCAGACGTGCTTGCTCAAAAAATTGCAGCACACTACAGTGGTCAACAAGTGTCATTGCCTGAACAGGATGATACCAATTTTAGAGAAACAATGGTGAAGGACTTGAAATATAACGGCAAGCCAGCATCAGATAGTGAATCAACAGAAGAACTTGAAAGTCAAGATGGTCTTTTCAAGGGCAAGTGGAATTCAAACACTTCGGTAGCTGAAAATGATGAAGAAATGGATGTTGTAGAAGAAAGACCAAGACCACAAGATGACGATTGTTTCGTATCTTCAAACGGCTTCAAACTTTCTGCATCATGCGGTGATAAATACATTGGTGAATTCACCGAAGATGAAGCAGCATGGGAAGCAGTAAGAAATTGGAAGAAAGAAAACAACTATTACCCGAACACATGGTTCATTTCGGATCATGGCAATGAATCATTGGTAGACGATGACGGCAATGAGATCAAAGAAGGTTTCGGTGGTGATCCAGAAGTTGGTGAAGATCAATACAAGGAAGAACAAGATTACAATAGATTTGCAGCACTTGAGCAACAGTCAAAAGAGTTGGCTCAATTGCGTGATGCTGGTGATGAAGGTGCATTGAAAGCAAAAATAGATTCATTACAAGTTATCCCGATGATTAATCACTCTGGTGGTTATGAAGATGGATTGGGTCACAGAGATTTGGAGAAATTGGGTTATACCCGTATTACCCACGATTATTCTTTCGATGAAGATGGTGAGTTTGTAATCAACAATATATCGAACAAACCAATTGTAATGATTGATGAACGTGGTATCAGAGGTATCATCAATCCGGGCGAAAGTGATATTGACGAAAACACGTCAATCAGACTTCATGAGAAGGCTTCATCAAAGTCACAACAAAGATTCATGGGTATGGTACACGCAGCACAAAAGGGAGAATTGAAGAATCCAAGTCCGGCAGTTGCTAAAGCAGCTAAGTCAATGAGTGACAAGGATGCGGAAGATTTTGCATCAACCAAGCACAAAGGTCTACCGAACCATGTGAAGAAAAAGAAGAAAAAAGTGGATGAAGGTTTATTCACTCCATCACAAGAATTGAATATTGATCAAATCAGATCGGTAATCGATAACTTCAAACAATCTCCTGAGTCATCAGATTTGAGAGACAAGTTCGTAAAGGCAAAAGACTACGTTAAGTCAAAGGCCGGACACGTTGCAAGAATGCCACAGTTGAAAATGTGGTTAGACCAGAATATGCCACAGCTTTCAAACTATGTAGGCATGTTATGGGGCAATTGGGACTTGATGCCATCGAACTCAGGAATGTTACAAGAAAATAAAGGAACAATGAAAATAGACGAAAAAGCATACAAGGACTTCTTCAAGTCAGAATTGAAGAAGACTGGTAAGTCACTCGGTTCAATGAGTGCAGGTGAAAAGAAAGTACTCTTTGAACAAGTAGACAAAGGCTTCAAGAAGTTGAATGAAAGCATTATCGATGATCAGCCGGATTCTATGGTTAACAATCAAGAATCATCAATGGCAAAGAGCATGGATTCAGACGAACTCAATAAAGATGGTATGCCAGCAGCTTCTTCGTCAGCACCATCATCATCTGAACCACAGCCGAATGGCGTTAGTGGTGTAAGTGAAATCACTGAGGTATCGGAAGAAGAACCACAGTACTTTCATTCAGGTGCTGATGACCCACAAGTAGCATTGGATGCTGCTAAGTTCAGAGAAATGTTGAAGACCAAGTACGGTGTTGAAAGTGTGTCACAATTGTCACCAGCACAACGTCATGAGTTAATGAAGAGCATGAACTTTGGTGGTGAAAAGCCAGCAGATCAGATTGCTCAAGCACAACATAAGACTGACGATGATAGAGCAGCATATGCAAAGTTAAATGATCCTACTGAGGCATTGGCTTTTTTGAATCAGCGTGTAGACTCAATGGAAACACCAGAAGACTACAAGCGTGTAGCAAGCGAATTTAAGCAAGCTACTGGAAAGAGCATGTTACATCCGATGGCTATTTATGGTGTAATCCAGAACATGTCACCGGAGGAAAGACAGAATTACAATAAACTCGAACAATATTTCAGATTGAATATGAGCGATAAACAAACCGTAAACGAAGAAAGAAAAGTCCCTGCTATTCTTAATGTTGAAAAACTTGGAGCAGAGAATGCGAAGAATTTCGCTAAAGATAACGCAGAGGAAGATGCACTTAAACAGGACAAGACCTATCCAAAAGATGATGGTATCCACAAGGCTCCGGTATGGCCTGATCCTAAGACGTTCTACATTGAACAAGGAAAAGGAACTTCTCAAGAATTAGCAAAGGAACAAACCAAAGAAGCTAAGTCAATGGCTGACATTGAAGCAGAAGTTCTTGCAAAGACCAAAGGTGCATTGGAGAACATTGGCAATTCAACTGCCGATGGCAAGCATATTCCGAAGAGAAATCTTACCAAAGAAGAAGGTTACGAACTTGCTATGAACAGAGGTGATGGTATGCAAGATATTGTGTACGATTTGAAGCCGTCTGAGAAGTTCGAAGATCGCATGAAGAAAGACATGGGAGATCATGTTTACAAGAGCAGACAAGACAAAATGGACTACAAAGCAGAGGCTCCGATGTACAACAAGGATACCCAACCTGTTGAAGATGGTGATGACAAGAACCAGTACAACAAATTTGCAAAGGGATATAACCTTCACGAAGTAAGTGCAAGATACAAGGATGATTTGGGTAAAGGACACCTTGTTGAATTCAAACTTGGCGAAGTTGAAGAGGTTACTACCATTGCAGACAACTATGTAAAGTTGAGCATCGATGGTATGGGTAACAAGTACTCTATCGCAGGTAAGAAAATGAACGAGAACAAAGGCTTCAATGAAATGATGGAGAAGTATAGCTTCTTCATGAACGAAAATAAGATTGTTGCTATCGAGAAGTCGAAAGTGATTGTTGAGACCAAGATTCCAGTGAAGGGCAACGTCAATGAATCATTGCAAAAAATGAAGCACTTGATGAACTATAAGCCTACTGATTATGTTGATACAAAGAAGTCAGTAAAGTTTTAATTCATGACAGCACTACAACAGGACAATTTAGAGCAAGTAGTTAAAGATGCAGGAAGACCAGTATTTGTTGACATGTATGCAGATTGGTGTGGCCCGTGTAAAATGATTGAACCTATCATTAGTGAACTTGCAAACGAGTACGGAGACAAAGTTGAATTCGTAAAAGTTAATGTTGACGAGAATCCTACTTCGGCAGCAGCGTATGGCGTTCGTAGTATTCCTACCTTATTAGTATTTAATGAAACGGGGGAGATCGTACAACGTAAGTCTGGTGCAATGCCGAAGCAACACATACTTGATTTATTCAAAAAGTTTGTTGCGTAACAAAAAATAAAGTCAAAAAATTTTCAAGAGGGTAAAGCGATTTACCCTCTTTTGTTTTGTGTATCCCCGTAGTAAAAGTATTTATAGGAAATGAGTTTCAATTATGAAATCGCACATCAAAGCAGAATTTAATTTCACCATTAAGGGCTATCCACTCACAACAAATTTTGTTGCGTAAACCGAGAGCCATAATGATGAAAATTAAATCACTGTCAAATGAAAAACAAAGTAATACTCCAAGAAGTACGAAATGAAAAGGAATTTTTAAATGAGTACCAAGCTATGAAACAGATGAAAACAAATAACATTGTCAGAGAGCGTGTAGAATTCTACCGTGACTTTGCTGTGAATTTGATTCACTACATTCATACCTCTTATTTAGGAAAAGAGTACATCAAAACCGAAGAAGACATCAAGGGACATTTCAATTGGGCATTCAACAAAGTGCTTGCTGATATGGAAGCAGAGGGCATTGTGTTCGGAGAGACCAAAGAGATCAGGGAATACTTCTTCAACTATCTGAATGTACGTGTTTATAAAGCAGAGTCAGTGCCTTCATTGAAGGCATTTGTAAACTTTTGGGATGACATCTTCTCACTCAAGCCAAACAAGGAAAAAATGACCATGAATGCGCTTATTGAGGTGTATAAGATGTTCGATGAAGCGTTTACAAGCAAGAAAATTTTTCTTGAAAAAGTATTGTAAGTTTGGTTATTGTTGTTATCTTTACGGAAAAGCTGCAATAACTTAATTAAACTTTCAATGAAAAATGGCAGACGCATTTCGTGTGAAACAAGACGTGATAAACGAGTTTCGCAACACCCTGTACTATAACCAGCATGAACTTCAAAGACTTTTCAAGTCAGACGATCAACCACACAAAGCAGTGGTAGATAGAGTTCGCGCAATTCTCCAAGAGAATGTGGTTCTCAACGCATCGATTGACTTGCTTGAGCAGTACTTACCAACACCTCAACCACAGCAACCGCAACAAGAAAAACCTGTATCAGCAGATGATCTTGGCGTAAAACAAATTGATTAATGAGTGAATTTCTAATCAAAGAAATCTACCAGTTACTTTTCGTAATGAGCGCGATATACCTTGCGTGTGTCGTGTTTCTTTTTGTTTTCAGACTCATTAGAAACGTTATCTACGATCTCAACACTACCCTCAAGTTTGGGGTCGTAGATAAGTTTCTCTTGTTACTATCACTCGCAGTTATTTTGACATATCTCTTATGAAGTTTCGCGAACTACTTGAAGGTGTAGAAGACTGGTTCTGGAAACTGGAATATGTTCCAGCAGAGGAATACTTTGAACTATACTTGGGTATCCCAAATGATTGGGTCTACGGTGATGGCAATGAAATTGTTGTAATCGAAACTCTCCATAAGATGGAAGAGAATTCAATCATAAAAATCACAGCACAAGATATTGATGATGTCTTGAATATGGCCAAGCTACTTGTGGCCAAGAACAAAGAACTTGAGACAAGAAAAGAAGCGCACCGTGAAGAAATGGAACGCTTGAAAAATGTCTTGATCGAAAAGGAAATGAAGTTCTTGGAGTACATGGACACAGTGAAGGACATTAAAAGTGAAGGAGCAAATGAAGGTGCTACTGAGGGAGCAAGTGAGGGAACAACTGAGGGTGTAAATGATGGTGTAAGTGATGGTGCAAATGATGGTGTAAAAGCCGAATCCTTTATCTCTGACTTGAATGGAAAGTAAAAGAGAAGAATTGTGGGCAAAGGGCATGAAGGCTCTTAAAGAAGAACTTCGTCAGGAGAAAGATCACAAACTCACTGGCGATGCAAAAGTAGATTTCCCCGAACTTAACGAAGATGATTTTGACTCCGATGATAAGACCGGAGAAAATTTTGCATTGTACTTGGAGGAACGAGAAAAAGAAAACGAGTTCTTGAAAAAATCAATGATCGAAGAAATAAAAGATAACGTTGCTGTTAGAAAGGATAATAGTATTTATGATAAGAGGCTAAAGAGATCGTTATTCAGAAGAATAATGGATGCTCTGTTTAACCATGACGCAGTATAACAATACCGATGAATATAACAGCATCCAAACGGGAGATACAGTTTATGTTTCTGGTTTACCCGGCAAAAGTTTTTCATTCATCAACAACAAACACGGTTTCGTAAAGGACATACTGCTTACTACTACAATGGGTAGAATCAGTTACGTTGCTCAAGTCGTACTCTACTCCACCAACGAAGCCTATTTCATCAATTTCGAATATCTCTTCAAAGTCGGCAACAATATGAATCAGGCCGACATCAAAGCTATTGTATGGGAAGAAGACCCGCTCAATCACTACATCATTAAAAAGGACATAGTTGAGTGTGGAATGGTCGTAGACGATCATGGTCAATATCTGGCCGTCTGTACCGATATATCAGAACGTAAGCACGTATTTTTGTTTTCTGGAATTAATTAGCTATATTTGCCATAGCTTAAATAAATTCTTATGAAGGTATACGCCAGTATTAAAAATTTCCTGTTTCTGGACATTGAAACAGTCCGTGAATACAAAGACTACCAAACCTTAATTAAATTTCGTAGCCCTGAGAATTGGGAGAAGGTTGCAAAACGCTTCATGAAAGAAGAAGGTCTTACCATTGAACAGACCTATGAGCAAAAAGCAGCACTCTACGTTGAGTATGCAAAAGTTGTGACCGTAGCTTTAGGTTCCTTCCACGCAGATTTCAGTTCAACGGTTGGAGCATTGTATGATGACAATGAAGAAGTGCTTTTGAACAAAGTAGCTGAGTATCTCAATCGCTTTTACGCGAAATATCCTGACACTATCCTGTGTGGTCATAACATCAAAGAATTTGACATTCCTTTCTTGATCAAAAGAATGATCAAGTACAAAATCAAGATTCCAATGATTCTTCAAAATCATTTGAGTGCAAAAACTTGGGATCAGAAGACTACTGACACTCTCTACGATTGGAGAATGGCAGGTAATCGTTTCACTGGTCTTGACAGCATTGCGGAATTTTTGGGCTTCGAGTCTTCAAAGCAAGGCGAAGTTAAGGGAAGTAATTTGGGTGAATACTATTGGAATCATCCTGATCCTATGGAGAAGAAATTATACGCAATCGGAGTCTATTGCAAAGCCGATGTCCGTGTTCTTATGGACTTCGCAAAACGCATGTACGAAGTACTTTAAACCCCAAGAGCAAGTATTTATAGGAAACACAATCCTATGAAGAAAATTCTTGATCTTGTTGCTGATCCGTTGAAGGCACTTATGGTTGCTGGTGCATTTTTTGGCGTTGGAAGCGTTGATTCTTTGCTTTCAGACGCATCTGCATACGGTGACCTACATTGGTGGGGTAAAGGTGCTGTTATCGGTTTCTGCATCGTATTTGGTGCATTGGCAGTACGTTATCTTCTCATTCCAGTAGGTTACTGGATTGCAAAGGCACTCAAAATTGTAAAGTAAATGTTACTCAGTCTCATTACATTCATCTTGGCGTTTCTACAACGTATAGCGTCAGGGTTTCAGAGTATGTTCGGGTACTCCCATAAGAAAGTGGGATTCGCTCTTGGCACATTGCTCATGTTATCCTTCCCGTTCATGTTCATGAAAGCAGGATGGTTGTTCTGGTTGTACTTGGTAGTGAACACGGTAATCGTGTACATGAAAACAATGAGTTTCAAAGTCTTCCCTCAATTGACTGTATTCAATAAGTACGCAGACATCCACCTATGGGAGGATTTGCTCACCGGAGGATACGGAGTGTATCTGGTGTTAAGTGGATTCAATATTCTGATGCTTGCTTGTGCAATGTATCCTGCTCTGATCGTACACAAAGGGTTAATCAATATTGGTAGTGATCTACCATTTTTCGCTTCGGCAACGGATGATGCAACAGGGAAAACCTACGGCATACCTTTGTTGGGGATCAAGGTAAAAAGATCGAGCACAACATTTAGATTGGTGTTGGCAGGACTTTCACTCGTAGGTGCTTTCTTGATTTTAAAGTACGGCTGGTCGCTTAGTTTATAAGCGCAAACTTCTGGTCGATAATCACGACCACATTTCCAATTTCTTCAAACTTGTCTTCACCGAAGGTATTCTTCAATATACTTTGGATGTAATCTGCTTTGAAGAAATCGTGAAGTTCAAGTGGGGTAGTGGGAATCTGTAGAATAACTACGTTGTCGTCTTCTCTCACAAATTTGGCCGTCAATCTTGTATTTTCTTTTACGTATTTCATTGTCGTATTAGTTTACGATAAGTTTAGATATATGGTTCTCGTCCTTCTCAATGTGAAGGATGTAATCGGGGTTCACTTCATGAGTAGGTTCAATAATAAGTACCTTCTTGTAGAATTTCTTCGACAAGTGAAGTAGATCAACAAACTTCTCAACGTACTCGCCTTTGAGTTTACCCATTACTTCGTCTACGGTAAGCAAGGTTGACTTGGACTTACTGTTGATCTGATTCAAAGCAATTTTAAGTGCGTATACTGCAAAGGTTCGTTCCATACCTGATGCTGAGATACAGTCAATGATTGCATTGGGATGATCGTTGTAGAAGAACTTCAAACGAAGATCGTCTTTGTCCAAATAAACATCAAAGTCAGCCGTCTCAAGTAACTTCGCCAACACATTGTTGATGTTTGGCAATAAGGTATCCGTAAGGATTTGAGTAGGTAATCCATCCCTGTGAATAATTTCTTCATAGAGTTTTCTCACCTGTTCTTTCTTCTCATAGTCAAGGTAATCCTTTATGAGTTGAACACGTTGTTTAATGGTGTTTTCATTTTGAACGATAGTGCCTTCCATTTCAACAATTGACTTATTGAAGTATTCAATCTCACCATTCGCAACCATAATCTTGTTGTTGAGGGCAACGATCTGCTCTTTGAGTTTGCGGTTCTCTTCAATCTTATTCTTCTGATCAACGAATCGTTTCATCATATCCTGTTGACCAGTAATTTTCATCTGGAAGTTTTCCTTCTTGGTTGGATACGTGCTTAATTCAATGTTGAGTCGATCACGTTTTTCGACTTCTGCTTTATCGTTGTTCAACTTACCGATTTCTTCAAGCACATTCTGGATACCAAGATCATCGTTTTTGATTTGATCCTCAATGGACTTGATTTCTGTTTCAACGGATACGATAGAGGCTTGAATTGTAGGTTTCTCTGCTTGCTTCTTTTTAATGTCGGCAGCAACTTGGAACATTACTGATTCGTGTTCTTTGATTGAATTACGAATGTGTTGCTCGTGTTCTGCACCAAGCGTTTGACCGCAAGCATGGCAGGTCTTGCTTTCCTCAAGTTCCTTGATTTGTTTTTTGTAACCAGAACCTTCACGCATCAATTGATCAATGTCACCATTGATCTTGGTAATGGCGTAGTTCAAGTTAACGATGTCCATCTTCTTTTTATTGATGGCACTACGTTTCTCAAACTCTTGTTGTTTATGGTTATCCTTTTTCAACATCAACTCACTCAAACGGTTTGAGTCGAAAGTAGATTTCATTGCAGCTACCGTTGCTTGAAGACGAGTCTCTTCTTGCTCAAGGCTTTTCAAATTCACATTGAGACTGGCAATGGTTGCGTTGATTTGATTCTCATTGGTTGCACTCAATTCAGCATCGATTTGATGCATTGATTCTTGGAGTACTTCTTTGCTTTGGTTCAATAAGTCAAGTGCTTTCTTCTGATCAACAATCTTGTCTTTGGTAGAAGCGATCATTTCACGCTTCAACTTGATATTGGAATTCAATGCAGCAATAGAGTTCTCTTCATTGACAACACTCACACTGGCAAGTGAACGATCAATGATAAGTTCATCTTTGTATTTCTTGTATTCTTTGAGACGCACGTCAAATACGTCAAGACCAGAATCAAACAACAGGGAATCGATAAATGGGGCTTTGTCACTTGACAAAACATTATTTAAGGTATCCGATGTAGTCAGGGTTACACGAATGAAGTTCTCGTATGTGCCAATGATCTCGTTGATCCGTTCTTGAGTTTTGAAACGATCATTCTCGTTCAACTTCTCAATGTTAAACTGATCTTCCAGTTCGTCCGTTGAACCGTTGAGTTTGTAGTATGATGTGGTGGTAGACGCTGCCGTCAATTCCCCTTCTTTGTTCTTCTTTACAATGGTAATACGTTTGATACCGTAGTATTCACCATTAGCTTCAAGAACAATAGAACCTTCACAATGACCCACAGGGAGTTTGTTGTTGATGAATCGAGCATCACCGAACTTCTTTCTGAAATCAGTTTCAAGGGACTTGCCAAACAGAATGTAGGTGATCAATTGATTGATGGTTGACTTACCAACCCCGTTCTCGCCTACGATCTGGTATAAACCGTCCTTATTTTCCCAATTGATGTCGAGAGTGTCATAGCTTCTAAAGTTCTTGCCTTTCAAGGATACGATAGACCATTGTATGTTGGTCATTTCTTCGGTGACCAATCTATTTTCGATTTCAGTGTCAAGATCAAGTACGTTCTGGATGATGTCATCTTCCGTACCCATCTTCTTCAAGTATTCGGAAAGAATACGATGGATAACTTCTCGCTTACCAATGTTTTCAATGTCCGATCTTTCTTCAATCTTGATTTTCTTTTCTTCAATGAAATCATTGACGTGCTTGATTGATAGTGGCGCATACTTGTTGGTAAGCAGAGTATCAACCTTACGCATGTTTTCAATATTCTTGACATTGGGTAGGGTCTTCCACTTCACACGAATACGCTTGTACGTAGCTGGACTGTTGACTTCAAGTTGAAGTTTATCAAAGTCAGTGAAGCGATTTACATCGACAGTAAGGTGTGCGTAGTCATTTGCGATGGCAACTTCTTGGGCGGTCTTTGTTGCCAAGTCCCAAAGGAGATACCCGTGAAACTGACCATTACCTTCACTGAAATTTTGTTCGATCAATGAACTACTGTATGCTTTAGTTTTGGTTGGGTCAAGATATTGCAGCATGTGGATGTCTCCGAACATACTGATGTCGCCCATGAATTCTTTGGTAGCACGGTATGTGCGACTTTTGAATTCGTACCCATCTGCATTTGATGATCCGTTTACAGGATCGTGGAAGAGGTCAATGTAAGTCTTTGCAGGGTCTTTTACGAAGTTCTTGTTCCAAGGATTGTTACGCTTCTCTCCGTGCTTCCAGACTGCCCACACAACGTTTAAATCATCGTAGAGACCAGTCTTGTTGAAGTAAGTGATGTTGGTATTTGCCATTGCCGTAACCAATGCTTCAATTGCATCAGTACGGTTAGGTGCAGTACGGGCAACGTCATGGTTACCACGAGTAATGATTACCGGGGCAACATTAGCCAACGCATTCAAAAATTCAGAAGCAAGAACAACAAGTTCTCCTTCCAACTTGATATAGTCGTGAAACAAGTCTCCTACAACGACAATCCGATCTGGTTTGTCTTGCTTGAGTTGTTTAATAAGATTAGCGAATACATTTCTATATTCTTGGTGTCTTGCAGTGCTTTTTCTAATATGTATATCTGCAAGGTGTACTACCTTTTTGATCATTTAGAATCATTGTTCTTCTGATCAGGTGATTTCGCGCTTTCTTCGGAAGCGCGAAGTTTTTTTAATTTTTCTAAGAAGGCCGAGACTTCTTTGTCTTCTTCATCGACATACGGTAAAGCATCTTGATCAAGTTGAAGAAGATACTTTATTCCGAGTTCTGATAATGCTGTTAACATTAGTTTCCTGTGCTACCGTATCCGTCAGTACCACGATTAGTTTCAGATAATTCAGGAACCTCTTCAAGTTCAATGAAAGGTGCTGGTACTATGACCAATTGACCAACACGGTCACCCTTTTTGTAAACATCATCGTAGATTTTTTTTGTACCGAAAGTATGATGTGAAAATGCCTTGAATCGAACTTTCATTTCACCACGAAAGTTGCTGTCAATGACACCGACACTGTTTTTCAAAACCATGTTTTTATCTGTGACGGAACTACGTGGCATCAACAAACCAACGTATCCTTCTGGTATTTCGATGGCGATACCAGTGGCATATTCTACATATTTATCCGCATGGACGTTTGATACTGCCGTGAGGTCTAAACCTGCGTCTCCGATCTTACTGTAAGAAGGAGTTACGGCATCAGGATGTACTTTCTTGAATCTGACCTTCATTAGTCTTGAGTTTAAGCAAAACTAACGAATAAAGGGGTTCAATCCAAGACTTCAACCACTTTTCCGTAGACGTTTTTTGTCCAACCGTTGATGTGTCCTTTGTTGTTTCCGATCTGGCAACCCCGGTCGTTATTCTTGGCTTTGACCAAGTGAGTAAAGAATCGTCCTGCAACCTTGCAGTATACGATGTCACCTACTTCAACATCTTCCCATTTAGCAGGAGCAAGTTTATGTGGTTGACCTGATTTGATCAGGGGAACCATTGAGTTCCCTTTCTCTTTTGTAACGAAGGATTCGCCCTTCTGTAATTTTTCTACTTTCCAGTTCACGATAAGTTTTTTATTGCAAGGTATGGCATTCCACCGGGAAGCACTGCCCATACTTCGCGAGGAAGCAAGAACACAACCTTGTCGATTGCCAAGCCCATGCAGATTAAGTTGTCGCACACGGCATGAACACCAGTCCAGAGATTTCCGTTTTTGTCTTCACAAAAGCCAAGAAAGGAATATCCCTTTGCTGATCCTTCTGCCATGAATTTTTCATCGCATTGAGAAAGCAATGAAATGATCTCTTCGCGATTTTTCGCAAGTCGCTCAGGATTGAATCCAACTTTGAGCATGACTCCTTCTGCAAGGACTGCATTTGTTGTGTCTTCTCCTTCTTTGAAGAGACAATCGAGAAAAAGATTCTCTACGTTCGGTGATGTTAATTCCATATGATTTGTTTTAAGTCCAACCTAATTTATCTTCGTCATCTGGCTCTACGGGATACTTGTCCATGTTGGCGAAGCAATGACCGATTTGGTCTTTGTTCTTGTGATAAAATTTGATGATTTGTTTTTCAACAAAGTGATCTTTGTTGATCTCCGGTTTCTCAATTGTGAGGTGAGCACGAGAAAGTTCAAGGTTCATGTCAATAACTAACTTCTTTCTCTTTTCCCGTTCGTAGCTGAGAATTTCTAAGACAGTAGGTATTGCTTCTTCATCGTCAGCAATTATCTTGAGAATAAATCTTCTTTGTACGTCAGCAGGAAGACCAGCATTCAATATCTCTTTGATTTTGTCTAAGTCCATTACTCAATAGATGTTTTCTCTTCATCAACCCATTCCAACACCCATTCATTGTGATATGCCAACCATACACCGTATGGGCCGATAGCATCCGGCACTGCTTTAAGATTTTTCTGAACAGTTTGAGAGACGAGGTATTTTTCCAACCAAACATAAGTCTCCCCTTTGTCGGTAGACGTAGGTAAAAAAGCGAAACGAACGACAATTCGTTTATCTCCCTCTTTTAGTACTGGTGGATTTGGTGTTTTTATTTTCATTCTTTTTCTTCGGTTTCTTTTTCTTCGGTGGATCACCGCACAAGGTACGAAGTTCTTCCCATGTTGGTTTAGTCCCCTTCTTCACAAAAAATTCTATGTGTTCATCGTCCCAATCAAATTTGTAAATAAGTTGGGGTGGTAGTGTTTCATCAGTCTTTAACCGAGCACTATTAAATTTTGCTCCATCCATTATGAAATGATTAACAGTGGATGAATGCATGACTGGTTCTTTTTCTACAACTTTTTTTGTAATGAGAAATTTTATACAGTCATACCAGTCCTTTACAAAATCACCAGACTTGTAGATTTTTCTTTTTTTCAAAGAGTCATAGGCCAGTTCTACAGATTTGTAGCCGAGGTCTTTTTTCTTGCTACCTTCATCATAGTTGATGCTAATAACTGCCATTATTCCTTATTTAAAGTTTCATAGGTGAGGCGAAGAATGTGTTCTTCGTAAGACTCCTTCCGGGTAATCGGAATTTGAAAGAACCAAAGAAAGCAAAAAAGAGTCTTGGTCTCTTTATATTCAAGTGGGCATCCTGCACCGATAACACCTAATACTACGAGCATGGCTTCCATTGCACCCAAGCATTTCATCTTGAATCCTGAGTGTACAAAGGATTTGGTGTCGAGCATATAATTCTCGTACAGGTTGCTTAAATATTGTCTTACATTGTCCATTTTAAGGGCATTTATTCGCTTATACGGCTATTTCCTTAAAAGGTTATGTCACAGGAAACAAAGTTACTAATTTTGCGTATAATGTCAATATGAGGGTCACAGACAACTATATAACAGTCCTCAAGGCAAACGAGATATTTGTCTTCGGGTCAAATCTTGCTGGCATTCACGGTGCTGGTGCAGCAAAAATGGCACATGAACTTTTTGGCGCAAAATGGGGTATAGGATACGGACTCGAAGGACAGTCCTTTGCACTCCCAACAAAAGATCGACAGATCGAAACATTGACGCTCACGCAGATCAAACATTTTGTAGATCAGTTTATTAAGTTCGCAAAGCGTAAACCACAACTTACATTTTTAGTGACCGAAGTCGGTTGCAAACTTGCTGGTTACGAACCACATCAAATCGCTCCACTCTTCAAAGATGCAGTCGAAGTTGAGAACATTCACCTTCCAGAAAGATTTTGGAATGTTTTGAATTTAGAATAGAAATCTATAATATTGCTGATATTTCAGTAGTATGATTTCTGAATTCAGGGGAGAGTTTTATTTTTTATCGAACTTCTTTTTATGCCCCGTTGAATATGAGGGTACGATCTTTGCATCATCTGAACATGCGTACATGTCAGCAAAGTCGCATGATCCAATCTGGAAAGCCTACTGCTCAAATCCGAATGTAACGCCATCGGATGTCAAACGTGAAAGTCAACACATACCACTGATTCCCACATGGGAGAAGGTGAAGTATTCTATAATGGAGAAGTGTGTGAGAAGCAAGTTCATGATGAATGAAGAACTACGTGCAAAGTTGATCGCAACTGGCAATCAAAATCTTCAAGAAGGCAACTGGTGGGAAGATCGCACTTGGGGTGTTGATCTTAAAGTAAACCCCAACGTAGGTGAGAATCACTTGGGACGAATATTGATGAAAGTAAGGGACGAACTTAAAACCATCGCGTGATTTTAGAAGAGGCAATTCGAGAGTCCCAAAAAAGACGAGACCTATTTAAACAAGATGTTCATGTACTACGGGATAATGAACAGCAGTATTTTACGGTCTTAGACATGAATCTTAAAGTGAGTTTACAAAATCCGCTTTTAGATGATAAAAAAATTTACTATACTGCATGGAATTTGGAAAATTTGTTCGATCTTTAACCCGATAAACTTATCTTAAACCATATATACACCGAATGAAAAACCGCTCAGTTAAAAGTACCCTTAAAGAAGAAAGCAAAGAAGTTGCATCACCGAGAAATACACCGATGCCGAAATCTGCGGGGGTTCCAGATGATCACGATGAAGATGATGACGATGAACCGAGTTACATTCAATGGATAACCAGAGGTAATAAACTCTACTATCCAGAAGCACAAGTAAAGCTGGTGAAGAAAATCCCACCGGGATACTATTCAATCGGCTTTGATCAGCAAGCAGGAAAGTTTACCGTGAGAAAACTCTCCTACTCAACTGATCACGTTTTGGTGCTGCCGATGCCTGAGACACAACAAATACTCAAGGACATCAATACCTTCTGGACAAAGGAGGACGCATTCAAACGCTACGGCTTAACCTTTAAGCGTGGAGTACTTATGTATGGTACTCCGGGTGGTGGTAAGTCACACATTATTCAATTAATTGTGAAGCACCTTATCGACAATGAAAAAGGTGTAGTATTTAAGATTGAGACGGCAAACGATGTTGAAACATTCCACACGTTCATGCAGTCAACCTTCAAGTTGATCGAACCTACAAGAAGACTTGTGGTAATCATTGAAGACATTGACGGCTTGTTCCAGTCGGGTAAATCAACGGAAACAATCCTGCTCAACATTTTGGATGGTATGGGTCAAATGGACAATGTGGTCTATGTGGCAACTACTAACTATCCAGAAGAACTTGCGGATCGTATCATCAATCGTCCTTCTCGTTTCGATAGACGTTACGAGATTTCGTTGCCGAACGAAGAAGTACGTAGATCGTATTTCGAACAGACGTTAAAACCGGAAGACCTGCCAACCATTGACCTTAATAAGTGGGTAGCGGAGACGGAGAATCTTTCAATCGCTCACTTACGTGAAGTGATCGTGTCAACGGTAATTCAAGGCAATAGCTTTGAGGAAACCATCAAGTTGATGAAGGATTATAACAGTGAAAGACCTTCCTCAAGAAAATTCAAAGGAAGCAAGACCGTAGGATTTGGGAAATGACAACAAAAACCGCTTATAGAGTTGTAGATTACAAAGGAGTGCAATATCTCCATTATCTAAAACTCTATAAGTTTTGGTTTGTAAAGTGGTATGAATGGGAAACGATCTCATATCCCAATGAACACGGAAAACCGCAGGTTGTTTGTAATAAGATACAAGACTACCGCAGTATACGAAAATTTGTTATCAAGTATCCAGACATAGCAGAGTACTTTAAGACTGAGTATGTTGAAAGAAAAAACAAGTTTAAAAACGGTCACAATAAGTAGCATCGTCATTACGATGTTCTGTCACATTTTTTGTTGCGTTCTTCCACTCTTAGGATTCGTTGTGGGTCTTAATGTCATTGGAAGCTACGCTCACGCCTATGAGAGTGTCATTATTGCTCTCAACCTTATTTCAATCACCTTCGGCTTTTACTACACGTATCTCCATAAGGAGAAAAAGAAGTGTGATCACCAGCATTGTCATGATCGCAGTAAAGTAGCATTCTGGATCGCGACAATTATTTCTCTATCGATAATGATTGTTCCACACTTAAATTAAAAACATGAAGACCAAGGAGTTAGAGTTTAATGGGAAGCAAGTAATTGTGGTTGATGCGCCCGTCACGGCAACACATGCAAATCCGTCTGTGTTCGATGGTGCAAGGTATATCGTCTATAAGAAAAACAAACCTCTCGATTCATATGTGTTCGATACCAATGGTGATGACACGGAATTAGTGAGTCGCTACGAAAATCGTTGGGTCAACATTGGTAAAGTTTCATTGGCCGAGGAAGGGAAAGTGGCTGACCTGTTCACTCCCATCAAGAATGGAAATTTTTGGGAATATGAACACAATGGTGTCATTTACCCGAAAGCCGTAGATGCATTGAAAGACATCTTGGATCAAGAAACTGGTTTTGAGAACCCGTTTGTCTTGGTCATAAAACCACAAATCGAATATGCATGATATTGTTAAAGTTGTAATGGATGCATCTTATCCTTACAATGATTTTCTTGGATGGTGGCAATCAATGGACACCTACGACAAAGAGGTCTGGACGTACATTTCAAAAGACTCTGGTCGTACCGAGCAAAATTCAATGTTGCTCACTAAGAAGGCAATGGAACTGTATTGCCTTGAAATGGGAATCGACTACATTCCCAACAGTGAGGAATACCTTGACAAAATGTTTAGACGATTAATCTCAATGATCGTCATTGCTTCGTTAATTGATCGTGGCATGGTCTACATTGGATCAGGCAGATTATCATTCATTGAAGATGCAACTCCAATGTTGACGGAGAAAGGAAAGAACTACCAAAAGGAATCTAAAGCAGATAAGTGAGAATTGTCTTTCTCGATATTGATGGTGTTTTAAATCACGAAGCATTCTACCGAAAACGGCAAGAGGAAGGGATACATATTTACCCAACGTATCCTTTGTCTGAATTCGATCCTGAATCTGTTTCTCGATTGAACTACATTCTTGAACAGACAGGTGCTAAAGTGGTAATGTCTTCCTCATGGAGACACGGGCGTACAATTCAAGAACTTCAAAACATACTTGAGAAAGTCGGCTTTAAAGGTGAGTTGATTGACAAGACTCCATCCTTCAAACACGATGATTGTGTGCGTGGTAATGAGATCGAAAAATGGATTGATGACCACAGAGAATTACTTGGAGCAGACAAGTTCAGATATTGCGAATACGTGATTCTGGACGATGATTGCGACATGCTTTATACGCAAAAGGACAATTTCATACACGTAGATCGGTATGTTGGTATTACCATGCAGACTGCAATTCGTGCAATTAATATTTTGAAAACTGTAAGAGAACCCTTAATTTTGAGTTGACATGGATCGTACTGTAACCATAAGCGAAGCTGATTTCAATAAAGTAGAGAAGGAACACAATGCTGTTGTTCTTCAAAACACAGTATTGAAGAGAGACTTGACTCGTGCTTTGCTTTTACTGAAAACAAGTACCGAATACTACGATACCGACATCAGTGATGTTGACGAGTTCGAAGAAAAGGTCGTGAAGTTCATTTCAATAACGAAGAGAGATCACAAGATATAATGGACTACCAAGAATTTAGAGACAAGATGGATGCACTGGATGCATTCATTGAAACTTGCGAGACAAAAGAAATTGATGGTGACATTCACATCACGATCAATGACGATAACGTTGACGAGTTCAGAGAGATCATGCAGGACTTGATCACCATTGCAACAAGCGATGATAACTACGTTGATCAGATACTTGAATACTTAGCTGAAATCGATCAAAAAATTACTGACAAAAATATGATTGCAAAGTTTATCCCCGTGTTCGCTGCAATACAAGCATTTGCAAGCGCAGTACGTACCTTCGCACAAGGCGAAGTAGAAGAAGGAAAAGCCATTGAATTATTCAAGGGCACAGGTGATCCGAATGTTGACGAATGGGTCTTCGAAATGAATACGTTGACTGCTCCGATGGATGCACGATTTGGTAAGGTTGTGGATAAGGTGAAGACTGAATCTGGTTCAACAGTTATCAAGATCAAAGCACCGCTTGCGAATGAAATCGTGGAGTGGGAGGATACGATGTTTGTTGTTGTTCCTGAAATGGAAAAAATCCTCAAGGAGTATCAGACGAAGTACACTAAAACCTTTTTCTAATCCTTACGTATAAGGGTGTATGGGAGTAATTTATACGCCACCAACCAAAATAGAAGAATCCGATTTCATCAATTACATGGTGTTTTTGGCGGGTTCCATTGAAATGGGTGTTGCCGAAGACTGGCAGACCACACTTTCAAAGGAACTGGTCGATATACCGAAGTTGACAATTCTGAATCCAAGACGACCACAGTGGGATAACTCGTGGGTACAAAGTCTTGACAATCCAATATTCAAGGAACAAGTTGATTGGGAACTGGACGGCATCGAAAAGGCTGATCTGGTTATCTTCTACTTTGATCCGAATACCAAGTCACCGATTACCCTGCTTGAGTTGGGAATGGTGAGCCAACTGGTACGACTCGAAAAGCGAATCATTGTGTGTTGCCCCAACGGTTTCTACCGTAAGGGTAACGTTGACATTGTGGTTCACCGTATGCGAGAGAGTATCAGACAGAATCCCTTCTTCCCCAAAGATGGGTTTGTCAGTGACTACGTAATGCAAGCGGAAACACTGGAAGAATTATTGGATATTGCAAAAAGGTTTTTGAAATATAAAACCAATTTGTAACTTTCCGTCCTTATGAAGGACATAAAGGAATGCCTCAAATCAACCAGTCTTGACGAGATTAAAAGAGAGATTGATGAACGTAAGGATTTACGTGCGCAAATGGTAGGACAATTGTATCCTGCAATGTTGACTGATGAAATCAGTCAGTTAACATCGCACTATACTGCCGTTTATCGTTTCGTAAAACACAACATGGATCACATCCGAAAACAAGAAGAAGAATGGAAACCTACCCAACCGCCAATGTAAATGCAGACTTGATTGCACCACAAATTGTGTCGGTAGAAAACCGTCCGTTGGATGCAACTATTGAAATTGTGCATGGTGTTGAGAAACATCCGAATGCAGACAAACTTGATCTTTGCATGATCTTGGGTTTCAAGTGTGTGACCAAACGTGATCAATTCAAAGACGGTGACAAGGTGATTTACGTTCGCCCGGATACGGTATTTCCGTTGGCTGATTGGGCAGCAGAGTATCGTAAGTATTCACCAAAGAGAATCAAAGCAATTCGTCTTCGTGGAGTATTCAGCGAAGGCGTAATCATTCCATTCGATGCAGTGCCAGAAGACGTGCGTAATCTCATTGTCAACTTTGCAGTGGGAGATACCGTTGCCGAAATTCTTGGCATCACGCACTACCAAGAACCTGAACCACAGGATCAATCTGCAAAAGGTGGTCTGCCTCTTGGCATTCCGAAAACCGATGAAGAACGTTTTGAAGGTATGAAGTATCTTCCGTTCGGAGAGGTCGTTGATCTTCAATTGAAGATTGATGGTCAGTCATGCTCGTACTACTACAACTACGAAACCAAAGTCTTTGGTATTCTTGGTCGTAGTCTGGAATTGAAGTACAAGGTGGTTGACGAAAACGGAATCGAAAGCATTGCCAACAACAAGTATGTCGAGAACATTCCGATCTACGACATCGAAAATAAATTACGTGACTTCTGTGAGAAGGAACAAATTTCACTTTGTATCCGAGGTGAATCTTATGGTCAAGGTTTACAGGGACATGAAATCAATCCTCATGCGAAAGCAAACAAGGGTTGGGCGATGTTCTCCGTATTCTTGATCACCGAGCATGTGTACGCTGAAAAGGGTCACAAGTATTACTTTAAGAATGTGGCGCAAGCTACAGGGCTTCCTATTGCCCCAATGATCGAAGAAGATGTAGAGTTAACACCTGAATTGGTGAAACACTATTCCGAAGAAATTGAAAAGCTGAACTACAATGGCATTCAAGCGTTACCGTTTGAAGGTGTTGTGGTAAAGACAAAAGCCGGATCATTCAAGATCATCAATAAGTACTACGATGCAAACAAGTAAATGAAAGGTCAACTTACATTTCAGAACTACAAGTCTTACACGAAAGAAGATCAAAAGACTTGGGGTGCTCTTTTCGAACGTCAGGTGGATAACCTGAAAAAAGACAACAAGGTTGTCGAAGAGTTTTGGGAAGGTGTCAATAAGTTGAAAATCAAAAGAGGTGAAATACCCAATTTTGAAAACGTCAACAAGATACTCAAGCCACTGAACAATTTTGAGATCATGGGTGTGACTGGTTTGCTGGATGATCAAATCTTCTTCCAGCTAATCAAGAATCGCAAGTTCCCGGTGACCACTTGGATTCGCAAACCTCACCAGATCGACTATATTGAAGAACCGGATATGTTTCATGACTTGCTCGGTCACGTACCGTTCCTTGCTCATAAATCGTATACGGACTTACTGGTTGAACTTGCCGATGCTGCCTTACTTTCGTTCCAGAGAAACGACAAAGTGTTTCAGGATGCGTTTGTGCGCTTTTACTGGTACAGTGTTGAGTTCGGTCTTCTCCTGAACAAAGAAGGAAAGCACCAGATTTACGGAGCAGGGATTCTTTCATCGTTCTCGGAGACAAACAAAGTGTTTGAAGCAGAGAGTGTGAAGAAGGATTTCAGCTACGACATTTTGAAGGAAGACTTCGATAAGCAGCACCTTCAAAATTTCTACGCTGTGCTTTGTGGTCAGGACGGAGGCATTGGCTTTGCAAGTGGAATTGAGCGACTACGGGAATGGGTCGTTTATGTAAACGATCAACAACACGGGAGGCACAATCCATGAACATAAAAGGTGAAATGCTGAAACCAGAAACCAGATGTTACAAAGGCAACATCGAAGATCACGATAACGGTAGACGCATACTCTTTTGATGGAACAACCAATGGGCTTTATGTTGAAGCAACGTGGTTAGTCAGTGGAGAAAACATTTTTACTCTTGGCGATATAGGTCGTGTTATGGACTCCGGCAAGGGACAAATAATTAACGACCAAAGAAAAGTAGATCAGAACTAATGAAAGCAACACCACGTCAGCAAGCAATCATACAGGAGGTTCAGAATCAAGCAAGTTTCTGGATGAATACAAACGACATCACCTCACCAACGCACTATTGTGACATTGAAGAAGAAGTACGCAAGCTGGAAATGGACGATGTGTTGACGAAAGCAGATGCGAAAAAACTTGAAGACCTTTTAGGTGACCTATACGATTTCATAAAAACAAAACTTTAAAGCCATGACAGCATTAGTTGTATTACAGGTTCTTTTCATCCTGTTCATTCATTGGGTTGCAGATTTTCTTCTTCAAACCGAAAACATGGCAACCAAGAAAAGCACATCAAACTATTGGTTAACCCAACACGTACTTGCGTATGCCGTAGGAATTATTCCTATTGGCCTTCTCGTGTTCTTCATGGGACACGTTACTTGGGCAGGTGCAATTCTTTGGGTGGTCTTGAATAGTGGCCTACACTGGCTGACGGACTACTACACGAGCCGTTGGACGAGCCAGCTTTACGCTACCAAGAATTTTTACAACCCAAACAAGTACTTCAAGTACTTTAACTTTCCGGCTTTTTTCAGTGTTATTGGCCTTGACCAGATTATTCATTACTCCTGCCTATTTATCACATATGCAGCATTCACGTAATGAAAATTTTTAGAAAGAAGGACAGGACAAAAATCAAAAAGGCATTAGTGGGAGTACTTGTGATTCTCATTCTTTTGTTTTATATTTGGTTTTTAAACCAGTCTCACCATGTTAAACCGTAACGGTAATAAGTTAGCCATCTTTGAAGATTTCGTAGTAGACACGAACCTACCAAAGTACACAAAAGGTACGCCCGTTGAATTACAGGGCAGCATTCCGGTCACAAGTGGAAGCGTTTTCATATCCACTGGATCAGCAACAACAATAAACACTTGGGGTACGATTCAAGTAGCCCCATCAAACGATGGATGGGTCGGAATGGATTCAGGCTCTGGCTCATACTCAGAGAGCAAACCCAAAGGATTCATTGGTGGACTTCTTGCAAAATTTGCAAAGAAGAAGGAAGAGAAAAGAAAGACAATGACCATCATTTCATTCTTCTCGTCTCTGGCGCAATCCTTGAACGATTTAAAGACCTTACAGGATATTGCCATCCACTACGAGACTGCAATTTCAAATGCAGCTAAAGCAGGGCAAACGGCTCTGGTGGACACGTTGAAAAGCCGACTGGAATCGGCAAAATCTGAGGTTCAGTTGGTCATCAATAACTTAAATAAGTATTTGACCGAAGACCAGATTGTCGATTTCTACAAGCAAGCGAAGAAGGACAAGAACCTCAAGTTGACGTGGATCAAACATTTTATCAAACCAATTCCTTCAAGAATTCTGGATGCAAAAGCAGACCTTGACAAACAGTTGGTATTTGACAACTACGTGGTACTCCACTACGATCCGAACAACGATGCTACGGACTACACCGCAGACGAGAAGGAAGAAATCAAGAGACGCGAGAAAGACCCAATTCTGTTTGGTGTTATCAAGAACAGCCGTAGACTTTACTACATCGGTGACTGGATTGATGACTACTGCGATCTTACCCTTGACGTGGTAATTGAAACACTTGGAGAAAAAGTGAATGAGGTCAACAATGATAAGGTGAAAACTTATCTTGACTTGGGTGAGAGAAAAGAAGTGCGTGAGAAGAAACCAAATCCATACGCCTCAACTGCGTCTACGGTAAACTTCCCTTCAATGAATTTTGAGAAGGTGAAGGAAGCTGTAGAGAAGCCAATTAAGATGGTGAGCCGTGTCTTCACTAAGAAGAAGGCGACTGCCAAGAAAAAGAAATGAAACCCCCGAAAGACTTAACACTGGTGGATTTAATCACCGTGTACGATCTGATCGCAACCTTACGGAAGGCGACAGTTCCTGTTAACGAACACATTGATCCTTTAGCAGTAGATGATTGTTGGGATGAATTGACCAACATCGTTGACAGCATGGGTCTACTGATCAAAGATAAACTTGTTACGAAGGAATCCATTGAAGCCATTCTCGGCAGGAAGATCGTGACTTTTGAAAAGGTCTACGATGAACAGGGAGTTCTTCGTGAAGTAAAAGTCCAACCAGTAATGGCAGTCGAATACATTACGATGCAATTTAAAATCGTACCGGAAGGTACTGAACTATGAATGTTTCAAAAGACGTAACAATTACCCTCACTCCGAAAGAAGCAGAGAAGATCATCCTTGATCATTTGAATTCTACTCATGCAGGATTCAATATGAAAACCGTTCACTTTGACATTAAAAGAGAATACGGTGAGTATGGCGATCACAGTGAGTATCACAGCTTAGGCGAAGTAAGATGTGAAGGAAAACTTGTTGGGTAATCAACGTTTTCTCTTTTGAGAAATCGAATAGATGATACCACTGATGATTAGGATTGCATAGAATGCAATGAAGCAGTATACAAACATTTAATCGCCACCTCCCGAAGAGCATCCACTGCTTCCGCTATCGTGACTACTGCTGTCATGTGAATGACTATGAGAGTCATCACTTGAATGATGATGGTTGTCGTCATTCGAATCGTGATGATGGTTGTCGTCATTCGAATCGTGACGGTGATTGCTTCGATGACTGTCTTCTTCTGATGAATTATTCCACACCGAAATTGGACTGATGGGACTCAAAGGGTTGAGAGGATTCAGGAAATCATCATCGTTTCTACGTGTGAGATTTTTAACATGTTCTTCATGTTCACGGATACGATCCATGCGTTTCTTACGAGCAGCTTGCCACTGTGCATGTTCTTTTTCCCATGCTTCGTGTTCTTTGCGTTTACGTTCCTCTTCTCTTTTTTTAGAGGACTTGAAGATACTGAATAATCCCATATTCGTTTTGTTTTTTGTAGCACTGACGGGAATCGAACCCATACGTCCATTACTGAACACCAGATTTTAAGTCTGGCTTGTCTACCAGTTCCAACACAGTGCCGAAGACTTTAGTCTTTCTTCTTAACCGTGTTTGTTTGCGTTGCTTTTAAGAGCAAGCTGAACACCCACACAATCTTTACTGATTGCCACCATGTTAAGGTTGCAGCCAATACACCGCTTTCAATTGCCTTCGGGAACATTGCAGTAATGGAATCCTCCCAAATAAGCCACAGGGCAGTACCGCCCAAAACTGACATAACACATACTAAAAATAGGGCCACCACAATGAACCCTACGCCTTCCATGAAATCACTCATAATTGTAGTTGTTTAACTACGTAATAATAGCAATTCCTTTTTTAATTTCAAAATTCGAACAGTAGCCTTTCATCACGAATCGTGGTTGGCGTTTGCTGATGTGTCCGTAAGTCGGTACACCACATACTACGTTATCAACAATGTGACAGGTCTTGTTGTAGTGTACCGAAATCTTGCAACGTCCTGCGCTTTGGGATGCAGGTTTATTGAAGTGAAAGAAGAATGCTTTTTTCATACGAGTGCGAGATCGGCCTTGACCTTTTTCAATTGGTCTTCAAGGTCTTTCTTCTTTGCATTGAGAACTTTTTTCTGAATGGTCTTCTCATTGAATTTCTCGGCATGGAGACGACCATTGAGAACTTGCTTTTCAATCTCGTTGAATGCTGAGATCGTAGTGTTCTCTACGTTGGTCTTCTTTTCAATTGCATTGTAGTCGTAGAAGTCCCATTCCAATTTGATCGGAATCAAAACTGATCCACGATCAGTCTGATATGGCTTTCCACCGTTGAGCGTAAATGCGTTCAACTTGAAGTATGCTTCTTCACCCTTTGCATTCAAACGCTTGAACCATTTCTGTTGCATGACGAATGAGTTCAACGAGTCGTTGACATACTTGATGATGAATTCAGGTGACTTTCTCAACGATGTGAGAATGACACGTCTTTCTTTATCCAATGCTCCGAGGCGTTGGCAAAGTTTTTCGTATTCTGAACTTTTTGTTGCGCGAGTTGCCATATTTTTATGCTTTGCTGTATTGTACGTAAAATTACGAAAAAGGTTGGAAGAAAGTAGCAGGAATGTGGCGGCTTATGAACAGTCGCATTGCTTTTCGTGGCATTTCGGACATCCCGAAGTAATGGGTTAATAGTCCTCATGTTCTCCACTGTGGTTATATCACCACATTCCCCCTTACGTTATCCTTGTCCCTGTTAAGACAGGTGAGCCATTGCTGGCAAGTTCCCTTATCGGTTTGCTACAGTCCTGTGGTGTGCAAGAGCACGTTTCAGGGCGTGGGATGAAAAATTCGCCCTACAGTGTCAGTGGATTGTCTACCAATCCTCTACCTATTTTTCAAGTGGATACTGGATGATTCGAACATCCGTTAACCCCCTCAATGGGGCCGTTCTAACCGCTAAACTAAGTACCCGTTTTCGGGAAGGTTCGGAGTTCCACACGAACCTCTCCATACCTAATTCTGAATGTCGTGTGCGCTTCACAGCTACTCCCCTTGGATTAATGGTTTTCGATGGCCAATGGCTCCCCGCACAACGAGTACAAAACTTCAAACGGTATGGCGCATTCATACTATGCTACCTTTCCCTGACACAACTTCACGCACTGCGTAACCAATGCATCATGGCCGATTTACGTCAACCACTTCGAAGTTATGTTTGTGGGAAGGGATGGACTTGAACCACCAACCTCTCAGCTTTGCGATCTGTAAAGATGCATACCATTGCATTTGATTTCCGCATCACTGAGTTCTCTAACTTGAGATACCTTCCCATTTCAGGAGCGTCATGCGGTCATTGATTGTGTGGAGGCTTTAGCCTAATTTCGATGCATGAACACCTCACCACTAAAACATTTCTGCGTTTCAATCAACAACCCTTTCTCCTGACCTTTTATACTGCTAAACATCACCGATGTGTTCATTCCATAACAGATACTGTTGCTCGATCAAAGACTTGGTTTAGTGCCAAAATTGCTCGACAGTACTCGATGTCTGTACAGTTGGATTTCTTGCGCGGATACCCGGATTCGAACCGAGGTCAAGGGATTTAGAGTCCCCTGTTCTGACCACTAAACTATATCCACGTATGTTCCTTTATACGAAAAAAGGGGACGCAAGGTTGTTACCTTACTCCCCTTTATTTTCAATTTTTTCTCCGATCTCCGTGATCATGAGCGTCATCAAAATGCCGAAGCTATACCACGATTGAAGTACAGTTTTGAAGAATACTTCGTTATCAGGTTCAGTCTTCTCGACAATTGAAATTCCTTTCAATGCACCAGCAGTTGCAAATACACCTGCGAGATAAATACCAAATAATGTCCACCACATAGTAATGCAAATAAAGGGAAAATTTTAGTCAATAGCAACCTTTTGACGGCAAGCGTTTTTGTTGGCTTTCTTCTTCTTGTCGGTTGTTACCATCGGTTTAGGCATACGGTTCGTCTCACGGCTAACTCGTTTAGCCATTTTAAGACGATCCATGTTCGTTATTTTGTATGTCTTTGCCATTGTGGTAATAAATACTTACTCGGTGAGTGCTTCGTAGCGTTGACGAATGACTGCCGAATCACGTTTGATCAGTAGTTCATTCTGTACGTATAACCGAAGATAAATTGAGTCGATGATATTTTGTTTCATGCCCTTGCACTTGTACAGGTCAAGAGTTACTGAACTTTTTTCAATGCGAGAGATACGAGCCAAATTCATGATTTGGTAGTCCTTGAGAATATCTTTGAGAACCATTTCGTGATTGGCTGCTTTTAAATCACGAACGCTGAGAGCAAGTTGCGTAGTGCTGGTGGCTAAGGCCACAACGACTAAAAAAATGACGATTTTGAACGAATTTTTCATTTGAGTATATACGCAAAATTATTTGTTTTGTTGCGCAAAAGCCCTATTTTTACAGAAATTATTTTTAGCATGGATGCACTAACACAAAAAGCATATCTTGTCGGAGTTCATCGACACTCATATAGAGCGGGAGAAGTTGCAGAAATCATTGCAGTGAAATGGGCGAAGCCAACAGGACACGATTGGAGACTCGTGTATGAGGTTCAATTTTTTGATGGTGACACCGATCTAATTCCGTACCTTGATGTTGAAGGTGGTAACGCAGTAATCATTTCCGATCTGGAATTATCTCAAGGGAAAATTCCAGAAGTTTGTCAGTAAAAGAGAAGCACACTGAGAAGTCGATGCTCAAAGCAGTCCACAATTATTTTTCAGGTGATTATAAGTACTGCTTGAAGAATTCATTTGTGTTCAGACATGATTGGGAGTCGGATTACTTTTGTGTGAATAGGGAAGGATACGCATACGAGATTGAAGTGAAGATCAGCAAGAAAGACTTCAAACTCGATTTTAAAAAGGAGAAGCATAAACTGTTTGAGGATTACTCGGCAGTACAGAAGGGAAGGCTCACACCGAACAGATTTTACTATGCTGTTCCAAAAGACCTACTTACTGAGGAAGACATTCCGAAATATGCTGGTCTGATATATGTGGATGGGTCACACATGAACATAGTGAAACGTGCACCATTCATACACAAGACCAAGCACGATTATCGGAAAATACTTTGTGATAAGTTCTACTACCAGTTGCTTGCTAAGAGAAAGGAACTGAACATCATAGAGTATGACAAAGAGTCGTTGGAAAAGAAAATTCAGAACTTTTGGATTAATTCTTTTACCTTTGAGAAACAATCTTGGGAGATTCTGTCGATTGACTTCAAGAACAAGAAGGTAACAGGAGAATCGATGCCATACTACGATAAGCACAATCACTACAAATTGGTGAAAGGTGAGGAAGTGAGAGAATTTGATTTTAAGGACGTAAAATTTAAATGATGGAAAAAGTAACATTCAAATACGAAGGAGAGGACATTACAATTGAGTTGACAGACGAGTTCGCAAGAGCGCACGAATTGCTTGAAACCACTGATGAAAGTTTTTTCATAACTGGAAAGGCAGGAACTGGTAAATCAACTTTGCTCAAGTACTTTCGTTCTCAAACCAAAAAGAATGTTGCTGTTGTTGCTTTCACTGGTCTCGCTGCAATTAACGTAGACGGACAAACAATCCATTCGTTCTTTGGATTCCCAATTGGTTTCATTCATCCTAATGCAATCAAGTTCAATGATGAACTTCAATATTTGCTTAGGACATTAGATACCATTGTAGTTGATGAAGTGTCAATGCTTCGTGCAGACTTGATGGATGCAATGGATAAGTCTCTTCGTATTCATCGTGGTGTTACCAAACCTTTTGGTGGTGCACAAATGATTTTCATAGGTGACTTGTACCAATTGCCACCTATTGTAGAGAGAGACTTGACTGACGTATATGGCAAGTACTACAAGACCCCGTATTTTTTCAGTGCAGACGTTTTCTCGCACATGAGACTCCCGTATATTAATCTTGAAAAAATACATCGTCAGAACGATCCTGAGTTCATCGGTATTCTGAATGCGATTCGTGAAAGAAGGGATTTGACTCCGGCACTTAATCGTCTCAATCAAAATGTCTCATACGACTTCAATGATTTGAAGGCCGGAGAAACAGTGGTGCTTTCAACCACGAACGAAAAGGTTAGAGAAATCAACAATTTCTTTCTTGACAATCTAAACGTTCAAGCGTATTCCTTTGCAGCAAACATCGGTGGTGACTTCGATCCCAAGTCGTATCCCACAGAGGAACGTTTGTATTTGAAGGAAGGTGCAAAGGTCATGTTCGTGAAAAACGATCCTGACAAATATTTTGTAAATGGTGACATTGGTATTGTAACAAAACTCACTCCATTTTCAATTGAAGTGAAAGTGAAGGGAAGTACGTTGGTCGTGAAGAAACAGAAGTGGGAAAAAATTAAATACAAATACGTTCCTTCTGATCAAGAAGGTGAACGTGGATCGGTTCAGAAAACCATCGTTGGTTCATTCGAACAGTATCCTCTACGTCTTGCATGGGCGATCACCGTACACAAAAGTCAGGGTCAGACATACAACAAAGTTTTCATTGACTTGCATACTGGTAGCTTCACTTCTGGTCAAACGTATGTGGCACTTTCACGCTGCAAAACCCTTGACGGCATCAAATTGCAACGGCCAATTCGGGAGAGCGATGTCATTCTGGATCAGCGCATTACGGAGTTCGCGAGAACCTTCCAGAGTATGTAAGCAACTTTTTTCGATTTTTTCCGTATATTTGGTTCTGTAAACTACACCATTATGGGACGTGTTATTTCTTGGATTCTTTTGGTGATTATTATGATCTGTTTCTTTTTAATGCTAACAAAATGAAACACGATTTGAACGATCAACAAGACCCGTTGCAAGCCCTGACTGAATTTTTAAAAAGTCCAGAGGGCAAGGCATCTATTGCTGCCTTTGCACAGGAGTTAGTCAACAAAGACAACATCAAAGCATCCCAATTGGCAAGATTCAATGAGAGACTTGAAAAGGGTACTTTGGAATTTGCTTCGGTTGTCGAACGAGTTTTGGAAAAATACAACTCTGACAAGTACAGAGACCATTGGTATAAGGCAGGTTATGAACCGCCTGAACCGTTGTGTTTCTTTCTCTTTTACTATGCTGAAAAGTATGGACGTGAGTGTACGAAGAAAGAGTGGAAGAAATTTGCGAATATGTTCACGGGTGACCTGTACTACTACGGAGGTTACTATTTCAATTTGATGCACGGACAAGGATCAGTGGTACATATCACACACGAGAACGATGAAAAGTGATGGACGGTTTATACGAGATATTGCAATCATACTGGTAATCGGTATTGGTTATCAATATCCGTTCAATAGCTGGCAGTATAATGTGAGTGTGTTCGTAAGCGGTTGTGTTTTCGTATACACTCTTTATCGAATTTTAATGTGGCTCAATGCTAAAGGAAATAATTTCAAAGACGAAACTAAAGGACACTGATCTAATTGCGGTCTACCCATACGGTTCAAGAGTATACGGAACTGCAAGAAAGAATTCGGACTATGATTTTATTGTCGTTACTCCAAAGAAAACCAACGAGCAATATTCAGACAAGTTGATCAACATCAACTTCTACACCCCGGAAGAGCATCAGAATCGTTTGAACGAGCATGAAATTTCTGCTCTGGAATGTTACTTCTTACCACAAGAACAAGTTTTGTTCGATTGCTTTCATCCATTGAATAGAACACCACGAGTAAAGCCATTCACCTTCAAACTTGATTTGAATACACTTCGTCATTCGTTATCGGCAAAGTCATCGAACAGTTGGGTCAAGGCGAAAAAGAAACTTACTGTCGAGAAAGACTACGACATTGATCTTGGACGAAAGAGTCTTTTCCATTCATTCCGAATCATCGAATACGGAAAACAAATTGCCGTACATGGAACGATTGTAAACTATTGTTCCTGCAATGATCTCTTCAATGAAATTATGAACTGTTACACTTGGGATCAGATGTTTGATGGTTTCAAGGAACGTTACAATAAGTTGTGCACTGAATTTAGAATCTTAGCCCCGAAAGAATGACATCAATTTTAGTAACTGGTGGAGCCGGATTTATCGGTTCAAATTTCATACCGTTCATGCTTAACAAGTATCCGTCTGAATACAGCATCGTTAATTTGGATGCGTTGACGTATGCGGGTAATCTTGAAAACTTAAAGGAGGTTGAAAAACATCCGCATTACAATTTCGTTCATGGCGACATACGTGATCGTGCAATGGTGAAAGATATTTTCAGACACTACAGATGTCGTGCAGTGATCCATTTTGCTGCCGAGTCACACGTTGATAATTCAATCACAGGGCCGGAGGCTTTCATCACTACAAACGTATTGGGTACGTTTACACTACTCGATGTTGCAAAAGAAATGTGGAAGGATGCGAGAGGATACAATCCAAGATTTTTACACATATCAACAGATGAAGTGTATGGTAGCTTGGGTGAGACTGGACTTTTTACCGAGAGAACACCCTACGCACCGAATAGTCCATATTCTGCATCGAAGGCTTCCAGCGATATGATTGTTCGTAGCTATCATCATACCTACGGGCTGGATGTGGTGACGACAAATTGCTCGAACAACTACGGCCCAAAGCAGCACAAGGAAAAACTAATTCCTACAATCATTCGATCAGCATTGGCAGGAAAAGAAATACCCATCTATGGTGATGGTAAAAACGTAAGAGACTGGTTGTATGTTGGTGATCATGTAAGAGGAATTAACACTGCCTTCCATCTTGGAAAAGCAGGTGAGACATATAACATTGGTGGGAAGAACGAGAAAACGAACAACATGATTGCCAAGCAAATTTGTGATGTGCTTGACCAATACTATCCAAGACCAGACCGTAAGTCCTATTCAGAACAAATCACATACGTGGCAGATCGTGCAGGACATGACAGACGATACGCAATAGATGCCACCAAGATCACTTCAAAATTGGGATGGGCTGCTGATGTAGATTTCGAAGACGGAATTAAGAAAACCGTCCAGTGGTACGTCAAACAGCTTATAGGGTAATATCGTCACGGTCGATCTCCGCACCCTTATCAATCAATACGGAGATTTGGCTTACAACGTTATCCATTTCATCATACGACTCGTAGATTTTGTCAATGATGAATTTCATTTCATCATCACGTCTTTGACCATTGAGTTCAAGAATAAGGATATTCATCAAGCCTTTCAATCGGCTCAATGGCGCATTGAGTAGATGTGAATTTATGAAGCCGTATTCAATGAACTTTTCGTTTTTCTTTTTGATGATTTCTTGAAGTTGTTCGTTGTGAACTTTGATTCTATCAGCATACTCGTTGAGTTTCTTCAAGTCTTCATTTCTCTTGCTCGATATGTAGGCAATACTGATTACCTGAGAAACATCACTACCAAATTTTACATCTTCCTTTGTCCAGCTATAGTGCTTACCAGTCTTACCAAAGAATACCATACCGTATTGTACTCCATCTACGTAGATGGGGATTTGAAGTATTGACTTGATATTCTCTTTGTCAAAGTGTTCGTAGAATTCGTAAGTGAACTGACTGTTGTAAACATCGTTGGCCACAATGACACGCTTTTCAAGTAGTGCTTTTGTGTATGAGGGATACTGATCTAAATCAAAAGAGAAGTTGCAATCGAAATCGAAAGACTTTTCCTGATACTTAAATTGGCAGCTTAAAAAATGCTCGTGGAATTTCCATACCGTTAAACGGTTGATTTTCATTCCATCGAATGCAATTTTCGAGATTTCGATCAGCGACTGCTTAAATCCTAAATTCTGTACTTTCCTGCTGAGTTCTAAAAAAATATTTTCGCTGACCATTGTGACTTTCTTTCACTGATAAATACACTTTTTGGCCCAATTGCCAGACTATTTTCATGATAACTTAATTAAATTTTGAACTTTTTTCAGTAGATTTGTGGTTATGGAAATGTATTTATCAGTGGAAGAAAATTCCACGAGACCTATGTTTTTAGAACCTCAAGAATTGAGGATTGGCAACTATATCAACTACGAAAATACTACACACGTAGTAGCTGAACTTCACAAAGAGAAAATCATCCATTTCTGGATCAATTCTGGTCACGATGGTTACGTCACCACATACAATCAAGTACAGGCTATCCCTCTCACAACGAGAGAGATTCTCGATTTTGGATTCGAAGAAGACTTTGATCGAGTAAAGTATTTCGAAGGATACTTCGATAATAACGGTATGTGTATCGAACACGATGGAGATAATTTTTGGTTGTGCCAGCATCGTGATGAAGATGAAGTAGTAAGAATCGCAGTAGTTGATGATGTACACGAATTGCAGAATTTGTACTACCACATCACAGGAAAAGAACTGACCTACAGCTAATGGTTTACACTGATCGAGTTCATATGATCGCAACTACGATTGAAGAACTGCATGAGTTTGCAGGAAGCATTGGACTGAAAAGATGTTACTACCGAAACCCAAGAAAGAAACGTCACCCTCATTACGACTTGATGAATGAACGCATCCGAACAGCAGCAATCGAACACGGTGCAAAATTGGTAACAGATCGTACCATTGTAACATTGTGTCGCAAATTTTACGGGGAAAGGCTCCTGTAAAATAGGAAATACGATTATTTATGATAAATTTGTTGTGCCTGAGCAGTCAGGATTAACCTTATTTAAGTTTTCGACCATGAGTCGTTCAAGAAAAAAGGAAGCAGTCTATAAAGACCCATCCAACACCAAAGGCAAGAGATTTGCCAATAGAAAATTCAGACGTAGAATCAAGCAAGCCGTTCACAATGAAGACGAAACCATGCCTGTCATTGATGAAGTAATGAATCAATACGACCTTGTTGATTTCAAATTCAGAGCGGTGAAGGAACGTGATAAGGAGTACTACGATAAGGTGAAAAGAAAATGAAGGAAAAACTAAAGCTGTGGTATGAGAAGATAGTGCGACTTTATGATAGTGCGATTGTTCTAAACGCCACACTATTCATAATTCTTTCTACTATCGTATTCGGTTTTAGTTACCAGTACTTTCACAACAACCCAACCGAATTTTTTGAAGAGTTTCTTTTCGCATCCTATGGTATGATTCTCGACATTGCAGTAATTGGTATATTGATTACTTGGATTACGGAGAGAAGAGAAAAGAAGTATCGCATTCAGTCATATATGAATGAGATCGATGACTTTAGAAGTTGGGTATCAGAAGAATCGATGTTTCGAACCGTAGGTAACATCAAAAGATTAAATAAGAATTCGATCACCGAAATGAATCTCGTGGATTGTACACTCCGTAACATCAACCTGAACTATGCAGACCTTACGTCATCTAATTTAAATTCTGCTGATATTTCTAATTCAACATTGATCGGAGTCAGACTGAACAATTGCAGAATGAACCAGACTAACTTTGAAAATAGTAACCTTAATCAGGCAGAACTCAAGAGTGCGTTTGCAACAGGTTCTAATTTTAAAGACAGTTATTTGATCAAGTCTGATTTTAGCAAAGCGTATTTGATCAAAGCAAATTTTGAAAACGCATTCTTGATTGAGGCAAATATGAACGGAGCAATTGTCTCCGATGCAACATTCAAAAATGCAAGTCTATACAAAGCTGATTTAAGAAATGCTGTTGGCCTTAAAGCCGAACAACTCATAAATGCCAAGAGTCTGTATTTAACTAAACTTGATCCAGAAATTGAGGTAGAATTAAAAAGGGTAGCCCCTCATTTACAAAATGCTTAAAATTGAAGTAGGAGATTATCGAATGATTGATTTGGCAATGATGATCGCCACATCACAAATTTCAAGACGTGTGATACACGAAGGGTTTGAATACGAAGTGAAAGACATCATCAGTAGAATCATGGGATTCGATGAAAAAACAAAAAATCCGATATGGATTGACGGAAAATTTTATGTACTGGCGAGAGTAAACCCTAACGACATAACACCAGTTATCGTTTACATGCATGAAACGCCATATAAACAACAATATCTCAACGGGTGATTACAGCATCAAAGATATTATTGCCCTGCTGCTTAATTGGCAATTCCGTCTTGGTGATTCCATCGAAACATCGTCTCAATGGAATGGGATTACAGTGAAATACCGTGCAACGCTGGCAGCATATGACGAACGTACTGCCTGTTTGAAAATCACTGAGAAGATACGAATAGACGAAAACGGGCAGGTTTCAAAAGAAGTTTACAAAGACGAGTACACAAATCTGCCCATTGAGTATCTGGAATTCTTTAAGCATGTGTTCTGAGGCCATGCTGAGTATTTATAGCGTAGAAGGCAATGAAAATTACTCACCCCGATTTTATAAAAAATGGTTACTATTCCATTTTGGACATTCAGGAATATTTACTAAGTTTGAAACTTAAAGAGGCGAGACATAAGCTGGAAATGGACGAGAAAAGCGTTCCGGTGACAGCATATATCGACCACACGCTTACGGCCTTTAGAGAACTTTTGAAAATGATCGACAAGTCTCAATTGCCGTTGGTGTACCGCGAAATAGAAAAAGCGATAGCACAAATTGAGGAATTGAAGCATCCCAAAGCTAATGCAAAAAAGAATAGAAATTCTACATGGTGATTTTGGAACGGTCAGGAACGAACTTGGCCAACTCGTAAACAATGAAGTAGAAGAAATTATTTCACTAACCCATAGCACCAGTTCCAACAATACGAACTCATTCATCACAATCGTGATTATCTTTATACCTAAACAAGAAGAGGATGAAAAACAATAATGCACTTGTAAACATTGGACTTGCTCAACTGGCAAAAGAAAAGGGCTTCGATGAAATTTGTGATGCCGGATATTGTTTCGACACTACGAAACAAGCCTACTACACAAACTACGATCCTGATTATTTCAAGAACAGTTTGTTGTGGGAGAAGCACACGGCAGCACCAACTCGTGAGCAATTACAGACTTGGTTGCGTGAGAGAAACGTGATCGTCACTGTTGAAGTAGATCGCACCTACGAACCAAAGTTCGTCTACAGTGTGGATGTCTACAAAGATGGTGGCAATTGGGACAAAGAACTCAACAAGTACTCTGACTTGTACTACAAGTACGAACAGGCACTTGAAGATGGATTACAAGAGGGTTTAAGTAAACTATGAAAATCATTTCTCAGTTCAAGGACTTTTACGATTTTGTTGTCACTGAAACCGACAACAGAAAAGTTTTTGTCCGTGCAACAAAAGATGTTGTCTTCACGAAAGAAGAACAAAAGAAAAACCCATCGAGAACTATCCTTTCTCCTATTCCAAGAGAGAAGGTTTCTCAATTAGATAGAAGAGACTATATCGCACATTTCGATCATGGTCACGTCAGTGTTGTTGCATTCTGCAATAAGCTACACACATATCTACAGTACAAGAATTTGATCTATTGGAGATACGAAGACATACCAGCAGACGTATTAAAGGATTTGGAACCATACGGACGTAGTAGATGGGAGACCAGTGATGAAGACTACGAGAAGTATAGCTGGTATCACAATCCGTTGAAGGATATTCTTCGCTACAAGAAAATTGATTGGGTGAGAGATCGTCATACCAAAGAGCCATACGAAACCAAACTCAACAAAGCATTTAACGCTCCTGTTCTCATTGTAAAGGACGGAACGCTTGATCACATTACGCTCAATCCAAGATTGACTGACATTGGCTTCAATCGTATCCTTACACCTACCGAAGCATATCAGGACATCTACAATTGGATTCCGTACAACGAACCAGAAGTACCTTCTTCGCCAACGGACTTGAGCCGTTACGAAGCAAAAGGATTTGACAAGAAGACCTCATTTAGACCAAAGATGAAATGAGAATTCTTTTTGATGAAGAAAGAAAACGACCATTGAAAGTTGTCAATCGAAAAGGTCATTTCTCCATGCGAGACATAGGAGAATGGATCAAGGCCATTTCGAGTATCAACAGAGAATTCAATGGTGATGCGTACCAAAATACGAATGAAGAGATTATTTATGGCTATGGAAATGGTGATATGGTTTATCGTTTTGAATTGGAAGAACGAATTAATAACCTACCACCAGAATTGAAGGCACGTTATTCAAAACCGATCAATAAGAACTACTATAAAACTTTCACTTTAAAATGACACTGTTCCTTAGAAACAAAAACAACCGATCAATCGTAGACATTGACATCTACGTTAAAACAGAAGAAGGTCGCAAGTTCGTTGAATTAAACAGTAGTGTGATTATCGACACCTACTCTGACTTCTTGATGAACAACCTCAACAATGCCAACGAGATCATAGATACATTCACGTACATTTCTGATTTGCGTGGTTGGCTTTGGGAAAGCTATTTCGCTGGTGAAGAAAACGATCCAGAAAGACTTCAAGACGTAATCAAGGAAGTTAAATCTTTCTTGAAGGGCGTTGCAACAAAATACGAACTTTATTACGTAGAGGATTGAAACCAGTCCACTACACCATGCGCAACTTGGAAGAGATCATTCGAAGGGGCGCAAACGTCAATAGAATCAAGGTTGGCGACATTTTGTATTTACGTCTTGATTTCTTAAATTTGAAGATTGAAGAAGAGATTGAGGTTGTGGATATTCAGGACGGCAAGTACTTTATCAAGACCTTGAGAGCATTCAAGCGAATTGATGAACGAACACGGTTGATTATTCCAGATGCCTATATCCAGTTTTTTACGTTGAATGACGTGGATGATACTATCTTCAAAACACCGAAATACCTATGAGCGAACTAAAGTGGAAAAGCATGGAAACGAAGGTTTGGGGATTTCATTTAGACCCTGAGCCGGAAGTAATTTATGTAATCGAAGGTTGCAGTGCTGGCAACTACATTGTCGTTCACGAAGACGCATTCGGATATTCAACGGGTCAAACCGAAATCATGACCAAAGAAGCAGTCGAAGAAAAATACGGAATCAAACTACAATGAAAGCATCAGATGTAAAATTTAAGGTGTGGGATAAGGAAGAAAAGAAATTTGTTCGTCAGGTCGAAATAGACCGCATCCCCACTCAAAACACTCGTTACGGTTTTAAACTGAAAAGCGTTTTTGAATTGTTCCTTTACACTGGTGAGAAAGACACTGGTGGAAAAGAGATTTATGATGGTGATATTCTCGAAGTATCATTGCATCCACACATTTCACAACATATTGTGAAGTTTGAAAATGGTGCTTATGGTGTTTACGAAGACAACACATTTAAAGTACTCGGTAAATTTCTTGGGTACTACAATGGATTGGACGGCACGATCACTGTCGTTGGACACGTTAAAAAACTAAAATGAAAGTATACTTAGCTGGCGCAATTACTGGACAAAGTGAAGGTAGTGCAAAGGGTTGGAGAGAAGCAGTCACTGAACGTTTGAAAGACGTTGGAATCACTGGTTACTCACCAATGAGAGGAACGGCATACGTTTCAGGAACACAAGGTCTTACTGAAAAGGAAAAGACAAAGTTCTTCGGACAAAACATTGACTCCATCGTTGGTATCAATGTGAGGGACTACAACGACTGCAAGACTTCGGATGCGATTCTTGTTAACCTGCTTCCTGCCACAAAGGTATCAATTGGTACTGTGATGGAAATTGCATGGGCAAGAGCATTTCAAATTCCAGTGGTAATTGTAATGAACGAAGAAAATGTTCATCGTCATGGTATGCTTATGCATGGTAATATTGTAGTCGATAACCTTGACGAAGGTGTTGCTTCAATCATTCAACTTTTAAAACCATAACTATGTGGGATAAAACATTAAAACAGAATACAGAAGGATTCGCGAATCAAGTCTATGACATATTGGAACGCATTGGCGGTGCTGTGCCAAACCAACGTATTCCTTTTGTCTATGAACATCTTGAATCGGAGTATCCGTGCAGAGAATGGAGATTCATGGGAAAACTTGGTGTTGGTGGAAAATACAGGGCACAACGTAATCGCGTAGATTATTACCATGAAGATGAAACTCCTGAAATGGTTCTGGTGACGGATGCTATAAATGAAGCACTCACGAAACTTGAGCGCAAGCATATCGTCTATGTTGACATGGATGGTGTAGTTGCCGATTTCAATGCAGAGATCATTAAAGTTCATCCTACTATCTTCGAACATGAAGATGGTGACTACAGAGGAAAGGTCATTGATGAAATCTGTGAAGCAGACGTAAACATTTTTCAACGTCTCAAACCAATTCCCGGAGCAGTTGAAGCAATCGACAAGTTGAAAGATTACTATGAGATTTTCTTCTTATCAACTCCGATGTGGAATGTTCCTCATTCGTTCACTGACAAGAGATTGTGGATTGAGCAATACTTCGGTGAAGTCGGAAAGAAGCGTTTGATTCTCACCCATCATAAAGACCTCAACGTAGGTGAATATTTGATCGATGACAGATTGAAGAACGGTGCAGAGAAGTTCACAGGCAAGCATCTACACTTTGGCACACAGTCATTTCCTGACTGGAAATCGGTAGAAGAATACCTGCTACCAAAATAACCTTTTTACGAAATCTACGTATAAGGAAGAATGGAAGTGTATCGACCCAAATTCAACACTGTCTTCGCAGAACAAATATCGCGTCAGAAATTGACGAATGGCAGCATTCGCAATATTGACCGGGATAATATCGTTGTCTGGTCTGACCATGCAATTGTCACCACCACAAAAGAGAAGGTGAAGGCAAATCTTGGCGACTGGATAGTGAGACATGCTGACGGTGAGATTTGGGTCTTCACTAATGAAATGTTTCACTTTTTATACAAACACATTTAACTTATGGCAAATCTAATTATCTTCGGTTCAATTTGGTTTTGGATTCTGACAGTTGTCAGTGTTGGCATTATTTGGAATTCACTCGAACGTGCATTGAATAGCACAGAAGACGATGGTGGTGGTATCTTTGCCACGATCATCCTGATCGCATTCGGAGTCCTCTATTACTTTTTCGGTTCCAAAGAACACGTTGAATCGATTTTTCAATTCATCATTCACAATTCCGGTACGATCATTGGTATTATTGGAGGTTATCTTGTGGCCGGAGTTATTTGGTCAATCGTGAAATGGTTCTTTTTCCTTCACGATGCAAAAGACAAATTCTTAAAGAACGTATCACAATATCCGAACACATACAAGATGTCGGAGATTACCAAGCACATTCCTACAGCTTCCGATAACAAGTTTCGTATTCTCACTTGGATGTATCTGTGGGTCTTTTCTGCAACGTGGACACTTATTGATCAACCGATCAAACGTACTTTCCGTTTCATCTACAACAAACTGGAATCTACCTACGATAAGATGGCGGTTAAAATCTTTGGCGACCTGACCAATGAAGATCAGAAACAAGCATAGCAACTTCGTTGACCCGAAGCGTTTGAATCTCGACAACGTTGAGGTTTACAAAGACACTTTGCTCAAGGCAACGCAGTACCCAATCGGTGAGACATTCAAGCACGACTATCGCGAGTACAAGACAAACGTACTTGAACAAAGACGTGGTGAAGTCTTCGTAGAGAACATTGATTCAGTTGGTGCATTGATCAAATACAACGAAGCACCTACTTGTCTCCTGAATATGGCATCTGCCAAAACTCAAGGTGGTGGTGTTGCTTACGGTTCCAAAGCACAGGAAGAAGCACTCTTCCGTTGCTCGAACTTGGGGCTTTCAATTTCGTCTGCACACTATCCGTTGGGTGACGAGAAGTTTTTGTACACGGTCGATGCCGTGTTCTTCAAAGATAAAGACTACAACGATCTCCCTGATGGTCATGAAGCAGACGTAATCACTTGTGCTGCAATCAAAATTGTGGACGGTGTGAAGGAAGCGAACTACGAAGAACTGACCAACAAGAAGATTTATTCTATTCTCACATATCCTGCTTTCAGAGCAGAGAATCTTGTGGTAGGTGCGTGGGGTTGTGGAGTGTATAAGAACGATCCGGTATTTATAGCAAACACGTTCAAGAAGCATTTGATTACTTTGCGACACCTGTACGACAAAGTGATCTTTGCAGTCATCAATGACGAGAACAGTGTGGGCAATAATTACCAGATATTCAAATCCATTCTGGAAGATGGAACGCTTAAAGATTGAGGACATACTTCTCCCCGGAGCAAAGATGGAAGTCGAGAAAATTGACTTCGATGACCCAAAGAATGCCCATATAAAAGCACTGTTTGAGGACACCCGTAAACGACAAGAAGAACTCCTGAAATTGAAGGAAATCGATCCGTCCATATGGGATTTACGCATCACAATCTAAACCTTTTGGCTTATTTTCCGTACAAGACCGTATGGACACGCTCGTAATACATCCATTTGACCCTACAACTGCGTTTTTAAGCACAATTTACGCAGACATGAAGTGGACTGTCCTTTCGGAGAACGTGTCTAAAAAGGTGCTTAAAGAGCAAATAAAGGCTCACCAGAGAATCATCCTTATGGGACACGGTTCCAACATGGGATTGTTCGGACACGGTAGGCTTTTCATCGACTCAAAACTTGTTTACCTTTTGAGAGAGAAGGAGTGCATCTGTATCTGGTGTAACGCCAATGAATTTGTATCGAGATACGAATTGAAAGGCTTCTACACTGGTATGATAATTTCTGATTTCGAAGAAGCATTGCTATACTGCATAAAGTGTACGGCAGACGATATTGATTCTTCGAATCGTTTGTTTGCTGAGATTGTTCGTGCAGCTATTTTCACGGAGAACTGTGAAGCAATGGCGAGTATGATCAAGAAGTTATACCATAGGGATGATAACCCTGTGATTTTATTCAACAAAGAAAACATCTTCAACACATGAGTGTTTGTAAAATAAAAGAGAGAGAAGGCAGGTGCGATCTACGTACTGTCATCGTAATTGAAGGAGGTATGAGTGATGACGTTGTACGTTGGTGTGCATACTGTGGTGCGGTTGTTGTAGATACTGATGTTGACGGGAGAGTCCATCCGGGCAAAGTACGCCCGATGGTCTTTCCTGAAATCGCAAAGAAAAAACAAGATGGCGAATAGCGAAAAGAAAGGAGTGTCCTACAAGGACATTAAACCTACTGCTGGACTTCCGGTAAGCCAAGAGGAATACAATCGGTTTCTCGAAGTCTATCACTCGATTCGTCCTTATCTTGAACGCGAGTTACAAGTCACGAAGGAACAACTCTTGAAAGAGTTTCCTGATCGTAAGCAAATGGTTGAAGATGTTTGGACTTGCGTTGTTGATATGAAAATGAAATGGCCACATGAAATGGTCGGAACTGTTTTTAACGTATGATAGAAATTTTAAAACACCCTATTTTTATCGGAGTCATGTCCTTCTGTGCTGGCTTCTTACTTTGCTATTCGTTTGTCTTGATTGACAAGAGAAGGGAACAAAGAGATAAACGGTTCAACAAGAAAGGGACAAATCATTACGTAAAGATTCCGGGACACAATAATCCGATCCCAATTTGTGTCAATGAGCAAATCAATCGTGGTCATGAATTCGTATTGGATAGAATTGCGTATATTGTGGCAAGTATCCAACATAAGAAGACTGGTGAAGTAATATTTCACCTTAGACATCAAGTACTATGAGAGAAGCGATCAAAACATTTTTCAAACAACTTTTCTGCAAGCACGATTATCGACTGGATAATCCTGACGAAGTGTTTCCTGAGCCACCGAAGAACGGTTGGATTAGTTTCACTCGTGGACACACTTGTTCCAAATGCAGTAAGAAAACGATTCTCGGAAGCGGGATAATAATGTGATGAAATACGAATTGAAATACGACCAGCCTACCGAAGTCACTGAGAAGCAGTACAACGAAGCACGTAAACGCTTCGGTGGTATTATTGCCCATCGTAAAGATGAAGAGACTGGCAAGTACTATATTAAACTCTGGTTGACAAAATACAGAGCACTTGTTCAGGAATGTTTAATTCAAAACGAAGAGAAATGAAAAAGTTCATCGTAAGACCGTTGAGCAATTCACAGGGCTTCAACATGAAGCACATGAGTTCCGAGTATGAAGTCACTGAGTTGAGTTGGAGGAACGTCTTCAACCCCGAACACAAACCTACCTTTTGGGGTGGGATTGAAGCAGTGAGTAAACACGCTGCTCTTGCAGGGTTTCATTACTTTGCATGGAACGGATGGGTCTATGAAACTGGTGGTGACCGCACCGATGTAAAAACCGAAACACTTGGATAATATGGAAGCCGAGAAAAGAATTGCAGAGATCGACAAGGAAACTTCCGATCTACACCAGACCTTGAATAAGATGGATAATGAAGATCATCCTGACGATTCAGATTTTGATGGCTACGAAAAACGTAGGGAACCCGTGTGGGCGAAGATCGGTGCACTGAGCAGGGAGAAACGATTGATCATGACTCCCACATTCAGAGAACTTCCCACTTACGGTGACGTAATGTCTTTGAAGCAATTCATATCCTGTGTGAAGTCAGGTGGATTCATCGACTACGATGGACATGGTTGCTATGTGAAAGATGGCAAGGCAACGGACATTAACATCTATCCGAGTGATCATCACTACAAGTCCATCCGTAAAGACTTTGACACAATCATTTGGTTCAATCGATGAAACGACTGGCATTAATTTCAATCTTCTTTCTTGCATTCACAGGAATAGAGACTAAGACCCTGATCATCGGGGATAGCATTAGTGTCTATGCAAATGGTTGGCAGGATGTTCTTTGTAAGGACAAGAAGCTGAATTGTACCAACATTGCCAAAGGTGGAATGAAGACCGACTGGATGGTTAAAACACTCAAGGCACACTTGAAGACAAACCACAGCTACAGTCAGGTAATCATCTACGGTGGCATCAACGACATATTCTCTTATGTACCTGCTGATTCAGTTGTGAAGAACGTGGAGAGAATGGTTGCCCTTTGCAAGCAATACAAAATAAAGCCAATTGTGATCATCGGATACGATCCGAATACGATCATTCATAATTCATGGGTAACTGATCGTGCACTGGAAACAAAACTACGTAACAACTACGTGGAGTATCAGAGACGTTTGATGAACGTACAAGGTGCTGAGATCATTCCAATGGTTCCTACTACCGAAGCGGATTCAGGAGACGGTATTCATTTGAGCCGTCAAGGTCATAAGACTTTTGCTGAATACTTCGCCAATTACTTTTAAGAAGTCCAACGAGAATTTAGCTTGTGCCAAGTTCTTCCTTGTAGTCTTTCGTGAGACTCAATACAGTTTTGGCAAGCAGTAACAATCCAACCTTGTGATTGCTGGACGTTTTGATTCGATCCACAAAACTCACAAGTTCTGTATGAAAGAGTTGAAGCGAAGTTGATTAGTTCGTGAACAACATCGTCAGCACCATCACAGTAAACACGAAGCCCACCAAATTTTTCTTTGATCTGAGCAATGCAGAATCCTTCCGGCACACCTTTGTGTTTGTGCTTGAAGTAGCTGTCGATGTGATCGAGCAGTTGTTCGAGAATTTCATACCAGCCATCACCACATTCGAATCCGAACATAGCGAATGCTCTCCTGTCTTCTGATGTGAATAGGTGTTCGTATTTGACACGAAGGTAATCGTAACCTTCAAGATGTCCTGTGCTTCCTGTTGCCATAATAGCAAAGATAGAAAAGTTTCAGAGAAAACAAAACTTAATTAGGTTATTGCCATTGTTGGTTGGGGCCACCACCGTAATCTACCATGACCTGACGACCATCCAGCATCCCGTAGTTCCCCGGCTTGTGATCTCCACAAACCTTAAATAAGTTTTCGATGGGCTTCCAGTTTTCGCGATCTACTGGTTCTGTTCGTTTCATGATAAGTAACCAACCGCCCCATGAACACCAGAGGACAGGACACAAATGTTCCTTAGTGTCTTCTAATGCAGTGTGAGGAATATTTGCAATGACCCAAACCATCTTCTCTTCCATATTGGCGAGAAGACCACGAAGGAAATGATTCCAGATGAAAGGCTTGGGAATTTTGAATGCGTAATTGCCGACCAGTATAACCAGTCGAGTTACGCCTGTGGTAATAAGCTGAATGTTTCTGGTCTTGCCCATGTGAGTGTGGCATCTTCGTCCATGACATAGGCAACCATCACACCGTCCCAATTGTACAGGTGATGAACTTCATACGTCTTTCCCTTTTCAAATGAGTCGTATCTGGTTGTTGACCATAGACCAATTCCTGATGTTGATCTTTCGGTTTGAATGCAAAGAAGTTTGTCACCTGCTTTAAGTCCAGCAATGACTTCTGTCTTCTGACCGTGATTGTCGTAGATTGTTGCTATTCTCATGATTTGCGTTCAGTGGATTTGCCGATGAAGTACCCCAATCCAACACCAAGTCCAACGACATACGGAAAATGTAGAACGTCTCTTATGAAGGTGAGAATTAGAATGGTTACCACAATGGCAATGATTGCTTGGGTTTGAGTAATTTCGTTTTTCATTATGTTCGGTTTAGTATAAGTCTTCACTGTAAAGCGTGACCAATTCTTTCTTGATTTGTCCAGCAGCAAATGCGATCTTGGCAGCTTCCTCACGATCAACAAAACGATTTGTGTTGGTCAGGAAGCCTTGCTCGTGTTCGCCAGTTGCGTCTTCGGCAAATGTTACTGTACGCAATTTAGAGAGCGTATAGACCGTATTAATGCAATGGCCGTGTCTATGACCACAAACAACCGTACCCTTGTCTATATTGACAGGAAGGAAGCGCATGGTAGGTAAATCTGGATACCAGATTGCAGCACACAAAATACGTTCGTCCATAGAGACGCAAGATAAGTAATTACTCAGACATTCCCAAGACATTGGGAACAGGTATCAAAACCGTTTTCAGCGTCAACGGTATTGACCCGGCATATGCAGCAACGATAGATACCGTGCTTCTGGTCGTACATTTGTTGGGTGATGAAGTTGGTCTTAGGTACATCAAAGATGTGAGCAATGCCGTGTGCGAAGTAATGTGTAACGCGATCATTGTCGGTTTTTAGTTCACCGATGATTTTCCCATCCTTATCCAGTATGTAGTAGGTTGTCATCTGAATTTTGTTTCGAGAATCTTCTTTATCTTCTCAGCATCTTCAAAGCGTTCTTCCTTCAACGCACTTTGCAATTCAGCATTAAGTTGAGTTTCATTCATGCCATCGAATTGATGCTTGACCTTTTCTTTTTTTATACGTGCTACTTTCCTTTCGGGGAATGCTTCTTCGTATAGCTGTGTCTCTATGCCACCATCAAAATAAAGATCAGCATCGAAATAGAAGCCATGAAACATTTTGAAGGGGAATGACACTGCAATTGCAACACACATACCAAAGACATTGGCTACAAGTAAGTGAGCCAATTCGTACATGACGTAGTTGCTATTGTACGGGAAGACACGCATGAGCCACATAGTATATCCGAACACAGCAGTGGAAGCGATCCAGTAAGCAACATGAAATCCATTCCTATACCACACGTAGTCGGCAGTACGATAATGAAAGAGGCACACGTTTACAGGAATGAGAACAAACGAAATTAGAAATGAAGCCAGTGGTATATCGGCAGGAGCGAAGTAATACCAAGCAACACCGTATGCAATATTGATAGCGATCAAGAATGCTTTCTTGACAATCTCTCGATTCTTCAAATACTTGATCAGCTTATCGTTACTCATAAGTGTTTTGTTTTTTCTCTGTTGCCTTTTGAAGACCTTCCCTGACCTTAATGAACTCGTCTCTCACGCCTTCTTCAATTGGTACAACCGAATTAACCAACAGTGGAGGCATTGCTTCAAAGAATTCACCACAGGCTTCGTAGAAGCGACCGTACATGTTTTGCTCACCGTGATAGTTCTGTGCATTACGGTGCAGTTCTTTCGCTACAGCAATACGGAATTTCCGATTGTGTGCAAAGAGACGAATAAGTAAAAGTGCAATGTATTTCATATTTCTCCGGTCTTAACAAAATTTTGCAGAATGGGAATCAGGGCTTTCACTTGTTCTTGATTCAAGTGCATTCGAGAATCAACATCCCAATTACGGGGAAGTTCGGTTACGATGTACTTGCCCATCGATTCATTTTCGAAGACCGTGAGTTTCGGTTTGTCGATACCGAGCCAAATGGAAGTATCCATGTTACTCGATTTTTGAATTGAGCACTTGTTACCGTAGGTATCAACGAACTCACCTTTCACGAAACCCCTTTGGGTCTTTGATGTCTTGATCTTCATGCGTTCTCTGCAAGTTTATGTGCTGCTGCCAAGTACTTACGCTTTGCTTCGTATGCTTGGTACTCGGCTTCATTAAGATTGTCAAGTTGTTCTGTGTGCCTTGAGAGCATCATGAACGTAGTTGCAATGAACGCCATTGAGAACGCACCTGTGCCGAACAGCACGATACAGAAACCACTGTTAAACTTTCCAGTCAGGAACAGTTGAGCAAAATATCCAGTGCCATTGAGGAACCATTCGGCAGAGATCAATGTCAACATGAGACTTGAAAAAAGCGTAGGGATCAAAAGAATGAACGATACGCGAACTAAGGTTTTCATTTTCATATAACTGCGATTATGTTTTTTGCTGTGCAAGCTAAACGCATCTTTGGCGTTTCGATTGTGTAGGAATATTCCTTGAACTTGGATACTCGTGTCCCGGAAGGAGAGTGAACGGTAAGTACGTCATTCTCCAACGTGTAGGGTACAGAGAAACATTCTATTGTACCTGATGCAGTCCAAAGACCACCACGCTTGAACGTACCGTCAGGATTCGTCTCAGCGTAGATTTTTTCAATCTCCACGATCTTACCCGTGTACTCGTTGTACAGGGAAGGCTTCTTGAGCCGAACGTTTTGTCCTATGGTATGTTTTGGTTCCATTAGTACAGGAGCATTAAGTCGCGTGATGGGAATGAAATTTTTTCGTCAGGAAACTCGACAGTAACGTAGTCGTACTTACCCAACACTGCATTGTAAGGATAAGGATGCAGATAGCGACCTTTCTCGTCCTTTTGAAGAGGACTTACGATCTCAACGATCTTGCCGTAGTTGTGTGCAGGGATTTCTTTTGGATGGCAATGATTCTTCATTGTCTCCATTGCTTTTGGCGTTATTGCAGCCATATCCCCCACTTTGTACGTTCCTTTTTCCATATGTAGTTATACGGAAAAGCAGGGGAAAAGGTTATGAAAATTATGACTTTAAAACGTGCTTGGCGAATGCCTGATTCTTCTCGTGGAGACGTTTTTTCAAAGACTGATAACTCACCCCTGCGTTAAGGGCAATGGCCATAATGCACTGTATTGAATCGGCTGCTTCTTCTTCGATATTAGATAAAACTTGAGAATTGGTTTCATCTTTTGATTTTCTTTTTCTGCCGTTGAGTTTGTTCACACCTTGAGCCAACTCTCCAACTTCTTCTGTAAGTTTGGCAAGGTGCATTGTCATGTTGAGTGACGAATTTTCTGGTTTCTCACTGATAGCGAGAATTTCTCGTATTTGTTCGTATGCTTTTCTCATGCTCTACCTTCGATTATTAAATTGAATTGCTCCAAGAGAGCAACGTTTTCGTAGATGTTACCGATCACCTCAAAACTTTCTTGACGAAAGGATGTGAGTTTTGAATCGTAGAGTGCTGCCATGAAGTCAAGAAAACGGGAAGGACTTTCGAGTGCGAAACACGCTTTCGTTGGAATGTATTTCACGATGAACGGCATTCCAGTTCCATCTTTCTCGTAGAACATTAGAATGTCCCCTTCGTAGATTTCCTTGTCGTTCTTATCGTTGAACCCAATGTACTCCATCCAACGTAGTCCATCGAAATATGCAAACGGATTTTGCAGGTCTAATGTCGTTGTGAGTAGTGCTTGCGTTTCGGATGCAGTGATTGCATTGTAGATCATTACCTGACCTCTAACATCCCACGCTCTGTATTTAATCGTTCTCATGCTTACCAGCTTACAAAGAAATTAGTTGTATCCAACGGATACTCAGCATCAATCAATTTCAGATACTGATCAACGTCCTTTTTTCCTGTGAGAAAGAAATCAACAACAGTATCATTGGAAATGTTGAAGTGATCACATCTGAGAATTGTGCGTCTCATTTTCTCACTATCGATTCCGTTTTTTGCTGCGATCTGATAAACAATTTCAAAGAAATTGAATCGCCCACGTTTGTCTTTTTCAGGAACGTGACACTTTGGGCAAATGGGTCTGTAGTACATGATTCGTGTACCACCACAATTTGGGCAAATGCTTTTGCCAAGTCGTGCAAGGTGTTGTTCGAAAATTTCAGTTGGGTTTTCCCACATGACCAGTCCACCATTGTTGTACTGGTAGTTGAACATGTGTTGCCAGTATTCGGCTTTGGTTGCTGCAAGCGTTCCTTCTTGCTTCATCAATGTCTGGTAGTCGATAGCCTGAACGTTCTTGATGGCATCCAACAAGATTTGTGGGTCATCGGTGTACTTCACCATTTGGATAAAGAATTCTCCGTCCTTCTTGATTACGAAAGGATCACCGTTGGCCTTCTTGAGAAGAATCTCAATGTCAGACTGTAGCTGTTTCTTGCTCACGGGCTTCATGTTTTTGCGTGTACTCCTTGTATTCCTTGAGGCGATGCTCGTAGTGTTCCAGCATCACTTCGGACGTGTCGATCATATCCTGAACGTCTTCCTGCTCAGGGTATTTTTTCGAATGTACCTTCAAGAATGCAAGATGCTCCTTTTCCTTCGCAATCATATTCTGAATGAAGGGAATGAAGTTCTTAACTGTTTCTACATGCGCTTCCATAGGAACGAATTTTTGTTCAACATAATCTGATACCTCTGAACACTGATCAGATGAAAGGCCAATGTGCCTCATATCTCCGAAAACGTCAGGTGTTTGGGTACTTATACGTAACATAAGTAAAAAGGTTGTGGGTGATTAATTGCAGTCTTGGAGTGGGTTGTACTTGCGCCAGAACATCCAGCCGTCTTTGGTAAAGAAACCCCAATCACGAATTACTTTACCAGTGAATACCAGAGTGTGTGCTGGTATGTTTGTACCGTCCAGATTACGTTTGAGTTGAAGGCTATGTTCCCATGAAGCAGGGCGATACATTATACTTCCGGGTCTGTGGTACTTCACTACTTGTTCACGGCCATCAACACCTGTGGCTCTCTTCACCCATCGACCACTATCTTTTTGTGTGACGGGAGTTGTTTCGTAATAACCACCTTTGAGGATGATTGTCAGGAAAGGCCAAGGATGATCGTGCGTACACTTCGGATCGGATTCAAGAATTTGATGGTACTTGATCGAAAACCATTTGCCGAGTGTAAGGAAACTTCTTCTGATCAAATAAGGAACACCGTCTTCTCTCCTGATGACAATGCGTTTGTTAATCTCAATTAACTTTTCATTCTCACCAGTGTAGCGTTCGTCTTCATTCGTAGTCTTCATAGGCTTCGTCATCAAATAAATGTTTGTTCTTTTCGTAGGCTTGTTTCATGGCTTTTCGAAGTTCTAACATCCCTCTGAAATTTGGGTCTTCCATTAGGTCTTCGACAGTCATTGGTTTTCGTTTGAATCGTAGTCGTGTTAACTTGTTTGGATTCACGTAGCAGACTAATCCACCAATCTTTTTGGATATGCTATCATTGCCTGACGTAATATCATATTTTCCCATGTCTTTATATACGCATCATTTCGCCAATCAAACCAAACACGCATGAAATCATTGTGTTTAATTTTTCTGAGTTCTCCATTCCAAGGGTCAACGATGTACACACGTTCGGTGTCCACATCTACCACAATGCTTGAGTGTCCTTCACCAACATCGTCTCCATAACCAACGGAGAACCAGTCAATGATCACCGGGATTCGGTGATTAACCCAATAGCGTAAATCTTCAATGGTAGAATTCTCGTAGATTTTTACAGCAAGTCCGTAGGCTTCGAGTGCTTCCTTCATTTGAAGATCATTACACCCGACTTCGTAAGTGTGATGGCAACGCTCTGCAATTTCAGATTCAGAGGCTTCTATGCCGTAGTAGTTGAGAACCATTTTTATGACAGCAGGGCCACATAAACTCGGATCGCTTTGAACAAAAGATTTAATTTCGAGCATACGGACACGAAGATAGGGAAATTCCCCGAAGACTCAAATTACGTTTTGATATATTTTATCGCAATGTACGTGCCGAGAAACCCCCCTAATGCACTGGCAATCACGAACTTGTGATCTTCTGTGTAGGCGATCACCGTGAAAGAGGTGAGCAAACTAATTACCGATCCCCAAATGCTTGCAGGGAGTGCTTTCTTCTGTGCAGTTTTGATAATGTAAATTGCCCATGCAACGTCTGTTATCATGACGCACGAAAGAATGAGAAGAAATTTGAGCCAAAAGTTCATTTAAGGTTTTACGAATTTGCTGCCGATGTATAACACTTCTTCTACTTTGTTGAGATCGAACTTTCCATCCGTGCGAACACCTGCTTGCATGTCGATCCAATATTCATTTACTGTGGAGTAGTCGTGTGATTCGATTTCTGTAATCACTGCTTTGATGTTTGATGGATTGATACCACCAGCGATTCCTTCTTTTCTCCATTCGTCACGTAACTTCCAACTCTTATTCTCTACACCAAGTCCACCAGAGTTATCGAGAAAGGGAACCATTACGTTCGGTGTTCTGCCTATGTTGTTCTTCAAAAGAGAAAAGACGTGGTAGCCTTCGTTATTCAATTGAATGATGTACTCAGGGGCTTTACCTTTCTCAATGCTCTTGACGAAATGCTCAATGTTAAGTTTGTCCCATTCAACTGCAATGTTGACTTGAACACGGTCGAAGTTACCCAAGTCTTCCAGCATGTAGCCGTAGATCGTTTCATTGGGGAACTTGTGTTCACTGGTTGGATTGTTCAAATCGAATGCAACAGGATCAATTGCGAATGCTCGTGCGTAGTTACCACAGAGGTGCAGTGATTTCTTTACTCCTGTCCCTTTGAAGACCAATTCATTTATCCATTCGACACTTGGATATTGTGGCTTACCGTAGTTTTTATGTGAAGCAAGTATTGCCCACTCAACAAACGGATACTTTTCTGAAAGGTAGAGAATGTCATCAATTTCAGCACCGTCATCGACACCTGCAATACCAATGGTTTTCAGTTCTGGTTTCATTTCTTTTTTTCTTCAAAAGGTAAATTAAGTTCTATGCGTTTTTGATAAACGGCCAATGTCTCTTTTGTTTTCTTGTTGATGTAGACACGATCTTTCGTGTACGTCCAGTATTTTTCCCAATCAGGAAACATCAACTTTTGCATCCGAAGATGCTCTTCTCGATCAAAGTCGGAAGACAACGATTGTTCCCCAAATTCCATATGAAATCAACATTGCGAATACAAGATATGCAATCAAAGGAAATTCCTCAAATTTGTTTTGAGGATTCTCTCTTGGCATAAGATGTTTCCATATGGCTTTAAGAACGTTCATAGCCAGCAAGTTTTGCTGCTTGAGGATGAATCAACCAAGTTCTTTGTCTACCGTCTGGTTCTTTGAATGCTTCGTATTCGGACAAGCTAAATGCGAATCCGGCAGCATCAAACATACCATTGCTCACAATGCAAATAAGATTTGGTTGAAACTCTTTACCGTCTACGATAGTTGCTCCATCATCGACAAGTGCCTTTGCTTTACCAAGAGGACGGAGTGGTTCTCCTTTGCTGTTTGTGTTAATGTAATATCCCATGTTATTGTGTTTTGAATTGATTCGCGTATTGCTCCATACAGTTCACCAGAACATTCTCGGTGTAACGAGAAGACATCCATGAAAGATCGTAACCATTTTCTTTGAGTATAGTTCGTGGGTCTTTCACTTCTTTGTGTGCACTGAATGAGATTTGTAATGGCTGCATCACCGTTCTTTGTCTGCAAGCAGGACAAATGTGAATGTATCGCTTGCCTTGTGGAATGTGAAGGTGACTTGGTGGATTGTGACCGGGATGAAGGCAACGTTTCGGCAGATCAATGTCTTCGAAATGTGATTCTTCTTTCTCTTTTTCGTTGATCAGACGATTGATACTTTCTTCGAGATTGTTTTTAACGGAACCAATATAATTGGGATCGTCACTGCCAACATATCTTGAAAAGTCGTCAGCTATTTTTTGAGGGGTGTTAAAGTCCATTGGTTTGTCTTTTTTCTTCTTCGGTCTTAGGTCTCCACCCGACAATTTCTTGACACTTACCAGTGCAGAAACATTGGCCGTTTGTACAGCCTTTTTTAATCGGCACTTCATTTTGATGTTTGGTGAGTGCATTGTCCATGAACTCATTCATCGTGTAGATGGGATTTTGTTCTTGCTTTTCCATATTACAACGGACACCATTTTGGTGTCTCACTTTCTTTTCTGATGTTATAGGGACGACAAGCAACCGTAACTGGTTTGAATGGCTGGTGATCAGCAGCGTACTTAGAATTCTTGTCTTCTTTCTTTGGAGTCTTTGTACATACTACTGCAACGTCATCATCGTTGAACCAGTCCGTAGGGTCTGGATCGGAAATGACCTTGTGAAAAGGGCAGTCAATGCAATTTTCGGGCTTTGTCATAATTTACCCGACAAAGATAAGCTAAAATTCGATACTACCAAATTACTCGTAGTCCCTGATTGCAATAACTTTCGGGAAACGGGGCTTTCCTGCCGGAGTATAGTTGAAGAAACGAACCGTAGCTTTCTTGCCAATCAAGTCTTTGCGTTTCAATAATTCAGCAAGATAATCCCAATCACCGTTTACCGGGGAATCGAAATCCTTTCCTTCTTTTGTCTTGAAGTAAAGTTTACCGACTTTGCCTGACATGTTTCCAACGCCTTCCTCAACTCCGAGAACCTTAAACTCGTCATCAACGAATTGTTTGTCTTTCAGCAGTGACTTGGTACGCTTGTTCTCGTACACTTTGTCCTGACGAATGATTTGACCTTCATACCCAAGCGACATATAGTATTCGTATTGAGGCATGATTTTGTCTTCACTTGTGATCGGTGTGGTAAGAACCAATACGCACGATTCAGGAAGATCAAGACCAAGCAACGCATCGTAGCGTTCACTGAATGTACCGGGAGCAGACGGGAAATCATAGACGTGGTACTGAATGAAGGCTTTGCTTTCAATCAGGTCATCTTTCGTGGGCTTGCTCTTTCTTGTGAGCGAAATGATTTTGTTGAAGTTGTTTGCCAGCTTGTCGCAATACAATTCACCGTCCAGAATCAGATCAGGGTCTTTATCGAAAAACGGTTTCAGGTCTTCAAAAATGTGTGGAGCGGAGAGAATGGCTTTACCATTGCGTGACCAGAGTCCATCGGACTTTGCGATACAACGCATCCCATCCAACTTTGGTTGGGAGTATACGGGGTACTTTAACTTTTTAATGTTTTCGTAGAGATCATCTGCCAGCATCGGCTTGAAGAACACAGGAGTATCAATGTCTTTGATGTTCTCGAATGAACCTGCTTCCGTGCGCTTCTTGTGAATTGCACTTGCTTCTGCAAGGGCTTGTTGTTCATCGGTTGTGGCGTTCTTCTTGCCAGTGTTTTTCCCGGCACAAACTGTCCATGCACTTGTTACTTTCTCGCCATCGGTGAACCCGGAAGTGGTGCGATACTTGTTTCCTTCAACTTCAATTGTCCATTCTACGACCTTGCCTGTAGTGGAGCGTTTGTAAAGAATTGGCAGTTTCATTGCCTCATTATACGGAGAAAGGGAAATTTTGTTTTGGAGAACGTAACTTTTTTTCGGAATTTGCGTATAAGTGGCTTAAAGACAGTATTATGGACGAATCTAAACAATTTCAATTGCAAAAACTGGTGATAGACCAGTTTAAAGACACGGACGATCAAACTTTGATCGACTTCATGGATAGCTTTGTCTATCATCGTCCAGCAAAGAACGACAAGATCAGTACGTTGATCGAAGACTTTATAAAGCGAAACGGTTTGACTACTGCGTACACGAATTACTTAGCCGATTTCGTTGGAGAGAAGACTCAGTTCTTTCGTAGATCGCAAGGAAGTGAAATTACTATGATCGAAAATATCAAAGCTGCATTTATGAATGCTGCCTACAATCGATTCAGAGTAAGCGCACAGATTAATGCGAAACAAGCTGACCTAAGCAAAACGTTTCAGAAGGTGCTGAAAAGCATTGACAAGTTACTGGATGCTGGTAGACTTGAACGCTTCGATGAAGCAATTGATGAATTGAAGGAAATACACTTTGAACACAAGAAAAATGAAAATAGAACACGTCATAGAAAACAAAAGGCTCGATGAATCGATAAAGAAGCAAGCCATCCTTTATAAGGGAGAAGTCTATACATACTTCGACAGTGGCTTGACTCGTCACGTATTTGCAAACGATGCAAAGACGAAGGTCATCAAAATTCTTGTTGAGAAGGATATGAAAGACTACAACAAGGAAGAAGTTGATGTCTACAAGAATGCCAGTGAAGAAATTCGGAAGGAACTTGCCAAGACCGAATTGACTTACGATGGCTACGTTGTCGAGCAGGAGTTTTGTAATCCGATCAAGTTCGATAAACGGACATTGACCATAGAGCAAATGCTTTTCGCTTCGTCATGCCGTGATGAAGTTGGATGGACTGCCGATGGTCGGTTGGTTTGTTTCGACTTGAGTGAATACAAACACTACTAACTAACAGGACTCTTCGCGAATGCGATGAAGTCCTGTTTTAGTTTTTCACCCATCATTTCATAGAGTTCATCGTTGGTATACTTTGCGTCTGGATGTTGAGGCAATTCAACGTTCAATGGAAATCTTATTTCTTTGTAGGTGATACTGTTTACCGGATCAAGGTAGAGCGCAGATGCAGTGAACTTGAAGTCTCCTTCAATTTCAGGTTTCATCGTCTCATAATTCAAAATAATTTTTGCCATAAATTCAGTTATGATGTAAATATAAATACATTTACGAAATGAACAATCTGATCGCGGGAGTTATCATCATACTTGTACTTTTTGCTCTCACGTTCTTCACCCATTTTCGAAATCAACCGCCAGAAGAGAAACCATAGTTTTTCTGTATTTATAAGAAACACAGAACTTTATGGGCAAGGTTAAAGCAATTTTGGCGTTTTTAACGCTTTTCATTGGTCTGGCGATTGCATCACCAGCACAAACTAAAACACTACAACAACCTAAAGCACCTTATGTTTACCGTGACTTGGGGTCGTACAAGTATGACTTCCCGGATGGTAGTTCAGTTGGTGTACATGCATACATTCTTAAAGGGCCAAACAATAGTGGATACTACACACAATACAGTAACGTTTTCATTTTGGTTGCTGAAAGCAAATCGGTTTTTGGTGGCATGTATAAATCAACTTGGTTGTATGGTACAAGAGTTTTTATGAATGGTGTCGAGCAGACAGCACAACAATATCCAGCAGGGTATACGGCATACGTCAAGACCAGTCCAACTACAATTTACTACTGGTATACGAACGATGAAGAGATTGGCAAATATTACTTTAGTTGGGAAAGTTCGGCATACGAAACCCGATAAAACTTAAATAAGTTATGGCAGAAGAAAAAGAAGAGGATGGCGAAAAAGTCACACTCAGAAACATGAAGTCGATAAACGCCAACACGCAAATCGTGTTTACGATGAAAGGATTCATTGCAACCATACTTACCATCTTGGGTATATTCGTGGGGTTTCATAAAATGGTTATTCAACCAGCCATTGAAGAACACAAGCACAACATCGAGAAGTACGAAGAAAGCAACGAAAAGAAATTTGACAACATCAACAACCGTCTTATCGAAATCACCAACGGTATCGGTACGATCAACGGTAACATTGAAGGTATCAATAATCGCTTCAAAGACCTTCAAGTAGTGCGAACTGAAAAGGGAGGAACTTTCAACTAAATGTAACCTTTTGTCTGGTTTTACGTATAATAGGTAAATAACCAGATAAAACGATGACAACAGTTTGGGCCGACTCTAAGCATGAACAAAAGTTCGAAGAAAATGACGGTGGACGTTCAAAGTATTTTGACGGAACTACCGGGGATTGCGTAACACGAGCCATTGCAATCGCAAGTGGCATCGACTACAAAGAAGTGTATGATGCACTCTTTGGCACGATCAAAGCAGAACGCAAAAACAAGCGTACAAAACTTAGCAGAAAAAGAGCAGGACAATCAGGAACCACTCCGAGAAATGGAGTGCATCGGAAAATCTATGAGCCATATCTTTTGGCAAATGGTTTCCGTTGGGTTCCTCTCATGCACGTTGGCAGTGGATGCACTGTACACCTTCGTGGTGATGAACTGCCAAAGGGAAGAATCATCGCTTCACTCTCACGTCACTTGGTTGCCGTGATCGATGGAGTTGTTCACGACATCTACGATCCCACACGAGCAGGACAACGGTGCGTGTACGGTTACTACATCAACGAACGTCCATTACCTGTGAAGAAGGTAACAAAGAAAGACGTTGTTAAGAAAGCAACGAAAGGTATGAAGCCTTTGCAGAAACTTTCTTCATGGCACAAAGAAGAAATCGTTCGCCTCATTGACAATCGACTTGAAACAATTCAGGACGATCACCTGAGTGCTGACTCGTTCGAGACTGAAACATCACTCAACTTCCTTCGTGACAAAATCGAAAACGGTCTTGTTCACGTCTTCACCAAAGAAGAAAAGACTTGGCTCAAGGAAGAACTTTCAAATGCAGATAGCTTGGGTACACTCCGAGCAGGACGATTGATGGAATACGTTGACCTTCACTAATGCCACAGCACAGCCAACGATATTTAGAACGTAGATCGACTCACAAAACGAAACCGATCTCGGAGCATATTGCTCACTTCAAAAAACGTTTGCTGGAACGATTCGACATTACATTTACTACTGCGGAGTACGACAAACTCCTTTCTCAAATACACGAGACGCTTCCCATCTATGCAATCAATGGTAGCACGAAAGTATTCGAGACTCACATACAAGGCAAACAGGTTTGGATTCTTTACGGTAACAAAAGCGATAGACAACCAGCACGGTTGAAGACAGCACTGATACCGTACACTGGATATATTGTGCCTGATTGTCTCTCTGAGGTCTTCGATCACAAAACCTTTACCGTTGCAGTCAAAGAAACGATTGACTACTTTGTTCAATTGTCTGACAAGTTGGACATCAACGATCCGATAAAGAAGAAAGAGTTCTTCACTCAACAATCAGCACACAGGACAGCACTGGCGGGAGCGTACTTTTACAAGAAGAATAGACTCAACAAAGACTCGTTGGTACACTTAGCAGTACGTCATTTGAAGTACTTGAATAATATTGAGGTAGAAGAAGACGAAAACTAATTTCAGAAATTTACGTATATTGCAGCATGAGTTTTCTCGAATGGCTTTTTAACGGGAGTTCAAAATGGACACCAGAGGTCAAAAGACGGGCAACGAACCGGATTAAGGCACTCTTTCAAGTCTATTGGAATGGTACATGGGGTGCAGATGCACACTCAAAGTATCCACTCTCAACATTGGAAATCACAAATCTTCAATTCGGTTTTCCGAAAGATAATCAGGTGTCGGTGATGGTTACTCTTGGTCGTCCCGGCATTCTCATTGGCAAAGGTGGTCGCACGTTGAAAGCACTTGAGGACTATTTGTCCAACATGCATGAAGAAGAGAATCATCCCTATGCAGTCAAAATCTTAATTACAGAATCTAAAATTTGGAAACCGTTATGAGCAACAAAGCACATTTCATGAAACGCCTTTTTCAAAATCTATTGTACTTCATTGCAGTAAATGGAGTGGCGTATCTGGTCATTTCATTTCTCAATTGGTCTTTAAGCATTGCCGATTGGGGTGGCTTCTCTCGACTATTGATGGCGATCATATGGATTGTCATGGTCATTGCAACATACTCTGCGATGAAGACTGTTGTTCGAAACATTAAAGCCAAAGGATAAAATGGGAATGAAATTAACCATCGGTGGCAAATGCTCCGATATGTGTCATTCAAAGTTAACGACTGAGGATGGCGGTGTTGATTACGAGAAGGACGGCTACGTGCCGAAAGGATTGGGTGTCGGTGGTGGTGACTACATTGAATTCGAAGTTGATCTTGAGACAGGTCAAATCTTGAACTGGAAGAAACCAACCGATGAAGCAATCCATGACTTCATTGAAAAATCAGAGTATCAAACAAATCATACATCAGGATGGGACGGACAGAATTAATACGCCAAATTCTCACGATGCATAATCACTTCGTGAAGGTCTACATGTCGAAGATATTCAGTAGCGATAACATGGCAGACAAACTTTTCAATCTGGAACTGCTGGATGTAAAGGCCGACAGGTTCTACATTGTCGAGCATCTTGCTACCACGAACACGGACTACGAGAACAAAACCTTCAAGCCGATGGTTGAAGTTCGTTATCATCTTCGCAGTCAGGAAGCACGAGCATACGGAGACAAGCACAGTGCATTCTATGATCGTTACTTGAGTACGATTGCATTCGACTATGAATCAATTGAGAATCCCGAACAGTGGAAACAAGAACTACAGGAAGCGGTAACGAAACTCGAAGCCGAGAGAGAAGCACGTAAACAAACTGCATAATGAAAATCTACAAATCCTGTACTGCTGGAATCAGCGACAAACAATTCGAGCAACTTCATTGCAGTGGTCTTTCTACGTTCATTAGCTTTGCAAGGTTGATGAAAGAAAGCATAGGTTCAAACCTCAAACCCCATGAACGAATCCGGGGAATGGTGATTGATTCTGACGGAGTTACCCTCTATCTGGAAATCGTAAAATAGGGTAACCTTTGCCCTGTTTCTACGTATAAGTGATTAAACAACAGAAACATGGCAAAGTACAAGATCACGTTCAAGCAATTTCTCAAGTTCTGTAAACAGAACGGACACGTTATTCCTACATGGCTGGACGAGACAATCTTTAAAGAAGCCCTTCAAGTCATGGAAGCACAAGGCAAACTTCATGTTTGCAAGTTCATCCTTGACAAATCAAAAGAGAACAACACCCGTGAACAGTTTGACCTGAAATGGTCAAAGATTGCTGTGGCCGATGTTCTTGAACTGTACCGTGTACTTCCTGTCACAAGCAAAGATGCCAATTCGGTTACGGTGAACGTAGAAGAACTTCTTCGTGTACTCGAACCCTTCCGGGCAATGGCGAATGAATGCTTGTACAATTCCACCCTTCATCACGATCAAACGGTCTATGCATACAACAAAGCACAGATCACAATGGAGAATCTTCGTGACGTGGAGAAACTTGTCAACGACCTTAAAAACCTCAAGTAACATGGAGCAAACATTCGATCAAGTTTGTCGCAACATTGATTGGGGCAAAATGGAAAAGAGCAGGGTCACCGTAAAGAACTTGGTGAAAACAAATCCTTCCCTGCAATATCTGGAAAAGTTTCTGGAACAAATTGCTGACTCAGCAGTTGACGTGCACGGAATGCCATTGTCCAGTATTTATCCAAGAGCAACGCTTCAAGTAAAAGCGCACGGCAACAGGAATTAACCATGACCAACAAAGTGATAGTCGAGTTCGTAGAGGTTAGCCCTCTCGGAGAAGTTGAAGAGAAGCCCATCATGGCGTATGAGGCTCCATTCTATCCTTCATACCATGAGGGAGAAACTATCACACTGGAAAAAGAAGACGGCTTCATCGAAGACGAAGAAGATGACGATAAAGCCCACCACTACACAATCGTAGACATTCACCATTCTGTACGTCAGCAAATCCGTAGCGAGTACTCTGTAAAATCGCAGGTGAAGATGAAGGTTTTCCTTCGTAGAAGCTAATGACTGCACGACCCAAAAAAACTGAATTGATTCGTCTCATTCAGACATTGAAGCTACCAGAACAAAGGTATCGAAGCCTTCAAAAGATCGGTCTTACCAAATACAATAAAACCCAATGGGCATGGAATGAGGGGCATTTGAAGCTATTAACTCACGAAACCCTGTTCAATATTTTCCAAGAACTTTCCAAACCTTTGACCCCGGAATCCGTATAAGTCTGTAAACAACAGAAATATGGATACGACAATTCAAACAACGATTTTTGGCTGGCCCCTCTTTTTGATATTCGCCAGCGTATTTCTCCTGAACTTCTTGATCGCACGTTACATGACCATCCGGCTTCTGCAAAAGAAGTACATCAAGAAAGGTTCACCCGAATTCAAGAAAGCAGTGATCGCATGGTTCATGCCGATTGTCGGTGCACTTGGATTGTGGATGCTCCTGTGGACACATCATGTCATTGCATTCTGGAAGTCGATCAGCAAGAAACTTTTCCTTAACCACGTTTGATTATGGAGACAAGAGAATTGATCCGCAATTTCAGACAAAGTTTTGTTGCGACAGCAGAGAACATTGAAAAACTGGTTGACGACACGAAGGACTGGACTGCATCAGAAATGTCATCGGTCTCAATTGCATTGGGCATGACAGCAGGTTGTCTTTATGCACTCAAGATGGAACAGAAGTACGGAAAAAAAGTTAGCTTCTAATGAGACGAATTCGCAGAACATATCAACGACCAACAAACGCCACTGGACAACTAATGATTTGGCGTAGTGGCTTCGGTCACGATCTGGTTGAAGTGCAAAGTACGAAGGAAATTCTTTATGCTCACATCAGCGTAAAATTTCTCACTGGTTTCAGTGTAGGTCAAATCGGTCTCATTCCAGAATCACAGTTGAGAGACACGACACGTCAAACCTTTGAAAGGTACGATAACTTTGTAGCATCAAGATAATGGCACGGAAACCGAAACTTGCAAACTTCACATTTCAAAAAGTTGACACGTTGTTCAACGAGAGTGTGATCATGGTCTTACGCAACAAAGACAAAAAGCACATTGCATCGATTGGTGATAGTCACCGATACGAAATGATAACGGAAGGATTCAATCCTGACGACAACCAGAGCATTCTGGATTACTTGGCACAGTGGCACTATCTTGACGAAATACCATGAGGAAAATCTTAATTAAGTTTTACAAGCAATGGCGTGAATACGTTCTCGCTATGAAGATCAGAGAGATCAGAAGAAAGTATGCTGAGTTGTACGGTCTTATCACCGATGGCTCATGGGAAAGACTCTGCCACTTTCAAAAGATGGAACAGGAAGAAATAAATTCTTTGAAAAGTAGTTGGAAATAAACCAACCTTTCAATACGTTTGTACGTATAACTACATATGATCAAAACCCTGCCGGACAGTCGAGTGTTAATGGCCAGCACGGTTCCCACTGACGGGAGCAAGTTTGAGTTCGAATCTCATGTCAGTCGTTAGAAGGTAGGTGAGATCATATAGCAGTGACCATTGGCAATTTGGTGTAACAGAAGCACATCGGTTTCCCCGAAGGAGTGAGTGTTGCGATTCTCACGATTGCCGGAAAGATGGTCACGAAGAAAAGCCCTGATAATGCAATGGCTGTCACCAGAGCAAAACAGGCAGTAGGGTTGACAGACTCTATGGGGTAAAAATGACCCCGTTGGCGCATAGGGAGATAGGCTCGAAAGAGTACGGCCTGACAAAATTCGGGTAAGATCAACCCGGAGACTTGCGACAATGAAACCCTACAGGGTGCAAGAACACGGTGAATAGACTATACGGTAACCATCCCGACAACAGCCGTGATCCCTGTATGCGCGAATACGTTGGTCGTATACGTGACAGGTGGCCTCATATGCCCCTTCGAAAACGCCTACTAATCCCCTGCGGAAGGTCGCCAAAATGACCTGAAACAGGGGATTTTTTATTTCAAAAATATTTCAAAAAAGTGAAACCTTGTCCTGCCCACCCCCGTATAATCACACAAGAAACAACAACAACTAAACAACAGAAACATGAAAGTAGAAGTAGCTTACAACGATCAGGAAGTAGAAATCGCAGGTGTAGAGAAAACACAGGCTTTCGGCTTCTCAAAGGATGCAGAAGAAATGATCTTCTCGATGTTCACCAAGAACATCTATTCCAACCCCATCGGCTCTATCGTCAGGGAAATCACTTCAAACTGCTTTGACTCCCACAAGGAAGCAGGAGTGAATGAGCCAGTTATCGTTCGCCTCTCCCGTGAAAACAATGACTACTACATTTCCTTCGTTGACGTTGGAATGGGTATGTCCCGCGAACGCATCACCAAAGTTTATTCAAAGTATTTCGAATCAACCAAGCGTAACGACAACAATCAGATCGGTGGCTTCGGTATCGGTGGCAAGACTCCCCTTGCGTATGCCGAAAGTTTCTTCCTGATCACGACATTCAATCACATCCGTTACACGTACAACATCCGCAAAGGAAAAACCTCTCCGGTTCTTGACTTGCTGGACACAAAGAAGACCAACGACCACAATGGCACGGTCATCAAAGTACCTGTACGTTCCTCTGACATTTCCAGCTTCGAGCGTGAGATCAACCGTCAGTTGTATTACTTCGAGAACGTTATCTTCGAAGGCTTCTCAACGACAGTTCAGAACGACTACAAGATCATCGAAGGCAAAACGTTCCTGTATCGTGGTAACAGCTACAACTCTGCAATGCACATTTGCTTGGGACGTGTTGCTTACCCTATCGATTACAGTGTGTTTGAAAACCTGTACTCGAACGACTACAACGTTCCGGTTGCCATCAAGTTCAACATCGGTGAGATCAACGTCACTGCTTCTCGTGAAGCAATCGACTACACTCCTGCAACGAAGAAGTTGATCGTGAAGAAACTTCAAGAAGCAAAGGCTGAATTGGTTGGTATGCTTGACAAGCAACACGAAAAGATCAGCACTCTCGAAGAGTACTATCGCATGGAAGATTCAGCAGCAGTTCTTTGGTTGACATCAGATCGCATGGTGAACATCAACTCCCTGCTCGAAGGTCGCAGACAGCCGATCATCTTCAAGAAATTGGATTGCTTGGCATTGCCTTCTCAATCAGAGATCATCCACCAGTTCTACAACGTGTCGATGTTCGGCAAGAAAGGTCGCAGAGATCACACTTGGGACAAGTCACTGAAAAGCGTAGGCAATGAGCACGTATACTTCGTGAACGAAGAAGAAGAAATGCCCCGGAAGAAGAATGCGTACATGAAGCAAACGTTCAAACACTTCTACGCAATCGGTCGTAAAGACTTCGCAATCTTCGAAACGAAAGCGTTGATCAAGAGACTGACTCCTGAGAAAAGCATCCAGCCTTCAAAGACTATCTTCAAGCAGTTCCGCTTGCTGAAAGATGAAGTCTACACGATGGTTGAACGCTTGGCAAAGAAGTACGCCAGCATCACAGTACCAGATGGTTTCGTTGCAACACAATCACGTTACAACCCGAACTACGAACTTCCTGTAACTTACGATGGACGTTACGGCTTCGACAAGACCCGTCTCAAACTTGCAGAGATAGCTGCTTCGAAAGCAACAATCTTCTACACGGACACGGATGGTGAAGGTAGCATGAAGTGGGCGCAGAACCAATACGAAACGCTCTTCAAACCTGAAAGCGATAAGAGGTTCGTCCTGTTCAACAGTGACTATCACTCTAAGCCTGTACGCTTCATCATGGTATCAAAGACGAACTTGAAGTTCATCCAAGAACTTCCGAACGTGAAGCCACTGACTGAGTTCAACAAGATGTTGCTCCGCAAGCGTGGTGAAGTGATCAAGTACATCGAGAAGCGCAAGTTTAGCGAACGCTACGGCAATCAGCACTCACTGTTCCTCAACGAACCTTTGTTCCGCACGTTGGACACTGCATACTCTCAAGTGTTGAGCAAGCTGAACAAGAATGCAACGTACTACAACGGTGTGCCGAACTACTCACTGAACATCGATCCTGAGTTCTCTCCTTTGCTCAAGGTCATGAACATCAAGTATGACACGGTTCAATACGCAGGTGCTGACTTGCTTGACAAAGTTGAGCAGAAAATTGTGAAGAACGGAAAGTTGAAATTCGTGCGAATCAACAACGATTTCGACCCTTCTGACAAAAACAGTCACTACGGCACGGAAGATATTGACAACATTCTGCAACTTTTGAAAGCAGTTTACGTAAAATAAGTTACCTTTGTAATAACAACTAAACAACAGAATATGAATAACATCATCGGAACGAAAATCGGTAACTTGGTGAACCTTGTGATCGATGGTAACGCATGGCAAAAGACCTTCGAGTCACAAGATGAAGCAAACGCCTTCTTCAAACTGATCCACAAGGCACGTACAGGTGATAAGGATGCATTCAACGAACTTCTCACCGCCCTGAACCGCAGGTATAAGACCGTGATCAACGGCATCCTTGAGAAAGATTCAGACGAGAACTACTACCTCAAAGGTATCGACATCAAACTTCCCTCTCTCCTTGCAGACACTTTCGTTGACTACATTGAGAACGATTTCCCGGTGGATGCACTGGTGAACTTCTGGAAGTTGCTCCTGACCAATCCTGATCCCCGTGTTCGCGAAGACCTGTTCAAGTTCCTGCAAGAGTACAACTTCGCCATCACTGACAACGGTTACTTCGTAGCCTACAAAGCAGTGGAAGCGAAGAACACAACGGGTGAAGACCTTGCTGCCTTCGTCTCCAATCAGTACTTGAAAATCAAGAAGTGGAAGAAGAACCCGGCCAACTACGAAGTTGCCCGTATCTTGACGGAGATCACCGAAGAAGTTGAGAACCCTGCCTACGAATACTTCGGAGACATCGATGATGAAGATGACGAGAACTACGGACAGGAAGACAACGGTGAAGATGAATTCATCGAAGAGACACGTAACGAGTATTCGTTCAAACTCTTCCCTGCCGGAGAAATCAATCTGGAAGATGACCAACAACTTGAAAAAGTGTATGGTAATCTCTCTGACCTGTTCAAGAACATCGACTCACTGATCGACAACCGTACCGTGTACCAGTCGAAGCACAGTGGCAAGAACGGAAAGGTTGAGCAAGTGTTGGGTGTGCCTGTGAAGATGGAACGCATCGAAACAAACGTTGACCCGAAAGTTGAATGCTCGTCTGGTCTGCACGTTGGAAGCACCAAGTACGTTGAGAATTTCAGCAGTGGTGATGATCGCATCCTTCAAGTTCTCGTCAACCCTGCACACGTTGTTGCAGTGCCTGAGTACGACAACTCAAAGTTGCGCACCTGTGAGTACTTCCCTTACGCAGAACTTGGGCGCAAGGAAGACAGCAAAGAGTTCGAAGTTCTGGAATCACCTTACTTCGAAGACGAGTACATGAAGTACGAGAAGGCTGACCTTGAAGCACAATTGGCAGATGTTCAACCCGGACGTGAAGTGTCGGAGGATGCCAAGGTGAACTACAAGAAGATTCTTGAGGAAAGAGTAATCTACCTTGAGGGTGCATTGAAAAAGTAATTTCTGTTGTTTCATATGTTGGAAAGGGGATGGGCAACCATCCCTTTTTTCCGTTTAAAGTGAAACCTTTGGCCTTGAAATGCGTATAATAGGGTATGATCCAGTTATTCAAAAATAAGGGAAAAGAGGCTCAAAAACAGTCAGAATTGGCCACCGAGATAAAGCGGAGGGCTGAGGTCAACGTGGAAGCACGGAGAATGGCCGTTCAACTTGGGAGCCAAAGCAAGCAGGACACGAAGTCCGCGATCCAGAAGATCGATGAAATCTTAGATAAGGTTTCTGGCTTCGAGAACAGCAAGATCACTACCTTGTGTGAGTTGATGATCGCTCTGGAAACTGGCGATACCAAAAACTTAATCCAGTTTTTGAAGAAGGGTGATAAGGTCGTCAGGGTAAAGTCCAAGAAGAAATTCTAATGGACGCAACAGCACGAGCATTGGCGAACGAAGCACAACACGGCACGATTGATTTAGCTGGCCATAAGACGAACTTTCTGGTGGCTCATGAATATGCAGACTTCATCGAGTTCCTTCAAGACAAGTTGGGATTCGATGAAGTTAAGTCTTTACAGAAAGAGTTTGAGGTGTGGAATGAGAAGCAGTCGAAACCAAAGAAAGAAAAGAAGCCCACGAAGAAAGAATTGTTCTCGGAGATTACCCCTGAGAATCTTCAATTACTTCCTGTAGATCAACGCACGAACAAAAACCTTCAAAAGCTACTGGACTGGCAAACAGAGTATAGCCATGTGAGTTGGAAACAATTCGATGATAACTGGTGGCGTTGCTCCCTATGTGGAACTTATACTGACGAATCAACTTGTATCTGCTACGCACGATGAAAACAGAAAGCAAAATACCCGCAGGTGAATACAACGATGCACCAGAGGGATTAAAAGAAATCACACTCAAGGAATGGACACGGGGAATGTTCCTGTACTGCCTTGAGATCGCACAGAGCAAACAAGTGCGTGAACCAAAGAACAACCGTTACTACGACCTTCGTCTGTTTGACGTGCCAAACTTCGATAACAAGAAACTTGGCTTCGCAGTGATGGATGATTGGTTCGATCCTGAAACTCGTAAGAGCCGTCCTGAACGTATTACTCGCTTCTGCCGATACGGAAGTGATGCAGACTGGAAGTCATTCGAGAGTCGCTTTGCAGCACAATTTGCTGGCGACAATTCCTAACGTCAAAAACTTAATTACATTTTTATGTCTACTACCCCGAAATCCGGATTCGGTCTTGTAATCAAGACAAGCGAATACACTGGAAACTTTGAACGCGAAATGTGTGCGTTCCTCACTGGTCATGTTGGCGAGTGTGAAGTTGGTAATGACCTTACGAGAGTATTACCAAACAAGCCTGACTTCGAAAACCTGCAACAAGTTCCTGATGAACACGGTTGCCATCGCCCTGTATCACTGGACGAAATCGATCCCAACAACCTGATCATCTTCTTCGAGTCGAAACCTACGCAAGAACAAATCGACTGGATAAAAGAACACGCACAGGAGTACGACACAATCAGACGTACCAAAGGTCGTATGGCACAGTTCTACAAGGATGCAAAGAAGATCGAAGTACTTGGCTTTGGTCTGATTGAGTACAAGCATTCAACTCAAGCACTTGAACTTTAATGAAGAAGACATACATTGCACTTGACGGTGAGCCACACGAGTACGACTTCCCTGATCACGACATAAGCAAGTACGATAGACTCTTTCATGTTACACTGAAAGGAAACGTACCTTCGATTGAAGAACGTGGATTGCTGGTAAAGCAACCAACATACAAGTCCCTTGTTGAAACGGACTTGTTGTTCTTTTCATATCCTATCAGTGGTGACACTACTGACCTGTTTCGCTTCTACGAAGAAACACATGCAGTGGTTGTACTGGATGCAAAGAAACTGCATGAAGCAGGGTATCAGTTCTACGATGATGCGTTCTCCCGGCAGGACGTGAGCAGCAAACGCAACCATCTGGCCACTGACAGAGACATCCCCAAAGAATTCATTATTAAGACCTTGACATTTGAATAGAAACCTCTAACTTTGGATTATGGTTCTTATGTGGAAAGTATACGCAAAATGGTACGACAGTCAAAATGACGCGACCAAAGAGGTTATCAAAAACTTATTTAAGAAACACGATCACCTCTACTATTCATCGAGTACTGGTAAAGTGCAATCAATGAAATGAGAAATACCATCTACTACGAAGAAAAGATTTCGGTAGTCCACGACACCTATAAACGTGAGTTGACGTGGAAGGATGTTCTTGCTGTCAAAGATAAACTGATCGAAAACGATGTGATCAAGGGATTCAGGTGGGAAGAAATTGATGCCAACCAAAATCCTTTCAGCATGGCAATGCCTGATGATCCACCAAACTATCAATACATCCTTTACCTTATCTTAGAACGTAAACGACTTGAGAACGATGAAGAGTTTGTTGAACGTCTAAGGAAAGAAGAACAACGGAAACAAGAACAAGAAAAACAAGACCGAGAAACTTACCTGAGATTGAAAGCAAAATTTGAATAATGGAAACCAACGACATCAAGAAATCTCTCTACAAAGAAAAAACGAAAGCAACACTGTTGTATATTCGAAAAGGCACTGCCTATTATTGCACTACGTTATTCAGTGGAGCGAAGATTTATTTTGATATTCCAGTGAGTGACATGGGTGATGCTGACTTCACTCCTGAAATGGAAGCCAAGCTACTCATTCGTTGGATAAGCACATACACTCCACCCCCAAATCAAATCGTTGTTGATCTTGAGACCAGTGGTTTAAATCCAACTCTATGAGCCGAGTAACAACATTCGGTATTCATCCGAAGACAAAAGAAGCACATGAAGTAGCTTACGGTTGGGACACGGTTCCGGGATTTTTACCCGGATATTTTTTTCAGGTGTTCGACAACGAAGACCCTGACAAGTCACTCGTGAACGAAGGCTTCTTGAATGGCATTGGTGTTGTTCGATTAGCTGAGTTGAAGAAAGAGTGGAAGGTGGACTATTGGGAAATGATTCATGCACACGTAGAAGGAACGGGCTTCTGTTCATTCCCTCACCACATGATCGAAGTGTCTCCAACTTACCATCAAATCGTTGAAGAAGGAATGGCAATCGTTCCTACGATCATAGAGTACTTGAAGAAGACCAACACTGGCATGAACGTGTTGATGCTTCTGATGGTCATTACCAAAGAGCAACCATATAAACCAGAACCAATTCTGGTAGATGGCAAAGAAGTGGAAGGCTTCGTTGGATATGATATTCGTGATGCGAGAAAAGCGTGGATCGAATGGGGTAAAAAATTAAATGAGTAATGGAGAACCTTGTTCAATTATTGCACAAGCAACAAGCACTGATTAAACAAGGCGTGTCCATCTTAGTCAAGCACTACGAATCAGGTACGTTTAGTTTCGTGGTGCAGAAACATAATGGTGATGCAACTGGTTGGACGAAAATTTCTCCGTTCATGAACAAAGGTTGTTACACATACGAAGAAGCACTTGAAGCAGGGTTTGAATGGTATGAGAAGCACAAACTTGAAGAAGAGAAAATTGGGGATAAGGTGAAGGTTGCAACTGGTTCTGATTTCGGAAGCATGGTCAAAGTTAAATTATAAAACATGAAAAACTTAATTACAATTCTCTTCTGTTTCGTTGGTGTTGCCTTGTACGCACAGGACACTACAAAGGTTGCACAAGTAAAGACTGACATCACCATTGCAACCAAGAACGTTTGGCGTGGCGTGAACTACGGTAACAACACACCGATGGTGCAAGGCACACTTGCATTGAACTTCAAGAATGCAGTTGAGGTCGGTGCATGTGGTACAGCAACCATTAACGGAGATCGTAAAGGTTACGGTAACTGGATGGAGTTGTATACGACTTATACGATTGATCGCTTCTCCCTGACCATTGATGACTATTACTTCTTCTCGTATGATTCACTGAACGATTACTTCAACTACAGTAAGAATACAACACAGCATCTTGTCGAAGCGAGATTGAAATACAATATCGAAAAGAAGTTCTCGGTATTTGCAAGCTATAACATCTACGCGAATGTCAATGCACAGAAGGCATGGTACTTTGAAGCAGAGTACTTCGTTCGTCCTGACTTATCATTGTTGTTCGGTGCTGTAACAGGAGCAAGCTGGTTGAACTACTATGATGCTGGTGGTATCACAACCATTGGTGTTGCAGGGAGTAGGGACATTGAAGTAACCAAGACATTCAAAATTCCGGTGAAAGCCTCTTTGATTTTCAATCCCAACTATCGTAATATTGCAAAGTGGGATGGCAGTGGCTACATCGATCCGGGTTATAATGGCTTAGGACGTAATCCCGTCAACTTCGTAATTTCAATATCATTATGAAAAAATGGTTTAAAAAACAATACTACAAAAGATTCGCAACGTACAAGCGACTTGAAGTACAGCTTGTCCCTTATAATGTAGGAGATAATATGCTGAGAGATAGCGAAGGGAAACCAGAAGATCAGCAGTGGCACTTAGCCAAAGAAGAAGATACCAACCGTGCTTATGGATACGTATTCCTTGAGCGCAAAGTACGAATATGGGAATGACAGCAGTAGAGAAACTTGAGAAATTTTATAAGATGGTTGCCCCTCACTTGAAGGGACATCACATTGCTCAATTGCTGTTTCTCGAAGCACTTGCTGAAATAAAAAACGAACCTATCATTACAGCAATTCAAGGTCGAAGTGAATATGACCCGATAATAAAACATTTTGCTGGCTCAGAGGATTCAACTGGTCAACATGGAGAGATTGAGGTTCAGAGCGGTAATAAATGGGATGAACCAGTTATAAAACATTTTCAAAGTTAACGGTGAACATAAAATACTTCACAACGATCAACTACATTGAAGAGAACGCCCTCAATCAAATAGAGGACTTGCGTCAGGAAGAACACATCCAAGATGTTGCCGTGTTCCCTGATATTCATTTCTGTGACGAGAAGGGAATACCAGTCGGATTGACTTTTGCAACAAAGGACGTTGTCTATCCATTGATCACTGGTAAGGACATGGGTTGTGGAGTTGCGTACTTGAAGATACCAAACCAATATATCTTAAAGCCTTTCAACAAAGACGAACACTATCGTGCTTTCGACAAAGCACACTTCAACATGACTGATGAAGGACTTGGTGGTGGTAATCACTTCCTTTCATTGGAAGTAGACGCTGGTAACTTGTATGTTATCGTTCATACTGGAACACGAAACAGAGGCATCTACATGTACCAACGTAACATGGGATTGCTACAAGAATACGGTAGCAAGAAATACTTCACCGTTGACTTCCTGAACACGAACTATCCGAAGTGGTTTGATGAATACAACGGAGTCATTGAATACGGCAAGCAACGTAGACTTCAATTCCTTAAAGGTACGTTTGATTTCCTTGTACGTAACAAGTACGTTATGAGCATGAACTTCGATGCGTTGCTTCGTGGTGATTCAGTTCATAATCATATCAAGAAGGAAGGAGATCAATACATACACCGTAAGGGAGCAACCGAACTCGGCAATGAGATCGTAGTTATTCCGTTGTCGATGACCAGAGGAAGTTTGTTTGTCAAACAACGTTTCAGATATTCAAGTGTTGGGCAAGATACCAGTAACTTGAACTCCTGCTCTCATGGTGCTGGAAGAAAGTTAAGCCGTACCAAGACCATGAAGTACTGGCATAGTTCTTTGAAGGAGAGAGAACGAAAGGAATACCGTGAACGATTCAATGAGTTACTTGATCGTAGTGGTGACTTCCCAAAGGGTTACATACAAGAGTTTGACTTTGCATACAAAGACTCCAATGACTTGTTGAGAGAGCAACCGTTCCTTCAACAGATCACCAGAACCACACCAATCTGTACAGTTAAATTCACCGAGATATGATCGAAAACTTAAATGAGTTTATCCGTCACCTGTCCATTGAAGACAAGAAGACGTTAAGCCAAAAGGTCTTGAAGACCACCGAAGAACTTGGTGAACTTGCAAAGGCTGCACTTCCCTTTGAAAATGCACCCGGAACACTTCATCGTTTCAGTGATAGGAGCAAGATACTTGAGAATGTAATTGACGTTCATCTGTCTGCAATATCAATTGCATACAGCATGAACTTCTCCGAAGAAGAGATCGCTGAAATGCTTCATCGTAAAGCAAAGAAATGGAGTGGTATTCAAAGTACAGAAGAGAACGTGAAGTTTCCTTTGCCATATGAAATACATATCACGGTAAAGACTCCGAAAGACTTGGAAGGTTTCAAAGAACGTTGCAAGACCATTGGTGTGAAGCCAATTGTCATTGACCTTGAGAAAGGTGGTGCTACGGTGTTGTCTGACGTAATGACTTCATCGGTACACTTCGGTGACAACCGTTCTGCATTTGAAGAAGCCGACCGTCTCAGACATCAATTGGGTTCAAAGCATTACTTTGAAGAACCATATGAGGTTGTACGTGTAAAGATTGAAACTGTTCCTTGGCATCCAGCAGCACCTACTTCCGAAAACGGTTTGATCATGAAGGGCGAGAACTACTTCGAGTCCCATCTACGAATCGTTACCACAGAGAAGAGAAGATCAATGCTGGAAGACATTGCTTCGATCAGGAAGGCTCACCTTTCAAGAAACTTCTTCAAGAAGGTAAGTGAAACGGAATACATCATTATGATGACCCTGAGACAACACAAGGGCACATACAGTGAATTCAAGAGAGAAGTGGACACACTCAAGATACTGTTGGAGAACTACGAGTTTGAAGTTGATAAGATGGAGATTGAATTCTGTCTTTACGACACCAACCACGTTCACGATGCAGTATGGATTAAGTAAGTATGGGATTAGATATTAATACAGAAAAAGGACAGAAGTCATTGGCTGATGAACACGCTGCACATGCGATCATCAAGAACCTATGGAAGGTGGACGTTATTGAAACGCCTAAAGAAAGTAGCGCGAAGTGTGATGGGTTTCTGGTGAAGGACAACGTGATCAAAGCACTCTTTGAAACCAAGTGTCGATACGATATGGGTTATCAGGAACTACTTGAACGTGGTACGTGGCTTGTAACCTACGAGAAGATTGCTGCTTGTAGGAAGCTATCTAAAGCGTTGGGCGTACCATTTCTTGGCTTCCTCTATCTTCTTCCGAAGTCATCAAACGAGCAATTATTGATGTACTGGAAGATCACCGATGAAAAAGGAGAGTATCAATTCAAGTTTCAAGTACAGGATCAAGAAACGCAGAAAACAATCAACGGGGATCGTATTGTGAGAGAAAACGCATACCTGCCTGTTGAGTTTGCAAAAATGGTTGTACCTTTGACTTAATGGACTACACGGCTGGCATATTCCTTTTGAACGGACAGAATGAAATACTTCTGGTTCATCCAACTAATGCTCGTTGGAATACTTGGTCTATTCCCAAAGGATTACCAGACGAAGGAGAGACTATACTGGAAGCTGCCAAGCGTGAATTGTTTGAAGAAACGAACGTAGACATCAACAAACTACAACTCGTTTACTTATACGACAAGATTAAACCAGTGTTGTACGCATCAAAGAAGAAGACCTTGTGTCCCATCTTCTGCAAGGTAGTGAAAGACCTTGACACACTTGAACTCAAATGCAATTCACTGGTGGAAGGTGCTAACTTCTACGAGAACGACAAGATTGAATGGGTTGGATATGAAAGAGCATTGACCCTGATACACGAATCACAAGTAAGAGCGTGGAAAGAATTCATAATGACATCCCTACGATGATAAACGATAAATTCGATTCTGAGATCATTAAAGCAGTGCACGAGATACATGCCAAACTGGAAGGTCGTGTTGTTTTTGCTGGTAGCTTTGGTTTGAAGTATTACGGGTTGCTTGATCGTTTGATCAAAGACCTTGATGTATTCACTGAACACTGGTACTACGGTACAGAAGAAGCAGTAACAGAATTAAATCGAATATCATCTGGTAAGTTCTATGTGAATGGTAAAGAAGTTCTTTGCGTACACGGAGAAACATCAAATGGTATTCAGGTAGATTACTTTTACAAACATAAAGAACCATTGGAATTTAATCTTGTAGATTTTCACGGTGTAGAAATTAAGATTGAAGACCCCAAATTTGCCATTCAAGCAAAGGAGCAATACGCAAAGAACAATTCCCAAGATGCATTCAATATTCAAAAGCATAAAGACGATTTATTATACATTTATGGTTTACAAGATGAACCATATGAATCCACTGTAGATGATTTACCGTTTTAATGTAAATAAAAACCGTTTAATAGATTGGGCAAAAGAGTTGGTTCCTATGCCAAAAGAACTCTTTGGTCGTTGGGGTAGAAATGGTTGCTGGCGTTGGAGATTAGTTCATCACGTTCAGTGGTGGGATGATAAGTATAGTTATATGTGTAATGAATTCATTTACATCGTAGACTTTGTACACGGCAGCATCCATCATAGATACCGAATGATACGTAACAGCAGAGAAACCAATCCATCTGTATCTTTTGCACGAGGAATGGAATTAAAAATGAAAGATTTTATTGTAGAAAACGTACCTATTAATGGAAAGGAATGGTGGTTACGTTCAACACCAAAGAAAATTTAATTGTATATTTGTCATATTTTAAAAAAACGCACTATGAAATCACTAATTTCAATTCTGGCTGTCATTGCACTCGCATTCACAACCACCTCATGTACAGAGAATTACGCTAATGGAGAGCGTATTGGTTTGGTTACTCAATTCTCGGTGAGTGGCATCATTTGGAAATCATGGGAAGGGCATTTAAACCTTACGCAAACAGGAATGAATTCCAGTTCGGCACAACCCTTTGATTTTTCAATTGATAACGATAGGCCAGACGAACAGGTTATCGCACTAATTGATAGTGCTGCCAATCAGGGGTGGAAAATAAAACTCACCTACCATGAAACATATGGAAAAAATTGGTTTTTAAATCGTGGTGAAACATCACATTTCATCACTAAGGTTGAAATACTTGATCGTAATCCTATAGCAAATGCATTTAATGGTGAGAAAATTACTCACACTGCCCCTGCTTTAACTGGTAGAGTGATTGATACAGTTTACGTGGTTATAATTCCCAAATCACGAGTACTTCCAGAGAAATAAATCCAATGAGAATCAACGAGTTAGAAGCGAATGAGTTGATCAATTTGATCAAGGTACTCAAGTACTATGATAAGCATAGGGCTGGAATATTCATGATTGCAAAATTGCAAGAATTAGAGGTTATTCTGCCAAATGGTTCTGTGAATGAAGGGACGTTAAAACACCTAACGTCAATAGAAAAAAAGTTGAAAATCTTACTTCGTCAGGCTAAGAAAATAAAATAAATGAAAAAAGATTTGTAATTCTCAGCCCGAATTGTAATATTTGTTCTGTCATTTTACTTTTTAACAAAACTTAATTTCTATGTCAAATCAAAACTCAATGTTTTTCCCGGCAAATCAGCCAACCACACAGGTGATTAACATTTCACCTGCACTGGCAGATTCACTCCTTCAAAGAAACAAGTTGAATCGCAACTTGAAGAAGGCACAAGTAGCTACCTATGCAGAACAAATGCGTCAAGGAAGGTTCCAATCCTTGAATGGTCAAACCATCAGCGTTGCAGGTAATGTTGTAAATGGAACTCTCTTGGATGGTCAACATCGTTTGACTGCCCTGATCGAAGCTGGCGTTACACTTCCTTTCTTGGTTGTGAGCGGACTTAGCGAAGATGTTATTCCGACAATCGACATCGGTGCAAAGAGAACGGCTGGTGACTTGTTCGATATGAACAAGATTCAGTATGGCCGTATTCTTTCCGCAGCAATTTCGACTTATGCGAAATTGGTTTATCGTGCTGAGAACGATAAGCGTAAGATTGAAGGAGAACTTTCAGCATACAGGCTGACTCCTGAATCAATCTTCCATCTGTACATCAAGAACTCAAAGGATGCAGATGAAATTGTGAAGCTGGCCTTCTCATTCTACGAGAAGTTCAACATTATCGGCCCTTCACAAATCGGTGGTATGATGCTCTACACCAGACTCCACAGCGTATTCAAGCACCGTGCGGATGCTGAATTCTGGAAGCCATTATTCACTGGTGAGAATGCTTCTGGAATGGTGAACGTATGCCGTAACTACCTGATCAACGAATTGGGTAAGCCGAAGTACAACCGCAGAAGTGCGACTGAACTTGTGAACGCGATCATCAAAGCGTACAACACGCATTTTGGTATGCCTACCAAAACGTTGAAGTCTACGTCTTTGACCATTGCCACCAAGAGTGACAAGGCGTTCCTTTAATCGGTAGCCAACATATAACGAAAACCACCATTTCATTTGGAATGGTGGTTTTTTTGTTTAAATTTGTGTATGGTAACAAAGCAGAAAAGTTGGGAAACCGTTTTTTTCAAAGCAACAAAACGGAAATCGGCTAAAGCAGGAGACACCGAAGTGACAGTTGAATTAAATTACAACCACATCACAAAAAGATTCACGCTCAATACTCCGCATGAAGAATCGGTATCGTTTAAAGACGATAACGTTGAACAAGCGGAACTAAAAGCAGAGGCAGTACTTGCAGCAGTCAGGTATATAAAAACACTCAAATGAAACACATCACCCTCAACACCAAGAAACTCAAAAAGAAAAAACTGATTGAGATTGCTCAAGGGAGAAAGTATTTGCAAATCACTCCGTACACTGAGAAGGAGAATGGTTTGTGGATCGCCTGTATCGAAGGTCTTCATCTTCTTTCAAAGAACAGAAAGAAGGATGGAAAGATAAAAAGAAAAACATTCACCATCGTTGAAGTATTGCACATCATGCATACAGCATTCGATGCTGGTATACTAAGCACAAAACCAGAAAAGGAAAACTCATGTCCCTTACCACAACCGCAGGATGCACCTGTCAGCGAGAAATAGAACTTGGACTACCACGTACCAAGCATTGCTTCGTTGCCTGTGAATCACAAAGAAACGAATTTGATTTCGTAAGTAACTTGATGAAAGGTTTCTACCAAGACATAGAAACCTTTTGGGTTGAACATGGTGGCAAACCTCACCTTGATGCTGACCTTTCCTTTTACGAAAGCGATTGGGAAATGTTAATGAGTGTGGTTGAAATGATTGAAGGTCTCGGCTACCACACCATCATCTATCGCCAAGAAGACGGACAAGAAATGATGATCACTGATGGAAGTCCATCGTATAACTTAAAAGCAGAAAATTGCATCGTACCTAACGAACCAGCACCTCTTACTAAAACAAAGAAGCAAGCAGTGTTCGAAACGGTATTGAAGTTTATCTTCTGGTACAACAGAAATATGAAATGATTGTATACGCATTCTACTACAACCCAATGACCGAAGAAAGTGGTGACATGACCATGAGTCTTCACTTTGATCGTGCTGATGCTGAACGAGAAATGGAAGCGCACAAAGCAAAAGAAAAAGAGCAATGGTACAAGATGTACGTTGCAACTGGTGAACCGGAAACAGAAGAGAAGTACGAAGAACCATACCCGTTCGGTTGCTTCCAAGATTGGAGAGTGGGAGAGGTAGAAGTTCAGGGCACACCGAAAACTTAAATAATGATTGACAAGATTGCTGCCGACCACAGCATGATCCTTATTCGAATTACCAGTGGTGATCGCTACTGTAAAGCAAATGGTGAGGACAACTACATCAACAGTAGTTACATTGCTGGTGATGAAATTTATCTTGGTATCTACACTGATAAAGAACTCGAACTCATTTCCTTCTTTCATGAAATGGGTCACCATTTGGACAAAATAGATTGGAGCAAAGGGGCAGACAAATACACCAAGTATAAGTCAGAGGCAAATGCGTGGAAGATCGGTATTGCTTTTGCAAAAGAACACGGTGTGACCTTCTCCAAATCCGCGATTAAGTGGGCGCAAAAGCAACTGGAAACATATCGAGCGGACAAGCAACCTTTTTTGAAAATTGCCGTATAATAGGGAAATAACACATATATGCCCTGCAACAGCGATTACTTGAATCCCACAGAAGAAGAAGCAAACCGCAAATTGGTTTGTGAACTCCTTATCTTCGTGAACGGTAAAATCCGTGCGAAGACTGACAAGAAGATCATTGATGCAGCAAAACACGCATACGGTGATGGTGTCGAACTCAATGCAGTGGTAGTCCAACTTTGTGATCGCCTGAGCGCACTCAGCACCAAGCAAAAAAATTCAATCATCTACAACGGCAAGAACGAAACCTCTCGCAAACTTGCTGACTGGTGGGATGAACACGTCAAGGCAGACAAGAACCGTGTCCATGCAGAAATGCAGGAAGCTAAAGATGCGAAGGCACGGAAGAAAGCACTCAGCAAACTTTCAGTACACGAACGTAAACTTCTCGGACTCTAATGACTAAGGAAGAACATTTAATCGAACGCGAAAAATTCCAGTGGGGTTCATACGGAAAACTTGGTGACAAACCTCTCCGGTGGACGATCCTGAAAAACATTTCAGACTCGCATTTGATGCGAATTGTTGAACACTTGAAGTTGAGACGTTCAATGGCAAGTCCGATATACGACACACATGGAGCGGACTACGTTCTTGCTCTGATGGAAACGGAAGTGACATTCAGAACTACGAACTACATCTTTGTACCTGAAACATATGACTAACATGGAAACAAAAAGATTTTTACTTGGCGAAGGTGCGCTCACATGGAATGCGATTGAACGTAGAAGCGACCGCTATGGTTCCGTTTATTGCTGTGACAAAAACAGTGAGGAAGCAACTATTTCTCCCAATGCAAAGATGAACCGTGACGTTTGTCTTGAGATCGACAAACTGGAAAACCAAAAAGGCAAGTTGATTGCCGTTGTTACTGGCACACGTCAAAGCACACACATCGGTGACTTCGCCAATGGGTTCTTTCCTGAAACCCCTGCTCTTGCAGAGGAAATTGTTTTGGGTGAAGGCACATTCATCCACGACAAGAATCCATACATCGACAATTGCGAAATGGTTGGTGTGTTACCTGATGATGGTCGCAAACATCAATGGATGAACGGCCCCGCACTCTATCGTGCACACGAACAAGATGTCAAACTTTATTTTGTATTGAACTAATGGTCTACCTACTCGCACATCTTTTATCCGGTGATCGGAAAGCACTTGCAGTAATTGACGGTGAGTTTCGTGGTAGTGAGAATCTTGAAGAAGCAAAGAAACTCATACCCAACTACAACGGCTACCATGCAGCAGGTCACACTTGGAGTACGAGTGCAACGTTGTACTGGATGTCATATCATCCCTGCATCGTTCAATTCGAAAGCCTGAAAGAAGTGGAGGAAGCACTTCTCGACAAGAAGATCATTGGTGAAAGTGCTGCATGGGGACGTGCAACATACACACTGGTGAAACCAGAAACAAAACTCAACATCGTTTTCGATCCTGCATTGATTGATGCCGGAGTGAACACAGCAAAACCTTTTTACGAACAATAAAAATGGGACGCACCACACTCAAAATAAAATCACAAGGCAGTGCAAAGCTGGAAGATAAAGTAGGCTTTGTCCTTGCTGATTTGGGTGACATAAATCGTGTTGTTCTTCTCCGTATTGCAATGGAGACGAAGTACAACAAAATGGTGTTCCAAATGCTTGACAGTGATGATGGATTGCGTTATCTTGCAATCAAAGATTCGCACAGTGAAGACCCAAAAGCCGAGCCTACACTGATTGCATTCCCTGACCTTGCTGAATACGAAATTTTTGCAGTTAGCTTCGACAGGTACTTAATGCAAATCTGTTTGACGAAAGGATATTGAACATGAAATACAGAGTAAAATTCAAATGTTATCACTACAACACAGGAGCAGCCGACAACTGTACCTATGATAATTATGAGGATTTTGATACATTACCAGAAGCACATACGTTTCGTACTCGATTGATTGAACAACGCACGAAGGAAATGGAGTATGATCACAGAAAAATTACCTTCGATGAATATGAAGCATGGAAACGCACGTTTGATGTTTACAAAGTTGAAGGTGGTTACGTATCGTTTTCTATATGGGGTGAACTGCCGAAGATCGTAGGCTTTGAGGAAGCACGAGAGATTCCATTGATTCACATTGCAACTCCGAAATTCAGTGAGAAGCAATTGGCAGAAGAGGAACAACTGGTGAAGAAATATTCTTTCCCCTATCAAGGTTGGGATAGTATTGAACAACTGGAAGATGTGATCGGTGAATCGGAAGCAACTTCGTTACACTTCGGTCATGTTGAAGGTGAGGAAGAAGACGTGAAGTACGACTTGGAGATTACGATTAAAAGAACGCAACGAAGCAAGAAACAATGATCGAGATCATTGCAAATAAAGAACAACTTGAGGCCATAGGCATTGACTATGAACTTACTGGTCTTTCTGGATGGGTACGAATGACCTACGGTGACGGTTGGTTGCTGGTAAGTGTCACGCACCAAATCGGCAAGTATAGCTTCACCAATGAGTTTGACTTTCCAGCTTCATTCGTAAAATGAAAAAGAAAAGACAAATGACTTGCAGTCACCCCAAGAAATCTCCAAGTGGATATGTGGAGAAACATGAATGGGCTGATCGTAAACTGAAACAAGGGCACATACAGCGTCAGTGTCCGGTTTGTGGATTGTGGTTTTTTAAATGTGAAATGTCAAAAACTTAAATATGGAATTGGAATACACCGATCTGCTTTACTTTGGCTACCATTGGGAACCTGAGTCGAAGAAATTGCAGAGTGACTTTATTGATGCGATCAAGCAGAAATTCGAGCACGTTAAACTTGAGAATGCTTTCGATGACATCAAAGGCTACAGGCAAGTAGTTCACCTTGACAAGGAAAGCAAGGACAACTTCTTCGCATGGTTGATCGGTGACGGTTGGATTGATTGCTCGATGTCCCTGCAACTTCTGATGATGTCCAAAGAAGATAAGGACACCTTCATGAAGTATTTCAACTTGGCGAAGGAGCAGTACCCTGACTCATTCAAAAAAGAAGGAGAATGAAACGATACAAAGAACACGAAAAACTGCAAACAGTAAAGGATAGCAGCCAAACTATCGGTGAATTCATCGAATGGTGCAATAACAAAGGCATCTTTCTTGGAGAATATGATCGCTTCGATGAACTTGTACCAACAAGAAAAAACACGGAGACTTTGCTTGCAGAATTCTTTAAGATCGACTTGAAAAAACTTGAACAAGAGAAACGTGACATGTTGAATGCTTGCAGAGTGAATTACGGCAAAACAAAATAAGTGATGCTTGAAGTACTGTACGAAGAAATGAAGCAAAGGTTGGCTTACCTTGAATTGGAAAGCTACAACTACGAGAATGAAATAAGAGCAGCAGAACTCACACTGGTAATGGTGAGGGTTCAACAAATGATGTTGGAAGAATTAGAAAAGAAGAACGATGGAGACAATAAGTCTGGAAGCTAAAGCAAGAGAATGGCTTGCCTACAACCGTAAAGGTGAAGTAGCGGGGATTGAAGTGCAAATCTTCAAATCCTCATTTGGCATTGTTGTCTACTTCTACGATGAAGAAACATGGGCTGATCTTCCGTACTTCCTCACCGTACCAATGGTGAACGAATTGATGGAAGGCAAGAATCCGAAGAAAGTAAAGAACCAATACGCACAAAGAAGAAATGAAACTGTTGAAACAAATAGCTGAGGCCGTAGGTAAATTCGGTGCATGGGTGATCGAAGCATTCTGGTCGATCATTGCTGGTGTGTTTGTTATCGGTGTGATTATCATGGTGTTAATGATGTTCGCACCCATCCTGCTTTATCTTGGCGTGGTGTTCATGTACATCTTGATGGTCTTTGCATACATCATTGGTGTGCTTATCTTTGTGGGGATTGTTTCCCTGATCATTGCATTAATATCATTTGTTATTGACCTCATATCGAGTTTATTCTAATGGAAAAGAAAGAACGCATACGAAGATTTTTAGTTTGTGTTGATGGTGATGGACACTTTCATGTTGTCAACGCAGCCAACAGAGAGAAAGTTATTCGTGTGTTGAAGAAGATCGAGGACGGTGACTATTTTAAAAATGAAATAGCAGATAGTGATAAAGATGAACATCAACTCTACGAATTGAATAATAAACAATGGATGGAGTTTCTTTGTAATATTCAAAGCAGAGGACGCATGGAGATCGTGGACTTAAACAAACAAGTATAATGGAAAAGGAAAAATTTTTCGATGTAAAATTCAACAGTGAATACACCGAAGCCACTGGTAGAACAACAACCAGACCTTATGACTTTGAAATCAAATCTTATTTCAGAGAAATATCTTTCATTTGCGAAGTTCGTGACTACTATCCTGCCCCTGACGGTAATGGATTCATCTGGAAAGCAAAGATCGAGAAACGAAATGCGATGATCGTTCCAGAAGACAGATACCGTAAGATCACGAATTGCTCTGGATTGGATGAATGGAATGTGAGATTCGGCATTGAAGAAATGCAGGAGATTCTTATCGCACACGGCTATGAGATCATCGTTCACACTGGCAAAGCAGAGATCAATGAAACTTCATCTGAATTCGGTTCTGGTGAAGTAAGACGCACTGGACGCAAATGGATTGAAAATGTTGAACGTATACTTGCGATAAAACCAGAAGACAAGAATGATTTGCCTGTATGGAACGATTCGTACAGAGCAAGTTACTTGGACTTTACTAATGTGTTCAAGCGTTTGATGAAAGAAAAACTTGCGAAACTGTGAGAAGCGCATTGATCGAAAAGATATTGAAGGAGACTCCATTGGATACTCGACTCAAGGTCAGTAACCAGATGGCATTCATTCATTTGATTACCGAACTCGGCTACAGAGAAGATCGTGGATGGGATGAAGAGAATGAAGAAGACAACCGTATTCTTTTGAAGCTGACCAAGCTGGCAGATGAACACACTGGTCATCAAATGAAATCCATTGAGAAATGGAAGGCAGACTTCGGTCACTCAAACCTTAAACAAATTTTGAAGGGCAAGATTGAGGAAGCCATCGACAGTGAGAAGTATGGCCCAAACTTCATTGCTGGTCTGGTGTTTGTAAAGAACATCTTACTTGCAGAGATCGATCCTGAACCCAAAGTAGAAATCAAGGAACGCATTGAATACGTTGACAAGGAACTTGAAGAAGGCAAACGCTACAAGACCAAGTTCCAGACTGGTGAATTCTTTACGATCAAGAAGATCATACGTAAAGCACCAACCAACAAGATCATAAGGGTTGAAGGTCTCTACGACCGTGACCTGTATTTGATGTGTCCACTTGACCCGGAGAGACTTATCCCCGAACAAGAACCTATCACAGTAAAGTACGAAGTCTGTGCTGGCTGTGGCAAACCAATTGAAGATGGAAAATGATTGGATTGACATTAAAGAACGTATGCCTGAATTCACAGGCAGTGAAGACGTTCGTGGTGGTGAGAAATCGACTGCCATTGTAGAAGTAAAGTACAACGATGGTACGACTGGTGAAGGTCTGTACCGTGACAATTACTATCGTGCGAGTTGGATGACTCGTGAGGGAAGCGTAGGCTTTCTTTTCAATCGTGCTTGGGGTGGAGTGCTTGTAACGCATTGGAGACCTAAAGCATAATGGCAAGACTTGTATTACAACAAAACCTTCTTGCAGAGAACGACTACCACGAATTAACTGGTATCTGCAATGAACACGGGATTGAAGTAGAACCTGTGACTGTCATTCCTTTCACCGAAGAACTCCCTGACTTCAAGGTTAAAGCCGACAATTTCTACTACGGTTCCACTACGTTCATCAACAACGTATACGAGCAATTGAATAAGCCGAAGGGCATCTTCTACGATGCACAGAACTTCCAGATCAGTAACTACGTGAAGCAATGGGGTGAGCATATGCTTAACTGCAATGCAACGTTTACCACGATCAAAGAACTTGCTAATATGGACTTCGATCCAAAGAAGTTGCTGTTCATCAGACCAGATGGAGACGGTAAAGAATTCGATGGACAAGTTCTTGAATTCGAGAAGATCAAAGAATGGGATAAGAACCTTGTACTGGTCAGTGAGAAGTTCACACGTAATTCTCCCATACTGGTAAGCGAACCATACAACATCACAAGGGAATGGAGACTGTATGTCGTAAACGGTGAGATCATAACTGGTTCACAATACAGAGAGAACTTCAAGTTGAAGAAGAACGCATACGTTCCTGACAGTGTGATCGAATACGCTTACTACAGGATAACCGAATACTGTCCTTCACCTTGCTTTGCCATTGACATTTGTGAGACAGGTGGTGATGCATACATAATCGAATGTGGTTGCATTAACTCCGTTGGTTTTTATGCCAGTGACAAAAAGAAACTGCTACTCGCAATACTAAAATACATCGACAATGAAACGCATTAAAGACTTCTTCATTTGGGTGTTGAGTTTCGTACCGAAGATCGACCCTGACGAATACGGTAAAAGAAAGTACCGTGCTGAAAGAGACAACTACAGGAAATACAGTTAATGATTGCACTGATCAACAGAGATAAGTTACGCAATTCCCTGAAATATGTTTCCAACCCTGCACTACTGAAACACGTATATTGGGAGAAGGAATTTATTTGGGGTGTCTTTGAAATCAGACCAAGCAAAAACCCGGAATGGAGACTGTACACGATTAAGTACAAATTGAAGAAAAACCCCAACATCACCCTCCAAACTGTGGTTCGGGCCAAGAGAAACAACTCGGCAATTAAAATAGCAGAAATCATAAGGAAGTTCTACGTATAATTTGTATTTTTGATTCATGGGAGACTTTAACGAATTGGGGCAAATCGCCCTCAGAATAACACAGAGCAAAGGATTCATGCTCAGTGATAATGAAGATACTGCAAGACAGATTGCACTCATGCACACGGAACTCTCCGAAGCACTTGAAGCAGATCGAATGGATAAGTACAGCAATCCATTGGATATAAACGCAGGAGAGATCATCAGTGATCCCGAACACTTTCAGAGATTCTACGAAGAAAACATAAAAGGAACTTTCGAAGAAGAAATGGCAGACATCATCATTCGTGTTCTGCAATTCTCAGCGTACAAGAAACTTGACTTGGACTCACACGTCAAATTCAAAATGCGCTACAACGCAGAACGTCCATTCAAACACGGAAACAAAAAGTACTAACATGAACATAAGCGAAAGAGAACTTTGGTCAAAGCTATTAGCTTTCCAGATTGATGAACCCGGTACAACCTTCACGTTTGCAAAGCGATTGGCAAATGAAAACGGTTGGAGTCTCAGGTACAGTGAACGAGTTATTCTTGAATACAAGAAGTTCCTGTTCCTCTGTGTGGTAGGCAATACAATCGTAACGCCTTCCGATCCCGTTGACCAAGCATGGCACTTGCACATGATCTATACGAATTCGTATTGGAACAAGTTGTGCAAGCAAACCTTAAATAAGCAAATCCACCACAACCCGACTAAAGGTGGAAAGGCAGAGAACAGCAAGTACAACGATGCCTACAGCAAGACACGAGCACTGTACACGGCAACGTTCAACGAACTTCAACCATCAGACATTTGGCAGGGTAATGAAGAACGTTTCAGTGACATTGACTTCCAAAGAGTCAACATGAAGAAGTCATGGGTGATTCCGAAGCCAAGAATCTTCATGAAGTACAGTATCTTCACGCTTCTTCTCGCACTCTTGTCCTTCTCATTCGTTGCAATGACAGATGCAGAAGTCTTCTGGATAGTTACCATTGCAATTGTGATTGGCATCATCCTGCTTATCATCCTGTTCAATAGTGGAGGCAACAACAAACGCAATCGAAACAACGGAAGTTCGAGTAGCAGTAGTTCGAGTGGAAGCGGTTGTAGTAGTGGTGGGTTCTTCATCATTGGTTGCAGCAGTGGCAGCAGCGATTCATCACACGGAAGTGGATGCTCGTCTGGTAGTTCTGGTTGTGGAAGTAGCGGATGCAGCAGTGGTTGTGGCGGTGGTGGCTGCGGAGGCGGTGGATGTAGTTCGTAAACATAAGACTATGGAAACATACTACAGTGATTTATCAATGAATGAACGGATTGAAGTCGATGAACAATTGGCCGATCAACCCGAAGTTCTGAAAGAAGTACAGGATGATCACTATTGCGCAAAGTGCTTCATGATCTGGTACAACTGCTTGTGCAGTCACGATGACTAAAAATTTATTGTAATTTGTTTGGTTATAATGATACTTTTAGTAATTTTGTTTCGGACTTAGCCGAATCCAATAAGAGAGGCATTAAATTAACTAAAGGAATTGACCCAATCCAACAAGAGAGGTCACAAATTTTATGGGACGACCTAAAAAGGTAGTTACCGATGACAAGTCAGTCACGGAACTAAAAATCAACGCCATTCCCAACATCAGGGAATTCACAATCAAAGAACTACGTAAAGTAGAAGTACCAACTTTCCAACGATGGATAGTTGAAAAAAACAAAGTTCAACTTGGCCAATCAATTTTAGATGTCGGCATGTTAAGATGCCCGGTAATTTTCTTCATTAAATCGAAGAAAGCATACCAAATTATCGATGGTAATCACATGAGAGAGATTATTACTGATAAAACAAATCCGAATTACAAAGACGCAGATAAAATTTCTTGCATATATCAAGAAGTTGAAACCGAAACTGAATCGGCCAATGCGTTTAAAATGCTTAATACGAAAGGTAAGCAATTAGATTGGGTTGATATTACTAATCTTTACATGTTCACTAAAGACGGTGATAATGTTTATAAAGATATTTGGATTTTATTGGGGAATCCAAAAAATCTAAATGAGGTTAGACCACCGAAAGGCTTTAGTGTACCTACCATCGTTGAAGTCATTGCTGGCGATAAAGGTAAATATCGGAATGGTAATGGCGAATTTGAACAACCGCGCCAACCACGTAAGCAACTACTTAGTTATCTTATGGCATATGCAAATGATCATTGGAATCGATCAATTGGTATTGATGGTGCACGACCCAATGGAGCATCGATCATTGGATTTGCCAACTACTGGTTTAGAGAACAGCACCACAAAAATTTTGGCGAAGCAGATTTTCTTGATTTAATCACTGAAATTTTTGTGCAAAAAAGTAGTCAGTTGGAATCCGGTGAATTAGTTATCAACAGGGAAAATGCAGGAAAATTGCTTCATAAATTAATGCAGCAAAAATTCCAACCAGAAAACGTTTAATATTTTGCCCCCCATCAGAAATGGTGGGGGGTTTAAGACTTAAAATAAATTATGGACAAGGTTGAAATGTTATTCGCAGACATCTTAAAATGGACTTTGATCGTATTGGTCATTGCCTTTGTTGTCTGTGTGGTAGTGTAAGTTTTTACTGTTACTACCAAATCAATAGTTATTCGTGCAGTCTACCTAAACACAACAAAAAAATGAATCAGAATTTTACATTCGTCAGAAAAATCAAGTTGGGTATTATTAATGACACCAAAGAAGGTAAAAATGCTGATTATGAAAGAATGAGAAGCATCCAGTATCATAGCTGGAAACTTGCCAATCGAATAGTACAAGGTCAATTCTTCTTACGATTCTTTCCCGAAGTGATACTTTTTAAACACCCCGATACTTATGAACTATACAAAGAGATACAAGGTAGAATAACCAAGATCAGTCAGATTAAAAAGAAAACGGATTTGGACAAGGCAGAACTGAAATCCTGCTATGCCCAAATTAAAGACATTCAGAAACAGTTCGAGATTGAAATCGAAGAATACCGTAGAAATGGGTCAATCCAGAATTTCACGTATGCATTCAACGCTGACGAATACCGTGATCTTATTCCATCTACGGTTCGTGCATCATTGAATCAAAAGGTATTCAAAGATTTCAATACCAGATATAAAAACTTCTTGCAAGGTAATGCATCAATTCAAACGTACAAGAAAACGTTGGCCGTCCCTTTTCAAGGGAAAAGTATTATTGATCTAAAATTAGAAAAGGAAGGGTTTACTTTTAATTTATTTGGAATTAAGTTCCTGTGCTTGCTTGGTAAGGATGGAAATAATACCAAACACATTCTCACCCACTTGACAAATAAAACCGATGAATTCAAACTCAATGATTCATCATTCATGTTTAAGGACGGGGAATTGTTCATGAATATGAACTTATCCTCGAACGTGGTGAAGGTAAAGAAAAACCCGAATATTGTTGCGGGTATCGATCTTGGTGTTAGTCGCATGGCTACGATGGTCATTCGTGACCGTTCCTCCGATTCCTCCACCAATTATATCGAACGTAGATTCTTCGGGGATGATTCGTTAATGAAACGTGCGATGTTCTACCAGAACAAAAGATCAAATGTTAATCGTAGCTACCTGACCAAAACAGGAAAAGGAAGACTTCATGCAGTTAAATCAAAAAATCAGAATCTTGATAAGTTCGCAAGATTTCGCGATAACTTCAATAAAAAGATTGCTCATGATATAATACAAAGATGCATTGCAAACAACGTATCGGTTATCGTAATGGAGGATTTAAGTAAAATCGGAGAACTTAATTTCTTTATGAAGAATTGGCCTTATTTTGATCTTCAAACCAAGATTGAAAACAAAGCCAAAGAATATGGAATTAAGGTTGAGTATGTTGACCCCGCATATACCTCACAAACATGTCCTGCTTGTGGACATGTGGGTAAAGAAAACAGGGAGATTCAAAAGCACTTTGAATGTAAATCCTGTGGTGTGAAGGGTAATGCTGATGTAATCGGAGCCATAAATATTGCCAACAAAATTCCGATTGAATCATTGCAAGTCTCAGTTTAATTCTGTTATTTTGTTTTAAGAAAATTCGTTCATTGAAATATTATTTTATCCTCTTACCAATTTGGTACGAGAATAAAAAGCGTTAGTTGTGTTTAAATACTCCCGCTTATGGGATGAAACGCAAAGGTGAGGTTGTAACATTGAATAATTATCTACTATTGTGGTAGATGTTATAACACTCGCTAATACCTTTTTAATTTTTAAAATTGAGTTGAAACGCTCAGATATTCAGAGGATTAATTCAGATTGAGTTGTTGATCTATTGAATTTGAAAGGTAGTCACAACATCGACTATACGTTGACATCCGTGTTAGTGGTTGTTGATCTATTGAATTTGAAAGGTAGTCACAACTTGACCTTGTTGTTCAAACTAAAGTCAAATGTTGTTGATCTATTGAATTTGAAAGGTAGTCACAACGAGCGTATCAGTATCCATACAGCAATGAAGTTGTTGATCTATTGAATTTGAAAGGTAGTCACAACTGGATCAATATAGGTCGTTAGGAAAAACATGTTGTTGATCTATTGAATTTGAAAGGTAGTCACAACACAT